TGGCTCTACAGGTATTCAGGGAAGTACTGGTGCCACTGGTGCAGGCGCTACAGGTGCCACTGGTATTGTTGGCTCTACAGGTATTCAGGGAAGTACTGGTGCCACTGGTGCAGGCGCTACAGGCGCTACTGGCATTACTGGAGCTACTGGCCCAGGCGGCGGCGCCTCGGGTGCCACAGGTGCTACTGGTGCTACTGGTGCAGGTGCCACTGGCGCTACAGGAACCTTTAGCGGCACACTGACTTCTAATATTGCTGGTGCTGGATACAATATCACAAATATATCAAGTTTAACTGTTGGTAATATTATCAATAACAATGCCAATGCCGTTGGCAATATCGGTAACTCAACTGGATATTTTAACACGGTATTTGCCAAAGCAACATCAGCAGTATACGCGGACTTGGCAGAGAATTATTTGTCAGATGCAGATTATGCACCCGGTACTGTGGTTATATTTGGTGGCAAACAAGAAATAACCGTGACTACAGAAATGGCCGACGAACGAGTTGCAGGGGCTATTAGTACTCAGCCAGCACACCTAATGAATGCTAGCCAATCTGGGCTGCCAGTGGCCTTGCGTGGTCGTGTGCCTGTAAAAGTCGTAGGTCCGGTAAACAAAGGTGACAATTTGGTTGCTAGTTCGCAAGCAGGATTTGCCCAAAGTATAGGAAGAGATCGCAGTTATGCCATGTCTGTATTTGCCAAATCGCTTGAAACTGATCTTGCAGACGGCGAAAAAATCATTATTGCAGTAATATTATAATCCACAATAATAAGATTTACCCAGTTAGAATAATCCAGTATAAATACATCATATAACCTAGGAATACCTATGACAAGTAACATTAACCCAAACAACATCGACGGCGCTTATCCAGTTGCCGGACAAGACAATAATTCGCAAGGATTTCGTACAAATTTTACCAATACGTCTACTAATTTCCAATTTGCAGCCGACGAAATAACTGCTTTACAAAATACCGCAGTGTTAACCGCTAGTTTGGCCAACAGTCAGCCAGTGGTCAATAACCTACAAACCAGTACCTTAAGTAATGGTTATTTAAAAAACATGTACCAGACCACCGTGGCCTTAGGACCAGTGGCCAGTTCTGTTACTATCAACTATGCTTTGGGCAGTTATCAGACCTTGAGCACCAATGGTGCCGTTAGTTTAGCGTTTAGCAATTTTCCTGCCGCAGGAGCTGCAGCCTCTGTTACCGTAGTAGCTACAGTAACTAGTGTTGCACATACGTTAACACTTCCTTCAGCTGTTTCAGTTAATGCTGCTGGAATTCAAGGATTAAACGTATTGACCAATGTAATAACTTTTGCCGCAGTTGGGGTATACAGTTTTCAATTTGTAACCAGCAATGCCGGAACTACTATTACTGTTTTTGAAAATAATAAAGAACTTGCTCCGTTTAACGCTACAGGTGAAACTCTTAGTGCTACTGGTCAGGCTTGTAGTTTAGCTGTAACCAGTACCAAATTTGCCACAACCGGTGCATGGACAGCTACTTTGGCTGCCGGTGTAATCGGTCAAGTTAAAGAGTTTATTATGACTGCCTCTGCCGGCAATATGGTTATTACTGTGGCCAATGCTGGATGGAAATCATCTGGATCAGGCACTATCACATTTAGTACCATTGGTCAGGGATGCAGTTTACGATATGCAAATAGTAAATGGTACTGTGTCGGCAACAACGGTGCTGTATTTGGCTAACCAAAACTAGTTGACTTTTGTCACGTAATCATATACAATAGGTATATGGAACATCCTTTAATTGCTAGTTTAGAAGAGTTTACAGCCGAACAACTTCTAGAAAAAATTTCTGAGCTCAATCGTAAATTGGGCATAGCCTATCGTATGGGCAATAATGACCTTTGCAATCAACTCAGAATGGCTATCGAAAGTTATCAAACCAAATATCAAGAAAAAATTCGTAACAATCCAGACACTAACTTTGACAGCGTGATTGACATATCATGAATGTACGACTCAAGTATGACATGTCTTTTACTGCCGGCGTATACTATGATGGTACGTTGCGTATGAACAACTACAACCTTAGACTGTGGATGACAACCAATAGTGAAAATCCAGCTGATCAAAATATTTCATTTGAACGAATCAAATATTTTCTCTATACACAAATAGACAGTACTATTTTTATTAGTAGTGAATTAAAAAACGAGTGCCAACGATTTGTTCAAGCAGACCTTAACATAACCACTATGCCTGGAGACCCTGTAGATCAGTTGGTAGGAATTATGTTATACTATAAACTTAATGCCATTACCGAAGATCGTATGAACATAGTAGAAACCGAATTATCTAGCACCTATGGTGAAAATATGACTTACCTGCACAGTGAATTTGAAAATACCTTGGGATATGAGCAACCAGACTGGTGGACCACCGCTGATTTAACACACAGTGATTTTGTGCCCGTAGAGTCTGACAAAGTAGTATCTATACCCCAGTCTACAGCCTGGAGAGATATAGACTTGGCATGGTCCGATATACCAACTTCGGACGCATCAGGAAACATTGTAGTGTTTGCAGATTTTAAACAGCCCGATGAAACAAAATAAATTTAGTGAGGTAGTTTTTTCAGAAAACGATGTATGCGATTTGCTTATGCAAGGACGCAATATCGATTCTTTAAAACACCTAGTAGTTGACGATAGTGTTAATCTTGAAGAGCTGGCTAGATACATTGAGCGTCCAGAGTCATTACTTACTTGGTCGTTTCCTTATAGCCAAGAATCATCGGTTCCAGAGTTTCACCTAATACAACAACAGTCCTGGCACATGCCCGATGAATATAAAACAATTGACATTGCTCAACACATATTAAATTTGTGCAATGACGAGGCCGAATTACAACGCTGCGGTCAAGAGTTGTTGTTGTATCAAGAACGTGACCTATTTGATTTGTTACGCTATTTAAAATATCTGGTAGATACCATGGTCGCTAACCGTATTATTTGGGGTGTAGGACGTGGTTCCAGTGTGGCAAGTTTTGTATTATACAAATTGGGTGTACACCGTATCAATAGCCTGCACTATAATTTAGATCCAGGTGAATTTTTACGTTAAATACAATATTACTCCAAGGAAACGATAATGACCAGTAAAGTTTACAAAAGTGCGCAAGGAAAGTCCGTTGATCTGGGCACTATAATGTTACAAAACGAACATGTACGTGCTGTTGGCAACATGAAAGTCAATGCACGAGGCGATAAATTAGACAGTAATAATCAAGTTATTGAAACTAAGGCAAAGCAAATTCAACGACAAAGCGATCGTACCACAACTAATGTATCTGCTGCCCCAGTTCAGTCAAGCTCTAAAAAAGTTCGAGAAACCAAAACAAATGTAGAGCCACCTGCACCAGTGGTAACACTTGTAGCAGATCCTACACCAGAACCAGTTGTAGCACCTGCACCTGTGACGGAGCCGGTTACAGAGCCTGCACCAAGTCTGGAACCAGTAGCTGGCGGACTCGCCGAGGCCATTGCTCGCAGTAGAGAAATCAAGCAGAATTTAGACAAAACACGACGCCAACAAGCGCAAGACAAAGGCGTAAGAAAATTTTAAGAGGACCTATGACTAAAGCGGCATTTGCACCACACCAAATTCAACAAGAACAAATTAAAGCCCTGCACGATAATATATTAGTAGCAGACATGGAGTTTGATACACGCATTACACAGTCAGGTATTATCCTACCCAATGATAACGGAACCAGTCTAGGTATTCGTCCACGTTGGGGTCGTGTCTACGCTGTAGGTCCAAAACAAACAGAAGTTCGAGTAGGACAATGGATCATGGTAGCACACGGACGTTGGACACGAGGCATCGACATCGAAGATGGACAGGTAGCGCACAAACGCACCATTCGTAAAATTGATCCCAAAGATATTTTATTGATCAGCGATAGGGCGGATCGTCCCCAGGACGACACACAAAGTGATGCTGTTCACATACCAAAACAAATCAAAGAATAATCACCAAACGGTATTGCTAAATTTAGTAAAACCGTTTATACTATTACAATGAAACAAACAAATTGCAAAACCTGCGGCAAAAAATACACGCCCATGTGCGATTATCGGCAAGGTCGTTGCCCGTATCACCCAGCAACAATCAATTCGTCGGCAGTAAAACTAAGATTTATGAATTTAATTAATTTTTTTAAGGGAAAATAAAATGGCATTAACTAAACCAAAAACAACTCAACTAGAACAACATCCAGATGCAGGTAAGCACAAGGCCATTAGCCTGGTCAAAAGCGGATTCCGCCTTGGTGCTTGCTTTGCCTTAGCGTTCTACGAAATTCAAACTGCGGCTATTTTGTTGGCCATTGCAGAACTTTTAGGAATCGCTGAGGAACTAGTGTAAATGAACGAACTGTGGATAGAAAAATACAGACCTAAAACAATTGACGGTTATGTATTTGTAGATGATAATCAACGCCAGCAAGTAGAGGCATGGATTAAGGATCAATCTATTCCAAATCTATTGTTTAGTGGTAGCCCGGGCACAGGTAAAACTACTCTTGGCAAGATGCTGATCAATGAGCTTGGAGTAGACGAGTTTGATGTCCTATATGCCAATGGTAGTAAAGAAGGACGTAAGATTGAATGGGTAGACAAACTAATTTCATTTTGTCAAACCATGCCTTATGGTAACTTTAAAGTAGTGTTCATTGACGAAGCGGACTATTTGAATCCTAATAGTGTTCAGCCAGCTATGCGTAACTTAATGGAAGACTACAGTCACAGCGTCCGTTTTATTTTAACTTGTAACTATCCTAACAAGATTATTCCACCGCTACATTCGAGACTGCAACAATTACATATTCTAAAAACGGATCATACAGAATTTACAGCCCGTGCGGCCACTGTGTTGGTCACAGAGAACGTAGAGTTTGACATCGATACCCTAGACAGTTATGTTCGTGCTACCTATCCAGACCTGCGTAAGTGTTTGCAGTTGCTACAACAAAATAGTCAAGCCGGTGTGTTGAATGCTCCCAACACAACAGATAAAAGTGTGGGCGATTGGAAGTTAGACTGTGTTCAATTGTTTAAAGCTGGAAAGATTCGCGAAGCTCGCACACTGATTTGTCAGCAAAGTACTCCAGAAGAAACTGAAGATATTTTTCGATGGATGTATGACAACTTGGACCTGTGGTCTACTGATGTAGAAAAACAGGATTCTGCTATTATTATTATTAAGAATGGCATGGCCAATATGCCCTTGGTAGCAGACCAAGAGATTAATTTATCATCCACTCTAGTAGAATTGAGCAGATTATGAGATACTTAATGTTAACCTACTTTTACCAGGCTAATGGTAAAATTGATGAAGGTATGACTGTGGCTACCCGGGTTAGAACTAAAGATTGGCAAACTGCCAGCGTAATTCTAGACTTTAAAGAACTAAAAGTTCTTAAGGCCGCCTTGCGTGATACAACCATTCCTAAAGATTGGGATCGTATTGTTGGATATTACTATCCATTCTATACCAGCATTATGGAACGTTTATTTGCAGAAAACGGGCATCCTGTTGATATAAAAGCTGAAATTCCAGCTGGTTGACCATTAAATCGATTTCAAGTATAATATTATTATGAAATCGAAATATAGAAACAAAAAAAACAAATTAATCCTAACTGACGCAGACGGGTGTTTACTCGACTGGGAGTGGGCCTTTAATGTTTGGATGCAGGAGCACGGTTTCGAAGAAGTTCCGGGCAGTAAGCTCAATTATGATATGAGTGTACGCTACGGCATACCCAGAGAGCAAGTGGTCAAATTAATTCGTATATTCAACGAAAGTGCCGCAATTGGATTTTTACCAGCCCAACGTGATGCCATGTACTATGTCAAACGCTTGCACGAAGAACATGGATACATCTTCCACTGTATTACTTCACTAAGTCTTGATCCTAATGCTCAAAGATTGCGCGAAATGAATATTCACAAAATGTTTGGGCCAACAGCATTTGAAAGAATTGTATGTCTAGACACTGGCGCACACAAAGACGATGCCTTGGAAGAATATGAAGGCACTGGATTATTTTGGATTGAAGATAAATGGGAGAATGCTGAGACCGGGTACAAATATGGTCTCAGCCCTCTAGTCCTGGAACATGGTCATAATATGCACAAGCACCATCCAGATATTACAATAGTAAAAAACTGGAGGCACATTTATGAACACATTACTGGTCAGTCAGCGTAAAGCGTAAGCACACTATCAATGATAGCATGCCGCTGTATGTCTCGGTTGTCCAAATGACAAACAGCTATTCCCTTTACACCTCCTTCCTGCAATCTTTGGCATAGGTCCATTAACCCGTTGTTGCCGCGGTTGCGATCCGCCTGTTCTACATCGCCCGTGATTACGATTTTTGAGCCTTCGCCGATACGGGTCATCAGCATTTTTACCTGACTAGGAGTTGCGTTCTGCATCTCATCAGCTATAATATATGCACTTTTGAAAGTACGACCTCGCATGAAAGCGAGCGGGGCAATCTCTATAGTTTGCTCCTCTATCATGGCCTGGATGTCGGGCTGACGATAGTACTCTCTAAGTATATCGGTCAATGGGCGAACCCACGGATCCATTTTTTGATTTAAATCACCGGGTAGGAACCCATGCTTTTCATCTTCCACTCCTACTGCTGGTCGCGTTAATACTATGCGATCTACTTCTCCAGCTCTAAAAGCCTTGACTGCTGCTAGCATGGCCAAATATGTCTTTCCTGTTCCTGCTGGCCCTGCTGTGACCACAATATGCTGATCAGCACTTTGTAAAGCTAATACAAGGCGTTCTTGATTGCGTGAACGTGGCACGATATCAATGGGCCTTTGCTTTTGTGGTTTTGCTTGATCAAATCTTATGGTGTTTTCTTGGTATGTCATTTGACGTTTTTGTTGTTTACTAACTGCTTTTTGTCTACTCATGATACTCCGTGTAGTGGGTTAGATTACTTCTAACAGCGACATGCTGTTAGAAATATTTACAGATGAATGCCAAATCATTTAATATGGGTACTAAACAAGTTAAAAACGGACTAAGTATTAAGCTGTCCACACGCATCTTCAAAGTATTCGACTCTTCCAAAACACCATAAATAACTGTATGAGCAAAACCATTGACCAAGCCATATTCAAGGATGGGAGCGACTACTGGCAAGTAGCCCAAAATATTCAGGATATCTATCTTAGCGAAGGCAGTCTGCTGACTCTACTAGACTTTGAGCGTGTGCTTGACGAGCTGGATTTATATGCTTTTAAAAACTGGGCTATTGGTGAGCTAGTTAGTGGCCCTGATATTGGAAAATATCGTGTGACCTGCATTTTTATGTGGCCTGAAAATCTTATGCCAGATCCACGTGGTGGACGCAGATTGTTGCCATTTGACTGTGAAGTCAAATACAAAAAAACCAATATGCAAGTACCCATGAAGATTGAAGATCCCAGTGATTATCGTCCTGGTACCAAAAAAGCTCGCTTGATAGAAAAGAAAATATGGTTAGTACAGATCTCCATGCCCAAGGCCTTGATGAGCGATATCCGCACAGGCTCTGTAGAATTAGAAGATGAAGAAATTGATTTAGAGGATTTAGATCAAGCCTACGAGAAGGATCTAGATCAAGATAGTTATCAAAGCGATGAGAAAGCTGAAAATGCACAACAACAACTCCAACAACCCACTCAACCTGCTTTCTGAAAATCTTAATTTTAAAGATTTAGATGGCCTAATGAAGCCTACTATTCACGTGGATGAATTTTCAAGCAAAATGGGCGATGATGATGATATCATTGTATTGAGTTTTTTTGTACGTGATCCGCAGGCAGCCAAAGATCTGATGTCATGGTTTGAAAAAGGCTACGACTTTGTTCTTGATGCTGACCGTAGTCCAGGTGAAATTAAACCCAACCGTTACCTAGTTTACGTTGAAATACGTCGCCGTTCAACAGCCGGAGCACAGGTAGAAGAGCTCTTAGATGACTTGAATACTCTTACGGAATTTGAAAAGGCCACAGATTGGACCATGCATTATAAAGGTCAGTCCGTTCCATTTAGCCGTGATGCATTCGACAGCACAGTACCACTAAGTCCTAAAGCATATCGTGAACGTTCGGATGCAGATCTTAATGAAATGCGCATAGCAGCAGGCATGCCAGTTGTTGCTATTTACGATCGTAAAGACCCAGCACTACAAGCAATCCAAAGCGCCGCTGGATTAATTTAATCTTGTTTTAAAAGTAGGTATATAATTACCTATGATTCTAAAAAGTTTCGGTTGTTCATTTATCTTTGGCAGTGATCTAAACGATGCTGTTATAGTTCCAGGCGGCCCAATTGTACCAAGCCAACAAACCTGGCCAGCAATTTTAGCTAAAAATCTTAATTATCAATATGAATGTTTTGCCAGACCCGGTAGTGGCAATTTACAAATTTTAGAAAAAGTATTAAATCAGGCGTCTACTAGCAATAACTCTGATTTATTTGTTATTAGCTGGACCTGGATTGATCGGTTTGATTATTATAATACTAAACAAATTGGAACAGTCTGGCAAGACTGGTCAACTATCATGCCCGTAGACAATACAGAAATAGCAAAAGTCTACTATCGCGATTTACATTCTGAGTATCGAGATAAATTTACCTGTTTAAGTTATATAAAATTAGCTATAGATACTCTTGATCAAAGAAATATTCCGTTTGTTATGACCTATATGGATGAGTTACTATTTGATCAACAGTGGCATACCACCCCAGCAATTATGGATCTACAAGACTATGTAAAAACTCGTATGACCAAGTTCGATGGATTAAATTTTTTAGACTGGAGTCGTAAAAATGGGCACCCCGAAACTGCTAGCTGGCACCCATTAGAAGCAGCACATCAAGCCGCTGGCGAATTAATGATTAAAGTTTTTCGTAAACAAAATATAAACGATTGTTAGCATCCTTTTTAAACTCTAACAATTTAAGATTATATCGTTCAGCAAACTCGTTTACTATTTCAAACGTCCAAGGAAATATTTCTACATATGGTCCTGCCTTGTGTGCAATTCCTGGGTTGGCACGTAGATAGAAGCGGCCACCGGTTTCAAGTAAATCTACACAATGCCCAAATCTAGCTTCAATTTCATCTTGACTATTAAAGTTAATTGATCCAAGAGCAATAATAACATCGTGCTTGTGTTTAACCCGATATTCTAAAATGTCAACTTGATAATCAGCGGCCGCATTGTATGGATCAATACCTATTAGGTTTTGAATGCGCCCTTTAAATGGGTGGTATCCACAACCTACATCTAATACATTTTTAGGGTCAAGTTTGTTAATTTCTTCAACCAGGCTCCAGCCAGTGTGATTATAGTCATCAGTTCTGGGTTTCCAAATTTCTCCAAAAAAACGTAGAATGTAGCGTTCGCTGATAGTGTCTACAATTTTAAGTAGCGGGCCATTAAAGTCACAATCCTCTAACATTAACTCTGTTTCTACTGCGTCTTTAAACTTGCGATAACGTGCAGGAGTCCAAGGCAACTCATCTACTCGAGTATCGGGTGTGACAATAACATCTTTGTACTTGGGCAAATTAAAGGTATCATACAAATTTTTCTGTATTAGCTTATAAATTTTGGTATTCATTAAAAAATTTCCGTTTCAGGTAAATAATTTTACAAAGAGATAAAAAATTTTATGCCTCTTGTAATTTCATGATAACTATTTAAGGAGATTTTATGAACAGTAAACAATTTGTTGCCAAGATTGTAGCAGACAACCAAGCCCTATTTCAAGCAAGCCAACACAATGTTCGGGCTTACTTTGACAGCAAGCCAGCTCAAGAAGAGCTAGTAGAGCACTTCATTGGCCGTATGGTCAATGAGCGCATGAACATGGTTGAAATCAGCCAAGCTATTGCACAAATGCCAGCAGATGCTGATCCAGTAGAACTCCAGCTACTAACTCAGCAAGCCCATGATGAAGCCGTTCATTTCCGTATGGTTAAAGATGTTATTGAACATATCACAGGAGCACCAGTTGATGTTGAAGCCGCTATTGCCCGTGAAGCTGCTAAACCAACTGCCAAAGGTGCTGGCCTACTTGCTAAGTACGAAGCAGAAAATGATCCAGTTGCTCTTGCTGCTTATCAACTAGTTGCTGAAGGTCGTGCTGAAGCTGTTTGGAACACAATGGCTGAGTGTGTTGAGGACGAATTTATTCGTAAGAGTTATGCCAAGATTGCCAAGGACGAAGGTTTCCATGCCAAGATTGGTGCTCGTAAGTTAGAGCAGTTAGTTACAGACGCAGAAGTTGCTGCTCGAGTTGAAACTTTGGTTGCCGCTATGCGTAAAGACTTGTATGAAATTTCATGCAAGAACACTGTAGCGGCCGAAGCTGGACGAGAGCTAGTAGCAGACGCATACGGTTGGTAATTTGAAGATAGGATTAACACAACGAATCCTATATCATAACGGACAGGCGTATGACTCTAGCTCCCACTCCTGGTATTCATACCTTAAGGGCCATACGCTTGTTCCTATTGCAAATAGAACCGATCAAGATTTTGAGCAGTTAGCAGTAGATTTAGACGCCGTGATTATCACAGGTGGTGACGATTCAGCTCTCCGCCGCACAATAGAATTAAAATTAGCGGGACAGATGACACTTAGACGAAAACCCGTAGTTGGTGTTTGTCATGGTGCATTTTTATTAGCAGAAGTATTAGGTGGCGAAGTTGAAGATGTTATTGGGCATCATAATACAGAACATACCATTATGTATTTCGGAGATCAACATCAGGTAAACAGTTACCATGGCCTAGCAATTACACGATTGCCCAAACAAGCAACACCATTGGCAACAGACCCAGAAGGAAACATCGAAGCCTGGATTGATGCCAACATAGCAGGAGTAGTATGGCATCCAGAGCGCATGAAGGAACCCTGGATACCCGACGAAATTAAAAATTTATTATTCAAGGACTAAAATGAAACGTTTGTTAGCAATACTATTATTAATACCCACACTGGCATTTGCCTGGGAACCCACAAAACCTGTAATTGTTGTTATAGGTAATGCTCCTGGAGCAGGAAATGAAATTGCTTTTCGTAAGTTAGCCAGCATCATTTCAGAAAAGAAAATGAGCAAGGTTAAATTTGTTATTGAAAATAAACCCGGTGCTGACTCAGTGGTAGGCATGAATTATGTGTACGATGCTGCTCCCGACGGTTACACCGCAGGTATTCCTAGCCATATGAGTACGTTTGTTACTAATGATATTTGGGAAAAGAAAGTTAAAAAATTTGATTACAATTCATTTGAATACGTATTGACCATGGGCAAGAGTCCGTTGGTATTGGTAGCCTGGCCCAACAGCCGGGTAAACACTCCTATAGATTTTGTGCGATTAATTTCTACCACAGATCGACCTATTAACGTGGCCATTGGCGGGGGCGCACATCGCATGGCTTATGAATACTTGATGGTCAAAGGCAATGGCAAGCGTGATCAGGTCAAGTTTATCAAGTTCCAAGGTCCATTGCAAGCAGTTACCAGTGTGGCCAGTCTGGATGCCGGTGGCACAGAATTTGGAATAATGCCTATTGCTGTAGCTCATCCTTTAGCTGATGCTGGTAAAGTAAAAATCATTGGATTCACCGGCGATCGTAAGTTAGCACAATATCCCAATGTTCCATTCTTAAGCACAATTGCTCCAGGTATTAATGTTTATGCCGGATGGGCAATAGCACTTCCGCCTAAAACTCCTAAAGACATTGTTGCTTGGTATCAACGAACATTTAGCGCCGCAATGAAAACTAAAGAATATCGAGAGTGGTGCGACCAAAATTTGGTCTTTGTTGAAGAGCGTGAACTTACTCCCAAGGGATTAAATCAGCAGATAGAAGATCTACGTGCCACCTTCTTGCCTATGCAAAAGTACATCAGCGCAGAAGGAACCAATTAATGAAATATATATTTTGTGCAGCCGCTCCTGGTAGCAAGTGGTCAAGTTTAATTAAAAATATTTACTATAGTTCCAGTGTTGATCGTAGTGACTACTCAGAAGAGCGCACATACTGGCACGATGCTCCTGGACAACTTGAGCTCATGCATCTAGGTGCGTACTTTGATCCAGGCATGGAATTTGACTTACCGGCAGATCTTAGCACTTTGAGCAAAGCAGAATTAGAACGGCGGTTTGATGAACCGTTTAGTGGTGAAGGTGTGCGTATTATCAAGAGCCATATTTTTGCTCACAACATTGACTTCTTGCGTCATACCTGGCCAGATGCTCCTATTATCTTAGCACACCGCGGCGATGATGCATGTTTGGGTTGGTGGGTCAAGTGCGGGCATTTCAACATTACCTATCCTAGCTATACTAAGTATTATAAAGATTTACGAACCATGGCAGGAATTATAGCTGATCAAAACAGAGATATTCAACTGGCATGGGACAAATACACAGGTATGATGCCCACTGATAATTTTGCTCTAGCACACATATTGGGTATTCAACCTGCACCAGACGAGTATAAGCAGAATTACAACAAATCAGACTTAGGAGTCAAAGTAATATGAACGGAAGTTGGGAATTAACTAAACAGCGTAGTACGTATCATTTTGATAATTTTAGATTTGATCCAGATCAAGACTGTGTTACTAGCCTAGGTAATATTTCGCCATTTTGGCAAGATGAGCTAGCAACTATTGTAGAGCTGGCAAAGCCTAAAACATGGCGTACTCGTGGCCGGGGTGCTGACCGTCCTGCAGAAGAATACGATCAAGAGGATTACGATCTTGAGCAGTTTGGCTACGGCAAAGATCATATTGTTGGTGACCTATCCTGGGACGTTCCGGAAACATTTAACAAAATTGCTGTATGGTTTGGCATGGACAACTGTAAAATGCGCTTGCACGTTCAACAACCAGGACAAGTTTGGAACTTACATTTAGACAAACTAGAAAAGTGGAATCCAGAAGACCCTTCCAAAGTCATGCGAGTTATGATTGCGCTCAACGACTATGAACCAGGACATTTCTTTAGCTACGGCAACTATCTCCATACAGGATGGCGTGCCGGTGATGTTCACACTTTTGACTGGCAAAACATTCCACACTCAACTGCCAACGCAGGACATGGCCCCAGGATTACACTACAGATGACCGGTGTAGTTACAGACAAAACTAGAGATTTTCTGCGTATATTAAGAAGTCGGAGCCCTTATAGTTTGTAACACTTGATCAGCTAAATATTGGTATCAACGGAGCACAATACCATGGAAATCAGACAAGATCAATTAGCACAAATCCTACCGGGCAACCCTTATGTTGACCATTGGTGCGAAGCCTTGAACAAAATACTACCAGATTATGATATCACTACACCACAGCGTGTGGCGGCATTCTTAGCACAAACAGCACACGAGTCGGGTGGTTATTCTGCCTTACATGAAAACTTAAACTATCAAGCGGCCAGTCTTTGTCGGGTCTGGCCTAGCCACTTTACTCCAGATATCGCCGAGCAATACGCTCACAATCCAGAACGTATTGCCAACCGTGCCTATGCTGGCCGTATGGGCAATGGCGATGAAGCGTCAGGCGACGGTTGGAACTTTTGCGGCCGAGGCTTGTTACAAGTTACAGGGCGTGTAAACTATCAAGCGTTTGCTGATTCAGTTGGTATGGCGATCAATGATGTTCCTGCGTTCCTACAAACATTTGAAGGTGCTGTTCAAAGTGCCTGCTGGTTCTGGGAAAACAACAACTTAAATTCTTATGCTGACTCGGGAGACTTTGTTACCATGACCAAGAAGATCAATGGCGGCACCTTGGGATTAGATGATCGTCAGCATCGTTACCTGCAGGCCATGCAGGTGTTTAGTTCATAATGTTTGAATTATTTGTCCACTACGCCTTAGGCAACATTCCAGACTGGCTATGGCCTGCTCTGGCCGGTGGTGCTTTTGTGATCTGGTTCTTTGCTGGTGTTATCAGTCATTTGCCACAGTTTAGCCTGTATGCCAAGTTTATCAAACCTGTGGCGTTTATTGCCATGCTGACCGGTGTGTTTATGTATGGTGGTGCCGGTGTGATTGCCGTGTACAAAGCCGATGTTATAGAAGCACAACACAAGGCAGACATTGCTGACGAACAGGCCAAGGCAGCTAATCAACAATTAAGTCAAGCACTTGATGCCAATGCACACTTAGTTAAAGGTCGTGCTTATGGAGTAAGTGTTATTATTCAGAAAGACCGAGACAAGATCAATGCTGATTGCAATAAGATCAATAGTGACGCATGGGAAGACTATAACCGTGCCGTAAAAAACTCCGGTAGTAAGATATTAGGACCAACAAAATGAAACGATTACTTATTGCTGTAATGCTTGTTGGTCTAGTTGGATGTGCCACCAAAGTTGCACCGATCAATATTAAATGGCCCGATGCACCCGCCGAACTAATGGAACCTGCCGAAGACCTAACCCCGTTGGCCGCCGACCAAACCAAATTAAGCGACCTAATTGACAACGCCAACACTAATTTTTCTAAATACTATATTCTTAAAGACCGGTATGAAGCCTGGCAAAATTGGTATAACACACACAAGCAAATTTACCAAGGCGCACAATGAAAAGATTAGTCTTGCTACTGTTGCCTGTGTTGTCAAGCTGTGCTGTTTATGACGCTATAATGATGACCAGCTTTGATTCCAATGAATATCGTATTATAACTGAGATTCGTGTAGATGCTGCATACTATCGAGATGGCTGTAGCAATCCATTGGTAGCACAACCAAATGCTGTTGCATTAGCCCGCAAGACAGAGTTATATGAAGTTTACAGCGAGCAGATTCCTAATAACACAGATAGTTATAAGGCCGCTAAAAGTTTAAATGATATAGCGCAAGGGTTAGCCAAACGTTATGATACACCTCCTGTTCCTCCCTTGTTCTGTAAGTTAAAATACACAAGTATTGAGAACAGTGCCCGAGTAATACAACACGTTATAGGAAATAGACCAAGATGACACTAGATGAAATTCAACAACAACTTTATAATATCGCCAACTCTGGTGATCCAACATTTGCTAATTTTGCCTCGCAAATAAATCAAATCGTAGAACAAGCCAAGGCAGGACAAATGTCGCCACAAGACACAGCAGAAATCCTTAAGGACGCTCAAAATCAATTGGCCATTCTAAATGACATGAGTGCCTTGTCGTTTAAAGAAACTTTAAACACTTGTATTACCGGGCTAATTATGATTGCTGGAGCCGTTTAAGGAGAATAAAATGGGTTGGTTTACTCGATTAGAACAAACAGTAGCGGGCAAGTTAAAAGAAGCATTTACCAATGCTAAAAAGTTGTCCACAGAAGCAATTGATGATGTTGCGGCCGCGGAACGTGCCTTGGCAGATGCCAAACAGCGTGCCGCCAAGTTTAGCAAGGCCGCACATTTAGCTGCATTGGCCGCTGCAACCAAAGCACAGGCCGAAACAGCCGCCTTAATTGAAGCCGCTAAAGAAGCGGAAGCATTGGCCAATTATCACGCAGGAAACGTAGACGAAGCAAAGTAATAAAGTAGTTTTGTAGTAAATATAATAATAATAATAAAAAGGAGCAGGTATGTCACAGTTAAGTGAATACAATCACTCTACGGATAGTGAAAAGAAAAAAGAAGATTGGATGAATGCCAAATGGCGTCCAATGATGGGTTGGATGTACATGGCTGTCTGTGCCTGCGACTTTATGTTGTTTCCGGTACTATGGAGTCTACATCAAGCAATTAACCACGGACAAGTTAATAGCCAATGGCAACCCTTGACCTTACAAGGTGCTGGACTTTTCCATATTGCCATGGGTGCTGTATTAGGTATTGCCGCATATGGCCGTACTAAAGAAAAAATGGCTGGAGCAGAGAATGGCGGATTAAGTCAAGGATTTGGACCAGGAGCAGGTACACAGTATGTTCCTCCAGGCGGTGCAATGGGTGGTATGAATAACAATATGGGTGGAGGATTTAATAATGGATATGGATCGCAAACAATGGGCGGAGCACCAGCATATGGCGCACCTGCAACAGGAGGTTACGGCAGTGCAACACCAGCATATGGATCCGCGCCAGCACCTGCATTTGGCTCCACACCAGCACCTGCATTTGGCTCCACACCAGCACCTGCATTTGGGACACCAGCGCCAGCTTGCCCAAACACAGGTAAACCCTTGGGACCTGCACAATCATTCCCAGCACTATAACTAAAGGAGAATCACCATGTTAGAAACATTATTTTGGATTGCAGTAGGAGCATTTGTAGGTTGGAATTTACCACAACCTGATTTTGCCAAGAACATTCAGGCAAAACTTTTAGGGTTATTAAAAGGAAAGTAAAATGAAAAAGTTTTTAATTGCATTAAACATTGTAATTTGGAGTTTAGTTGGCTATGAAGTTGCACACGCAGAAGCAGTCATGCAGAAAGTGTGCCACGAAGATAGTAAAACCAAACAAGAAGTTTGCAAAACAATCAAGACGCACAAAAAGGTAGAAGGAACAGCGGTTCCAGAAAAGGCACCTACACCAGCTAAAAAACCAGCCAAGAAGTAATTCGCATCGCCCTTGGCAGACAGTATAATTACTATGCTGTCTGCTTTTTTATTTTATGCAAAATCCATATCAAACACTAGGCGTTAATCAAACCGCTTCCTCTGAAGAAATCAAACGAGCTTATCGTCGATTGGCCAGTCAGCATCACCCTGATAAAGGCGGCGACAAAAACAAATTCCAAGAAATAGAACAGGCATATCGCACCTTAAGCGATCCACAACAACGTGCCCAACACGATAATCCTAATCCATTTGGGCAACACGGGTTTAGTTTTAGAACCAATGGCGGATCGTTTGATTTTGAAAACATATTCAATGCGTTTGGAGCACAATTTCATCATCCACATCAACAACGTACACAACAGGCCCGCATGAGCCTATGGATAACCTTACAAGATGTAGCCGAGGGTGGAAGAAAAACCATCAGCGTGGGTTCGCATCAAGGCAATGTTACTGTAGAAATAGAAATACCCCTAAACATCAACGACGGCGACACAGTACAGTATCCCAAAACAGGACCCATGGGCATGGACTTGTTGATTACTTTTAGAATACATCCTAATCCTCGTTGGGAGCGACAAGGTGCTAACTTAATTGCAGAAGAAGCCGTTAGCGTCTGGGATTTGATTTTGGGAGCGGAAATCCCAGTTCGTGATATCTTGGGCAACACCCTGAGTGTAACTGTACCACCCCGAACTCAACCAGGAACTATGTTTAGACTACGCGAACGGGGACTTAGACAAAGATCCGGGCCAGCTGGCGATTTGTTTGTACGGATTCAGGCACAAATACCCGAAAATATTCCAGAATCCGTAGTGGATGCTATTGCTCAAACCCGTAATCAATAACTATCCATATAGATTGATTTTTAATTCACTATATAGTATAATGTAGCATAGGCCACATTTACATAAAAAGGTATTCATGCAAAATAATCCAGAAATTGAACAAATAGTTGACGGTGCAGTTAAATTAGCACGTGATCGCCATCACGAATACGTATTAACTGAACATGTACTATTGAGCCTAATTAGACACGAACCTTTTCATCGTGTCATGGAAAAATTTGGTGTTGACGTAAATTTGCTAGATATGGAATTAAACACCTATCTAAATAATTTGGCAGCACTAGTCACTGACAAAGATGTGCAACCTAAAAAAACCAATGCTCTAGAACGTGTGTTTAATCGCGCACTGACTCAGGTCTTGTTTACTGGTCGCAGAACTATTAGTACTGTAGATTTATACTTGGCCATGATGGCTGAGAACAACAGTCACGCTCATTACTTCCTACTCAAGTATGGTATGAAGAAAACTGAATTTGTAGAATTTTACAACGCTCATTACAAACAAAGTGATGTCAAGCTCACGGATCAACAGGCCACAGAAATATTAACAGAACACTGTGTTGAGCTTACCAAGCTAGCCCGTGAAGATCGTCTTGAACCCATGATTGGCCGTAGTGCAGAGCTCGATGAAATGATTACTGTGTTGGCTCGCAAGTTCAAGGCCAACGTGTTAATGGTTGGCGACCCCGGTGTAGGCAAGACTGCTATTGTAGAAGGACTAGCACAGGAAATGACCGCTGGTCATGTACCAGAATTCCTTAAAGGACACGAACTATGGTCATTGGAAGTGGGCTCATTACTAGCTGGATCAAAGTATCGCGGTGAGTTTGAAGAAAAGTTCAAAGCAGTTATTACTGCTCTAGAAACTAAAAAGAATTGTATCTTGTTTGTTGATGAAGCGCATACCATGAAAGGTGCTGGTGCCAGCAGTCAAAGTAGCTTGGACATGGCCAACATGTTAAAGCCAAGTATTACCAAGGGCAGTTTAAAAGTAATTGCTAGTACTACTTGGGAAGAATACTACGAGTCGTTTGAAAAAGACCGCGCCTTAATGCGTCGCTTCCATCGTGTGAGCATCGATGAGCCCAATGCAGAAACAACAGAACAGATTCTTATTGGACTTAGCCCACGTTTGGAACAGTTTCATAATGTCATGATTGATACTGATGCTATTACAGCCGCAGTTGAATTAAGTGGCCGTTACATTCATGATCGTAAGAATCCAGACAAGTCAATTGATCTGTTGGACGGTGCTTGTGCTAAGGAACGTGTCAAGGACTTGGGCAATGTAACCATTACCAAAGAAATGATTATGGAACAACTAAGTCGGGTAACTGATGTTCCCTTAGATCGACTTGAAAACGAACGTTCAACCAAGATTGTTGAACTGGAAAGTAACATCAAACAAAAGCTCTACGGACAAGATGCGGCTGTAGATCGTGTCTTAGAACGTGTCTACATTAATTTCTCCGGCATTGGCAACAACAAACGTCCTATTGCCAGCTTTTTATTCCTTGGACCAACAGGCACAGGCAAAACAGAACTAGCCAAGTTGCTAGGCGAACACTTAGATATGAAGTTGTTAAAATACGATATGAGTGAGTATCAAGAACGTCATACAGTTTCGGGCTTGATTGGTGCGCCTCCAGGCTACGTAGGCTTTGAAGATGGTAACCTAGGCGGCGGCAAGTTAATTAGTGATGTTAGTAAGAATCCATTTAGTATCTTGTTGTTTGACGAAATTGAAAAGGCTCACCCCGACGTTGTTAACATTATGTTACAAATGTTAGACGAAGCTCGTATTACATCGAGCAATGGTAAAACAGTAGATCTTAAGAACTGCATCATTATCATGACATCAAACTTGGGTGCTCGTGATAACGAGTCAAACAACATTGGCTTCGGTCAGGCATTAGAAAAGACCGGTAGTGAAGACAAAGCCATGAAAGAGTTCTTCAAGCCTGAGCTACGCAATCGTATCGACTGTGTGTGCAAGTTTAACAAGTTAGATACCTTGGCTATCAAGAAAGTTGTTGTTAAATTTGTAGATGAACTTAAAGATAGCCTAATGAACAAGAACATTAAGCTAAACTTAACGGAATCTGTTATTGATATGTTAGCCGATAAGGGCTATGACAATAAGATGGGTGCTCGTCCCTTAGGTCGTAAGATTGACGAGTTAATTCGTGTGCCGTTGAGTAAGAAGATCTTGTTTGATCGATTAGAAAACTGCAATATTTCAGCTATCATGGTTGATGATCGAATTGATTTTATAATCGAGCCTCCTATGCTGGCTCCTGTAGTCGATGAAAATGGATATATAGTTCTTGACCAAAGCGATCCAACAATTTAAATCGGTTGTCAAAGATCGATTGTTTCATAATCGATTTGAATACGTGCTAAGTTTCACAATGGATGAAGCCAGTGCTTTGCGCGACCTTGGTCATGACGAAATTGATCGAACGATTGAACGTCGCCGAGAGTGGCGTAGCATAGCCATGCAACGATGGCACAAGACCGGACAAGTATTAGGCCGTCAACATATACTAGGACAGCGAAGAAAAGAAATTACCGACCAAACGGTTGATAACTTACACACCTTGGCAACGCTGTTGTTAACTGCACCTGTAGATTTTAAACTAGTAGTAAGTGCCAACCAAGGATACCTTTACACCAACGATTTAACTTTAATTGATCGGGTAGATCAACTCAATGGAGTAGAAAGTAACAGTTACAGTCGAGCAGATATTAATCGTCCTCCAAATACTATACAACTAAAAAACCCTCAACACCAATTTCGTAGTTATTTTAAAATAGTCAAATTGACCGCGGAACAAAAGACTCATCTAACGGGATTTTTATTAAATCAACAGACTGTTAGGGTAAGCCCTGCGCTCAACGCATGGATAGTAGGGCCGTTTAATAGGACCCAAGATTACTTTTTTGTTGATCACAACGAAATGCTGTGGTTAACCATGCTCGGTTTAGTTCGCCCTGGCCTTATAAGAAAAACTATGCAGATAATCCCGACTAAATAATACACTATGGCAAAATTAATCGAACAAACCTTTGTAATTACCGTTAGCAAAATGGTTCCAAATTCTACAGAAATTGACCGTCTTCCGTTAAGCTCAGAAAACATAGCTGAAGTTGTCAGTGTAGTAGAAGCACTAGCCGGTGATAATACGCTAGTTGAACTTACATTAGCATGAACTCATACACCACACAAACGCTAGTGCCCTTTTTACAATGGGGCGACCCGTCAGCCTATTACGATGGTGGTAACACCTATATAGGTAATGCAGTCCCGGCAGCCAACTACTACGGTGGGCAAGGTGCTATTCAAACTATCTTGTATGATGTAGATGCTCTGCAAGGAAATATTACCATTGAGGCTACGCTAAATGATCTTCAAGAATCAGCACCTTGGTTTGAAATAGCACGACTAGAAGCCAACAACCAGTCAGAAGTTCGTAGCAACACAGTTGTTGGTAATTTTACTTGGTTACGAGCAACTGTAACTGATTTTGTTGCCGGCAACGTAAACATCGTCAACGCTTCGTATTAAATGACAAACAATATAGTAATTTCGTGTCATGTTGATACTACCGATGCCTCTGCGGCACTGGGTTTAGAAGTCTGGGTTGATGATCAAAAACATTTTGACACCAACCATGTGGCGTCTGCAGAGAAAATTTTTATAGAACTTGTCGAGGACGAAGCTGACCACGAATTACGATTTGTAATGAAAAATAAAACCACGGATCATACTAAAATCAACGCAGCCGGCGATATTATTGCAGATGCTACATTAACCATTTCAAACTTGACATTTGACGAAATAGCCCTGGGTCATACACTTGTAGAACAGGCTGTTTATACGCACCGGTTCAATAGCACTGGCCCAGAAACCCAAAGTAAATTCTATGGAGAAATGGGATGTAATGGCACAGTTAGTCTTAAATTTTCTACCCCTGTTTATCTCTGGCTCTTAGAGCACATGTAACCATAAATATGTTACAATGAACTATCTTGTAATATATCCAGGCAGATTCCATCTATTCCACCGAGGTCATAAAGGTGTTTATGACTATCTTGTCAAGAAATACACTCCACTGGGCGGGCGTGTCAAAATTGCTACAACTGAAAAACAAGACGGAGCAAGCAGTCCATTTAGCTACAGTGACAAAGTTACCATGTTAACCAAAATGGGCGTTCCGGCCAGCGACATTGTCAAAGTAGTTAATCCTTATCATATTACAGAATATACCAATATTCCAGATCCAGAAAATACTGTATTAATTTTTGCTGTGGGAGCAAAAGATCAACAGTTAATTAAAGATGCTGATGGCAAAGTTATTCAACGTCCTAGATTTAGCTTTGCTCCCAAGCGGGACGGAAGTCCAGCTAACCCACAACCCCTGCCTAAAAATTTAAAAGATTGCAAGCCTATTTCCGATGGCACAGCCTATGTAGATGTTGTGGATACTATTCCATTTAAAGTCCTGGGTCAAGATGCAGATTCTGCCAGCACTGTGAGAAAAATGTATGTTGATGGCAATGAAAACGATCGTAATCAAATCATTACTGATTTGTATGGTGCTCCAGATCCAGAATTAAAAGATATTTTTGATCAACGTTTGGGTGTTAATGAGCCTCAAGATGCTGTAATTTATGGGCAGGAAAAGGTATTTGCCGGTGATCAACCTGTGACAGTTATGCGCGAAAATCGTATGGCAAAATTACAAAAAAATATCCAATATCTGCGAGAACAAATTCAAATTTTACGTGACAGTCAAGACTATATTGACGAATGTAGGCCTAGGAAAAAATAACCAGGTGTGTTAAACTCTAGTAAATATCAGACACTTTACTAGAGGAAATCATGGCTGAAACCAAAGACGCAGTACCAACAACAGAAACACCACAAGCGCCGGCCCTACAGCCAGGACAACAACAAATTCAAGTTAACGTTGATTATTTAAAAACTACTCGAGTTCATATTTGTATGCCCTGCTATGGTGGTATGCTAACAGAAAGTTGTTTTATGAGCTATATCAAATGGGCCAATACTTGCCGTCAATTGGGCATTGATTGGACCATGGAAACCATGACCAATGAGTCATTGATTAGCCGTGCTCGTAACACACTCACAGCCAAGTTCCTGTACAACAAAGAATCCACACACCTGATGTTTATTGATGCTGACATTGGTTGGGAGCCATGGCACCTGCTGGTCATGTTAAATCGTGACGTGGACGTTATTGGTGGTTTATACCCAATGAAAAGCCTGCCAGTCAAGTGGTGTGTCAATGGTTTTGAAGGAGCCGAAGAAGGCCCAGATGGTCTGCAAGAAGTTAGCAAAACTGGCACAGGATTTATGTTGATCAAACGTGATGTATTTGAAAAACTCAATGCTCATCCTGCTACCAAGCCGTTTTTAAATGACATTGGCCTGCCGCCTGAATTAAATCCGTTTATGAAAACCTACTTTGATACAGCAGTTCGTGAGAACCGCTACTATAGCGAAGACTGGACTTTCTGTGAAAACTGGCGTGATCTAGGAGGTAAAGTGTGGGTTGACAAGCGTGTCCTACTCAAGCACACAGGAACCTATGTATTTGACTTTCAAACACAAGATCAACTCTACAAAGATCTGCATACTCTGGCATTAAACAATAATGTAGCACTAGGTGGTCCTACAGGTGTTGCTGCACCTGTTGATGTAGCACCCAAGCCGGTTGAAGCTAAAGTACTGGCATCATCCAGCAAGAAAAAGAAAAAATAAACTGTTTTTGTTTAAATGACACAAGCCGCTATCAAAGCGGCTTTTGTTTGCCCGGTAAATACTATCATGAATATTCTTGAATTAGACGCCTATAACCTTGACGATGCCGTCAAATTTAATAATCGATTAAATCCTAGATTATGGGATTCTACTGAGCATTTAAAGCCAGAAGTTAAAGCACAGCTATTGTTAATAGCTGAAGATTTTCGCGAGTTTCTGGGCGTTACAGACCTTGACCTCAAAGACATAACTATTAGTGGTAGCAATGCCGCTTACACATACACACCCAATTCAGACATCGATCTACACCTAGTAGTTAAAATGCCCGATAACGAAGTTTATCGTGAACTGTTTGATGCTAAAAAGTTTCAGTATAACGAACAACACAATATTACAATTGGTGGATACGATGTTGAACTATATGTTCAAGATGCCGATGCTCCGCATATTAGTCAAGGCATTTACAGTATCTTAAACAATGACTGGATTCAAGTTCCGCGTCGTGTCAAGTCAGTGGTAGACGATACCAGCACTCGAAACAAATTTGAGTCAGTAGGGCACCAAATTGAACGTGCTATCAAATCAGGCAACTTAAAACAGATGACCTGTATGGCTGAAAAGATTAAAAAGATGCGCCAAACTGGACTTGAACAACACGGCGAATTTGGACCAGAAAATTTGGCATTTAAAATGTTACGTAGTCAAGGCAAGATTAAAGAATTATATGATGCTCGTAACGCAGCCAAAGATCAGGAACTCAGTTTAAAAGAAAAAACTGTAGTTAAGACTCCTGTAAAGTATGGATTTCGAACTCCAGAGATAGTTGAAGCCGTAACGGAACCAGACCCTGTTCCCTCAGACGAAGAGATACTAAAAGATTTTATTGACTTTTGTTTTAAAGAATTAAAACTCAAGCAGATGCCCACAATTAAATTACGCAAAGATCCTGAATGGTCTGTGCGTAACAAAACTTTTGGCCGTTACATCAACAATCAACACTTGCTTGAAGTAGCCTGGGGCCATCGTCACATCATGGATGTGTTGCGCACTGTGGCACACGAACTTACACACAAGCATCAACACGAACGCGATGGTCAACGTATGGGACCAACAGCTGGAGAAACAGGATCACCATGGGAAAATGAAGCCAATGCCCGTGCTGGTATCTTAATGCGCGACTATGCTAGACTACACCCGGACTACTTTGCTGTAGGGCAAGCCCAAGGCTTACACGCTGATGAAGTTAAAGAAAGTGCGTCACAAGAATATCTATGGCACGGATCTAGAAACGAGATTCCAGTACTGACGCCACAACAGGCAGAAGACACCGGCGGCAATCCTAAGAGTAATAAAAAAGCCATTTATGCCACAGCCGACAAAAATTTTGCTATAGCAATGGGCCTTACAGAACGAGGGTCTGATACTGCTGGATTTCCCAATGATCCGCAATTGGTTTTATTCAGCGGCAAAATTAGACACGGTCAAATGGTTTACCTACACAAGTTACCAAGGTATGATGCCAATGGTCGTCCTTTGTTTGAGCCCGGCGGCAATGACAGAGAGTTTACTTCCGTGCCCAGCGTAACCGAACTTAAACCAATAGAAGTTGAAAAAGTTCCAGTGGATCAACATTTAGATCTGATCAGAACTGCTACACCAAAAGATTTAGAATTAAAAAAATACTACTTACAACGTGCCAAACGTGCCAAGCAACGTGCCAAGCAAGGTGTAGAGGAGTCAGCATCGGGATACATCCCTACACGGAAACAGGCCCGAGATCCACGCTATTCAATGGCGCTTACACAAGATATCAAGCCAGGTCAAGTTGGCAAAGAAGCTAACAAATTAAAATTAAAAACCAACAGTCAAGGACAACCGCAGATTGCTAATCCTAATGGCCTGTTTGAAAAATTAGCCTTAGAATTATCACAGTTCAAAAAAACAAAGGTAGCCGAATCAGTTGAGCAACTAGACGAAGTACGTATGAGTCCAAGCAATCTAATGCAGTGGGCACGGAGTCCAGAAGCCCAGGGTATACGTGCTGGGTTTGAAGCAGAGTTAATCTTCCGTGACACCAGCAACAACGGCGACAGTGACTACGAAATGGAACCTGACTATGATCAGGACGAACGTTGTCGTAGCATCCAAGATATCATAGACTTTTTTAGTGGTGGCGACTACGGAAATTTAAGTCCTAGACAAGAGCGTGCCTTACAAGAAGGACTTGACGAACAGTATTATGAGTGGTATGACGAGCAAATGCACAAAGACTTTAGAGAAGAAGCCGAGGACTTGATTCGTAAAGTTCTAGTAGATGAAGGCGATTGGGATCTTGACAACGAAATACAAAAACAGTTGGAGTTGTTGGATTTAACCGACGATGAAATGAATGACATTATACAAGCGGGCGAACGGGCACCTAAGTTCACAAGCAGTAAAGAACAGATCTTGTATGCTGAAGCCAACCCACTTTACGACAAATACCTGGATGCACAAAACGAAGCCGAAGGCTTGTTGGATGATTTAATAGCAGATGAAGTACGTAAGGAAGGTGCCAACTGGGATGCCGCACTGGATGATTTCCGCGACAATTATCAAATTGATGACGATTCAGGATTCTTTGATGATGTGGGTCTACGCTGGATGAGTGATGTGGCCAATTCATATGACTTAGACTGGCCTTACATGACCGGTGGCGGTGGCAATGACGGAAGTCGTGATTGGGATGAAATTGGTGACAGTTTGAACAGTGCCGTTGACATGCCGGTTAAAGTAAGTAGCGGTTATCACCAAGCTACTCGCCGAGAAGGACAGTTTATTGTAGAACCTGATACCAGTTTAGAACCCGATGATCGTGAAGATTTTGGGTTGGAAATTGTAAGTCCTCCTATGCCCCTGTTGACAGCATTAGAAAAACTACAACAAGTATGTGACTGGGCCAATAATCCTCAAGAAGGTAATGCCTATACCAACAGCTCAACTGGCCTGCACATGGGCGTTAGTGTGCCATTCAAAGGTGGCGATGTTGACTACTTGAAATTAATCCTGTTCTTGGGTGACGAGTATGTGTTACGGTCATTTGGTCGCGAAGCCAATACCTACACCAAGAGTGCCATGAGCAAGTTCCGTGAAAACATCAAAGGCGGTCGTGCTGATCCTATGGGTGCGATCAAACTCATGCAGAGTGGCTTGATTGAACTAGCACACAAAGAAATACAAAAAGGGGTAGGCGATGGCAAGTACACCAGTGCCCACATACAAAAAGGCTATATTGAATTTAGATCGCCAGGTGGTGATTGGTTAGCAGAAGAGTCAGCTGATCCGGAAAAATTACAAACAACCATGTTGCGTTTTGCCCGTGCTATGAGTTTGGCGGCTAACCCTGCTGAAGAACGCAGAGAGTATGCCAAGAAGTTGTACAAGTTAGTAGCGCCCGAAGGCGACAGTGAACTAGCTCTGTTCAGTCAATATGCCGCGGGTGAACTCACCGCAGAACAACTCAAGAAACAATGGGCCGAAAAGACCATCGGTAAAGAAAAGAAAATGAATCAGCGTTTTAGACTGTATCAAAACGTCAACGGTCGGTGGGAACCAGTTCCTGGTGCCGAGTGGAATGGTTACCCCGAAAGTGAAGTTAAAAACCGAGTATGGGCCAAGTATGGTCGTGAAGCCTTGGACTCTGGTGAATATCAGCTGGTCAACATGGGTGAGCAAGACTGGGAAGTGTATGATGTCAACACTGGCAAGACGCTGGAAATAGTCAAGGGCAAGAGCAAAGGCGAAGTGGCTGATCAGGTCTACGACAAGTATGTGGATCAAGGCATTGGCTTCCAGGTTCGCCCTTGGGAAGATCCAGCAACTATGACACCACGTGCCAAGTTAGCCAAGCGCATTACTCAAACCAAAAAGCCCACAGACTACAACTACGAAATTGTAAATCTTGGCGATGTAAATCTACGTGTAGTGGACCGGTTCTATGCCGCTGACAAACAAGAAGCAGATGCAACGTTTGATAAATGGCTGACAATGAAGGGTTTGCCAAACGACACTCACGACTATGGTTATAGACCACGCAAGCAAGAAACAGCAGTCAAGGATGTTGAGCCAGATGTGGCACAGAACTTTGACCAACCCGCGGATGCTACCAATAGAGTAGGCACTTGGGCAATATACGATGTTACCTTAGGACGCGAGATCAGCAGAATGGATAACGTGCCTTGGTCGCAGGCTGATGCTCGTGCCAACGAACTAGAACGTAGCACTGGACACAATATGTCAGTCAGAGGATTACAAGAAAATTTTGCCGACGGCAAAGGACCTGGTCGTCCAGGCGATAGCGTTCGTCACGGCATCCCCAAAGGTGCTACAATGGCTGAATTAGAAAAAGCGAGTCATGCCAAAGGTCGTAAAGGACAACTGGCACGTTGGCAGTTAAATATGCGTAGAGGACAGAAAAGGAAACACAAAGAATGAAAGCCTATGAATTTATCACTGAAAAGTGGAGTCAAAAATACAAGAGCAGTATCAACTGTAGCCACCCCAAGGGCTTCTCGCAACGAGCTCATTGTGCTGGTAAGAAAAAGCACAATGAAAGCACAGAAATGGAAATGGTCTGTGAAGACTGTGGCATGTGTCAAACACATGGCAATCTCAATGAAATCAAGAAGGGTGCTAAAGATGCCAATGGCTATACTCGTTGCTGGCCTGGCAAACATGCCGAAGGTACAAAGAAAGGCCGGAATGGCGGCCAGGTGCGTAACTGTGTGCCTAACGAGAGTGTGGCGGAAGCTGTTCCGCCTCAAGCTGGTGTTGTTGATCCTAAAATCCAGTTCTTACAGCCAACGATACAGTTTGCCGAACGACACGGATATAAAGTAACAATTAATCCAAATCCCAATGGCAAACTATTTGCAAAGTTGGTTAATAAACAAATTGAACATACTGTTCGTATAGGGTTTAGTCGTGGTCGAGCACCAGGTGCTAAACTTGAAGCTGAGATGACAGACGATTGGGACCGTCAAACTTGGGCGTGGTCAGCAAGAGAATTGGCACAAGATTTCAAAGAGTTTTATCGAGATGCACTTAGAGACAGCCCTGTCCAAAGACAGCAAGGTGTGGCGGAAGACACAGAACTGGCTGAAGAATTTGACTTAATCGAAAACATTATTGAAACTCTTGCTGAGCGTAATGGCGTAGATAGCGAAGTGATCTGGGAAGACCTAGAGAGCTTGGACGATGATGAACTGTATGTGTTTGCAACCACAACAACTATTATGGAAACCGAAGCCTGGCAGAAGGTCAACAATCGAGACCGCACAGATGGCATGAGTAAGAAAGCCGTCAAAACATATCGCCGTGAGCATCCTGGTAGCAAACTACAAACTGCTGTGACTACTAAACCTTCCAAGCTCAAAAAAGGTAGCAAAGCCAGCAAGCGTCGCAAGAGCTACTGCTCACGCAGTCGTGGTCAAATGAAGATGCACAATATTAGCTGTGCAAAAACTCCTGACAAAGCTATCTGCAAGGCACGCCGTCGTTGGAACTGCTAAATGAGAGCTGAAGAATTTTTGTTTGAATATCAAGGCGGAGCATGGCGTTTAATACGCAGCATGGTGCCTAAACACTGGCCTGACTATGTGGTCAAAGATTGGTTGTATGGTCGTATTCCTGATAACATGGAACTTGAAGATAAAAAAGCCCACATACAGCATTTGTTACAGGAATATCCAATCCGGCAATGGCGTTTAGAAAAATTGCCTATTACCATGGACATCTTTACACCTGCTACACAGGAACAAATTCGTAAAAGAGAAGGCGGCTCTAAAAATCCCAATCAGGTGCCCAGAGATGCCGAACGGCATGCCGCACAAGCCGCCAAGATACAACAACAAGGGGTCAGTGGAGAACCCATCATTGTTATAAAAATGCCCGACGGCTATGCGTTGGTTGAAGGTGGACATAGAACCACACAAGCATTAAAGGCATTTCCACAAGGATACGCAGGACCAGCCTGGGTAGGATACCTATGAGATTAAGAGAATTTGCTCCCAGTCCTGAGCGTGACAACAATGATGATGTTCCAGATCCTATTTTTGTTCTGGCCAATCGTTGGTGGAACGCCACGGACCGACAACCACAGATTGAACATGTACTAAACAGTCTTGGTTGGAGCATACATCAAGTTGAATCAGAGGATGATGCTGTGCAACTACAACATCGTGATGGCACTACACATTTTATCAGTGCTGATGACTTTGATCCAGAATTATTTGAGATAGCCCGCTTGCCAAAAAGTGAACTAGGTGACTGGGGCAAAAAAGGCACCTTGGCCGATCCTAAAACTCCGCCCAAAACAAAACCCCTGCCAGGCGGTAGTAAGTTTGACTATGCTGTTAATCAACCCGATGCTGAAAATATAGAAATTATGATCTTTGATGGCCAAATATTAGCTGCCGAAATGGATTTGTATTATACTCAGGACTACATGAAAACTTGGAAAGTTGATACTGTAGTGGTTGATCCTGATTTTCGTGGACAGGGGCTTGGCAAAGCCTTGTATGGCATTGCCTTAAGCATATTAAAGCTCACAGTAGAAGCTGGCGAAACACAAACCCGTCACGGACAACAGATGTGGCTAATGTTAAATAGTATTCCAGGAGTTGAAGTCCTAGGTTACAACATGACGCCCACTGATGAATACCGGCCACAACGCGGTGACCAGGTCGTTGATCAAACGGCGGATTGGACTAGATATACATTTCCAGTAAAACCTGGTAGCAGTAGTATGCGTAGCGGACGAAGAGGCACTGGCATTTATACCAGTCAAGCAACTATGATAGCCAAGTGGACAGGACAATGAGATTCTACGAAATATCGGAAGCCGTAAAACAAAACACAGCCGTGGCTGCCAAGCTATGGACAGCGCCGGTTAAGATTACTCAACCTAATTATGTAGGCTATATTGATGTAACTGTGACTGCGCCCAACGCACAACTGGCCCGTCAACTAATGCAAGCACAGTATGGTGTGCCACTCTGGCATATTGGCAGTGTAAAGGAAGTTCGATGACCGTGGTAACATCCACTGGTACAGTCACCACCGACGGTGATTATACTGTCGTAACCTTTGAGGCCAATGGTAGTTTAACTGTGTCGGGTGGTACACTTGCAGACGTCCAATACTTGCTTGTAGCCGGCGGCGGCAATGCAGCTCTGCCACAGAGTACCTATGTAGCCGGTGGTGGTGCAGGTGGAGTACTCACAGGCAACGTTACAATTAACACAGGATCATATCCAGTAATTGTTGGTGATCCGGGCAACAACAGCAGTTTCTTAAACATGACAGCCAACGGTGGCGGGCAGGGTGGATTTTATGGCAATGGCTTTAGTGGTGGATCCGGCGGCGGTGGCGGAACCTTGGGTGTCACACATATCAATTTTCAAAACTTTGTAGGCGGTGCTGGCATACCCGGACAAGGCTATGCCGGCGGTGCTCCAGCTGGTGGTGGATATCCACCGTTTGGTCCAGGTGGCGGGGGTGGCGCTGCTGGCTCTGGCGGACAGGGCACTCTAGATGGAGTTGGCGGACGTGGTGGTGTAGGTATACCTAGTGATATCACTGGTAACATGGTTTATTATGCCGGCGGCGGCAGTGGCAAGGGCCCAGGCGGTATTGGCCTTAATGGCACAGGATATACCAGCTATGGCGCTGGCGGCGGCTACGATCTAGCCGAGTCTAACTATTGTAATCGATTATCGGCTCAGCCTGGCGTTTTGATTATAAGATATCTATCAATATAACAGTTTAAATTACGCTAAATACACTATGAATAAACATTTTGTACGTGTGTTAGCCGATGTAGACTGCGACTGGGAAGGGTTAAATCCTATCTATCGCGTGTACGTCAATGACGAATTGTTTGCCGAGCGTACCTGGTATTGGACCACAGAATATCTTGAAGAAATGCTACAGATTGAAGCAGAGCCCGGAGAGTATCGGTTACGTTGGGAATTAGTTCCACCGCATTTAGCTCAGTTGCAAGTACAAAATATCCGTGTAGATTTTGGCCCTGGAACCGTAGAAAATAACGTATTAAGGATTGCAGAATGAGATTGCACGAATTTGTTGACTTACGAGAAGACAGTGGCGCAAGTAGTGGATCTACTTGCGCAGGCAGTATAGCCCCTGTAGCCATGCCCTTAGGTGGCATGATTAGTAGAAATGGTGGCCATTTCTTTTCTGGCACTAAATACACTACTGACGATGCAACGCCCAATACGCCTGCAGAGTACAAGAAATATAAACGGAAAAAGTAATGTTAGCTGATTTGTTAAAAACCTTGTTAGGAACTCAATTTGCCTATTATGTAAAAGCACATGCTTTCCACTGGAATATTGAATCGCCAGACTTTTATCAATATCATAAGTTTTTCCAAAAGATCTATGAAGATGCCTATAGTGCCATAGATCCCACAGCCGAATACATTCGCAGTCTACAAGAATATTCCCCAGGTAGTATGGAACGTTTCCTAGAACTAAGCGTAATCCCCGGGCAACTCAAAGTGCCCCGTGCCCGATTAATGATTGAAGAATTGTTGGCCAATAGCGAAGAGATGGTTGGGTTATTAAACCAATGTTTTGCAGCTGCCACCAAAGAAAACAAACAAGACATAGCAAATTTTATTGCTGAACGTTTAAGTCAAACCAATAAGTTTGCTTGGCAATTACGTTCTAGTTTAAAAGAAGCAAGGGCATGATCTGTGGCACAAGACCATAACGATATCTATACTATTGTAGAACGTCTTCGTATGTTGGAAGAAGGTCTAAACGCGAATCAAAAAAGCGTCAATCAACTTGGCGCAACTTTTAAACCCAAGACAGTGGCAGTACTCACTGCCAAACAAGATCCCAAGAATCCAATGGCAGGCAAGTTGGTTGGCGGCTGCGAAGAAAGTGTTGAACATGATGAAGAACCATGGCATGGTATTAAAGACCCTGCGCTATTACAAGACTTAATTGCCGATGCACAAGTAATGGACTATGATGAGTTCTATGACGAATATAGTCGTTACTTTGATGATCCGGAAGAGTTCTGGGATAATTATCATAATCAGGACTTAGCAGAAGCTATTACTAGCGAGGATGTCCTGGACAAGGTTAAACGTTCGTTTACAGATTTTATTAAACAAGCTGAACAAGAAATTAAAGATTCAGATCTTAAAGATAAAAAACACGAAGATGGCGATTTAAAATCAAAAGATAAACAAGATCGAGATTTAATAGCCAACGAGTCAGAACTTGGTACGGACTTAAGCGGTGTTATTCCCGCAGAACAACCTGCTGGAGAACCCGGAGTTAGCATCAAGGAAGATAGTCCAGTTAAAACTATCACTAACGAATGTGGACTTTGGGAAATGCACGGCAATGAGCATAATGGTTTTGAAATTCGTCGATCCGGCCGTAGCTTGCCTACACGTTTTAAAACGTTAGATGAGGCCGAAATGGCCATTGAAATGTTTGCACATCGTCAACGTAAGCACAACGAAGCACAAGATTACATAGACGAAGCTTAAGGAAAAATAAATGTTTGCATTAGACCTATTTAACACAGATCACGAACGACGCCTTGCAGAAGGTGCTGTTGACCAATTAGAACAACGTCGCATTGACGATTTAGCTATGAAGATGGATGACTTGGTTGCTCGTGCTAAAACAGCTACTACTCCAGAATCTAAGGCGGCATTGGTTAAAGAATTTCAAAAGTGCAAAACTGAGCGCGACGGCTATTACAAGATTAAAGATGAGTGCATGGGCTATGGTAGCTTAGGTGAAGCTGACCAAGTTCCAGCACCCGCCCAACCTGTTCGTGCTGGTACAGATTTAGTTACTCCGCAACAACGTGTAACCGGTGCTACTCCTCCAAGCAATACTGCGTTAGGAAAAGCTAAATCGACTTTTTCTAGTTTTGTTGATTGGTTAGCAGGTCGAGACGACACTGGTCCTACATACGAGTCCACAGTTAAAGAACAAACAGCCGCAATTTCTCCTGTAGCTGCTGCCAAATATGCCTACGAACAAATGCGTAAAGCACATGACGACAATGTTGATATTGCAACTATCCGCTGGATGAACAGTCCTGAACCAATTACTATGTCACGTAATCAAATATATCATACTTTATTAAAATTAAAAAATATGAGCCGCCAAACTCGTAATCAATTTGCACTACAAACATTAGCTGATCGTAATAATTTTGCCTTATGGTTAGGTGGGCAGAAAAAAGTAACCACTCGTCCACAGTTAAAACAACCCGCAGATCCTTTCCAGCCCAAATTGACAGGGTATGCTGAACCTAAGATAAGCCCAGTCTCAGAACGAGCTCAAAAAAAAAATTCTGAAGATCCAAACTTTGGCGACGCCGAAACCACCAACGCTGTAAGAAAAATACAAGCCAAGCACCCTGCAGCTCCTAATGCTATGGCAGCTTTGGCCAAAGATGAATTGGACCATCAAAAACGTAGTGATCAACAGTTGGCTGCTATTCAGGGTGCTAACACTAAACAAGACGAACTCTTAAAAAAATTAGTATCACTTGACCAAGAGCAAGGGCGTGAGATTGACGGGTTAGATTCTGAAAATAATAGTCTTGAAGCTCAGTTAGCTCGCATACAAGCTACTAACGATCGTTTACAAAACACCATCCAATCAATGACTGGAGCAAAACAGTCCACACGTCCTAAACAAGCAGCCAAGACAACACCACAGACAATAACCCCAGAGCCCACAACAATCATTGCGCCTGGTGCAGATCCAGGAGTTGAAAAAGAACTACAAGATCTTAAAATGCAAATTAATCAATTACAACAACAGCCACCATCAGATAATGTCAAGGCCGAAATAGCAAAATTACGAACTCAAATAAACTCACTGCCGGCACAGGCCGCACAGGCATTAAACATAGATCAGGATAATTTGACCACGACCAAAAAACAACAGACTCCGCGTGTGCAGGCTCCGTTTAGTGATTTAGATGTTGCACCTTCCAAATCCAAATCTAAACCTAAGGCCAAGCCTGCCGCTCCTCAGATTAAATCTCAGACACTACCAGTTCCTAATCCAGAAGATGAATTTGATTTATTAAACATTGACGAATCTGCTAACCGATTACACCCGGGTGATCCTATCATTGTTACAGCACCCAACGAATTTGAAGGCAAGACTGGCGAGATCTATGAACTCAGTCCAAGTGGAACATTTGTTATTGTCGACTTGTACAATCACGGTAAACACAGCATGCACCTGAGTGATGTTGAATACAACCAGTATGCTGACAAACAAGAAGAAGATGATTGGTACGACGAGTTAGATGAAAGCGACAGTTTGAGTGATATAGATATCATGCGTCAAGACGTAGAACATATGAATGAGCGCCAGTTTTATACTGCATATGGTATGAGCAAAGCGGCATTTCAACAACAGTATCGCACACTGCTAAAACCAGCACCTCAACAAGACACACCAGTCAAGGAAGGCAATTGGGGTGGAAGTGGGGCCGCAGGACTACGTGACCACTATGCGGTGTATACCAAACAAAACGGTCAAGTCAAGCGTATCAAATCCACAAATAAGATTGGCAAACCCATGAATACTAGAGAAGCTGAAGCCTATGTGGCCGCCATGCGCAAGAAAGATCCAACAAAATGGACTCACGATACAGTATGGGTTGCTCCGGCTGATATTGATCTGGATGAAGGCTGGAAATCAGCATTAGGTGGTGCAGCCCTAGCAGGTGCCATGGCCTTGGGCGGCGCCGGTGCGGCTCAGGCACAAAGCAGTGGTCCTAGTGTAGTCAATCCTACCGCTGTTATACAACAAATTCAGTCTGGTAAAATTCAAAATCAAAATGATTTAATGTCAGCACTAGGTAACGCAAGTAATAAACAAGCGGTATGGAAAATATTACAAAATACAGCCGGTATGCAGGGCAGTAATGATGTTAATAGTATTATTGGTGCAATTGGTCATAGAAATGCGGCCGGCTCACAAGCTCAAACCATTAATCAATCTCCGACAGCAAAATCAGTTAATCAACCTCAATCTCGTTCGGTTGTCATGAATCCTCGAGATGACTTTGAGGAAGCCGCCAATGCCGCACAGCAGGCTGCTATTGCAATCAACATGAAAAAACATCATGTCAAACCCAAGAACGAAAGTGATGATTATGATGATGGTGAATGGAATGACATGCCAGATGCTCACATAGCAGTTAAAGCAAAACAACCTGCACGTTATCCCGAGGCAGTGCTACGGGCTATTGAACGTAATCCTAATATGCGGGCTGACATCATTCGTGACTACGAGCGCAAGCAAGGCGTAGCCGAAACTGTTACAGATGTTCGAGCAGAAATGGCTAGAGTTTATCGCCGCCTGGCTCCTAAAATTGAACGTCACAGGGACAGTTTTCTTGCTGGTCAACTGTACGACGAGCTAGAAAACATTGCTGAACTACATGGCGCAGAAAATGAGTTCAAACGTATGATGGCTGGTGCTCGTAATCGTGCGCATATGGACTATGATACCAACCCAGGTGGTTTCCAAAACTGGTTCTGGTATTTGCCATTTGAGGACAAAGTCACAGAAGAATTTGAAATGCCCGGTACTACTATTCCACAGAAAAGTGTGATCCGCGGCTATGTGGTCTATTACAATCCTCAAACTCGAATGGTCAGCATCACACGACGTGGCGATAGCGAAGAAGCTGCCATTGAGCAGGCTCGATTGGGTAAACCCAGCATACAGTCCTTTGAAACAACAGTTTCCAAACTGATCAATCGACTTGAACAAGACTTGGTCGAGGACGAAAATTCAACCAGTAGCGAAGCCGTTGAGATCGCCATTATCAGGCGTATCCTAGTGGCGCACACTGATTTGATAATGGAATTTGGGCTAGATAAAGTCACACAGGCCATTGAGGAAGTGGCATACAATGTAGGTGACGTAGACGAAATTGGCACCAGTGATGTTAGTGCTTATGTCAATCAGGTTCAACAGATCCTTGGTGTTGAATGAGAGCCAGTGACTTTACTACCAGCACAAAAAATGTGCATCCAACCGGCAATAGACCCGATTATATCATCGGTCCTGAAGTTGAGAGGACTGCTGCCTACGGCAAAAAAACTTTGATTGTCAACCAGTTCAAAGACATTGACACCATTCAATCTATAGCCGAACAATTCAAATGCCGTCACATTTATTTAGAAGTTACCTATGCGTTAAATCACAGTAGTAATCAGGCGCAGGTATTAAAGAGATATAGGCAATTGGCCCAGCACTTCTTACGACAAAACTATACAGTTACTATTGATATTCCTAACGAACTAGCTAGCCGTTATGCTGATTTAACTAACAATAAAAACTTTGTTATGAATGTGGCTATACAAATCCCTGACATGCACAAGTTAGGAGACCGTGTGTCCATGAAATTTGTTGGCGGTGCTGACTGGAACAAGTCAGGCGGTGTATATGTTGCTGACTTTGATACGATTAGAACTAACAAAAACTTTACACCTTGGAAACGGTATGATAAAGATGTCAAGGTTATTCCATTAAAAGAAGGCAGTGTTGATGATCTTGAAAAAGATCTTCGCCATCCCTACAGCTACGATGCTATAGATCACATGATGAAGTCTATAGCCAAAAAATACAAAATTACTCCAAAAAAACTGCACGAGCTGTTTGTTGAAAAACACGGTGTAGTTCCCGACGACTGGATTAAAGATGCGCATAAGTGATTTTCAAATACATGATAGAAAGCAACTAGATGAAATCCTGGTACGTCTTTGTGAGTTGGTAATTGACGGACAGCGTCGAGATCCCGATGCTTACATGATGTGTGCAGCCGCGGTGCTGGATCGTAACAACAACTGTGTGGCAGCACTGAACTACTGGATCGAATCAGGTGATGTTCACGCTGAACGAGCGGCTATTGATGCGTATCATGACCGTTTTGGCGACATACCCAATGGCAGTATCATCCTGACTACCTGTAGTCCTTGCACCGAACCCATGCCTGAACGTGCGGGTTCTAGCTGTCGAGATTTGATCAGTAGTACACCGGTACATAAAGTCTATGCTGGCTATAGAGATCCTAGTCAACAAACCAAAGCCGGTAATAAAACATATCATTTAGAAATTACTCGAAATAAAAAAATTCAAGCATTGTGCAAAGCCTTTGCTGATACCTGGCTCAAAGATGAATTAAACGAACTCAGCTTCCTTGGTAGCCCTTGCACCAAAGACTGTTCAGGACATCGTGCCGGCTATGCATGGTCACAATCCAAAGGCGGGCGTGTAGCACAAAGTCCATTTAGCCCCAGCTTCAATAATGGTAGCCAGCTCCATGTCGACGGTAAGTAGACATATGAACGATTATCCAATTTATCCAGAACAACAAGAAGGTGATAATAGCGATTACAAACGTAATCCCTATGCACCTGTATAAAACACCTACCTTAGGACGTTACCGTTACTTTGGGTGTGCCCGGCTGCTGGGTTAGTTATTATGGGAGTCGTGCCCCGGAATGGTAACTTAAAGTGAGCTACAGGTTAATATGCAACTAAAAATTGATATCAAATTTAGATCTAGCACCGAAAGTTTATTAATTGATTTAATAGATAATCCGGGAGTTTGCGCCTGGGGTGAATATTGCAAAAAACTTCCCCAGTCTAGAAGTGTAATAAAGCAAGGAATAGCAACAAACTTATTAGTTGCAAATCAATCACAGTGGGTTCATCAACAATTAGTGCAACAAGAATTGTCCAAGACTTCTTTACCTATACCGTTACCGGTTAGTACACCGGAAGAGATTACACAACACCATCTTAATGTATGGCATAGATGGTTTACTGAGCATTCTCAACGGATAATAACTAACAATCCTAGTTGGTTTGATGATTATATTCAAGGAATAACAACTGATAATTTAGAACTATCTGCTGAGTATTACTGGTTGAACGAATTAAATCAGGTAGTGCATGTTTTAGAATCCACTATTCATGAGTATCCAAAAAAAGAATTAAGCACAGCTGGATTGGAGTTTAATTTTCAGCCTAAGTTAGATAGACACGGATTTAAAATTGGTTATGTTGATCTAGCTCCTCATCGTCAATACCACAGCTGGGAACACGCTGATTTAATTTTGGATCAAGCTGTGCATGGCAAAACAACCATGCAAAGTTTTATCGACAATGATGATCCTAACCATTGGGACACAACCGGTCATCACATGAGTTGGGGCGGTTGCAAATTAGTAAACGGAACTTATAGACAAGAGATCTATCAAGGTCCATTGTTTCGCAAATGGATGGATCAAAATGCGGTTACTTATCAAGACCTTTGGGGAGATTATCCATTGGGTAATATTGTTAATCGAGACCAGGACCAACTAGATAGAATATTTTGTAGGTGGCGAGAAGACTTTGTGTCTGTTAATCTAATAATATTAGGTTGACGCATTTAAGTTTAGCCAATCCAGGCTTGACTTTTTAAAATAATCGTATATAATAGCAGAACAAAGGAGATTTACATGTCTAACAACAGAACTTTTAACACAGCCGAACAGGCCAAATTGACCCAGGTTATTAACGAAGGTATGCAGGTGACCTTGGAGATCGAAACACTCACAGGTGGACTTAACGATACTATCAAAGCCATTGCCGAAGAATTAGACATCAAACCCAACATTCTCAAGAAGGCTATCAAGCTGGCACACAAGAGTGAGTTTGGTCGTGAGCAACAGGATCACGAATTACTTGAACAAATTTTAGTTACAGTAGGCAAGACTCTTTGAACTCTGTAGCTGTTCCGGTGGTGTTTATAGATAAGAAAAAGTTTCCTCCTAAGAATCTTAAAGGTTACTTTTGTCTTAGTCCGTTTATAAACATACACATCAGTGTCATAGGCGAAGTTCATCTTTGCCCCTGTCCCGGTTGGGGCGATACCAGAATTGGAAATATTTTAACCGAAACACTGGAACAGATGCTGTCGTCTCCAAAAGCACAACGCATCAGACAAAGCATTATAGATGGCACTTATGATTATTGCGACGAGAATCAATGTGCATTAATAATCAATGGCAATTTAAACACCGCGGACACTCTTCCGTTAAATGTAGCTCGGCAAATCGAAGATGCCAGTCTACATGACATGCCTTACGAAATTGCGTTAAATGTTGATTCTACCTGCAATCTTAGTTGTCCTAGTTGTAGAACAAAGGTAACCAAAATCAGTGAGGAAGATATAGCTAGACAAGAAGAAATTAGTCAACGTATCTTTCAAAATATTTTTTCAAAACCATCTAGTCAACGTATACACTTAGTAACCAGTGGCGCTGGAGAAGTTTTTTCTAGTCCTATGATACAAAGTTTTTTGGGACTATTAAATTTAAAAGACTTTCCAAACATAGCAATAAGTTTACACAGTAATGGCTTATTGGCTGAAAAAAATTGGCATAGAGTCAAACACATAGAATCAGCAATTAGTAATGTAACTATATCAGTTGATGCAGCTAGACCCGATACATATGAAAAAATTAGACGCGGTGGCCAGTGGCCAGACATTTTAAGGTCTTTGGAATTTTTAAAAAATAAAAAAGAGGCAGTAGGATTCAAGTTTAATACTCGAATGATTGTGCAACAATCTAACTTTCGAGAAATTCTTGAATTTTACAGTCTGTGCAAGCTATACAATGTTGATCGAGTTGAATACTCTCGACTGACCAATTGGAATACCTGGGATAAACATGAATTTAAAACTCACGATGTTTTTAATAATTTACATCCAGAAAAAATTATAGCATTAGATTTAATTAACCAGGCAAAGTTACTTCCGGACACATGGTTTGAAGGAAATTTTAACTGAGTCGAGTTGTGTATATAAATATTTACTGAGTCGCTCCCATAAGGAGCATGAATCATGGCTAACCGGCCATAAACGGAGAAAAATTTGAGTTATGTAGATGCACTATTTGATCGTGAACACGATCGTATTCATGTAGTTGAACGGAAGGATGGACGTAGAACCTATCAAGAATATCCGGCCAACTATGTATTTTATTACGAGGATCCTCGTGGTAAATTCCTAAGCCTATTCGGCACACCTGTCAGTAGATTCAGCACACGCAACAACAAAGAGTTTCGTAAAGAAATTCGCATACAGTCAGGCAAGCAACTGTATGAGAGTGATATCAATCCAATCTTTCGGTGCTTAGAAGAAAACTACAAAGGGCAAGATGGTCCCAAGTTAAACGTAGCATTCTTTGACATTGAAGTAGACTTTGATCCCGAACGTGGTTTCTCACCAACAACAGATCCATTTAATGCTATCACTGCAATCTCGGTCTACTTGCAATGGCTCGATCAAATGGTCACGCTAGTTGTTCCGCCCAAGCATATGAGTCGTGCAACTGCGAACGAAATTGCCAAGGAGTTTGAAAACTGCGTCGTCTTTGAGCGTGAAGATGAAATGTTAAAAACATTCTTGGACCTTATCGAAGACGCCGATGCACTATCCGGTTGGAACTCAGAGGGTTATGATATACCCTACACAGTAAATCGTGTTACACGTATTCTCAGCAAGGATGATACACGCAGATTTTGCCTGTGGAACCAGTACCCTAAGAAACGTATGTTCGAACGCTTTGGTGCAGAAAACGAAACCTACGATTTAATTGGTCGTGTGCATATGGACTATATGCAACTGTATCGCAAGTACACATACGAAGAACGCCATAGTTATAGTTTGGATGCTATTGCTGAATATGAGTTACAAGAAACCAAGACGGTGTTTGAAGGCACACTTGATCAATTGTACAATCAAAACTTTAAAAAGTTTATCGAATATAACCGTCAGGACACAATGATTCTTGCCAAGCTGGATAAGAAATTAAAGTTCTTGGATTTGGCCAATACCCTAGCACACGAAAACACAGTGTTACTACAAACTACAATGGGTGCTGTAGCTGTAACAGAACAAGCAATTATTAACGAAGCACACGAGCGTGGTATGGTTGTGCCTAATCGCAAGGAACGCTATTCGGATGAAGACACACAAGCCGCAGGTGCCTATGTTGCGTTTCCAAAAAAAGGCATACACGAGTATGTAGGTAGTATAGATATTAACTCACTGTATCCAAGTGCTATTAGAGCACTTAATATGGGACCTGAAACTATTGTAGGACAACTCCGACCTATAATGACTGAACGCTATATTGGTGATAAGATGCGAGCAGGTAGCTCATTTGCCGGGGCATGGGAAGGCCTGTTTGGAAGTTTAGAATACGAAGCAGTCATGAATACCGAAGTAGGTACAGAAATTACCATTGACTGGAAAGACGGTGAGGAGAGTGTACACAGTGCCGCTGACATATGGAAGATAATTTTTGATAGCAATCATCCTTGGATGATTACCGCTAACGGTACTATCTTTACCTATGAGAAGGAAGCTGTTATTCCAGGATTGTTAAAACGTTGGTATGCTGAACGTAAAGAGATGCAGGCCCGATTAAAGGAGTGTAAAAATGCAGAAGATGAAGAATACTGGGACAAGCGTCAACTTGTTAAAAAGATTAACCTCAACAGTCTCTATGGTGCTATTCTTAATCCTGGTTGCCGTTTCTTTGATAAGCGTATTGGTCAATCCACAACTCTTACTGGTCGTGCAATTGCCCGGCATATGGATGCGTATGTGAACGAATGTATCACAGGTGTGTATGATCACGTAGGCGAGGCAATTATATATGGTGATACAGACTCGTGTTATTTTACAGCGTATCCTGTACTACAAAAAGAAATAGAAGCAGGCAACATGACCTGGAGTCGTGAAATTGCCGTTCGACTGTATAACAGTATTGCTGATCAAGTTAACGATAGCTTTCCAGGTTTTATGGAACAAGCATTTCACGTGCCTAGGGAGATGGGCGATGTTATTAAAGGTGGACGTGAGATTGTTGCCAGTAAAGGCTTGTTTATTACTAAAAAGCGGTATGCTGTCATGTACTACGACAAAGAAAACAAGCGTGTAGACACACACGGATCACCGGGTAAAGTAAAAGCCATGGGATTAGATCTCAAGCGTAGTGATACTCCTAAGGTTATTCAAGAATTCCTAAGTCAAATTCTTGATGAGGTACTAATTGGCACAAGTCGTGAAGAAATCATTGAAAAGATTCGCGAGTTCAAGTACAAGTTCAAAGAACGTCCAGGTTGGGAAAAGGGTAGTCCTAAGCGTGTAAACAACTTGACCAAATATGGCAAGGAAGAAGAACGCCTAGGCAAAGCCAACATGCCAGGACATGTCCGTGCCGCACTTAACTGGAACAATTTGCGTCGTATGAACAGTGACAAGTATAGTATGCAAATTGTAGATGGCATGAAAACTATTGTTTGCAAACTTAAAGCAAACCCACTGGGCTGGACGTCAATAGGTTATCCTACTGATGAAACACATCTTCCTACGTGGTTTAAAGAACTACCATTTGATGACAGCGAAATGGAAGCCACAGTGGTAGATCAAAAATTAGACAATTTGTTAGGTGTGTTGGAATGGGATCTAGCGGCAGCTACTAACACCGAAAATACCTTCCAAACTTTATTTGAGTGGTAATATGTTAAGCGATCTAGTTAACTACTACAATCAACTGTGTTCTATAACCGCAATAGATGCCAAACGGTTTGCTGACGCAGAATTACAAAAAATTATTCAAATATCTCAGCATTCAGAATTAGAAAATCTGCGTTCCGATGTACTAAATTCATTTGATCAATTTGAAAGTGCATTCAACACTATTAAACGTCAAGTATACGATCAAATTAGAAAAGAAGAACAGCCATACCTACAAAATAGTTATAAAACATATGAAGAATTTCGTTCTTATCGATATAGTTGGTACAAATGGAGAGACCCAAACGAGTATGTTAATAATGTTCTTAGTAGTCGTTTGCCTGTATCAGACCAGACTCGAGAACTTCTCATAAATCGCATTACGCGAGTTTCTGGTTGGCAAAATACAACTATGATTTTGCGTCCTGGAGTAGAATCTTGGATACACAACATGGTTAACAATGATCCTATATATCTTGTTGACGAAGATTATGAACTGTTAAAACCAGTTTTATCACAGTTCAATGAAGCATATCAACGTAGATTACGAACTTACACAATACGAGAAGATCAAGATCAGGATATATTGTGGCAATTGCCCAATAATCAATTTGGATTAGTACTTGCTTGGAATTATTTTAACCATAGACCTTTTGAAATAATTCGTCAATACCTAATAGAACTTTATAGAAAGATGCGCCCAGGGGGCATGCTCTTAATGACCTTTAATGACTGTGATCGATGGGAAGGGGTCAAAGCAGTTGAAGCAACAACAGGGCTGTACACACCGGGGTCACTGATTCTATCGTTTGCTGAAAGTTTAGGATTTGAACAACACTTTACCTATCACGACAACGGGCCGTGGACCTGGATAGAATTTCGTAAACCAGGAAAATGGCAATCATACCGTGGTGGCCAGGCCTTGGCACAAATATTACCTAAACCCGTTGCAGAATCTAAATAAACCACGTACAATCAACAACAAGGAGAATTATATGAAAGATCATTTACTAGACTTAGTAGAACACACACACAAATTAGGCTGTATTGACCTAGTTAAAATTACAGGCGATGACAAGGCAACCGAAATATTTGGTATTGCTGAAGATCGTAGCGTAATTGTAGAAGGCAAATATACCAACCCGGTGCCAGAGTTTATTGGTTTGTTTGGCATGCCAAATTTGGCTAAACTTAATATTTTATTAAACTTGCCAGAGTATAAAGAAGGTGCAGAACTTGGTGTAACAAAGAAAGATACCGGGGCACTAGATGGTATTAATTTTAAAAATGCCACCGGCGACTTTAAAAATAATTATCGCTTTATGGCTGCCGAACATGTTGATCAAAAGGCCAAAACAGTTAAATTTAAAGGCGTTCCTTGGCACGTTGAGTTTGAACCAACTGTAGCAGCTATTCAACGATTGAAGATGCAGGCCAGTGCCAATGCCGAAGAAGTTAACTTTCAAGCAAAAACAGAAGACGGCGATTTAAAATTCTTCTTCGGCGACCATTCAACACACGCAGGTAACTTTGTGTTCCACCCAGGTGTAACAGGTACTCTTAAACGTGCTTGGAGTTGGCCAATTAAAACAGTTATTAGTATTTTAGATTTAACCGGCGATAAAGTTATGAAGATCAGCGACGATGGCGCAGCACAGATTACTGTTGATTCTGGATTGGCTACTTACACTTATATCATTCCAGCACAGTCTAAATAATAGATGACTCAAGATAATCTTACAGCCAAACAAAACGATTATGCTGTGTTCTTGCCAGCTATTAGTGGTTTCTATGCCACTTACATAGGTAAACAACGAGATCCAGTAAACGGACCGTATGTAGACCCAAAAACTCGTATGCCAGCTGGCATGAAAGATATGGAAATGATGAACTGGCTTAACAGCGCCAAGAGCTTATTTCCATATAAGTGGTCTTTGTATTCGGGTGGACATGCCAACTTGGATCTAACCAAACAAGACTGGTCAGAGGATATGGTTCGTAATCGTGAACCTGGCACTGTAATGCTAGGCGACTCAGGTGGATTCCAAATTGCCAAAGGTCTATGGGAAGGTGAGTGGCGCGACCCAACAAGTCCAGTGGTGTTGGCCAAGATGGCCGAGCTCCGGGCCAAGGGTGTTGAGCATGTGCCGGATCTTAAACCCGATGGTACCCCCAAGCACGATAAGAATGGTAATACCAAATACATTAAGATTGATCATGTTAAAAATTATCAAAATCTATTAGATGCTGCACAGAAGAAACGTGAAGCTGTACTCAAATGGTTAGATGGTGTTGCCGACTATGGTATGACACTTGATATACCAACCTGGGTCATACATGACAAACACGCCAGCGCCAAGTGTGGCATTACTACACTAGAAGAAGCTGTGGCTGCTACCAAATATAATAATGACTATTACATGAAGCACCGCAAGGGCGCCAAGAATGGTGGCATGAAAGTTCTTAATGTTTTACAAGGTGCCAATCACGCTGACGCAGATCGTTGGTATGAAACAATGAAACACTATTGTGACCCTGCCATATACCCAGACACACACTTTGATGGTTGGTCAATGGGTGGTCAGAACATGTGCGATGTGCATTTGGTCCTGCGTAGACTTGTAGCATTACGCCACGATGGCTTGTTAAAAGAAGGTGTGCATGATTGGATGCACTTCTTGGGCACAAGTAAATTAGAGTGGGCAGTATTACTTACAGACATTCAACGTGCAGTTCGTAAGTATGTTAATCCTTCTTTTACTATTAGTTTTGATTGTGCTTCGCCGTTTTTGGCTACAGCAAATGGGCAAGTCTACCACCACATCGACCTTCCACACAACGAAAAGTGGTGCTATCGAATGAGTCCAATTGCGGACGATAAAAAGTATTCAACAGATACTCGTCCGTATGGACAAGCGGTAGTAGCCGATGGTCTTGTTGATCACTTTGACGAGAGTCCAATCAGTCTACAGTTACAAATGAAGGATGTTTGTTACTATCAACCTGGTATGTTGAACAAGATTGGCAAAGAAGGCAAGACATCGTGGGATAGTTTTAGTTATGCATTACTAATGGGCCATAATGTTTGGATGCACCTAGAAGCTGTACAAAGAGCTAATCGTGAATATGACAACGGATCTTGGCCCGCCATGATGTGGGATCAAAACGGAGATCATACACGATTTAAAGACATTGTAGAAGCCATCTTTGCTACGCCTGATCGTGCCGAAGCCGAAGCCATTATTGAGTCTTATGATCGTTACTGGATGGACATTGTAGGCACACGCGGATTCAAAGGTAAAAAAGCCAAAAACGCACACAGTCAATTTAATGCATTATTTGAAGTAGAGGAATCAAACGATGGCATTGATGGAGATGATGCCGATTTAGATGAATCAAAACTAGATAATCTGGAGGCCTAATGTCTTGGGAAAGAAGAATTAAACATTTAGAAGAAGCACACCACGCACTCAACAAAAGAATTGACGGTTTGGAAAGCACCGGTGTGTTTGATGATGTTGAACTAACTGATTTGAAGAAACAAAGGTTGCAATTAAAAAAACAAATTGTTATACTTAAACAAGAAAATAATCCATCCACCCATTATAATACAGAACAAAATGATTAGAGCAGGACACGAAGAAGTAAGTTTCTTTACAGGAACCGAAGTAGAACATACCCCTGCGTTTGGACGCCGTACACTATTTGTAGTAGGTGTACAGGATTCACAAATCGTCCAACAGGAAGCAAAGAATAACAACATTGAACATATCTACTTTGGTGCCAATCAGAGTTTTCCAGCATTGGATAAAAATGACGGTGATGCATGGCGTGATTGGGAAGTCATGGTACAAGACTGCTTGGAAGCTGGCTGGTTATGTACTTTGGATTTAGATATTCAACAGGCAGAAGGATTACTTGAATCCGCACTGGTAGAATTCCATAACTTCATTCCAATGATTAGCGTTAAACTTCCTTATATTAAACAGTTTGGATACAATGCTACTCTTAAAATTGATGACCGAGATTTTGCAGCAACAAACCCAGGCGTCTGGTGCCACTCGTTACACGATTTACAAAAACGTGAGGTGTTTACTGACTGGTCTAAATACACAAAGGACGAGGTTATCAAATGATTAGATGGTTATGGGCAAAGATAGTTGCATGGGGTTGGGATTTTAGTTACGAATTAAGTGAAGAAAAAAGTAAACCTGCTAGGATTGGACGTGGAAGTATTAGCGTCAGTTTTGATGACTGTGACGTTGAGACGAAAGATTGTCTCGAACTTCCGGATCCAATACGCTTCCGTGTACAACAGGTATCGGGTGGTACAGTAATTGAAACCAAATATTATGACCACAAAAAAGACGAAGAACGGATTAAACTACACATTGTTACCCCTGATGAAAACTTATCTGAATCAATTGGTAAAATTGTAACTATGGAATTGCTACAAAAATGACCATAGATAATAAACATTTCTGTCCAGCGCCGTGGGTTTCACTGTATATTGACCCCCAAGGCAATATAGAAAATTGTTGTGTGAGTAAAAATAAATTAGGTAATATTAATAAAACTCCTGCAATCAAAGACACAATAAGCGGCTCTAATAATCTCGATATCAAAACAATGATGTTAAATGATATTCCGGTTGAAGGGTGTAAAAATTGCCACTCTCAGATTGGTACTCATACTTTACAACATCATTTTAAAAAGAAATATAACCATCTTGGTGATGAGTTTTACAACAATATTGATAACTTTAATTTAAAATATCTTGATTTGCGTTGGAACAATACCTGCAATTTTGCCTGCATATATTGTGACCCTGAGCTCAGCTCACTATGGGCCGAACAGAAATATCAAGTAGTTAAGATGAAAGAAGCCAAAGGAGATTTGTTAGATTATGTTTTAGAATCTGCTGCCGACCTTAAAGAAATATATCTTGCTGGTGGCGAGCCGTTGATGATAAAAGAAAACGAAATAGTCTTAAGAAAATTATTAGAAGTTAATAAATCTTGTCGTATTTGTGTTAATACTAATCTTAGCCTAATACACGAAAATAAAATTTTTGAATTGTTGAAACAGTTTAGTAATGTACAATGGTTAGTTAGCGGAGAATCAATTGCAGAACAATATGAATATATTCGTTGGCCCGGAAAATGGAATGTTTTCTTAGAAAATTTACACACAATTAACTTGATTGCAAAGCATCACCTTAGTTTTAACATGGTGTTTATGAATATTAACTCGTTGTCAATTTGGGATTTTATTGATTTGGTGCATCAAACTTTGAATATATCTCATCGAGCAATAACTATTAATATCTACAATCTGAGAGATAATGGTGGTCCGTGGGCAATTCAACGACTAACTGATCACCAGAGAGAGTTGGTTAGACAGCGAATTTCTAAAAATGATTATTCAAATATTCTTGGCATTGACAACGTAATTGCCTCGTTAAACGACGATCGAACTCCCTATAAATCCAATTGGGACGGACTTGAATATACAGTAGAAGAATTTAACAAATTAGACCAAGATAGAAAATTAAATAGTCGTGCAATTTTTCCAGATATGTATGATGCCATTGACTCGTTTAATAATACTAATATAGAAAGCCACCAGAAATGATACAACAAGAACGCGAAACTATTGAACGCATTAAAGCGGCAGCCCAGAGACAAATTTGGGTTACATTCCGTAAGGAAGGCATTCATCGCTATCCAGCGGCTGCAACAGACCCAGCATTATGCACAGCAGGAGAATATGATGTATCGTTTTTGGCCAGTCCTCATCGCCATATCTTTCATTTCCGGGTGTCAATCGATGTCTTCCATAACGACAGAGATATCGAATTCATCCAATTCAAACGGTGGCTTGAAAATCTCTATTCCAATAACGGAATTGTTTCGAATCCCGTTTTAGAACTAGACTGGAAATCATGTGAAATGATTGCCGATGATTTATATTTAAAGATAGCCGAACGCTATCCCGGTCGTGCTGTAGTAATTGAAGTATCCGAAGACGGCGAGAACGGATGCTCCATTAGTTATAATCTTACTCGTCCAACACAATCAACTGTAATTTAAAGGAACTATCATGGGCAAACCCCAACATCGTGTAAACCCAAGAGCTCTTCAAGCATTAGAAGATTTGTCAAACTACTTGGAATTCTGTCGTGACTACGGATACCGTTATAGAGAAGAAGATCTCTACAACTTCCGTTCTTATGCCTGGCAACAGTATAACAAATTTACTCAAGGCAAGAATGCCAAAAACATGTGGGAAGAAGATACTCGTAGATTCTCAGGATATCGCCGTGCGTAAATTATTCTATATGGGCTTGGAGTCATATGAGGCTCGCTACACTCTACAACTTACAGAATGGAATCGGCGTGTATTTGATCGTCGTGGACTAGATGTAGTCTATGTTCCTGGCAATACTATTGACAACACGCAAAGTATTAGTGTTGGACAGGTGCTAGACGCACACGGTCGCAGTTACTTTGGCATGAGTCAAATGATGAACTTGGTTCAAATGATGCGTAACGGTGATGTAACTAGTGAAGACGTTATCTACTTTGAAGACATGTTCCAGCCAGGCATCGAATCGTTGCCATACATTATGGATCAAATTCCAGCGGAGCAACGTCCTAAGGTCTTTGTGCGTTGTCTGGCACAAGCAATTGATCCAGACGACTTTGTTCATGTCTGGGGTATGGCCAAGTGGATGGACTTATATGAGAAGATGGTCAATGAGTTCGTAACAGGTGTGTTGGCCACTAACGAAGAGATGGTGGCTCATATGCGTATTGCAGGTTGGTCGGCTCCAATCTACAATATCTCTGGACTTGCTTTTGGCAAAGAAGAGGTGCTAGAACGCATTGGTGGCGCTCAAAATATTAAACCATTTAATGAACGTAAGATCCGAGTGGGGTTTGCAGCTAGATTTGACCAAGAGAAACAACCAGGTTTCTTTATGGATTTGATTGACATGTACTATAGCCAAGGTCGTCATAAAGATATTGAATTTGCCATATTCCAAGGTGGTCCATTGCGTAGTAATAATTCAGAATATGTAACTAGAGCAAGAGTTTTGCAAAGCGAAGGTAAACTTACAATCTATGAAAACTTAAAGAAAAATGATTACTATAATTTGCTCAATGATACTCGGGTATTGTTTAATTGTGCTTTACAAGACTGGGTCAGCAACACCGTCTCGGAAGCAGACACACTTGGCTCTAATGTGCTTTATCCTGCTTATCGCAGTTTCCCTGAAACTTTTGCTGACGATCCTAACAGGTTATATGTTCCTTGGAGCATTGATGACGCTTATCACAAGTTAGAAAACTTGTTAGGTGAATTACATCACAATACAGGCCTGATCAGTGACTGGACTGATGGCACTGTGGATCGTATTGTGGACATCTTAGAAGGTAACGGTGAACAGTGGAATCGTGCAGGCAATCGTTATCGCGATCATGTAAGCCAAGCCAAGTATCACGTAAGGAAAATTGAAGGATGAAAGTAGTAGTCACTGGTGCTGCTGGATTCATTGGCGGGGAAACATTATTAAAATTAGTGGATGACGGGCACGATGTATTAGCGATTGATCGGGTAATGCCTCCTGGTAACTTGATTCCTGTTCCGTGCCAGTGGCATACTGGAGACTTTGCAGCTGAGCTAGGGCTGGATGCTATCAAGCGATTTTGTCCAGACGCTGTTATTCATTGTGCTGGTACCAGCTTAGTTGGTCCTAGTATGCAAGATCCTCAAGAGTACTACAACAACAATTTTATCAAAACTAAAATCCTACTAGACTATTTGATTAGGAATCACGATAAACAAGTTAGATTTATTTTTAGTAGCAGTGCTGCAACCTACGGCAATCCCGTCATAACTCCTGTGCAGGAAATTGATCCCAAAGAACCGATCAGCCCGTATGGCGAAAGCAAGTTGATGATTGATTGGATGTTGGCCAGTTATCATCGTGCTTATGGTTTAGACTATGTGAGTTTTCGTTATTTTAATGCGTGTGGTGCAGATAGCCTAGCCCGGCATGGACAAGCCGCAGGTGCAACACATATTATTGCTCGAGTATTAGAATCAGTTAAAAACAAACAAGATTTTACTTTGTATGGAACTAATTATCCTACACCAGATGGCACTTGTATTCGTGATTATATTCACGTGGAAGACTTGGCCGAGGCACATATCTTGGCAATGGATCGAACTATTCCTAGCGACATCTATAATCTCGGTACTAACACTGGATATAGTAATCTTGAAATTGTTCGTGCGTCTGCACAGATTACCGGCGTTAATATTCCCATGTTACATGGACCAAAGCGCGAAGGTGACCCAGCTATTCTAACAGCTGATGCTGGCAAGTTTACAAAGGTCAGTGGCTGGCAACCAAAATTTGTTATGACAGATATAATTAACCATGTATGGAAGTGGTATAATCAATGAGCTTTGACAGTATACTAAAATTTGAACAAGAGTTAGCCGAGTACACAGGTGCTCCTTATACTGTAATGACTGACTGTTGTACTCATGCTATTGAATTATGTATGAGATACGACCGTGTAAAAGAAACTTGTTTTACTCCTTTTACATATTTGAGTGTGCCTATGACCATGCACAAGCTGGGTATCAAGTACAGTTATCACGAACACCCAAACAGACAAGAATGGATTGGTGAATATAAATTTGAATTTACTAGGATTTGGGATAGTGCTCGCAGATTAGAGCGCAACATGTATCGTCCTGGCACATTAACTTGTGTAAGTTTTGGGCGCACCAAGCCATTAGAGATTGGTCGCTGTGGTGCTATCTTGCTAGATGATCCTGTGGCCTACAAGGTAATGTTGGCTCAACGCTATGATGGTCGTGACCTGAGGATTGTGCCCTGGCAAGCACAAGAAGTGTTCCACGTAGGTTATCACTATAAACCCACAACGGAAGAAGCAGAATTAGGAAGTCAATTACTGCCACTGGTTAACGAAGCGCCTAAATTCATAGCATATCCAGATTGCCGAAAAATTAAAATAATTGATTAACTTGTAGACAACGGTCTAAATAACTGTTACAATAGTAACAAGACTGGTCATCCACGACCCTATAACTCGGAGAAAAAGAATTGACAACATTTACATCAGAAGACTTAAAAAACGCATTGGCTAATTCTAAATTAGTAGAAGAAGCACCGTATCACCCAGGCTATGAAGATGTTGGCATGGACGATAAGGGCTATAAAGAAGCAAATTTAGCCGATGCTATCCGCTTTAAGATGAAACGTGATAAGAAGCGTTTCTGGGCAGGCGATAATATCAGTGATTATTTACATGAAGGTGATAAAGAACAACTAATCAATGAAGCCACGGTGGCATTTGAACAGGTACTGGACACACTATTAATTGATCGTGAAAATGATCCTAACAGTAAAGGTACCGCTAGACGTCTAGCTAAAATGTATTATAACGAAATTATGGGAGGTCGATATGATCCAGCACCAGATGCAACAGCTTTTCCAAATGACTCAGCGGATCGTTACGAAGGTATGCTTGTGGTTCGTAGTGAGCTCCGTAGCATGTGTAGTCATCACCATCAACCTGTCAGTGGTGTTGCTTATATTGGTATTATTGCCGCAAATAAACTCATTGGTCTTAGCAAATATACTAGGATAGCTCAGTGGTGCGCTAGGCGTGGTACTTTGCAAGAAGAGCTATGCAATGACATCGCGAGAGAAATAATGCGGGCAACCGACAGTGAGAATGTTGGAGTTTATATTCAAGCTACACACGGTTGTTGCGAAAACCGAGGCATTATGGCGCACAGTAGTCTAACACAGACTACAGTACTTAAAGGTGCGTTTAATACAGATCCTGGAACTAAAAAAGAATTTATGGATAATATTAAACTACAACAGGACTTTGCGCCTAGATAAACCGTTGTAAAAAAGCTACAGATTTACCGTTTGACCTGAAAATCCGTTTCTTGTATAATACTAGTATTGTTAATTAATCTAGGTTATACAATGAAACGGATTTTGCTTTTAGCAACAGTAGTACTACAATTAGTAGCTTGTGCTGGCGGCGGTGGAGGCGCAAACAATCCAGGTACATCTGCGCCCCCTACCCAAGGTACAGGTCCTACCACACCTACTACTACACCCACTACTACACCCACAACCACCACACCTACTACTACACCCACTACTACACCCACAACCACTACACCCACTACTACACCCACAACCACTACAACCACTACACCCACTACCGCACCCACTACAACCACTACACCCACAACCACTACACCCACTACTACACCCACAACCACTACACCCACAAATACCTATGTTCCATATGCCACGCCGGTTCGTGTTGGATCAGTTACTCCGATTAATAGTGCAGTGTACGAATACGATTCAAGTGCATTATACGCTGAAAATCTTGCCGGAACGGGTCAACAACTTGTTACAGCAGGTCGCTCTGGTACAACCAATGGCGGTAGTTATCCTACATATAATTTGAACATTTTTGATTGGGAAAACGGTCAGTTAGTAAACAAAACTAGTAAATGGTTCACAGGAACGGATAATGTAATTTTAGGTACAGAACCTAGTGTAAAGTTTGGTGACTTTAATGGTAGTGGAAGAAAAAGTATGTACGTTTCACCAAATACAGATAATGGTGCTAATATTGGATCTGGTTGGTTATTTCTTAATAACGGTTCAAGTTTTACTAGAGTTGATTTAGGACTCGGTATTAATGGTCATGACAGTGCAGTCTACGACATCAACGGTGATGGCATTGACGATATCTTTACAACAGGTAGTAAGGTTGTATTTGGTTCGCGTACTAATAATTTTGTTGCTCATACTGTGTCGGGGCTGGATTATGGTGGATCTGCTGCTTCAGTAGCTATTGCTGATTTTATGGGCAACGGCACTAGTACGGTTATTCTAACAGACTCTGGAGTAACTAGTTGCAAAACTTGTAGCACAAATTTATATAGCTGGGCTATGACCGACACCAATCGCGGCACACTAGACTTTGAAATAACCAAGATCAGTACTTTGCCAGGCTCAAGATTCTTTTTACCTAAATGGGATAGTTACGGTTTTAGCGGAGCGACCGATTATAGAGCGTTAGCGTTTGACTTTGACAACTCTGGATTAACTAGTGCTGTTATTTTTAGTAGACCTTGGTTTACTAATGGAGCATGGCCTGACTTCAGTGAGATACAATTCTTAAAAAACAAAGGTGGTGGCACATTTATAGATGTTACTGATACTACCCTGGTTGGGTATGATACTAAAACTTCTGCAAACTATAATCCTAAACTTGTAGACGTTAACGGCGACGGGTTAACTGACATCGTATTAGCCGCAACTGGTTGGGGAAGTACTACCGGCGCACAAGTATTAATACACACTAAAGAAAACAAATATGTGGCCAGCTATGCCGCCATCATTGATGCTTTTGTAGGACAATCGGTGGCTCTTGAAAAGGCAATTAATGCCAGTGCAGCCGGCGGTGCCAATGGTATTGTGTTTGTTAAAGGGCCAGATAATAGCATGTATCTTGCTACAGCAATCAGTTATAGCGGCAATGGTACACAACAAAAAGCTATCTATCTCAGCAAATTAGGAGACACGGCCAGTACCACTACTCAGGCAACTGTTACGGCGATTAAACAGGTATGGCCGTGGATGAGTAATGCACAAGTCAACACCGTGCTGGCAGCCAGCTCAACTAACTATTTTGGTTTTAATTTACTAGACACGACTAAAGTATTTCAGCCCGTGGGCGATATGTCAATACCACTAAGTGGTGGCAAAGGATTTGCACCAATACGTGGATACGTAATGGGTCTAGGGCTTGATGATAGCGATACATTGGTCACTGACAGTGTAGGTCGTGGGTTTACAACCAACCTTAAATTTATGAATGTGTCAGGCATGAATAGTTTTGGTTATAACACTGAACACACTGATCAATACAATTTAACTAGCCACGCAGAATATCTGGTTAATGGCACACCAGTAACCTATGGCAATATGCGTGTTGCTACAGAAAATCGTAATGCATTTTTTGGTAACGATCAAGGACCTGGAATGCTACAAAAGCCCACACAATACTCTGTAGGTATTCCAGAAATTTATAAAAACGGTAAGTTTACCTATGGTGCTCAGTTTACCAACCTAAACACCAATCCCTGGATGGCGTTTGGTGGTGCTTGGGGCACTGTTACCAATTCAGGCATCCTAGACAATGTGGCCACTTACCGAGATGGTGGCTTTAGCACACAGGCCAGCTTGATGCACGTTACAACCAACATTACTCCAGGATTAATAACCAAGGTTAATAACATAGTCGGTGCTTGGGCTGAAACCGGATATCGTTATACCGAAGATCAGTTTGGTGATCTTGGAGTATATGCTGGTGTCAAGCCTGTGGTATTATCAGGCAATGTGGAGGCAAAGATGCCGACTGGTGTTGACAACAGCGGCAATATAGTGTACACTAACAAAAAACTAGCAATACAGAATCAAACTACAGCGTATGTTAGAGCATTATACACTAACATGATTGATAAAAAGACCATGTATCGTTTCAGTGTTATGGGAACCCAGCAGAATCAATATCGACTAATGCACGAACTTAGATTTTGGATAGATTAAAATGACAACACTACTAGAAGCACAACAAGCCGGAATAGCACCATGGACTGAAAAGATCAAAGAACGTCCATTGGTTGCAGTATTCCTAGACCGGTATCCGTGTACTCCGGGTCATAGATTATATGTTCCCAAACATGACAATCCAAATTGGATTGTGCAGGCCATGGAACAAGCACTAGCCGATGGTAATCACATGGTTGAACAAGGAGAATGCGATGGTTTCAACATTGGGTATAACAGTGGCACGGCTGCTGGACAGACTGTTATGTATCCCCATATTCATCTTATTCCACGCAGAACGGGTGATGTCGAGGATCCGGTGGGCGGTGTACGAAATACAATACCGGGTAAAGGTAATTATAAAAAATGATCATTGAATTGATTGGAACCTGGATAGTAATTGGCTTCTTCTCTGCCATTGGTTGGGGCACTGCCCAAAAAACTGTGGTAGAACCCTATATCAATCCTGCTATAGATAAGGTAATGCCATCAACAAAACCAGAAGCACCAAACAGCGATAATAAATAGATTCACAGCGGTCTTGGCGTCACTCCCGCTTTACAAACTCTGCCGCCTATGCTATAATCTAACATAGGAGAAACAAATGGCAAAGTACTATTCAACAAAAACTTACGGCAACGATCGCGGACTTTCATGCTGTTTTAGACAGTGGAGAGCGACTCATAGTCACTGCTCAACACTTCACGGATACTCAATTGGTATCAAATTAATCTTTGAATGTGATACACTAGATGACAAAAACTGGTGTATGGACTTTGGTGGTTTGAAAGAATTCAAAGCATGGGCAGACTATATGTTTGATCATACTTTGGTCGTGGCCGAAGACGATCCAATGTTAGATTTTTTCAAACACATGAACGAAATTGTAAATGTTGACAGCAAAAATCATCTAAGCAAGTTGCCGTATGAACGCGGTGCCTTGTGTGATCTGCGCATTGTGCCCGGAGTAGGCTGTGAAATGTTTGCCAAACTGGCCTATAACAAAATGGCTGAACTGTTGGCTAGTGGCGACATGCGTTATCCGATCAATCCAACAGTTAGGATTAAATCTGTAGAAGTGTTTGAACATGGTGCTAATTCAGCTACTTACGAAGACTAATGAAGATTTATTTGCCTAATAATATACGCATATAAATATTCGCACGATGACAAACGAATACAAAATAGCCATATTATTACCCACACGAGGCCGCACAGCGGCATTGGATCGTAGCCTTGTTGGGTTGCTAGAATTAACCACAGACCTAGATAGTATACAGGTTTTGTTAGGACTAGATACCGATGATACTGTCGGTATTGAACATTTTCAAGAAAAACTACAGCCCAAATTGGATGACATGGGAGTGCATTATACTGCCATGAGTTTTGACCCAATGGGGTATAGTCGATTACACGATTATGTAAACACCTTGGCACACGCTAGTTCAGCAGATTGGATGTTTTTCTGGAACGATGATGCTGTAATGGAAACACAAGGCTGGGATACTGAAATTTGCAAGTACACCGGCCAGTTTAAACTCCTGGCAGTTCATACTCACAACGATCATCCCTACAGTATATTTCCCATTGTGCCCAGGGCCTGGCTAGATGTAATCGGTCATTTGAGTTTACATAGTATGAACGATGCTTGGTTAAGTCAAAATGCATATTGTGTAGACATTTATCAGCGTATTGAAGTCGATGTCCTGCACGATCGTGCCGACCTCACTGGTAATAACTTAGATGCTACTTATAAAGAACGTGAGTTATTAGAAGGTAATCCTAGCAATCCTAGAGATTTTCACTACCCTCCAACATCACAGATACGATTCAAGGAATGCGACAAACTCAATGAGTATTTAAAAAGTCAAGGATTAAATCCTACATTCTGGGACAATGTCAAATCTGGTAAACAAGATCCTTGGCAAGTGCTACGAGAAAACGATGTAAATGGCCAAATGCAACAATTTGAAATAAGAACTCAACGATGAAAAAAACTGTATTAGTAACCGGTGGTGCAGGATTCATTGGGCACCATATGATTCGTCGCTTGCTCAAACACGAAGAATATGAAATTACCTGTCTAGATCGTTTGGACTTTTCAGGCAATCTAAATCGACTGTATGAATTGAGTCAAGAGTTTGGCACAGATGCCATGAGCCGCCTAAAGTTCATTTATCATGATTTACGTGCCGAAATTAACCCACAGTTGGCACATCAAATTGGTCCTGTTGATTTTATCATTCACATGGCCGCAGGTAGCCACGTTACTCGTTCGATCGAAAACCCTATGATGTTTGTGCAAGACAACGTGGTAGGAACCTGTAACCTGTTGGACTACGCTAGACATTATTTGCCCAAATTAGAAAAGTTTATATATTTTGGTACAGACGAAGTGTTTGGAGATGCCCCCGAAGGTGTGGAGTACCAAGAGTGGGATCGCTACAACAGTCGCAGTCCTTATAGTGCCACCAAGGCCGGCGGTGAAGAATTGTGCATTGCCTACGAAAACACCTTTGGCATGCCTATCTACTGTACGCACACCATGAACGTGTTTGGCGAGCGTCAAAGTCCAGAAAAGTTTATTCCATTGGTTGTGCGTAAGGTATTGGCAGATGAAACTGTTGTCATCTACTGTGACGAAGCCACAGGAACTCAAAGTGGACTGCGCCACTGGGTGCATGCCGCAGATGTAGCCGATGCCACCATGTTCATTATGGACTTGCCACACAAGGGCTTTCCACTGGCCAGTGACTTTGGCGGTGCCACTTGCCCCAAGTTTAACATTGTTGGTCAATTGGAAATTAGTAATTTAGTTGTGGCCCAGAAAATTGCTACCTTACTAGGACGAGAATTAAAATATGTCATGGTAGGACACGATCCAGAGCGTCCTGGTAACGATTTTCGTTACAGTCTCAGTGGCGAATACATGAAAGGGTTAGGTTGGGAACCCAAGTATGATTTTGACACCCGTATCAAACAAATGGTTACTTGGACACTCAAAAACGATCGCTGGCTTAAAATCTAATGCAAGATCACCTACTAGTAAACCTAACAAAGTTTCATGACAATCGCGGATGGTTTAGTGAAACTTATAACAAGCAACGTCTTGCCGATGCAGGATTTGCTAACGACTTTTTGCAGACCAACACTTCTTATACCAAAAAAGCATATACGCTTAGAGGCCTACACGCACAGCGCCAGCCCAATCGCACTTGTAAAGCTATCTCAGTGATCAAAGGTACCATACAGGACATATTTGTCGATGGTCGTCGAAATAGTCCAAATTACGGTAAGATTTTTAGTTTTACTTTAACTGACCAAGACCCTAGTATGTTAATAGTTCCACCCGGTTGCTATCATGGTGTATTGACCTTGGAGCCAGACACTGTTATACAGTATCACTTGGATGGCTACTATGCACCAACCGCAGAAACAGGCATTGTCTGGAACGATTCAGATCTTGGCCTGCCTTGGCTTCATGAACCTGCGGTAGTCAGTGACAAAGACCGTGCTTGGCCCAAATTTGTAGATCAGGAATCACTGTGACAACTCTATTGCTAACCGGCGCTACAGGATTCCTGGGGCATCATGCACTGGATTATTTTTTAAAAGAAACAGACTACCACATTGTATGCGTCATTAGAAACATCAGCAAACGATTACAGTGGGTCATTGACAGCCATCCTGATTTTGCTGACCGAGTTGACCTAGTTCAAAAACTTCCCACAACAATAGCAATTGATTACATTGTGCATTGTGCAGCCAATGCACAGGTAGGAGATACGTTACAAGATCCACTCAAGGCAGTTGAGGACAATGTAGTTTTGACTGCCAACATGTTGGAATACGCACATACCAGTAAAAATTTAAAAAGATTCATTTACGTTTCCAGCGGAGAAGTGTATGGCCCAAACGTCAACAACGATTCTTGGACCGAACAAGACCCACTAAATTGTCGTAGTCCTTATAGTGGCACCAAAGCCGCAGGCGAAATGTTGGTATCGGCCTGGGCACAAAGTTATAAAATTCCTTGTACTATATTGCGAGCACAAAATATCTACGGTGCCAGACAATTGCCTGGCAAGTTTTTTAGTTTGGTGGTTCGTTCTATATTACAGCAAGAAACCATAACTTTACACGGAGACCACAACGGCAACACCGATCAACGTGCTTGGTTACATGTGGAAGATTGTGCCCAAGCCATACAGTTCTTGTTGTATAGCCCATTGAACGGATTTGTAGATACTTATAACCTGGGTGGTGACTCTGAGCAACCTTTGTTGACCACCGCTCAATATATCAGTCAGTTGTTTGGTCAAGATTTACGGTATGAAGTAAAGTCGGCAGATCGCCCAGGGCACGGTGCCAGGTATAGCGTCAGCAACAAAAAAATACTTGCCGCAGGATTTGAACCTAAATATACCGGCACATCAGGCATTGAACAATTTGTTCAATGGTCTTCTCAACATACAGAATGGTTACAACAATGAAAAATTATCTAGTTCGCAGTTTACATAAAATTAAAAGTCCAGAATGGTTTAAGGATCGCAGTGACGAAGGTGACATATACTCCAAATATATGGAGATGCACGAAATTACTTTGAAAAGTTTAAAACGCTTTGTTCAAGGTGATTGGGAATTGGTTTTTTACAACGAAGAAACCGATAACATTAGAGATACATTCCGTAAAAACTTTTTTGAAATTTACGATCTGTGGCGCAGTGAGCCTTGTAATATTTTATACTGTGGCATAGACGTGCAGGCCATTGCACCGGTCGATTTCTTTGGCCATTTCAAAGAATTCCGTATGTTCAACTACACTGATCCAAGACAGTTCCAAGACATACCACATTTCTTCAACGCCGATGTTAGATACTATCCAGCCGAAATGAGTCAAGACATTTGGAATTTTGGTTTGAACATGGCAGAAAATTGGGACATGGAAGAATGGAATACCGAACAGGTTATTCTGAACAAAATGATGTGGGAGCAAGGACTAACTATAGAACAGGCTCGCATGCCACACATGGCCTATCAAGGACCTTGGTTGCCTGGGCCACAAGATGCCAAGGACTATACCGATAATTGGAATGGTTGCCGTCTTGAGGAATCCAGAATCGTTCATTGGCATGGTAGTCGAAATGCCGATGCCAAATTACAAATCATTAAAAACATAAACGATCAATTACATATAGAATAATTCTTGACAAGTGTTGGCAAGTATTGTATAATTGTAACATGAAAAAAGTATATTATACCTGGCAAGATGTCGAAGCACAAACACAAGAAATCCTACGTCAAATGGCACTGGATCCATGGCGGCCTGATTATGTAGTTGGACTTACTCGTGGCGGACTAGTGCCAGCTAATCTAATTAGTCAGTACTTAGAATGTCCAATGGAATGTCTTAAGGTTAGTTTGCGTGATGATACTAGCCAACCCGAATCGAACCTATGGATGAGTGAAGATGCCTTTGAACAACGGCGTATTCTTATTGTGGACGATATTAACGACTCGGGTGCTACACTAAATTGGATCCGAGAAGATTGGATGAGTAGTAGTTTACCGGACAATCCAAAGTGGCAAGAGATCTGGGGCGATACTGTTCGTGTTGCTGTGTTAGTAGATAATGAAGCGAGTACTAGTGAATTAAATGTTAGCTACTCAGCCGTTGACCTAAATAAGGCTGAAGAAGACGTGTGGATTGTTTTTCCTTGGGAAGATTGGTGGAAATGAAAATAAAAGTAAGCGAAATATTTTATAGTTTACAAGGCGAAGGACGCTTTGTTGGTGTGCCTAGTGTGTTCTTACGCACTTATGGCTGTAACTTTACCTGTAGTGGGTTTGGTTGTAAGCCAGGTGAGAAGAGCACAGGTGCCGACGATGTAGCCGAAGTTGTCCATATGTACAATAACTTTTTGGACTTGCCCTTGGTAGAAACAGGATGTGACAGCTATGCGTCGTGGCATCCTGCATTTAAGCATTTATCGCCTAGTTACACTACAGAAGAACTTGTAACACATATGACAGATCTAACTCCCAATCGTCAGTGGGCACAGAACAACGGCAATGATGTACACTTGGTTATTACAGGTGGAGAGCCGTTGCTAGGTTGGCAACGTGCTTATGGTGAATTGTTGAGTCATCCTCGTATGGCAGATTTAAAAAATCTTACATTTGAAACCAATGGCACCCAAGCATTATCTGAAGATTTTAAAAAGTTTTTGGTTGACAATTTTTGGACCTATGGTTGTGAAGACAAAGAAGTTACCTTTAGTGTCAGTGCTAAACTAAGTGCCAGTGGCGAACGTTGGGAAGATGCCATTTGTCCTGATATTGTTGCCGAATATCAAACATACGGACACGTATATCTTAAGTTTGTTGTTGAAACTGAAGATCATGTCAATGAAGCTGTTCGGGCCGTTGATGCTTTTCGTGCAGGTGGATTTACAGGTGTTGTCTATCTAATGCCACAAGGCGGTGTTGTAGATCCGTATGAATCAAATAAACTAAACATTGCCAATATTTGCTGTGAACGTGGATTTAATTATAGTCCACGTTTACATGTAGACTTGTGGGGCAATGGTTGGGGCAAGTAATGATTAAAAAAATGTCAAAAAAGAAAGTTGATGTAGCTTTTTTAGACCCAGTGACCATGGAAGTGGTTTGCACATTTAATGGGTGTGTGGATAAATTTACTAAAGAAGATTTTGAAGTCTATCCTAAAAAAGATGGAAAAATTTTAGTTCAGGCATTTCACGTGTGTGAAGAATGTGGGCGGCGTGCCAAAGCACAAGGCGATGGCAGGAAGGCTTACATGAAATGGGTTGAATTAATGCAAGCAAAGGATCCGGCAACACTTGATCCTGAAACTCGGTTGAAGGTTCAATTTTGGGAACATAATATTACATAATGTGGCCAGGATTTAGTTATAGTATGCCAATTCCGGATCTCAGTATGCCAGATCATTATAGCGAAGAACGATTTTTAAAACGGGCCTGTACTGATTTAAAATGGTCGCTATGGCCAAGACGTTGCCATGCCAGTGGTCGGTGGTTATGGCTTACTCTAGCCTATCGTGCTCAGTATATTATTTCTGGTCCTGGTGATCGTGCGATATGGACTCGTTGGTACAGTACAAAAGAAATGTTGGTATTAAAATTAAAAGGATATTAAAATAATGTTACAAGATCAAATTACAGCCTGGATTAAGAACTATGCTCAACAAGCCAATATAAAATCATTGGTAGTTGGCATTAGTGGCGGCATTGACAGTGCTGTAGTCAGCGCACTCTGCGCTCGCACTGGGTTGAATACTGTGGCAGTAACCATGCCTATTCGTCAGCGTCCAGAACTACACGATCTTAGTATGCGCCAAGGTGCCTGGCTTGCTGAACGCTTTGACAATGTGCGTCACGAGATCATTGACTTAACCACTGTCTTTGATGAGTTTGAAGGCCGCTTGGCCACCTACAACAACTTGTTAGGATTTGCCAACAGTCGCAGTCGCTTGCGTATGGTTACACTTTATCAAATTGCTCAAAGTGTTTCGGGTATTGTGGTAGGTACAGGTAACAAAGTAGAAGACTTTGGTGTAGGTTTTTATACCAAATACGGTGATGGCGGTGTGGATATCAGTCCTATTGCTGATTGCTACAAAACAGAAGTATGGCAAATGGGTCGTGAACTAGGTGTACTCAAAGACATCATTGATGCTCCTCCTACAGACGGTTTATGGGATGATGGACGTACAGACGAAGATCAACTAGGCGGAATGACTTATGTTGATTTGGAACTTGCCATGCAACAAGACGAAGGCACTATTTTAGTAAAAAATAGCTTGGAACTTGAACGCCTACAAAAATATCAAGAGATACGTGCTCGCAGTCTACACAAAATGAATCCTATTCCAGTGTTTAAAAAATCTTGACACCCTGCCCAAACCCAGATAAATTAGTCTGTAGCATTCAATATTAAAGGAAACTCATGGCTAAGATTGGCTTCATAGGAATTGGAAAATTAGGATTAGATTGTGCAGAAGTATTTGCTGAAAAGCACGAAGTACGCGGTTTTGATATCTATCCACGCACTAGCGATAGTGTAAAAGTATGCAGTATCGAAGAACTTGTTAACGAAAGCGAGTGGATTTTTATTGCTGTTCCTACTCCGCACACCGAAGGATATGATGGGTCAGTTCCATCAAGTCATATGACTCCTCGAGACTTTGGACATGATGCCGTTATTGATGCTATCAATAATGTAAATCAGTATGCTACAACTCCTAAAAAAGTAGTGTTAATTAGTACAGTATTGCCCGGAACTACTCGCAAGAAGTTTATTCCCCTGTTAGATTCCAAACACGAATTTGTTTACAATCCTTATTTGATCGCCATGGGCAGTGTCAAGTGGGACATGGTCAATCCAGAGATGATTATGTTGGGCACCGAGGACGGTAGCTTGACAGGTGTTGCAGGCGAACTTAGAGCATTGTACGACACCATTATGCAGAACAATCCACGCTACGAAGTTGGCACATGGGACGAGTGCGAAGCTATTAAGATTTTCTATAACACATTTATCAGTGCCAAGGTTGGTCTAGTAAATATGATTCAAGACTTTGCTTTGAAAATTGGCAACATCAACGTTGATGTTGTTACAGATGCGCTGGCTAAGAGTACAATGCGTATCATGGGTCCTAAGTATATGACAGCTGGTATGGGTGATGCCGGTGCTTGCCATCCACGTGATAATATTGCTCTACGTTGGTTAGCTGAAGAATACCAAGTAGGCTATGACTTGTTTGATACTGTTATGCATGCTAGAGAAATTCAAGCAAAAAACTTGGCCTTGTTTTTGGTTGAAGAAGCCAAGAAGTCTGGGTTGCCCGTTGTTATCCATGGCAAGGCCTACAAGCCAGATGTTGAATACTGTATCGGTAGTTATTCAACTCTTGTTGGTTTCTATGTCAAAGAAGCGGGCTTGCCTGTTGCGTATGTTGATCCACTTGCTGACAATAAAGACGAAGTAGTAGACACAGTAGATTACCCAGCAGTGTTTTTATGGGCACACAATCGTAAAATCACTTACGAATACACAGGTGATCAATTAGATACACAACCATATTGCCCAATACTACCAGGAAGTATTATTGTTGATCCGTGGCGTAAATTAACATCCACTGACAACTACCGTGTGATTCACTACGGTAACACAAGACTCTAAAGGACCCAATGGGCATATTTGATCGATTCAAAAAGAAGGCGCCGGAAGTCAAGGCCGAACCCAAGCCAAAAAAAGTAGCAAAGACTGAAAAAGAAATTGCTACCGAAAAGGGCGAGCCTTATGTTAATATTCTTAGTATGGAAGTAGATCCAGAGAACATGCAAAACGGTGCATTTGAACTAGATTGGAATGATAAATTTGTAGCCAATTTGGTTCGTGCCGGATATCAAATGGATCCCAAAGATAGTGATGCCGACATAGTAGATCGTTGGTTTACTGCTGTATGTCGTAACGTGGTTTTAGAAACCTACGAACAATACGAAGCTATGAATCCAGAACGAGATCGTGTGGTTAAAACTCGCGACATTGGGGACGGCAGATCTGAAGTATCATGATATTGTATGTCAACGGTGACAGTCACAGCGCCGGCGCTGAACTAGACGATCCAGCACAGGCTTGGCCCCGTTTACTAACCAGTCGTTTAGGACTAAGATTAGTTAACAATGCCAAACAAGGCGGTAGTAATCCTAGAATTTTAAGAACTGCTAGCAACTTTATTGCACAGGCAAATTTAAAAGACATATTTGTAATAATTGGATGGACCAGCTGGGAAAGAGAAGAGTGGCAAAAAGGCAACAGTTATTATGATGTCAATGCCGGAGGGCACGATAGCTTACCTCCAGACTTGGCACAGAAATATAAAACTTGGGTGATAGATCAGAATCAAGCAACAAGAGAATTTAAAAGTCAATCAACACATGAGCATATTTACAAACTTCATTGCCACTATAAAGAAAACAATGTAAGGCACTTATTTTTTAATGCAGTCATGCCATTTTTACATGCCGGAAAACAGTATGATTGGCATGGTAATTTTTTAGGTCCATACGAGAATGATTTAAGTTACTATTGGTATCTCAAAAAAGCTGGCTACACCCATACAAAACTTAATCACTATCCAGAAACAGCACAAGCTCAATGGGCCGATGTGTTGTATAAGTATATTCAGGAAAACAAATTATTATGATACTATACGTAAACGGTGACAGCCATACCGCCGGCGCAGAAGCAGTAAATCCACATGCATTTGCTGAAGACGATCCTAGTTTGTTTTATCTAGGACGTAGTCCACACCCAGCAAATCTTGCAGTCAGTTGGGGGCGATTGTTAAGTCTGACTCTAAAATCAGCATTTAGATGTGATGCTGAGAGTGCCAGTAGTAATAGTCGTATTATACGAACCACACGTGAATGGCTAGCTGGTGCTGGGCGAGATCATCCAGATTTGTTAATTATCATACAATGGAGCACTTGGGAACGCGAAGAATGGACCTACGATGGTAGAACTTACCAAATAGGCGCCAGTGGACTAGACGACGTTCATGTGGGGTTACAAGAACGATACAAACATTTTATTGCCGATGTTGATTGGCAGGAAAAAACCCAACAGGCACATGACGAAATTTGGGCCTTTCATCAGGAACTGACTGACCAAAATATACGTCATATATTTTTTAATGGCAACAACGACTTTTCAAAAATAAAAAACCAACACAACTGGGGCACCAATTACATTGGACCATACGACCCTGGTCAAACTTATGATGCTATTATTCGCTCACGAGGTATAGACACAGTTATGCCCGGTTCTTGGCATTTTGGTCGAGACGGGCATAGTGCTTTTCACCGTTTTATGCTCGATTATATTATATCTAACAAATTCATTTGACCTTTAGCACGATTTCTGCTATACTGTTAGTATGAAATATGTCCTTATAGATACAGCTAACTTATTCTTTAGAGCCCGGCATGGAGCATTTCGTGCCAGCGACACCTGGGAAAAGATTGGATTTGCTCTACACATCACCCTAATGGCAGCCAACAAAATGGCCCGTAGATTCGAAGCAAATCACGTGGTCTTTGCTCTAGAAGGGCGCAGTTGGCGCAAGGACATGTACAAGCCCTACAAAAATAACCGTGCTGTGGCCCGTGCGGCTCTAACCGAAGAGCAAGCAGAAGAAGATAAAATGTTCTGGGAAACGTACGATAATTTGACTAAATACTTGTCTGAAAGGACTAATTGCTCAGTCATTAGATGTCCTACAGCAGAAGGCGACGATATCATTGCTCGCTGGATTGCATTACACCCCCAAGACGAACACGTTATTATCAGCAGTGATACTGACTTTGTTCAATTAGTAGCACAAAATGTCAAACAGTACAACGGTATCACAGACGAATTAATTACAATAGAAGGAATCTTTGATGCTAAAGGAAAAGCAGTCATCGATAAGAAAACTAAAGAACCTAAGCAAATTCCTAACCCAGAATGGTTACTCTTCGAGAAGTGTATGCGCGGCGATTCGTCGGATAACGTGTTCTCGGCTTACCCGGGTGTCCGCACTAAGGGCACTAAGAACAAGGTTGGCCTTACGGAGGCGTTTGAGGATCGTGCGAAACAAGGCTACTCATGGAACAACATGATGTTACAACGCTGGACTGATCCAGACGGTGTAGAACATCGTGTGCTAGACGATTATGAACGTAATCGTACATTAATTGATCTTACAGCACAGCCCGAAGAAGTTAAGGCTGTAGTTGATCAATGTATTCGTGAACAGATTAGTCACAAGGACATTGGGCAAGTGGGTGTGCGTTTTATGCAATTTTGTGGCAAGTACGAATTGAACAAGTGCAGTGAGTCGGCAGATAGTTTTGGTCGTTGGATGAATGAAACCTACAAAGGAGTGCTCAATGGCTAAGGATCTATTCTGGACGACTACAACATTTGGTATTATACTTGTAGTGCTAGTGTTAGCTTTTTGGCCAACTAGTAAAGGTGAGGTAGTTGTTGTAACGTATGATTGCCGCCAACTAATGGGCGGATGGCACCCAGACATACCAGTTAAGGTGCAAGAAGAATGCAGAAAAAAGGAGTTAAACAAATGATTATAGCAAAACCCGTAATCGACAAACAGTTTTGGATCTTGCAAAAAGACAACCAAAAAATTGGCAACATCGAAGCTTGCGACGGTGGTTATCAAGTTAAAATCAATAACCAAATAGCACAATTTAAAACTATAAAAATGGTTGCTCGGCAAGTTAATATTGAGTTTGAGACGCCAGTTAAAAAAGCCAAACCAAGTGTAACTGTAAATCATGTACACGGCTATCCTGTCACCGGTCGTATATATAATCCCATGTGGGACGTTCCGCAACAGTTACCTGTTTATACCAAAACAAATAAAAGTAAGTCGTGGCTTGCCGCAGGTTGGTATAATGTTAAAAAAGGTCGCCACTGGCGCACAGTGCAAGCACCAAAGCTGATTGTGCTACAACGATATCCATATCAAGGTCCATTCTATTCCGAACAAGAAGCCCATGACCATACATCTCACTAAGTTTGTTGATCGTGTGCGTGGGCACGAAGCTCGCGGAGCCAGAGATTTTGTTATGACCATGACCGATGCCAAAGATCTACATGCCGATATCACTAGATTATTGTTAGAACTGCATGATCTACGTGAGCAAACAGCTAAAATTTCTCAAAAAGAAGAAGAAGTAATTACAGTACACATGAGTGGCGGACAGTTTTAACCTGTGTAAAACATTCTAAATATACCTATATTTTGGCATAAATAACTTTATGTCAAGACCAAAACCCAACGTGTTAATTGAGCACACCAACAAGGCCACTTACAAGACTGAGCAAGTATTGGCCAGCGAAGGTGTATGGGCTGTATTCTATGATACCAAGCCCATCAATCTTAAAACCTCAAATATACTGGTTCAGTACCCTGGACCCAAGTATAAAAAGGTTTCATTTAGTAATCCCGGACATGCTAAAAATTTAGCCCGTAAACTCAACACGCAATTTAAAACTGATAAATTTACGGTGGTTCTATTAAAGTCAGGCGATCAAATTTATCCTTAATGTGCGCGATAAAAAGAAACTTACAGAAGAATTAATAGCATTACTACCTGACGAGCAACGTATCAGTGGGGCGTCGGCCTTGCCAGCTTGGTGGTTTAATATTCGCCGTGACGGTGGCATGAGATTAACTGGACTTGGATATCAGGTATTTGTAGACGACCTAGCACTAGAACATTACTCGTACGCTATTGATAATCCGTTACTGTTTAATCAAACAACTATTTTAAAGTTAGATCGTAAAATGCAAATGCCTTACTATATTCATGCAGTCAAGGGTGTGCCTAAAAAGATTGTATTTTTTGGTAGTCGGGAAGCGGTAATGGTCAATCTTTACGGTAATTTACAACAGTTTCTTGACAACTACGAGCCTTAGTGTTTTCTGGTTAAAGCAGACGAAACCGATCGAGACCGGGCTAAATGGTTGACATTTCCTAAGAAACTCCGTATAATTAAAGAAGCTGAAATAAAGCAAATCAGACAAGGGTGTTTTGTGGGCCTTTAGCTCAGTGGTAGAGCAGGGTCCTCATAAGACCTTGGTCGCTGGATCGTTCCCAGCAAGGCCCACCAAGCATCTTTCCTTCTCAGCCCACCAAATATAAAATATGTTTAAATTAGAAAACAATCGCAAATTAGGTTACTATCACGTAGGTGACAAAACATTCTATGGTAAAGTAGAAGCGTTAATTGAGTCTACCAAGACCAGGCATTTTCCTGAGTGGCAATTTAATCGTGATGTGTTTGATAAAATTAATTGGGAAATTGAACCGCAGTTATCAATTAAAGAATTGTATCGCCTGCGGGCCCAACAACTTAGAGAACAGTACGACTGGATACGTGTAGAAGCATCGGGCGGTGGGGACAGTACCACAGCTATCTATAGTTTTCTTAACAATGGCATACATCTTGACGAAGTAGTATTCCGTTATCCTAAAACCGGTGAAAAGAATGTACACAATGATCCCTACAACACCAAGTGCGAAAACACACTAAGCGAATGGGAATTTGCTGCAAAGCCCTTGTTGAACTGGATCACTGTTAATCATCCTGCTGTAAAAGTTACCATGCACGACTATTCAGAAAACATGTTAAAAGGCGAGCTAGACGAAACCTGGGTGTTTAAAAGCAAGGATTATTTCCAACCCGGGCATGCTTTCAAACACGACAATGTAGGCTATATTGATCACCGCCGTGATGCTGACCGTGGCAAGCGTATCTGTGTATTGTACGGAATAGATAAACCCAAAATGTGCATTCGAGATGGTAAATGGTATGTGTATTTTATGGATCTACAGGCCAACCATAGTAATTCGGTCATGGGCGATTACGATAACATTACCAACGAGTATTTTTACTGGACTCCTGACCTGCCGGAGATCGTGCATAAACAAGCCCATATTATTAAAAATTGGTTTATGTTGCCGCAGAATAAATTTTTACAGTATCTAGTACGTTGGCCCAACCATAGTATTGCTCATAGGACAGCCTACGAACAGATGGTTAAACCGTTGATCTATCCCGACTATGATCCGGCCACATTTCAAACAGCCAAACCTACCAATAGTTTTTATAATGAAATGGATTTTTGGTTTTACACCAATTTTAAAGAAACTGACGCATATCGAGCCTGGCAGGCCGGACTTAAATTACTAGTCGATAATATTGATGACAAGTTTTTTAATCATGAATTAGGTAACCCTGTAGGATTTGTAGGATTTTTAAGCCCGTTTTATTGCCTAGGACCTGCAGATTATCAAGATACCGGAATTAATAACTTTTCAAAATTTTAATATAAATAAAACTAGCAACGCCAACAGCCAGTTGACGTCGGATTCAGCAGACGCCTAGGGTACGACCCTTTTACCACTGTGTTACACGTGGAACGCCGCCCGTAAGCGAAATCTTTCGCAAGCTCTAAAATCAAACGGAGATTACATGAAACATATTAAATGGGTATTGGCCCACGAACCAATTGAACTATTCATTCGCGCAGCTAAGGTATTTGCCGCAGAAGTAAATGCTCGTGCGCCAGGCCAATTAGATATCGAAGTTATGACCATGGGCGAATACTCAAAAAAATATAACAACAATGTCGTAGTGACCAAACACGAATTGTTAGATTTATTGGATGCTGGTAAAATTGAAATGAGTCAAACCTACACCATTACCCTGGGCAAAGTAAACAAAGACTTTTTTGCATTAGACTTACCATTCTTGTTCACTGATCACGATCATGCTAGTCGTGTATTTGAAGGAGCAGTGGGCCAACAGTTATTGGACAGTCTTCAAGAGTCCAAGAAGGTTAAAGGTCTGGCATTTACATACTCAGGCGGCTTCCGCATTATTCCAGGAAACGAAACAGTTGCCAAGATTGAAGATCTGCGCGGTTTGAAAATTCGCACAAGTCATAGCCCTGTTGCTATTGACACATTTAAAGCAGTTGGCGCCGATGTAGTGCCAATGGAGTTAGAAGAGTTAGCCACAGGTTTAGAACAAGCCGATGTTACTGTTGGTGAAAGTACCTACCCACGTGTTTATGCCCTAGGTCAAGATCGAGTATCCAAGGTTGTAAACCACACAGAGCACAGTTTGTTTTTAACTAGTATTTTGGTTGGCACAGATTTTTGGAATACATTAAGCCCAGAATTGCAAACAGTTGTAGCCGATGCTGCTCGAGTTGCTGCCAGTCACGAGCGTGATTTAAGTGTTGCTGATATCAAATTGGTGCAAGACCGTTGCATAGCGGATGGCATTGAAGTTGTTAAAATGTCAACCCAAGAGCAAGCTCGTTTTGCTCAGGCAACACAGGTGGTATATGACAAGTATCAAGACTATTTCACTCCTGGATTAGTTGATCAAATCAAACGTAGTTAAAATGGTTAGCTAGGGGTTGCAACCCCTAGCACTAACCTGTATAATAATATTTTTGCTTACGGCCCTGTACTCAAATTAAGTTTTAAGATTAAAATCAAATAATACGCTAAATACTCGGGTATGGAGCAAAACAACAAACCTGTAAAACAGTTTTTTTATTCTGACAAAGAGTGGGATCGCTTAGGTTGTGGTCCGTTACCCGAAGAGCGCAACCGTGAAAAGTATTTAGAAGTGTGTGCCCGTGGTAATCCTAAAATTGACGGAAAAGCAGTTAAAGGATACAACTGAATTGTTTAGTATTAAGCATTAAAATTAAAAAGGAATTTATATGTCTATAATTACAACTTATGTCATCTTAGGACGAGTGTTGACTGCAGCAGAAAGTACTGCAATTGAAAATGAACTGGCCAATTGCATAGCTGCCGGTACTACCAATGGCTCTAGGGCTACTGCTAGTACTACGCCTTTAACTGGTCCAACGATTAGAATTTGGACTACAGAAGCAGCAGCCGACGAGTGGCTAACATCGGTTAATGCAATCGTTCCGCCACCTGCACAAGCAATGGTGATTACGGTTGGTTCTTAAAAATTAAAAAGGAATTTATATGTCTACAATTATTACAGTAGTATCGTTTGGTCGCGACGCTACTCCCGCAGAAACTGACACTATGTCTCAAAAACTAGACGAATGCGTTAGTGCTGGAACAACAAATGGTACCGGTGCTCGCAATATAGATCACTCAGCCGGTGTTAGAATTTGGACTACAGAAGCAGCAGCCGACGAGTGGATTGCCTTGTTAAACACTTTTACACCGCCGCCAGCTCAAGCTCTGGTCCAGATTATTTAAGTTTTAAAAGAATTGTTGTAATTCCTTCGTAGTGAAGGCAAACTGTGTCTTAGAGTAAAAGTTGGTCGAACTCTTGTCCAACATAAAGGGTTTAGTAGTGGTCGACTTAAAAAAGTATGCCACAAAATAAAATTCGTTGAAGATAGAAGTAGGGTGAGCAAGACTCGGGTTCAAGCCCCGACATCTCCACCGAAGTGTATTGTGATGCGTTACCCAGCGTGAAGTTCGGAGGGTGAAAACAGTATGCTTCGGTGGGGATGAATTTGGTATCGATTGGCACACAAGGGCTATTGGAGAATCGGCAAAGCTAAAGCCGTTAGGACTGGGGAAGCTCGGTCGAAGAAGCAAATCTCGTAAATGCAAACGCAAATACAGGCGAAGTAACTGTTTCAGGTAAGAACGTTAAGTTCTCTGCTCGTACAGCACAACGTCAATCTTTAGCAGTTTAATCACTGCTTAGGGTAATTATACCTCGTAACAGAAAATAGTAGAACCCGCTTCGGCGGGTTTCTTTTTATACGCCGTTAACTCCAAAAACTAACAAAAAGTTGGCATTTTTGCTGTCCATCAGTAAAACCCACTAAATATTATTCACGGGACATAAATCTGTGCCCATTCTTAAAAGGAAATAAATCAAATGAAACAACTATTTTTAGCAGTAGCATTAACTGTATCCGCTGGGCTGGTCAGTGCCGCCGATGTTGGTGTATATGGCGGACGCAACATGGGTTCCGACAGTAACTTGGTTGGTATCTCTGCAGGTCAATCTTTTGGCAAAGTTGGTATTCAAGCTACTGCAGATCGTAGCACAACTCAACGTGTTGACGTTAATCGTTACACAGCAAGTGTCAGCTACGATGTAATTAAACTAGGTCCTGTACAAACCAATGTTCGTGCTGGTGTTGCTTATATTGATCCACAAAGTCCAAAGACTTCCAATGGCGGCGCTGGGTTCGCTGGTGCTGGTGTTGCGTATCCAGTTACTTCTAAAATCAATTTGGTTGCAGACTATGCTTACCAAAAGGGCAACAACATTACCAAAGCCTACAATGGTAACATTGTAACAGCCGGTGTTAAGTACTCATTCTAATTAGATTCCAATTAGAGTTTAAAAAGGCACTTTGGTGCCTTTTTTATTGATTAAATTTTGTTAGGCTTTAGATTTGAAAATTGTATTTTTTTATACTCATATGATTCAGGACAAAATTTACACTGTGGTATAGGATCATCTATGGTACGGAAAAATTCTTCACCACGCTCGTCAAATTCATCTACCGATAACCCTCGATAACTGTGTATAAGCGCACGATCCTCATCTGATATACTAAAAGGATACTGCTGATCAAATTGTTGCATTAGGGGAGCTGGTCCACACTTGTGAATTTTTCCATTGATAAAATGATAATTTTTAAATTTAACAAATGCACAGTTATTGTGTGCCAGAATAGGATCACTATTGTATAGTTTAAATTCTCCCATAGGGCCTTCTATAATATTGTTTTGTGTAAAATGATCAGATAACCATACATGCACTTGTACGTTATTTGCATCAACAAATTGACAATTTGATCCGTGTTGTGAGCTACTGTCAGTTGTTTCGTTAATTGGATGCACTAAAAAATTTCTAATACGATTAAAAATAGCATCTCTATCGTCTTGCACATGAAGGCTAATGCCAATCCATGTACCCGATTTACGACATGCGTTGTATAACCCGTCAACCAAATCTATACGTGTTCCATTGCTTTGAATTTGTGGCGAGTAGTGGGCGGGCCATATTCGCTGAATTCCGTTGATCCACTCGTTGATAGTGGGATTAAGCAAAGGTTCTCCACCTAATATTACCGGTTTAATAATGTCAATTTTTTCTGCCCATTGTTCAAAAATCTTTTCATAATCATTCCAATTTTCCCAGCCAGCAAACTTATAATTATTATATCTATTACATCCACTACAAGTCAGATTACATACGTTAGTGATGTAAAATTCTAATTTATCTATTACTATTCTATTGGTCATATTATCTCTTGTTTGTGTTTTGCAAAAATAGGAGTGTCATGTTGCCCACAAGTATTAACACAAGTGTATAATCTACCGTCGGCAATACTGGAACGATCCCAAGATTTTTCAACTTCGTTAAACCAATTAATGCATTCTTCCAATGGATATTCTAGGGCGTTGTTATTTTTAATCATTGGTTTTAATTCTTTATTACCAGGATGATTCATTGTTGTGGGATAAAAGCCCAAAAAGCAACATGGGTAAACAGTTCCGTCTGCTGCAATATAAATTTCTTTAATACGCTTATGATTACAGATTAAATTTAATGGCTGGGTGTCTTTGTTAGATTTAACCGTACGATAGTCAAACCAAGTAACATGACTTTCTAACATTGATTTTATATCAGGTGGGTTTAGTTTTTCTTGATCGGTAAAAGGTTCGCCAAGCCAATGACTGAACTCTCCTAGTCTAGAATATACAGGCCCGCGGTTGCGGCCTTCGTTAATATTTTCAAATTGAAAAAAACCTAGTTCTTTAGCTAAATCTTTACAGGCTTGTTCTTGATGTTGGTTATGATCAAAAGGAATAAAGCGCCAAATAGCATGCCCGCCTGCTTGAATAAATGCAGTTGCATTGGCTATTACTCGGTGCCAATCGGTATCTTGTCTGTACAAACTGTGCGTATCCGCTAATCCATCAATGGCAAATCCAATTCTGACTCCAGGACGGGCCAGTCGGGCCCACCAGTCTGGTGTACGCATACTAGCGTTAGAATTGATGTATACTGGAACACCTTGATCTGTTAACCATTGTACTATTTCTTGTGCATCTCGGGCTAGCCCAAAATCGCCTAAATTGCCGTTGAAGCTTATTCCTTTAGTTAATTGCTTTAAAAATTCTGGTTGCAAAATTTGTTTTATGTTATCTAAAGTAAGTTCTGTTTCAGGATATCCAGAATTGAAATCCAGGCCGCGATAATTTCTCATGCACATCGGGCAACGAGCATTGCACCGAGTGGTGAGTTCTATCTGTACTTGACGAATGTCTTGTATATTAAGCATGGAATATTTATAGCTTGTGCAAAGGTCGACTAACTATTAATGTTATGATTAAAAAAATATTGAGTCTATTAGCTTGTATAACAGCATTTCAATCTGTGTTGGCGCAAGAAACAATTGTTATTGAATTTGGAGCTGCCGCCAATCAACCAAATGCAACACCATATATTAAAATGCTGGACATAGCCAATCGAAGCCAAAATAAATATGAATTTATATTAGAATTTAAACCAGGGGCACAAGGTGTCATTGCATTGAAAACCATGGATCAAAATCCACAAACACGGTTGGCCACAGTAGCGCCGTCGTTTGTTGAAAATGCAAGACAGGGGTTAATTAATGAATCCGATTATGTTCCTGTTGCTACCCAAGGTGATGCTTGTTGGGCGGTAATCACTAACATCGGTAATACTCAACAAGGAATCGCTAGCCTAAAAGGTCAAAAAGAAATTACTGTTGGCGGAACCGGCTACGGAAATGCCACACATTTAACTGCACTTATTATTGGCGAAAAGTTAGGATTTAAAGTTAGGTATATTGTTTATAAAGCCAACTATGATGCGTTGACTCAAATGGCTGCTGGAGAGCCTATTAACTTTGTAATTGAGCGAGTATCAAATTATCAAATCTTCAAATCAAAAAATCCCAACTTAAAAATATTAGGAATCAGTTGCCCTACTAGAAATCCGTTAGTTCCCGAAATTAAAACGTTATCCGAGCAAGGATTTAATACTCCAACAATTTTTATGAGCACTGTAGCAAATGTTAAAATGCCTGTGGCCAAGCGACAGGAAATTGCCCGCATCTTAGATCAAGCACAAGAAAAACTTGGAGCAGATTACATAAGCAGTTCATCGGATATGAGTCCTCCTATGTTTAGGAAACCAAAAATGTCAACCGAAGAATTTTTTAATTTGCGTGTACTGCAAATAAAAGCCTTGGTACATCGTTACGAAAAACAAATATCAGAAACTCGGTAAACTAATCTAGTAAATTTTCTAGTTTTCCAACTGGTAAAAATTTTGTAGTAAAAGGTTTATAATTTAAAATTGCATTATTGTGTGCTTTTTTAAAAAATCTGTGATCTACCAATTTTAGTGAGTTATCCAAGGCATTACGATGACTTTGTAATGCCCTGAGATCTTGATGACTGGTCAGCCAAGAATAATATTCATTATTGTATAAAAAATCAATAGGTTTAGCTACTTGAAATTTATTGTCCCATTGTGGATAAATTGCGTAGTTTATTAAATTTCTCCAGGCCTGGCTTTGTTCTGGAGTATCAATGGTAACTGTAAGATTATTTTTAATTGATGCAAAAGATTGCAATTGCTGTGCCCATGGATTGGCTCTTAGGTAATCAAGGATTGCATGTCCTTGCGATCTAACCAACTCGGGCAGATCAGCTGACCAATAGAAATATTCAACTTCTCTAGTACAGTCTCCAATGCTGTCAGATTTTATCTGCATGGTGCTGTCGCTAAAAAACAATGACATAAAGCCGTTGATTATTAGATATTGTGGTTTTTCAATGCCTACAATGACTCCTACCCGAGCGTATTTTTTACTGCGCTGTCGAACAATAGTATCTAATTCTCTAAAACGTTTGACAGTGGCATAAAATGCGTATTGAGATATCATCAAAGTATCTTCGGCATTTTCGTCAGCCAATGTAGAAGTAGAATCAGTTATGGTAATTTTTGTAAGAGAATGCGATTGAGCCAGTCGATCTAGTTCTGGTTTAATACTATAGGTCCACTCGCTTGGCATGTTCTCTGGAGAACAATCATGTGGATTTAAATCAAACTTTCCTTCAGTATGTTGAAGCGGCCAATCGCACCAGACTTCATCTAAATGAATATCATTATCAATAAAACTATGTAATACATTATGACTGTCTCTGCCTCCGCTGAATGCCAAGATCAGATAATCATATTTGTCTCTTAATTGTTTTGCTCGTTCTTGATACCAATATGTAACCGGTATTGAATCATTGCTGCGCCAGTTTATTTTATTCCATACCGGATCATTGAAATGCCATTGTACGGATTGATTGGTTTTTGTAGCTTCTATCAAAGCTGATATCTTATGATTAAAAAATTGATTGCCAACTTGATAATAGCCATTTTTAGCAACAGTATCAAATGGCGCTTTAGAGTCTGCAAAAAGAACAGGGTGAGTTGCTTGCATTGAGCCAATATTTAGTAGCAGGTAACTTGGCTGACAATTAAAACAAATTTGTTGTCTGACAGGGGTTGACAAGAGATAAATAACCGTGTATAATACTTACTAACATGAAACATTCGAACTATCTACTCTTAGCCACACTACCAAATATGATTTGGGCGTGGGTCAATGGCTGTGGACTAGAAACAGAGGGATGGGACGATTGAATAGTAAGTTTTTAATTTTTATTCAAAAAACCCCGGAACTTTAAACACTCCGGGGTTTTTTATTTTAAAGGAAAGAACATGGACACAGATTATAGTAAACTAAATGATCGTATTGTCAAACAGGCTTGGGAAGTTAGTAATTTAACACTAACCGAAGAAATGAAAACAAGACTGTTTCAGAATAAGATTCGTCGTGCAACAGAAATGCTTCAGGCACGTGATACAGTTTATCATCAAATAGAAGATTAATGGTTCAAAGTGGTTGCAGGTAACGAGGACCTGTGTTATACTATAAACAACACAAACGGGCGGGCTATCGGATGAACAGTTGGCGGCAACAACCTAGTATAGATGATAGTATAGTAAAGCGCATTGGACGGTCCGATTATTCTGGAAGCAAACACAAAAGTGGCCAGTGCGTTTTACTATATGGGTCGGTGGGTGAGTGGCTAAAACCAGGAGACTGTAAATCTCCCCTCTCTGAGTACGAAAGTTCGAATCTTTCCTGGCCCACCAAATTATTTTCGTCTAGCACGAAATGCTATTTTAATAATTGGTGTTTCAAGAGGAGAACTTGGTAAAGTAGTTCCGTGTAGACAACGTCCATCATATACAATCAAACGTCCGGGAACTGGACTTACTACACGTCCTTGATCTAACCACCCAACATTGTAATTTCGTCGTTGCTGTATACCACGATTAAACTGTTGATGATCTTTGGATAGTCCTTCGGGATCTTCGCCGTAGAATTTTAAATCGCCCGACCATGATGGATACCAATCTGGATTAGCAATATACAGCATAGTAACAGTGTTTTCATCATTATATTCTAACGGTGTATCTCGATGTGCATAACCGTCGCCGCCGTGTCCTGCGTGTGTATTATAGTGGGCATTTATATAGGCACGCCATCCTGTTTTTAAATTAGAATCTTGCGGAGTTGGAATTTTTAACGGAGTAGCCATGCCTTCTGGATTCCCAGCTAACTCAAATTGATTGTCTAGTCGACGATTTATCTCTTTCCATAACAAATAAATTGGCGGAAAGGCCTTTAAACTGTGCTCGTCGCTGGCTAACGGGCACCGATGTAATTGTAGTTCTCTGCCCATACTTTGATACAACATCCAGTCGGCTGGATTTTTGGGACTGTTGAGACTATAATCAAATTCAACTCGTTTGGCTTCCAACCAAACTCCTGTAAAGGTAAGTGTTTTTATATATTGATAAATTTTTTCATGCAAATCTGGAGCTATTAAATTATCATGTACTTCTATGTTATATGTGGACATAAATTTATTTATTGGCTTAATCGACTATAAAAATTTTTATCTAGTTGACAAATGTAATTTGTAGTTGTATAATAGAATTATTGTTTAGATGCTCCCATCGTCTAGAGGCCTAGGACATCACCCTTTCACGGTGAGTACGCGAGTTCGAATCTCGCTGGGAGCGCCAGTTGTTTAGTGTTAAGATTGTGTGCGAAAGAGTAAGCAATCCTAACTGTTAAGGAAGATAACCATCCTTGTCAAGTCAGCCTGTAATCCAGGAAACCACAGCCTGCTGATGCTGTGTAAACGACGCAACAAGGAGAGATCCGCGCAATGACTGGGTTAACCAGCACAGGCCAGAGTCTCTTAAACATAGAATAGTAATTTTAACACTAGACAAATCCGGTCAAGCAAACACGGTGTAGGCGGTGGACTGTTAATCCATGAAGCCTGGTTCGATTCCAGGGACCGGAGCCAAATTGTAGTAAAATCCTAAGCGGGATTAGTTTAATGGTAAAACAGCAGATTTCCAATCTTCGGTCAAGAGTTCGATTCTCTTATCCCGCTCCAAGTATTCCCCTTTGATGTTAACGGTAGCATGTCGGTCTCCAAAACCGATCGTGGCAGTTCGAATCTGTCGAGGGGAGCCAAACAATGCAACGGTGGCAGAGTGGCCCAATGCGAGAGACTGCAAATCCCTAACACCGTAGGTTCAAATCCTACCCGTTGCTCCAACTCTATATTAAATATGTTTCTGCTATGTTTAATCAAATATATAATATTGACCACTGTTTAGAATCGTTTGAAATTCGCCCAGGAGAATTATTTCCTCATTACGATATCCTGCCAATCGACAGCAAGTATTACTACAGTAATTATACTCGATTTCGATTTAATTGCGGTAAAAAAATAGCAGTAGTTCAATGCCAGTCTTTTACACAACTAGCACTTGATTTGTCTTTGTTTGATTTAGTTATTGTGTTTAGTAAAGAATGGATTCCTTGGCCCGATTATGAAGATAGACTTGCAAAATATTATATTAATTCTAATATACTTTTAGTAACCGGAGACAAAATAAACAATCAAAATTATTTCATGGTTCCCTGGATGTTGTTAGAAGTAGGCACACCTTTTAACAAATTTGAAGATCAAAATTACTCTACATCAAAAGAAAATATATTTGATATATTGCTGGGCTTGAAAAAACCTCATAGAGATTATTTGTTTAATCAACTAAAACAATCTTCTTTGTTAACAAAAAGTTTTGTAAACTACACCTCCAACAATGCTGATATTAATTGCAAAACAATTTATCGTACTCCTGGACTTGAAAAATACGAAACAGATCAAGTATGTGAAAAACTCAACGGTGGACTTTCTTTTCATAGTTATATAACTGGAAGTCATGGAGTACCCTTTCAACAAAGAGAATCAAACCGTGTGCCATGGAAAATTTATGCCGACTCGAATTATAGTGTTGTAGCCGAAACTACCGCAAGAACCCCATATTTTAATAACGATCATTTTTTTCCTACAGAAAAAACAGCCAAGCCGTTATTTGCCAAAAGACCATTTATAGTATTCGGCTCAGCTAATTTCCTTTACAACCTAAATCAACTAGGGTTTCAAACATTTGATTCTATAATAGATGAATCGTATGATCAAATAACCGATGATGGTGAACGATGGCAAGCGGCCTGGCAATCCATGCTTGATCTGGCCAGAAAAGATTCTTTTATTGTTTACAGAAAATTAAAAAATGTGTTAGATCACAATCATTGGTGGATTCAAAATCGTGAGCACTTTATTGGCCCTCTGCGAAATTGGTTACACCACCGCATACATAATTTGTAAAATTGTCAGTTCAAATCTGCCTCTTATATCCATCATACCCCTGTAGACAAACTGGTAAAGTCACCGCTTTAAGAGGGCGGGATCTGTAGGTCCGAATCCTACCAGGGGCACCAGATTGACAAGTTTTACCAGTTGTAGTACAATAGCGTATAGATCATCGAAGAAAGGAGCCGAATATGCCAGCAGTATTTTTAACAAGCGATACACACTTTGGTCATGCTGGTGTGTGTCGCTTCACCCGCACGGATGGTGTTACAAAACTTCGCCCATGGACTGATCCCAAGGAAATGGACGAAGCCATGGTTGCCGCATGGAACGAACGTGTCCGTCCAAATGACAAGGTTTACCATTTGGGTGATGTGGTTATTAACCGCAAAGCCTTGCCTATTCTGGATAGGCTAAACGGTGACAAAGTTCTCATACGTGGCAATCACGACATCTTTAAGGATGAGGACTATACTCCTTACTTTAGAAGTCTACGTGGATACCATGTGATGAATGGGATGATTCTTAGTCATATTCCGGTTCACCCAGAAAGTCTTGGTCGCTTTGGTGTTAATATTCACGGACACCTTCACGCTAATCGCGTAAAGAAAATTCGTGGTGTTAATGTTAAAACAGGTGAACTTCTTTACAATGATGAGATTGATCCACGCTACCATTGCGTATGCGTAGAACAAACCCCGGACTTTGCACCTATCTTGTTTGAAGACGTTATCAAACGTATCGAGGCAGAAGGTGGTGAAGTAGGTTTCAAGAACGGCAACGGCCCTGCGATGTAAAAATCGCAGGGTTTTTTGGGCTAAATATCAAAACATGCACGGTTTAATATTCTCAGACAATTGGAATCAATACAACGGATATCGTCAAGGAATTAAACGTAATTCTGCTGCACATGTCATGGCCAGCTTTCTTAGAGGGCACAACATTCAAGTAGATGTAGTTGATTTTCTTCATGATTTTACTGTGGATGAGTTGTCCAGCATAATCAAAAATAACCAACCAGAATTTATATGCATGGTTTCTACCCTGGACAAAAGGTACAATGACTGGGAGTTGCTCTACACCAAGATCAAAATCATAGTCCCCGATGCTAAAATTATAATTTTTGGCGAACGAGTATTGCGCTTAAACTATGCCAATGCCGATTACTATGTGGAGGGTTTCGCCGAAACTGCTGTTCTAGAAATACTTCAAAATCCTAGCACAGTTAAATCCGCCAATCAGCTGGTAAACGCCAGTCGTGACTATCCTAACGACATGAAGGCCAGTGCGTTTAGTATCAAATATTTGCCCACTGACTTTGTTGATCCTAACGAATTTCAGGTTGTGACTTTTTCAAGAGGTTGTATTTTTAAATGTTCATTTTGCAACCACAGTGCAATTGGCGTCCGTAAACAAGATTTTGAAAAGAGCGAGCAGGCCATTGTTGACGAATTCCTGTATGCCTATCAACACTATGGTATTACCAAATTTTCAATAATAGATAGCACGTTTAATGACACTGACGAAAAAGCCAACTTACTACTACATATTTCAACTCTTATTCCCGAACCTATTCAAGTGGTTTGCTTCCTGCGGCTCGATTTATTATACAAACAGCCCGGGCTATTAGACAAACTAGTCAAAGCCGGAGTAGTTGCTGTGCATTTTGGAATTGATTCCTTAAACAAAGATACAGGTCGACTTATAGGCAAAACAGTTGATCCAACCCTGCTGGTACAATACCTAAAAGACATTCGACTACAATATCCTGACTTGTTCATCTACGGTACTTTTATTGCTGGGCTACCTAAAGACACAGTTGAAAAACAAAGAGAAATATGTGAGTGGCTAAACACCGAACGACCCATGGACATGTGGTATTGGTTTCCTTTGTCAATTAAACAAAACAACGGGTCTGGCGAAGTGTTAAGTCCTATTGAACAGGACTACGCAAAGTATGGCTATAAAGAAACTGTTAAACAGACAACTATACCATCGGGTAGAGGATTACGAGATCGAGGGCTTAGTTTAGTTGCATGGGAAAATGATCAATTAACACTACCTCAAGCAATTGGCCTGTGTGATGAGCTTAACCGTCAATCTGCCGGTAATATCAAGTGCAACCCGTGGATGATATTTGATATGTCTGTGGTTTATGAATCTATCAGCTGGTGGACAAAATATCACCCTGCACAATCAACAATAAATCCTTTTGAAGTGCTGGCCGTTAACACTAATAAATTTGTTGATCAATACAAGCAAAAAAAATTAGACTACTTTTCTAAAACTTAAAGTTGTAACAACTTTTTAAAATACGCTTGTTCGTAATTATTATAGTTTCTTGTCAATGCAGATTTAAATCTATTGGTCATTTCGTCTGTGGCTGGTATGAATCTGGTATTATATCGTACAAACTGTTCGGCAAGATCCTTGGGTAGCAGTGCCAAAATCATAGGCAATCCAAACGGACTTATGGCATACTCAGGTATTACTTGTCTCTGTGTTAATTCTGTATTATATCGTGCGGCGTCTGTTACAGCTTGTTTAGAATTATATGTTTCTGTTTTCCACTCAGCTGTGTCGTGTATGCCTTTGGGTTTTTTGACCAGGGCTTGATGAGCAAATATTGTCTTTGCACCTTCTAACTCAATTTGATAGCCATAAGTTTCAGGATGTTCGTTTATGTCAGATTTTCCTAGGTTGGGGTTAATTTTTAACGGCTGTATATTTAATTTATGAATTAGGCTATTATCAATTGCCGCCTTGCCCCACTCGTATAGCTCGGGTCCTGTTTCGACTGTGTCGTGTGGCAACCCAAGTATAAACCCGGCTTGTATATAAACTTCCCCTTGCCAGACATCCTTGCATTGTTGTAGTGCTTCTTCGATACGTTGACGTCCTAGCCCTTTGCCTACAGCGCGGCCGCTCTTATCATTGATGGTTTCAATGCCAACAAACCCTCCTACTAGCCCAATGCGTTTTAATTTTTCAATCATGTCTGGATATCTGCGCACCAAATCTAAACGAATGTAGCCGCCAAGATAAATTTTAAAAGGCAAAGATTCAGTAACAGCCAACAACATATCGACCTTTTCCACGCTGTCGTTGATCAAATCATCCGAAGTATAGTAGTGCTGGGTTTGAAAATTTTCGTAATTATTAATAAATTCAGCTCGTAGGTTATCAAAAGTCTTTGTGTAGTCCATAAACTTTTTCTGTGTTAAATCGTAGGCACAAAATTTACATTTAAAAATACAGCCGCGGGCAATTTCTAACGGTAGTGCTTCTCTGGGCACAATGTCATCGTCTTCGGTAAAAGTGTTCTTACTTGAACAAAAATCCTCGTATTTGTAAAAATTTTCTGTTATAATTTTTGGCGACTCAAGTCCGCTGGATCGTAGCTTTTCTCCCCACTTAAGATGTCGATAAATGGCCAGTAGAATGTTTTCGCCTTGACCTTGGCAAACATAGTCAATGGTCTTAAAGGTTTGTAAAAATTCGTTGTCCATAATATCGGCTTGTGCTCCGCCTACCACTACTTTTACGGCAGGATTGCGACTTTTAATATAAGCAATTCGTTCTAACATTTCCTCGTCTGAAATGCCAAAAAACCATCCCTTTGGGTAATCAAACATTACTGTGGCACTGATGCCTACAAGTACGGTAGCGTCAGAGACATAAAGATCAATACATCGTTTGAATTGATCCATGGTCATATGCAAAAATTTATTTGCAGTTTTTACAGTGATATCATTGTCCCGCAAATGGCTGGCCAAGCGATAGATAGCCAATGGACGCGAAGCAGGCCAGTGGTATTTGAACGTATCTGTCATTAAGACAACTTCGTACTGTTTCATAGTCTAGTCCATTCCGCATATATGCGTTCTGGGTTTGGTTCGCCAGTGGTTATCACTTCCTCTTGAAGTTCTGCCACACGGAATCCAAACTGCTCAGCAAACCGGTAGATATCTGCTAGAGTCCACGGATACTTGTTAGCGGCACTATTGATATCCCCTGGCGCATGCGGACCTAACTTAATGCGCCAATAAATTCTTCCACCGGGTGTTAGCAAGTCAATAACTTTTTGTATTTGTTGTGTGATGTTGTCTACTGTGCCATAGTTAATACTACCCAAACAAAATGCCACATCAAATTTTTTATCTGTTACAAAACTTTGAAGATCTGTTTGATAGTCAGCTGACTCATACATTGGGTCAACGCCCGTTAAGTTGGGTATAAATTGTTTGAAGATATTATTACCGCAACCTATATCCACAACTGATTCTGTTGCGTTAATTTTATTAACCAGGGCGAGCCCAGAATACTTTAGACTTTTTAATCGCTGTAGTGCGTCAGCAACAGGTTCAATTCTGTTCCGATAAAAATTATTAACAATTGTTTGATCAAGTTGAGTCATATTAATTATGAACTGTCGCGGTTAGCTTGTTTGAATACGCACAGGGCTACTCTACGATCGCCAGGAGTTAATCCTTGAGCATTGTGCCATGCATCAACATTAAGTCTATGCCAGCGACCCGGTTCAATTATATGGCGTTCTATTAGGGTAGCAGGATTTTTTTCTCGATAAAAGCAAGTTTCAACGCTGTCGTTTCCTGATTCAAGAATAAAATTATATACTAGCTTTCTTCGCCAGTCCTTGTGTATAATCATGTCCGCAGTTATTTCCTGTGCATTTACACAATCATATTTGTATATGTTTGGATCAAACACCGTAGCTACCCACTTGTATACAGATTCTGGGCAGTTGCATATCTTGTATCCTGAGCTATGAATATTATACTGCGGAGTGCTAAACGATGCATAAATGTCCGGATATAAGATCTCTGGGATAGGTGGTAAATCAATGTATTCAAAATTTAACATAATGTAAAAGGAGTGCGATAGTATTTTTCAATCAACTGTATTGCCTTAGGAGATTGCAACGATAACCAATATTTCAAAAAATCACGTTGATCCTGATTTGGTGGTGCAAAATTATTTATCGTTGCAGAATTAACAAAATCTTCCAGTCTAATTAATTGATCTGGTGAAAATTTTTCTACTACATCCAAAAATACTGGATCTACTTGAATATCCCTGTAGTCTAGGCTAGAATTAATAATTCGCTTTAGATACTTTTTAGTGCTACGAGGTGCGTTAAACATTTGTCGACTTATTGATGTAAACCAGTAGGCCTGCTTATCATAGGCCATACGAAGCTGTAGATGTATATCAGTGTAGAGTAAAATTTTGTAAGTATCATTGCTAACAGTTTTATGCATATCATACATGGAATCAACAAACAATGGATTACATATTAGAAATATTTTTTTACCCTGTGTATCTTTAAGTTGAGCGTTGTCGGGCCAAAACTCATTTGATTTCCAGCTTGAACGATTTTTGTTTAACGAGTCAGGAAACTGTTGGCCGATCATCTGTTTTACTGTGGGGATATCATACTGATACTTGCCGCTTAGTAGTAGATAGTAGTATAGAGCAAACCCGCCGGATGCACCCTGATAAAAGATAGTTATGTCATTCACTGGTTTGCAGTAGCTTCTTGGCTTGCACGAACTGATCTCTATAGAACGATTCAAACTGCTGAGAGTTCATTATTTTAGGATTAATTAGCAAGGCTATTTTTTCCTTAGCAACAGGATCTGTTTGCCACGCAACAATCATATCAGAGTAAAATTTAACAGCCTCAGGTTTCATGTCATGAGGACCAAAAAATCCAAACCATTGATTGTGGTGTCGATTAAATTTTTTATTAACTTCTTGAACTACTTCAATATTAGGCAAACTTGGACTTCTATGAATGGATCCTAGTGGGGCTGTAATTGCCAACGCACCAACATACCCTGAACGAATCATAGGCAACGATGCCGTGAGCTCGTTTACTCCTACTTGTACAGTTCCTGCGGCCACTGCGGCAGTGACTTCGGAGGAAGATTTAAATTGTAAGATAGTTGGTTCTATGCCTGTTGGCCGCACAAAATCCCTGATAGCAAGCTCGGCAACTATTCCAGGAACACCAAAATTAATTTTTTTGTTGTTGACTCGATATTCTTCTAAGAACATGGTAATATCTCTGCTGTGTATTTGTGATTTATTAATTAGGAAAACGTTGGAATCATAACCAATCATTCCCAGCGGGGTGTATGTTGTTTCGTTATATCGAATTCCAGCTGGTTTTACAATGGTGTTAATTAAGGAATCTGATTTGGTGCCAACTATTAAGGTATAATTATTACCTGGAATGGACTCGATATAATTACCACCCAAGGTACGATTAGCGCCTGGTTTGTTAACTACCGTAGCAGGATATCCACGGGTTGTTAAAAATTCTGAAAACAGTCTGGCAAATTGGTCAGCCGGGCCGCCTGGTGCTGCCGAAACAACAATTTGAATAGGATTTTTTTGCGGCTCAAATGCATTGGCAATAATTGGCGCCATTAATGCCAACAGTAATAGTAAATATTTCATGTTTTCTCCGGGGATATATTTAATTATCAAAATTATGCCCAGCATAAGTATTTTTATGAATGAAATGCACTATCAAGTTGGCAATCAATTTTTTCTCAATAAATTTCAAGCTGCCAATTACGCATACAAAACCAATCAAAAAATAAAATTCAATCTTTTTGAATCAGCGTTTGATGCAGTCAATTGGGCAGTTGAGCCCAGTCTCAGCTGGGATAGTTTATTAGATATACGAGCTCACCAAGTTGCTGAAAAAGCAAGAGCACAAGACAAACCAATTGTTCTACACTTCAGTGGCGGCACAGATGCCTACACCATTTACAAAGTATTTGAACGCAATAATATACACATTGATATGCTGTATACCAGAGTTAGAAAAGGCGAGAGATATCAATCACAGTATCGTCAAGTATATGAATTTTTTGACAAAGGACTGTACGATCCCCATTGTCAAATCATGGTTGACGACGAAGAGTTAGGATTTTTAGAAAAAAAGTATCACTCTGAAGATTGGATTTGGGACACAGCAGAACGTTATACATTTAACTTGCATGGCGGCATGAAAGTAGAGCATGACAAAATATGCACAATGATGGGCCGAGATGTGATGTCCATTATTGGATACGAAAAGCCTAGATTACAGTTTGATGAAGACGGCCGAGTATATAGTTTTCAAGATGATATCAATTATGTTAGGCCAATGAATTGCCCTAGCATGGAATGCTTTTTCCTTACTTCAGATTTACCAGAATTACATGTCAAGCAATCCTACATGCTGTTTAAATATATAAAAAACAAGCATCCTAATGCTCGAGATGCAAGAGATCTAGCTGACTACAATGATTTACACAGTCCAATTAAATTTGATTGGTTAGAATATAGCCTGGCCTCCGGAAGGTATGGCGATTTGGCCAACAGCAAAAACCCACACATAGCCAATTGGGGTTGTAAGTTGATAGTTGATAATCCTAACGACTACACTACAGCTAGGCTTCAAGGCCAAAGTAAAGAAGTGTTTGATAGTGCTAGAGATACTAAATGGTTTAAAGATTATGTTAAATCAATGTTAAATGTCTATCACGATTCGGCTGGAAAATACTTTGGAATGACCACCGACAATTTGTTTGCTATACCAATGATTCGATCAAAATATTATCCACTAACATTTTAAACCCATAATGCATCGTAGTCTTTATTCTAATCTTGCTGGACAAGAGCTTTCCTGGATTGCCATGGATTCTGTTGAATTTTATAACAAGCATTTAGAATCAAGGTACCACGAGCTTGAAGCTAACGGGTGGCTCAATGCTGCATTTACTTACAAACTTAATAGTTATGGTTTTCGATGTGCTGAGTTTACCAATGCCGAACCGTCGGTGATGTTTTTAGGATGCAGCCATACATTTGGAGTCGGATTACCTCTAGAGAAGACCTGGACACATTTGGTGTCAACCGAAATAAAATTAAAAAATTACAATCTTGGAATGCCTGGGTGTTCCAATGATACTGCTTTTAGATTAGCATATTATTGGTTAGACAAGATAAAACCAAAACTTGTTATCCTGTGTCGTCCAAACATTAGAAGAATCGAAGTTATCGACGAAGATATGTTAATACGATGTAATGTTGACACATTAAGAAATAATGTTATTCCTGCAGAGCTAAGACCGTTTTATAGAAAATGGATACTCAACGATTTAAACTCAGAAATGAATGCGGCAAAAAATGCACTGGCAATAACGCAATTATGTAATACTGCTGGCATTGAACTTAAAATAATAAATGCCGAATACTTTATGACCTCAAGAGTCGATTTGGCAAGAGATTTATTCCATTCTGGTGTAGCTACTAATAAAAACTTTGCCCAGCTTGTATTGGCTCAGATTTCCTCGCCAATGAGTTCTGGATAATCTCGAATTAAATCTGACAGGCCATATTTATTAACTGAGTTTTCGTCAGTGTCACCTTCGACAATTCTCAATGATAATATAGTTCGAGTAGTAAGAATATTTTCTACGCTGTGTGCTAAGTCCCCGTCGAACGCATACCATCCTTGATCAAGTATTACAGATTTTGTTTTTTTTCCTGCTTTCAAATACGTCAATTGTGTGCTTTTACGTGCATCAAAAAAATTTTGACGAAAAGTATAAAACACTGTTTCAACAGCAGAGCCGCCCAGGTCAATGTAGTAATTTAACGACATCAACCTACGACGGTCTGTATGTGGCGATATAGAGCTTGGATGACCAGGCATTGTGTTTTTCATCACACCAAAAAAAGCTCTAAATTTGGTATTAGGAATATACTGTAGATATTCAAGTTGTACTTGGCGGTTAATTTCCTGTGATGCAAAGGTAAATGTTGAATTTATTGCTAAATTTGGTTCTGCCAATGGTTGTGGTACCAGATTGCTTTCTGCTACTTCTTTAAACATAGCAATTAATTTTGCCGATGGAGGCGGCAGCTTGATTTTTCTAATTGGCTGTGACATATATAGTAATATTTATATGCTCTATATGGTATTATAAATATCCAACGTGAAACATATTTTTATCCTGTATATGCCCGGACACGCTGGCAACTTTCTAACCAGACTATTCAGTTTGAGTCCAGAAACAATACCTCAGGTTACCCTACAAAATCTTATTGATGGAGAAATCCCTAAATTTAATAGTAGAGCCGAGCATTATTCTTTTTCTAAGGTCTCTGACTGCTATCCCAATTGGCAGGAGTTTCATAGAGTGTGGCCAGATTTTTATAATCGTGAGCTATACAATTATTTTAATACATTATTTTCTAAACCGTTTTCTCATATAGCCTATGCAATACACCCGGCTGAATTTTTAGATCTTGAGCAGCATATCTCCAGCACAGATCATGATTTTTATTACGTTGAATTAGACGATAAGTTTTTGCCATGGGTTCTCGATAATCAAAAAAAATTACATTACACCTATCGACCAACCTACAAGGTCGAGTTATCCAATTTAAACCAACTAAAAACAAAGTACTCAATGAAACCAATCAATTTAACTAGTATGCTTGAATCGGTAGATAATTTTGTTGTTGAATACTTAAAAATTACTCAAGAAATGTCGTTGACACCCGATGTTGATGCTGCCAAAACGCTATACCACGATTGGTTTGCAGTTAGGGGCCCACAATGATTACTACTGTCAGTAGAGGACCTAGCGATAATTTTACCTACGACCTATTTCAAAATGTATTATCCCAAGTTGATTGCGACTATGAAGCATATTATATTTGGACCAGCAATCTTGAAAAATTTAAAACCTTTTTATCTACATTACAACCTACAAAGTCTAATGTAATACTTGGGATTAAGGATTTATTAAATCTTGGTGTTGAATACAATTATTGGAATGACGCAGCCAATGCTGGAATTGATTTGTTAAACAATCTAGCGCAAAGGAATTCGCGCAAAACATTTATTATTTTTACCAGTCTTGAAAATGCTAGTTTAGAAACAACTAATAGCAATATACAATTTGTGCCATGGGGAGGAGACGTTACTAATCAGTCCAACTCCTACCCTACACTAAATCCAGTACTGGACAAAAATTTTAAATCCACTCACACATTTATTAGCCTAAACAGGCACGCTAGATCACATCGTATTGTATTGCTAAGTTATCTATTTGGAATGGGTTATGATCAGTACGGCGACATTTCATATTTAGATCAACATCCAAAGTCTGAATTTCTTGATTATATTTCTTGGCAGTTTGACGAAAGGCACAGTGAACTTACACAGGTATTGGCCAATGGGTACCAAAAAATAAATCAAAATCAACAACTGATCACTGACAACTATGAAATTTATAACACCAATATTATATTCGACAATGTAGCAAATTTTAATAACAAACTACGCAATCGATATCAACATAGTTTTGTAGAAGTTGTTTCTGAAAGCTCATTTGAATCTCCAAGTTTTATGATTACCGAAAAATTTTTAAACAGTGTGTACGGGTGCAATTTTCCCATATTACTGAGCGGAGTAGGAGCAGTTGAACACTTACGACAGGTTGGATTTGACCTGTTTGACGACATTGTTGATCACAGCTATGACACGATTGCCAATCCAATTGACCGTGTTGTTGCTGCCATCGAAACTAACCGCCAATTACTAACGGATTTGGATTATGTAAAACAAAAATGGCAGTTGTGTAAAACTCGTTTTGGACAGAATATTGCAGTTGCTCAAACCACACTATATCAATGGTATCAAGATCGAGCAATTTCTAAATTCAATGCAATAGAATTCAATTGACAACTACCAAATTATGCTGTATAATATACTTTTAAAACAGGAGAGATCATGAAACCAAGAATCGCAAGTCGTGGACCAGAGATCAATATGGAAAAGTGTGTTCAACAAGCCGGCGGCGGACGCTATGATATGGTGCTAATTGGCGCACAACGCCTACGTGAACTCAAGCGTATTCATCGCGAAGATACTACCCGTTATGTAACCTGCGTAGATGCACTCTACGAAATACAAGCAGGGCAGGTTAGTTTGATTGACTACTTGGCAAAGGTAAAATAACATGGCAAAAGCACAACAAACAGCAAGTGAACTCAGTCGCACTCTAGCAGGACAATGGAGCAAGAGCGAAAAACGAGCCGAAGCCAGTCGTAGCATTATGGCTGCAAACAAAAGCACCCACGCTAAAATTAAGGCCTTTAAACAAGGCATATTTCTAAACAAGTAACGATTTTGGGAGGGCTGGCCGAGCGGTCGAAGGCATCCGCCTACTAAGCGGACATGGGCCTTAACAGTCCATCTAGGGTTCGAATCCCTAGCCCTCCTCCAGAATTTTAATCTTATGTATTGCTACAAATAAGTAAAAGATAACATAAGGAAACAACATGGCAGCCAAAGGTGGAAATCAAAAAAGTCGTCGGGCAGATCCAATGCGTACCAAAAATGGTCGAGAACGCTTGGGTCCATTAAATGTAGCACAGTTAGAAAAGTTATTGGCCACGGCCCGTAAAAAGACCGCACCAAAAATTCAACGCAGGATCGCTGTGATGAAAAGTCGTCCTAGTTATCGTGCACCAGTAGTAGAAACAGTAACGGAATGAAGTAGTATGCCCCTATAGCTCAGCTGGTAGAGCACCGGTTTTGTAAACCGGTTGTCCCGTGTTCGAATCATGGTGGGGGCACCAAAAATATGGTAATAAAGAAAAACATAGACCCAGGCAGACCCGTCGGCCGCCCAATGGCGCCTGTCAGCAAAGATGCGGGATGGGGCAAGACTCTCACAAAAAAAGAGTTATTAGGTTTGATAGATCGTATATACGCTAAACAAGAGGAAGATAAAATGTCAAAAATGTCCGAAACACTAGCACGTGCCTTGGCAAAGAAACAGGGCAAGACTCACGTAGACGGTAGTGATGCTACAGCTACAGTAGAAAAAAAAGTCAAGGTCAAACCTTCAGCTGGTCCTGCTAAAAAACCACCCACTAGGTCAGCTGGTCGCGGCCGATAGTGTACAGGCAATAGTTGTGTAATCAATGAGTATCCCACTAGATCGACTCTATCAATATATCAAAACTGTTGCCGAGAGTGTGTACCAAGACTCGGTCGTTGTTTATTTCTTTTATCCACACGGATCAAGAGATGTTAACAATATAATTTCTGCCAAAGAACCCCTGTCTGAATCCGAACTATATCTAAGTCCTGAAATTTTTTGTAACGATCAAGAACCGTTAAACTATGAGCTATACAACAACAATGAATGTATAGCCAGACACAGCCAACCCAGTGCCCAAGTACAAGAAATACTCAAAAGAAAAAATATCACATTTCCTAAATTTAATTTTCGTGGGCAAGTTGCTATATTATGGGATCAGGCCTTGTTATTGCACAGTGAAAAACGATCTGTTGACATTGAACAATATCAATCCTGTCAGTTCATTCCGGTTTACTACTGGAGTCATGCTATAATTGCTAGAGACTGGTTCAGGTATGCTGAGTATGTTAAACAAAGTAAGCAAGTCAATCAAACATTCTTAATTTACAATCGTGCGTGGGCCGGAACCAGAGAATATCGTTTAAAGTTTGCTGAGCATTTGATTAGACTAGGGTTACCCGACAATTGTCGTACTAGTGTTAATCCTGTTGAACCTGAACTAGACATACATTACGAAATACATCGATTTAATAATCCTGCATGGAGACCCAGGACTGTATTAGAAAATTTCTTTCCTATTAGCGACGCTCACAGTAGTTATAGTGCAGACTTTGACATTGAAGATTATGCGGCTACAGATATAGAAGTGGTGTTAGAAACCTTGTTTGATGACAATCGGTTGCACCTAACTGAAAAAAGTCTAAGACCCATTGCCTGCGGCCAACCATTTATTTTAGCGGGTACACAAGGCAGTTTAGAATACTTACGCAGTTACGGGTTTAAAACATTTGGAATGATTTGGGATGAACGCTATGATGAGTGTACAGATCCTGAAGAACGTTTAACAAAGATTGCACATCTTATGCAGCAGATTGCCAACTGGCATCCATGGCTTCGAGAACAAAAAATGCGCGAGGCTCAAGCCATAGCCGAGTACAATAAGAAACACTTTTTTAGTCAAGAGTTTTTTGATCTAATTGTTGACGAACTAAAAACAAATTTAACCGCGGCATTTACTCAATTAGAGCAAACCAATACCAGTAAACAGTATTTGTCTCGTCGTGAAATATTTCTAGCAAATCCAGAACTTGAACCATTTTCTAGAAAAAGTAAATCCAAAGAAATGGCAGATATCCTGCTGGAAAAAGCCCTACACTACAGCACAAAAAACGCTGGTTGACCAAAAAGTCCTTATTTGCTATAATAGTTGTATAGTTAATAATAAGGAGCAAGAATGGACTTTACTCGTTATATGCTTGAATTTTATGGCCCTAATGGCGTCTATGATTATGGCTTTACCGCTACCCAAATTAACCTAGCCACCCAACTTTACAAGTGTCGTCTATATACAACAGGTGGTGAATTCTGCGGTGACTCGATTGACCGCGAATGTGTTCGTGATATTATCTTAGAAGCACAAGGTTACGAAGCGGCCGTAGCACTTGACCAGTAATTTATTTTGTAGTACAATGTAGTTTAGTAGTTAATTTTAATCACAATTTATAGGACACAGCCCTTATGTCAGAAACAAGAACAGTCACTTCGGTGCAAGCTCGCAAGAGTCTACTCAAAGCATTCAAAAAACAACGCCCATTATTCCTCTGGGGTCCTCCTGGTATTGGTAAAAGTGAGTTAGTAGCAGACATTACCGCCGAACTCGGTGGAGTGATGATCGACCTTCGTTTGGGTCAAATGGAGCCCACAGACATTCGCGGTATTCCTTTTTACAATAAAGAATTAGGTAAGATGGACTGGGCGGCTCCAATTGACTTGCCAGACGAAGAGTATGCCGCACAGTATCCAATCGTGGTATTGTTTTTAGATGAGATGAACTCATCTGCGCCTAGTGTACAGGCCGCGGCTTACCAGTTGATTCTAAATCGACGCATTGGCAAATACTTTTTGCCTAAGAATGTAGTGTTAGTGGCCGCAGGTAATCGTGAGAGTGACAAAGGTGTTACATATCGTATGCCTACTCCACTGGCAAATCGTTTCATTCACCAAGAAATGAAATGTGACTTTGCCGCTTGGCAAGAGTGGGCTGTGAACAAGAACATCCATAAAGACGTGGTTGGTTACTTGAGTTACGCTAAACAAGATCTCTATGATTTTGATGCTAAGTCAGCAAGTCGTGCCTTTGCAACACCACGTTCATGGTCATTTGTGAGTGAATTGCTAGAAGACGAAGAAGGCGATGATGATACAATTACCAATTTGATCTCTGGCACAGTAGGCGAAGGACTTGCTATTAAGTTTATGGCACACCGTAAGATTGCTGGTCGTATGCCCAAGCCAGAAGACATCTTGTCGGGCAAGGAGAAAGAGCTGAATGTTAAAGAAGTATCAGCCATGTACAGCCTAGTGATCAGTATGTGTTACGAGCTTAAGGCCGCTATCGAAGCCAAGGTATCGGACAAACAGTTCCACGAAATGGCAGATAACTTCTTTGGTTATATGATGAAGAACTTTGAAACCGAGTTGGTTGTAATGGGTGCTAGAATTGCGCTTACCACATACAACTTACCGTTCCAGCCTACCAAGCTCAAGAACTTTGATGAGTTTCATCAACGCTATGGCAAGTATATTTTGCAGGCATCCGCCTAGTAGTCCAAGGAGGGTGGTGTAGCGGTATTACACAGGGCTGTGTTCGCACCGCCCTCCAACCTTTTATATTATGGAAACTTGTAAACAATTTACCTTTATTAGTACTAACAAAGCATATATTGAAAATATTCAAGCATGGTGTTTGGAAAATATAGGGCCCAAACATACGCCAGAACAAAAAGGATTGTGGATGGATAGATGCTTGCCCGAGTGGCAGTATCAACGCTACCAAATTAGAATCAAAGAAGATGCTCATGCCACAATGTTTAATTTAAAATGGCAATCGTGAAAACTCAATATGACTACTGGAAAGAAGCCCACGATCAAGTTATGGCAGAAATGGCTGCAACAATGAACTATACTGTAAACGCAACCGTCGCAAACGACCATTTTAAGTATTTTATTAGGGTCGCAAGAATGCTAGAGTTTGATAGCGTAAGAAAATGGTTAACACAGACCTACGGCATGTCAGAACATATTGACCGTGATACTATGAATAATCCACACTGGAGTTTTAATATCAGGCTTGGTGGTAGCATTGTTTACTTGCAGGGCGATGAGGAATTATCGTGGTTTAAGATTCGTTATGGTGATCCAAGTTGATTAGAGTCAGTGTGTTAGATGATGCCTTTAATCGTGCATATTGGAATGCCAAGCGCACCTTGCCTGTTGAACATTTAGAACTACCCAGACAATACGGGCAACGCTGGCGTGAAGCGTTTCGATGTAGGGTTGACAGCAAGAGTCCGCCTGGCGATTATTATTATATTTTTGATCGTGATGAAGATTACACTTGGTTTATGCTACGATGGGGTTAGGTCCGTTAATCTGCGTTGAATGTGAGTTATTTGCTCGCGAAAATGAGCGCCAGGATTATCATCTTTGCCCAAGATGTGGCAGTGATGTGCTGGAGTATCTGTGGATGTATACCGAAGAGGAACAAAAAAGAATCAAAACTAACGATCGCTTTTACAGATTTGCACAAGGACAAGATGTCACTTAAGATTCTTGTAAATAACTATAACATTGTTTGGCTGTATAAGGAACAGGTTGACGCACATGGTCTGCAGGCGGATCAAGACTATACCTGGCGTTATACTCCAGCAGTAAATGACTGGTTGAGTTCTCCTATATCGCCGGCTACAGTAGAGTTTGATTTTAAAGACGAACAATGGGAAACGTATTTTCAATTAAAATGGAGTAACAAAACATAATGAATAGAATCGAATATCTTGAGCTTCGAGCCACAATTCAAGAAAATTCTGGTTATTTGGCTCGCCAGGAAATTGAAAAGGTAAAAGATTTCTGCAAGTCCGACCCTAAACGACTTGAACCGTACGGATTTAAAGTGTACTCTCAAAGCGACGAGGACGGCATACTCAACGAAATATTTAAACGTCTGGATATCAAACAAGGAGTCTTTTGTGAGATTGGCGTTGAAAATGGATTGGAGTGCAATACGTTTTTCCTACTACACCAAGGATGGAAGGGTGTCTGGGTAGAAGGCAACTCAAGTCAACAGGCACCAATACAGTCTAAATTTGCATCACTTATTGAAAAAGAACAGCTTGCTGTATTGATTGGATACGCTACACCCAATAACATAAACCAAGTTATACAACAGGTATGCGAATGCATTGACAGTCAACCTGCTGATATTGATTTTATATCCATTGATATTGATGGTATGGATATCTATTTGTTAGAGACACTTGATTTTCAACCCAAGGTTGTTTGCATTGAATACAATGCTAAATTTCCGCCGCCGGTATCTAAAAAGCCTGTTTTTGACAGCAACTATGTTTGGAGTAATGTATCTGATTATATGGGCTCAAGTCTTACTGCACTAACGGAGGTTGCCAAGTTAAAAGGATATTCACTTGTTGCTACCAATGTGGTTGGCTCTAATGCTTTTTTTGTAAGGAATGATTTATTGGGCGATTGTTTTGTAGACAACCCAACTCCAGAACTTTTATACAATCCTCCCAGATACTATCTAGTGTACAACCACTATCAGTACAGTGTAGGCCATCTTGCTGATTTTGGAGCATACGTTGATTTAACTTAGACAAATACTATGAACTACTATTACGAAATAGATCCCAAGTATGACGGTACTGTCTTTGGCGATAAGTGGCGCTATTGGTGCATGTACAACTGTAGCCCTGCGGACAACGGCAAGATGTGTTTTAAAACACACGATGACTTTGTAGCTCGTAGCACCAAGGTATGGTTGGAAAATGCCAATGGTGTTTACTTGATTAAACCACAGTGGGATGCTCGACGACACAGAGTAGATAGGCACGAGTTTACTATGGTCAAACTTAGAGCAAAAACAATCAAATGGTGGACAGGTGAGTAAGGACGAATATTACGCCAATACAGCGGCCCGCTTGGATACTATTATTGGTGGTGATACTCGTAATTTTGCCCGTTTACACGAAGCTAAACAGGAATGGGATCTGCTGGCGGAGGCAGTACCTGTTGGCCAAGGATTCCTTACCTTTGACGATTATGTGCGTGAATACTATGGCATCAAACTCACAATAGACAGCTACACAGGTGGTGTCAATATTGATTATGCTATCATTGACGAAAAAAAGTACACAATCTTTTTATTAAAGTTTGGTCGCTGATGCATGTAAACAATTACGAACTTCCTAGGCCCGCAGAATCAGTACTAGATCAATGCCATGCGGTTTATATTGACGATCCGGCGTTTCGTATGTGGGCAATGAAGAAATTTTGTCGAGAAAACAAGCTGAGTTTAGTATGGTCAGAGTTAGTCGAAAATTCAGATGTTAATGTTTTCTTTGATGAAGCCGCGGCTTTCTACTTTATTGATCCTGCAGATGCTACACTGTTTAGGTTAAAGTTCAAATGAGTTTAAAGCCTGGTCATTGGAACAGCAATTACCCATCAGGTAAATGGGAACACGATATTCCATTGGAGTTTCTTGACTTAGATGAAATTTTAGCATGGTGTCGACGAGAGTTCATAGACTATGCAACTTGTATGCGATATGAAGTGTATAACAATAGAGCAAAGTTTGTATTTTATGACAATCAAGATTATGTATCATTCCTGTTAAGGTGGGCATAATGGCCATAGATCGTAACCCACACTTGACCATTCCTGTAAAGACTTATACTCACTATAGTGAGTGTGAGCCTTGGTGTTTGGCCAACATAGGTGAATGGAATATAGCTTGGTGGAAAGATTTTCCAGATGTTGCGGCCGCAGTAATTACTCAAGGGCCGCACGAGGATTGTTATTGGTTTAACAATGACCGTGATGCCTTAATGTTTAGGTTAAGATTCTTATGATATGGAGCATGATCATTGCCAAAGTACTAACCACAGTTATGTCGTGGTTAGATGCTGGCAATCTGCGTAACAAGGTTTATAAACAAGCCGAGGAAGCAGAAATTATGATGACTGCCTTAGAAGATATTGAACGTATGAGTAGGGAAGATAATATTAAACAATATGCTCGCAAGGCCATAGATACAGTAAAAGGACTACCTGTTGAAGACAACCGTTAAAAAGAACTTGATCGTATTCCATAGTGTGCGTGAGTTTGAAGAACTGCATCATCGCTTGCTGAACGAATACGGTCGTGCTACCATGTTGGTAAGTTGGCGTATGAAACGCGAGCTAGGGTTTACCATCCGACATCACAAAGGTCTGTCAGAGATGGACAAAGATACTTGGGCAGTAATGAAAGGCGAAGGATTCCATAATCGTTACCATTATGAAAACCAAGTACATTTAGACTTCTACAACGAAGCCCAGATGTCTTGGTTCGTGTTAAAATACCTAAATAATTAACGGTTGACCAGAAATTCCATTTTGTTTATAATATTAATATTATAAAAGTTAAATGAATATTATGCCAGAAAAAAATGTCCTAATTGATTATCGATTTAGTAGCCCAGGAGAATATGATCTTAATGGTTATGCAATAAATTCAATTGCAGAAATGGCTCCACAATTAAATCACATAAAAAGTGTTGGGTTTAACACAATTACACTTGCACTTGAAATCCCAATTGATTTGAGCACGGGCCGTGTTAATTTTGGCAAGCCCGGTGGCTCAGACTTGTCAATGATTGCTGACACCTGGAAGGTCGTAGATTATGCTCATTCAATTGGACTATCTGTAAAAATTCAAATATTGCCTTGCGGTGCTTTTAATGCGGATGGATCAAGAAATGGTGCTGATCCAAATCTGACTTCAACCGTTTCACTTGGAGCCGGCGTAACATTTGATAAAATATTTAATAATACTATCATTCCATATGACCTGGCCATTGCAAAAATAGCCCAACAACATAATATAGAAGGAATTTATGTTGGATCAAACATGTATGGATTGGATACAACTTCTTACCTGGGTCTTTGGCAAAATTTAATTGATTCTGTTCATTCAGTTTACACAGGGCAAATAGCCTATCAAGCTATGTGGGACAATGCCGTTTGGTCTTTGACAAATTCAGCAAATTACTTTATTGATCCGTTAATCTCTACAGTACCAATGTATAACTTGTCCCAGATTGTAGAAGGCTATTACCACACCTTAGATGATGGTAACGTAATTGAGACTATTCAAAATTTAATTCAAAAATATGGTAATTCATTAATACTTGACGGTTTTCATGTACAAACTGCCAATCCCGGAATTGGTAATAACATAGTAATTCCAGATTTACTATATTCGGGAAACTTATCGGGTTTAACAAGTTTACCAGCACCCAATTATTGTGAACAGGCCTTGGCACTTCGGGCTTATGTATATGTTGCTCAACACCTATTAGGTGATGGAAATACTGGTGTTGGCATAGACGGGTATATGCCGTGGGAACAAACATCATGGATACAAAAACCAAATAACACTTTTGCTGAATATTGGCATCAATCATCTATTCTTGGATGGAACCTATGGGGGAACACTTCAGCCGAATCTGCACTACGCCAGGCATTTACACAAGATCCTTTGCCCAATTATTATTTTAGTACTCCACACAATGATGTCTTTGTTGGTAAGAATGGTGTGATTAATACTGCGGTGTTTTATGGCCCATCATCAACTGCTACTATCACTAAGAATACCGATGGTATAACAGTATCATCTACCTTTAATGGATCCGATACATTAACTAATATTCAACGTCTTGAATTTTCTGACACCGTGGTTGCATTTGATTCTAGTGCAGGACAACCAACTGGCGAAGTTTATCGACTATATACTGCTGCATTGGGCCGTGCGCCAGATACCGCTGGGCTAGGCTACTGGATCAATGCCTTGGATCATGGCGTGTCACTGCACAATGTTGCCGGAGGATTTATAGAGAGCATAGAATTCCATAATAATTTTTACGGAGATGGGTCAACATCAACTTTTGTCACGGCACTTTATCACAATGTGTTGCACCGTGCTCCGGAAAAAGATGGGTTTGATTTCTGGGTTAATAGTGTTAATCATGGTGTTAGCCGTGCTGATGTATTGATTGGGTTCAGCGAAAGCCCAGAAAATGTGGCACAAACTGTAGGGCTTGTAGGGCAAGGAATACACTACGATCAATACGTAGGTTGACCAGAAATTCCATTCGTAGTATAATAGTAGTATAGTTAATAATAAGGACCAGTATGAGCACAGCCACTACTACAGCAAATAAAAAAGAATCCAGCAAGTACAAGAACTTGTTGGGTCCTACTGACCCTAAACTAGATCGTGAAATCCGCGAAAAACTGATTACTGCTCGTGTGGGTCTACTACTTCGTGCCAGCTTTTTTGGTAACTTGGCCACACGTTTGAAGTTGGTCAATGCTGACGAATGGTGTCCTACTGCCGCAACCGACGGGCGTAATTTTTACTACAATAGCCGTTTTGTAGAAATGCTCAAGCCCAAAGAGATTGAGTTCCTGTTTGGTCATGAGGTCCTACATTGTGTGTATGACCACTTTGGTCGTCGCGGTGATCGTGACCCTCAGCTGTTTAATATTGCCAATGATTATTGTGTCAATGCCGACTTGAAGAAACATCGCGTGGGTGAGTTTATCACTACCGTGCCTTGCCTATATGATGCAAAATATCAGGACATGAGCTCGGAAGAGATCTATGACATTTTGTACGAGAATGCTGAAAAAATTGACATCAGTGACTTAATTGACAAGATGCTAGATGAACACTTAGATGGCGAAGGCAACGATGGTGCTGGCGACGAAGAGGGCGAGCAGGGTAAAAAAGGTGGTTCTGGTCGGCCTAAGTTATCTGCAGAAGAACGTCAAAAGATCAAGGACGAAATCAAAGAAGCTGTACTAGCGGCTGCGGCGGCGTCGGATGGTGCAGGTAACTTGCCCGCAGGTGTCAAACGTATCATCGAAGATATGACTGCACCCAAGATGAACTGGCGCGAACTGTTGCGTATGCAATTAGAGAGTACTATTAAGAGTGACTACACTTGGATGCGTAACAGTCGTAGAGGGTGGCACATGGATGCGGTCATGCCCGGTATGAAGTTGGATCCCATGATTGATATTGCTATCAGTATCGATGCGTCGGGTTCGATGCTAGACAGCATGCTCAAAGACTTCCTAGCAGAAGTAGCAGGTATCATGGAACAGTTCCCTAACTATCGTATTCATGTCTTATCGTTTGATACACAAGTGTACAATCCACAGCAGTTTGATAGTGAAAACTTAGACGATATTACAGGCTATGAAATTGCGGGTGGTGGTGGTACAGACTTTAATTGTGTATTTGAATACTTTAAAGCCAACGAAATCGAACCCAAGCGTCACATCATGTTCACAGACGGTTATCCCAACGGTTCATGGGGTGATGAACAGTACTGTGATACTGTGTTTATTATGCACGGTACCAAGACCATTGTTCCACCATTCGGACAGTATGCCTACTACGAAGAAGAAAGTAAACATTAATATGGCAGTTAAATCCTGGTACCTAAGTGTAGTAGATACTGCAACCCACAAGCCGGTTATTCACAAGATGTTTTTTACAGCACCCGATATGAATCGTTTTATCAAAGAAAATAATATCTTAGAAGAATACAAGAAACCTGCTTTCTATATTGTAAAAGAAAATTACTAATGAACACTCGCATTAAAGAACTTGCCAAACAATCTGGTATTTGGTTTGAAGATAACAAGGATATCAGGACTCATTCTGTTAGCACTACCACACTAGAAAAGTTTGCTGAGTCAATTATAGAAGAGTGTGCTAAACAAGCAGAATATAATGGTTACAACCAACAGTTTGGCCAGGGTGGATTACGAACTAAATTACATGAATATTTTGGAGTTGGAGAATGACCAAACAATTTTGGTATGGTTTTACAATATGCATGGTTGTATGGCTTGGTTTCCTTAGTTGGCGCACTATACCAGAATATACTGTGATTTATCGTGCCGAGTGCTTAAAGATATAGCATGATTATAGGATTTGAACATGTGGGTACCGACCACAAGTGTAATGTATGTGCCTGTGATTTTTCAGACGATGAAGGCGGCATACAAGGACACTTTGGAATATTACCTGTAGCATTTTGCCCTACCTGCTACAGTTGTATGGTAGATATGGTTGGGCAAGATTTAGAATTAAATGGAGAAGAAGATGAATAAATTTAGACAATGGTATTTAAATAATACCGTAGAAATTGCTTGGTTTATTATTGGTTTTTTAATTGCGACTGCACTAGACAGCCTGGGCAAAGGTGATTATACCGATGCTGTGTTTTCATCGGTGCTGGCCTTTGCCAACTACTATCTAAACAAAAAGTAGCAGGTCAGTTTTACCGAAACACCCCTAAATGGGGTGTTTTTCTTTGTAAAAATAAATTAACGGCATATATTAGTCGTAAATATCTATATGGAAAATACTACACAAATTACAGTCGCAGATCTTGATACTATCAAGAACATTATTGACCTGGCCTGCACCCGTGGTGCATTCCGTGGTGCAGAAGTTAGTCAGGTGGGCGCTGTCTTTGACAAGCTCAACTCATTTTTAGAAGCAGTAATAGCTCAGGCGAAAGCCAACGAAGAAGCAGCAAACGCTGAAGCCGGCGAAACTCAAGGAGAATAAAATGGCATTTATGAAACACGTAGGAAAACATGGAGACCGTAAGGTTTGCATCCTGTTCCGTCAGGTACCCGGTGAAGATCACATGTGTTTGGTCATCTATCCAGACACCTTACACGCACACTGGCAAGATTCAATTCAAAAGGCCCTGGAAAGTGATGTAGCACAGCAAAGCGAAGAACTTGCTGACGCATTACATCGTAGTTACTTGCCAGACGGTCGTCCTGTGTTGGAAACACTGCACCAAGAGCGCATGATCAAGAAGTTGCGTACTAGTGATATCATTGTAACTCCAACTCCAGATGCCAAGATTCGTTTAGATGAACTTAATAAGATGCTTAACGAAATGAAGCAAGGCGAAGCTGCTATCAAGAAGATGGCCGAGAATGATGCTAGTCGTGGTATGGTTGCTCCAGAAGTTAAACGCAAAGCTGAAGCAGAATATAAAGCTAGCCAAGCACCTAAGGTAGATGCATTTACACCTCCTCCTCTTAAAGCCGGACAAGATGGCGCACTGTCAGATCGTGACATTGCCGCTAATATGTTGGCACAAGCTAAAGCTATGGAAGTTAGTGCTAGAAGTATGGTTGCAGAAGCTGCTCGTATGAAAAAAGAAGCAGAGCGCATGGATCCAACTGTTACAGCTAGAGCAGTAGCCCCAGTTACCGAGAGCGTAGAAGCACCTAAGAAGCGTACTCGTGGTCCTAACAAACCAAAGACTGCGGTGGCTGATGCTGCACAATGATGATTTTTTAACCAGATGGGAACACATACTTGCCGACGTAAACAAAACTGATGTACCTCTAGAATGTATCAAAAAGGTAGTGATCAAACTAGACGGCGGCAAGCAAAAAACCATCAACGTTCATACTCTACTTAAACAAGGCCTAGACTTGCCAGAAGTTGAACAGATGCTCACAAGATATTTTAGTGAGAATGATCATGTAATTCGCGATGTAGACTTTGTAGTAGACGTTACCGCTGTAGCCAATTTGGTACAACCAGAAACTGATAAGCTGTTAGGCAAACTCTAGATTGCAAAATCTAGAGTTTTTTGCTATAATAACAGTATGCAGAAGATTACATTCCACTCCTTTACCATGGGCGATGTAGAGGATCCAGAGCTCTATGCCGCGGAACCATTGTACAAGTTTATGCAGACAGAACAAGGACAGTGGATTAAAGCCAATTGTCCAGATCCACAATACATTGTACGGCCAGACGATCATCGTTGGGGACATAGAATTATTGTCTACGGTCAACTTGAAGATCGATTAGCAACAGAATATTTACTACGGTGGGGCAAATGAAAATACTTGTAACTGGTGGACTTGGCTTTATAGGGCATAATGTTGTGGCCTTGTTAGAAAGTCAAGGACACACCTGCATCATCACTGATACGCAGACAACCTATGGCATTATACCTCAAGACGAGCTAGATTATCTAATTTGTGAACGTAAGAAAAAAATTAAAACTGATAGAATCTACGGCATTGACATCACGGACCGCGACGGTATTGCCTGGCTAATTGGTGAGCATCGTCCTGATATTGTTGTACACCTAGCCAGTTTCCCTAGACAAAAAGTAGTCAATGCCGACCCACAGCTGGGCTCACGGTCCATGAGTGAGGGCTTGCTTAACCTGTTAGAAGCCAGCGTTAAACATCGTGTACAAAAATTTGTTTATGTTAGCTCAAGTATGGTCTATGGCAATTTCAATGATACCTACTTTGATGGCGTCAACGAAAGTCATCCAACCAATCCAATTGGGCAGTATGGTATAATGAAGTTGGCCGGAGAATGGCTAGTCCGTGATTACAGCAGGCGTACCAACATGGCACACACTATTATAAGACCCAGTGCAGTATATGGCCCACTTGATGTAGAAGATCGTGTAGTATCAAAATTCCTATTAGATGCCATGCGCGGCCACGCTATACAGGTGCGTGGTGGTAATCAGGAACTAGATTTTACTTATGTTTCTGATGCAGCCGAAGGTATTGCTGAAGCCGCCATTAGTGAAGATACCTATAACACCACCTACAACATAACTCGTGGGAACTCTAAAACTCTATTAGAAGCAGCTAAACTGGCAGTCAGTATAGCAGGGCAAGGCACAATTGAAGTGCGTGATCCTGACGAAAACTTTCCTAACCGTGGTCAGTTAAATACACAAAGAGCACACCAGGACTTTGGTTATACTCCAGAAATTGATATAGAACAAGGGTTCCAAGAATACTATGAATGGCTTAAAGATTCCTTTTACGGGATTAAAAAAGCAGTATAATAATCTCCGCACAGAGATATTAGATGCTACCGACGAAGTCCTTCGTAGTGGTCAACTCATGGCTGGTAACTATACAGCTGAATTTGAAAACTGGTTGGCCAAGAAAAATCATAGCAAATATGCTGTAACTTGTCACTCGGGTAGTCAAGCATTAGAAATAATTGCTGAATACTATCGATTACAAACTAGTGTAAACCCGCCCAGGGTAGTTGTACCCGCAATGACTTATGTGGCCACTGCTAGTGCATTTGTCCGTGCTGGTTGGGAAGTATATATTGCTGACACAGATACACACGGCCTGTTAGATAAGAAAAAAATACCACAAGAACTAAGTGTACAGGCAACAGTGTTGGTTGGCTTATACGGTGCGGCTGTCAATGCAGACCGTTTCTGGGGAACGGACTTGATCATAGAAGACGGTGCTCAGCATTGGTTAAGCAACAATTGTAATAGAGTAGGCAACGCTACTGCTATTAGTTTTGATCCAATGAAAAACTTAAATGCCTACGGTAACGGGGGTGCAGTGGTCACAGACGACATAGATCTATTAGAATTTGCTAGAGAATGGACTAACAACGGCAAGCCCAATCATTCAACCATAGGAACTAACAGTCGTATGAGCGAGGTAGAATGCGCCCAAATGATGATTAAAACACGGTATATTGATCAATGGCAGGACCGCCGTAAGAACATTGCCTTGTACTGGATTGGTCGGTTAAAGAATACCGGCATTAGAAGTTTAATTACAGCACAAAACTTTGAAACACATTCGTGTCACAAGTTTGTTATTGATGTAGACGGTAGAGATATACTTGCTCGAAACTTGGCTATCAAAGGAATCGAAACTAGGATTCACTATCGAGAACCCCTACACGAGTTGCCTGCTTATAGTGAGTTTGCTGGCCCCGATATCCTAAGTGTTGCTAGCGCACTATCACGTAGAGTATTAAGTTTACCTATTCATCCTGAACTTACCGACTTGGAAGTTGAGTATATCATTGACTCGGTATTAGATTCCGCTTTATCAATGCGTAACTAGCTAGCCAAGCCCAATCATAGCTCCGCTTTAGCTCCGCAAAATCTCCCGCAACCGCTTCGTAGTACTCCACAGCATCTTGGGCCCCGAATATACTATATTCACCGTTGGAATGCGTTAGATCAACTGTTAACCATTTGTCCAAGCGATACTTGCTTTCTACATCCGCACTGGCTCGTAGCTTAATACATTCGCGGAAAGCAGTGCGCCAGGCCATCCAAGGTGTGTACGCATATTCTGCTGTACCGGACAAGATAGGAACTACTTCGTGCGCTTGATCTAGGGTAAAGTCTAGTCCGTCCCCGGCGTTTGCCAACACTAGTTTCTTGTTGTAGGCAATCATGGCTTGATGTCCGTATTCTAATCCGTTAACAGGATTACGTGCATGAAAGATATAGTGCTTGGATTCTTGTAGACGATCTGGTTGCCATGCCCAGTCAAACCCTTCGTCGACTCTTAACTTGGCAAATACAGCAAAGAACCAAGGTGTTGTGCTTAACTCTGCGGCAGCTTGATAAGCAGCCACACGACCTGTGACACCACTACTACGATGTATCTTAATGTCATTGGCACGTTCAGCTGTCCATTTTAAGTGTTGATAATTTTCTTCTGCGTTGGGTTCGCCGTTGTCGATAAACACTATATCTAACAGTTGATCTTTAAACAGATGACGCTGGGTGCGGAGTACGTTAGGATAGTCGTATAACTGATGTTTAATATAAGGAACTGAGACCTTGGGCACAATACAAATACTGGCGCCTGCACTTAACGGAACAACAGTCTTGGTCTTTTCACGCCATAACGGAACAGCTGGTGTATTATCAGTGAGCAAGTGATTTATGTTGCAGTAGGTTGAATCTTGGGTAGTAAAAATAGCCAACGGTCCTTTAAAGTCCAAGCTCTTAACTGCGTCTACGTGTGTATCATATGTATGGTTAACAACAGGCAAAGGGCGACGCGGCACATTCTTATCCATAAAGTTTATATCGTACCAATCAAGTAATTGTAGCTTTTCACTACGATACTTAAATGTAGGAACATGCATAAAGAATGTATCACCAAACTTTTGTCCGTCGCTAGGAAATACGTGCAACATACCTGCTTGCCATACCTCAGGATGCCAGGTAAAGTCAAAGTCAGAGTAGTCACATACACTTGAACAAATCCAAACAAACTCCTGGTCGTCAGGAATGTTCTTGGCTATGCGCTTTAGTGTATCCAGGTAATTGTCAAAGTAGCGTACTGTTTTAACAGCATCCAATATTTGTCCAGCGTTGCCATCCATGTGATCTATTTCATAGATAGCTGTGGCAACACGATCAGTCTTAATGCGTATTTGATCTACATACTTTGTATCTGTTGCTCCAGGAACACGGTACTGTGGGCCTCCTGTGCGTTGATGCTGTGTGCCAAACTGATATATGTAAGGCTGTTCAGTAGCATCAGGATGCCAGGTCCAATCAAAGCTGTCTACATCAGCACCATCGGGCACAGTCCAACACGCATCTTTAACGTTTTTATGTGCTCTAGGTTCTGTAACGTATTTTATTTCTGTTGCGCCCGGAACTATATATCTTGGACCACCAGTTTTTTGCCACTGTGTACCAAACTCGTATATGTACGGAGCTTCTGTAGTGTCAGGAGTCCAGCTAAAGTCAAAACTGTTAACGTCTATACCTGCAGGTATTACCCAGTTCAGATCAGTGGGTAGCATCTTGGCTACCTGTGCTGTAACATATTTTATCTCAGTGGCGCCTGGCGCACGATATGTAGGGCCGCCTGCACGATTCCATTGTGTAGCAAACTGATATATGTAGGCAGACTCGCGGCTGTCTGGATGCCATGTTAAATCAAATGCTTCAAGATTAGTATTTTTGGGAATAGTCCAACAATCGTCTACTCGAGTACGTCTGGCTCTAGGAGCACTAACATACTTTATTTCTGTAGCACCAGGCACAACGTATCTAGGACCGCCGGTAGCTTGATGTTGTGTACCAAATTGATATATGTAAGCAGGGTCGCGATCATCAGGATGCCAGGTATAATCAAAGTCAGTGACATCATTGGGTGTTGTCCAATTAGTCATATCAACACTACTAATACTGGCTCTAGGAGCACTAACATACTTCATTTCTGTTGCGCCCGTGACACGGTATTCGGGGCCACCGGTAGCTTGATGTTGTGTACCAAATTGATATATGTAAGCAGGGTCGCGATCATCAGGATGCCAGGTATAATCAAAGTCAGTGACGTCATCTGAAGTTGTCCACATGTCCATGTTAACACTATTAATTGTTGCTCTAAACACACTAACATACTTTATGTCAGTTGCTCCAGGTACACAATATTGCGGGCCACCAGTAGCTTGATGTTGCGTACCAAATTGATAGATATATGGCGGATCTCCTGGATCCGGAACCCAAGTATAATCTACGCTGTCAACACCTGTGGGCACCGACCAATTAGCGGTATTTTCTACTAGCCGAGCTCGAGGATAAGGAATGTACTTACGCTCAGTAGCACCAGGAACATGATATTCCACTGTGGACATGATCTCTGCACGATACCACTGATTACCAAATACATAAATGTAAGGTGCGTCGCCCGGATCTGGTCTCCATGAATAATCAAACTCACAGTCTGCTAGAGTTTGCCATTGACTGCCCAGTTTGGGTAATAGTTGTGCTCTAGGAGTAAAAATATACTTTGTTTCTGTTGCGCCTGGCAGACGGTATTCAACAGTAGACATACGATTAGCCGGATACCACTGATTACCAAATACATAATTATATGGCGGATCCATCGGATGTGGATGCCAAGTCCAATCAAACTCGCAGGGATGATTAATCAAGTAATGTTCTTTTAATTCTTTTAAAGGAAGTATTTCCTTATGGAACTTATAATCTATATTCGTGTTATGCTTAGGAACTAAAAAGGTTCCAGAATACTCATGCCACCGACTGGGCCAAGTGTGTGTATAGTCTGCTTCCCAAGGAACTGGCTCAAATAAAAAGTCAAAGCTCGAGTAGTCAGTTAAATAGTTTACCCACCAAAAGTAACGAGTCCGACTTAATTCTTGTGCGTGTTGAATATCACGTGCTTCGCGCTCGTGTGCAAATAAGTTAGGTTTTGTTCCAGAATAAAATACGTCAAACATGATTAGAATAGATGAAATTTACAACAATACATTTTGGCCTTGGTTTAATCAACATAGGCCGGGCACAAGAGTATTCTTTTGTGATCCGTTTGGGCATACTGACAGTGATCACTTATTTAATCTAGGGCGTGACGATATCACAGAAAACGACTATGTGTATTTGCATGATCAAGAACCTGTTCATTTGGATCTACACAAACCGTTGTTTACGGAGGTGCTTGAACGCAACAAAGATATCAATTGGCCCAATAATCCACCTGGACATATTGTAGTTAGTGAGCGTGGAGAATATGTTGAACAACTTTCTGCCCAATACGGTTGGCGCACACACTACTATTTCTTTCATGGTTGGGCTTGTCAAGACTGGTTTCGTGGATATGATAAAACTTTCTTGATTCCCAGAGCCAGTGAAAGAACTCCTACTCAAACCTTCATGAGTCCCAATCGTATTGTAGCAGGCAAGCGTGATCATCGTGTGTTGTTCTTATATAACGTATTCAAAAATCAATTAGAACATAATCATATTAGTGCGCCCAGAACTTGCCAATATGAGAATGTGGATATATCTATTATAGCACAAAAGTATCAACATGTATACCAGGATATAACCGATGTGTTTGAGCAGGCCAAACTGCCAAGACTATTTCGTGGCGAAGAGCAACAGGAAATGACAAGTTGCTGGCTGAGTAACTTTACTGAAGCGCAGGATAGTCTAGTATATGTTCCTACTGAAACTGTTTACTTTGGACGCAGACAGCACATAACCGAAAAGACATTTAAAGCAATTGCCTTAGAAATGCCATTTGTTCTAGTAGCACCTGCTGGCAGTTTAGAGTATATGCGTGAATATGGATTTCAAACTTTTGCAGGCATATTTGATGAAAGCTACGATACAGAAACAGATGATATACTCAGAATAGAACGTGTTACTAAATTGTTAAAAGAATTAGATACATTAAGCGTAAAAGAACGTCGAGCGATACACCGCGCTTGTTTGCCCATAGTAGAGCATAACTTTAATCATTTTTATAATGGTGGTCTAACTGACGTATTATGGCAAGAACTTCAGGCCATGCTCCGTGAATTTTAAATCAATGACTCAATCTGAAAAAATAACTTGTTCTTTAATTAATCATGGGCTGGCTATATCTCATGACGGTAAATCATTATCACCATGTTGCCAGTACAAAACATATTATGAATCCTCAATAAGTTGGCAAGAGTTTGATCGATATCAGACTGAATTTAAGCCCAAATTAATCAACGAACTTGTACAAGGAAATAGAGTTAAAGAATGTTCTCATTGCTGGAATGAAGAAAATATTGGATATACTAGTCTGAGAAACGTTTCCAACAATCGAGATGGCTACAATAATGATTCGTTTGATACCTATGATTTAGAATTCAGAATGGGAACCCATTGTAATCTTGCTTGTATAATGTGTTCTAGCTCAGCCAGTTCAACCTGGTATACTGAGCTAGTTAAACACCAAGATATATTTAAAAATGTAACTGCAATAAAAGAGCATACACTGGTTGCGCCAGTTGCCAATACCTGGGAAGATCCTGAATTTTTAAAATTTATACGTCCACATTTGGCTACAGCCCGTAGAATAAATCTGTCAGGTGGCGAGCCATTGACCATGCCAGGCACTTTAAATTTACTTGACGAATTAGTTAATTTAAATCGCACTGATGTTACTCTTCAGAGTACTACCAACTTTAGCAAGATTCCAAACCGGTTAATAGCTAAACTAGAACCATTTGAAAATTTAGACTTGATTATAAGTTTAGAAGGAACAGGAGCAATGAATGATTATCTAAGATATCCAAGTTGCTGGGCAGAAATTGAAAATAATATTCAGCGTATTAAAAACACTACCAACATACGGTTAAATCGTGTTCATCATGTGCTACAGCATACCAGCGCATACTCTCTTCCTCCACTGATAGATTGGTGTGAAAAAAATAGCATGGAGTTGACTTTGACCTATGTACAAGGAAATCAATGTCTTGTTCCTGAATCTATTCCTCCAGAAGATTTAGATAGATTTATTTTATGGGCCAAAAATAATACGTATATTTCAGACTCTGTAAAGTCTGCTGTTTTGAATTTAAAAAATACTGTGTTTAGTAACGAGTTATTTCGACAATTTAGAGAATATGTGTCTGCTTTAGATCAGTCAAGAGGCACAAACTATGACAAGATTTTTAATCCTAGCATGCGATGATAAAAAATACTCCCAACATAATTTTAGTTTAAATATCGTACAAAGAAAGAATGACAATGATTAATAGTTATACATCCTGGCAACCACTTGAAGAAGTTATAGTAGGGCGAGCATATAGCCCTGATTATTTTGACTTTATCGACGACGCACAAGTGCGTAATCAATTACAGCAAATATTGTCAGAAACCGAAGAAGATTTAAACAATTTACAACAGACTATCGAGCAGTATGGGGCCAAAGTTTGTCGTCCTACACTTATTGACAAAGATCAATTTCAAAAGGCACAAATAAATGGGCAAGGAGCACCACTACCCCCGCTTACACCTAGAGATTGGCAAATTAGCCTAGGGCAAAAACTATTACGTGTTTTGCCAATGGACGAGTTAAATGACATCTGTGCCAACTATGCGGATCAAGTTGTTAATCCACACGGCAAACACTGGGACGAAAATTGTATTTTGAATGGTGCCAGTGCTAGTTGTATCGTGCGTGTAGGACGTGATGTATTCTTTGATAACAGTGATTACCTAAGACCAGAGCAAACACAATGGATAGTAGAAAACTGTTTGGGGCCCGAGTATCGCATACACGAAGCTGTAACCGATGGGCATGGTGATGCTGTGTTTGCCATTCTCAAGCCTGGTGTTATCTTAAGTAGTAAACATGATATGCACTTGCATTTAGCTGAAGACTTTCCCGGCTGGGATGTAATGAAAATTTGGGATAGTAGTATTTGGGCTGCCATGGAAGTGGGCAAGTTTAAGTGGGAATCAAATCCAGGAGCCTGGTATGTTCAAGGGCAAACACCTACCGCAGAGTTTACTAACTTTGTAGACACATATCTAAATAAGTGGACCGGCTTTGTTGCTGAAACAGTATTTGATGTTAACTGCTTAGTACTAGATGAAGAAAATGTAATCTTTAGTGCCTACAACAAAGATGTATTTGATTTTTGTAAAAAGCACAGGATTAATCCTATTATTTCAGAACTACGGCATAGTTACTTTTGGGATGGTGGCATATCCTGCTGCACACAAGATTTACGTCGTCGCGGCGGCCTAGAAAGCTACTTGTAAATGTCCAAGAGCACAACAGGTCAATAAATAGTTGCCATGTATACATACCCAATAATTCCCATTGACAATCAACACAGTTATACTAATATACCACGTAATAAAGATTTAAAACTCAACATTACCAATCACTGTGATTTTCCATCATATACCCTAGTCATTGACCGAAAAGGCGAATGTTTTGTCTGTGCATGCGAAGCTTGGTTACCCATGTCAGTGGGCAATATCATGAACTTTTCTAGACTAGAAGACATTTGGCTTAGTCCTGTAGCTCGTAGTTTACAAAAAGATATTGATGATCGCAAGTTTACTCATTGTGCGGTAGATCGTTGTGGAATATTAAATTCTGATCGATTGACCAACAATTATGCTGCTGTCAGTCCTAGTAAGACTATAGACAAAAGTTATCGTTGCTACTATATTAGTATCAATATTGACGACAGTTGCAATTTAGCTTGTCCTAGTTGTAGGGCTCATCCGATCATGTCTAATTCTGGAGCTGATTACGACCGTCGATTGGCCATGGTAAATCACGTGATTGAGTTATTAGAAAAATTTGATGCTCCTACACACATAATAATGACGGGCAACGGTGATCCACTGGCCAGCAACATTATGCGTCCATTATTACATAACTATCAGCCCAAAAGTAATCATAGTTTGCGTTTGTTTACCAATGGATTATTATTATCCAAGCAATTGGACAACAATTCTATTGTTAACAATATTACACAATATTATATTAGTATAGATGCCGGGTCAGCCGACGTATACGAACAAGTGCGACAACCGGGTCGCTTTGATCAATTAATTAAAAATTTAGATTTTTTGCAGGACCTAGTTCGACAGACTAATGCACATGTGTTACTTAAATTTGTCTTGCAAAAAGGCAATTGGAATGATCAACAACAATTTGTTGATTTATGTACACACTATGGATTTCAAGGTATTATTAATAGATTAGAAGATTGGGGAACCTGGGATGACTATTTAAATCACGATGTTGTGGGCAACTCTGCTCACCCTGAACACCAACAAGCCATAGCTGAACTAAAACAAGTATATAATCGTGTAACTAGCCAAGGCTTAAACATAATATACAATGCAAGTCTTAAAGAAATATGCCATGAATCCAATTAATCAACTTGATCACATATATAACGAGCTAGGAGAAAAAATATGCTTGTACCCATTCTTCGGAGCTTTCTATCAAACTAATAATGTAGTTCCTACATCTGTGGATAGCCTGCCTAACAGTGTTCGTCCTTGTAGTATTGTGATGAGCAATAATCGCAATAAATGGGATGTAATTAATAACAGTGTTGTAGATTCTAGAAACAGTGAAAATTGGCGCAGTATACGTCAGGCCATGATCGACGGTCAATTGGAACAAATATCCGATTGTGCAAGTTGTTCTCGCAACGAACAGGCGGGCGCAACCAGTCCTAGACAAATGAACAACAAATTTTACAGTGAATTTCTTAGTGTAGATATTGTTAAAGAGGTTCAAGAAATTGTTTCCAATAATAACACAGTTAAAGATATACTTACTTTAGATTACTATCCAAGTAATTACTGTAATTATAGTTGTGTTATGTGTGCCGGAGGTGCCAGTAGTCAGCGACAGACCTTTGAAGTTCAGGTATTAGGACGTAAAGAAAAAATAGTGTTAAATCCTACAGACCCAGATTTTTATTCAGTGTTGGATCGTGTGGAAATTATTAACTTTACCGGTGGCGAAACTGCGCTACAAAAACAAGTTCATAAAATAATGGATTACTTGATTGAAAAAGATCTAGCTAAAAACATCATGATAACTTTGCTGACCAATGCTAGCAGCAGTGCCAACGAGCTGATGGACAAGTTCAAACATTTTAAACAAGTAATATACAATGTCAGTATCGATGGCACTGAATCAGTTATAGAGTATCAGCGTAGAGGATGTCGATGGTCTGACGTTGAGGCCAACAGTTTAGAGCTGATGTTTCATCCTAGCATATCTACAGTTATTAACTACGTATTGTCTGCCATTAATGCTACTAGTATTATGGATTTTATTAATTGGGCATATGATAATAAAATTGGACCCACTTATCCTATACATTTACCGCGTAGTTATATTAACGTGAGTCCGGTGTTTAGAGTAGATCATTTAGGCGTGGGCGCATTGCCACCAGAACTAAGACAATTAGCGTTATCAAGACTTGCCAATGGGCGCCTTAGATTTTCTGCAGATACTATTTACGATAACTATTATAGAGAATTAGTTGATCGCTATATTAGTGTTATAGAATACACAGAGCATTGTCCAGAGTTTATACCTCAATTTGTTAGACACATTCGCAAGGAAGATTCAGTGAGTAAAAAACCACTAGTTGAAGTAGTGCCAGAATGGGCACCTTGGTTTTAGCGCCAGTCTCGATCTAACCAGGGAAATAACTCGCGCCAATTGGTATCGCGGCGACGATCTAGTTCAGTAAGATATTCTTGTAAACACTCAATGCTGTTTACATCTCTAGGTGCTTGTGCTATTTGTTGTGCTATACCTTGCATGTGTGCTCTACTGGACCGATCAGCAGGCGAAGGATTAGGAATTTGATCCATTAATTCTAATACCAGTGCAAAGTCATCGTCAAACACGCCAGCGCCAAATATAGCAGGATCCATTTGTTTAGGATACATGATACTCATAAAACTATAGTATATTTTTTTTATTCCTTCTGCCTGACTATTCCATTGTATTATATTTTTAATTAACTCTGGCAGTGTCTTTATAGTAAGTGCGCTAACAGCACTGTTGATGCACTGTTGCACCCAGGGTTTATCTAATAGATATTCAAAATTTTCCTGCCATTCACTGAGATCTAATCCCCAACGCACATATTCTTGTTCGGGGCCCCAGCAGTCTAAGCTGCTGCTGATTTGTAATTTCCTTAGCTTTCCATCGCGAACCATGTCACCAAACTTGTCTATGTAGCTGCGAAACTTTTTGGGTGCCACTTTAAGATTAGTTATCATATTGAAAGTAAGATCAGGATTGGGATGCTGTTCCCAAAATTCAATGCTCTGATCAAATTCTTTCTGATAAAAGGGTTCACCTCCGGCTATTTGATATTGTCTAATATGTAAATAATTATTGTCTTTTGCTAACCAGGTCCAGAAGTCGGCTAGCATTTGTTCATAATTGGGATTCTGTGCCAAGTTGTAGCCAAAGCGCAAGCGTTCACTACGATATTCCCCAAATCGACGATTTTCTTCTTCCCACTTGGAGCTAAAATGACTGCCACAATATAAACAGCTCATGTTGCAAGTATTGTTAAAGTATATCTCTAATATGGTAGGAACCACATGAGTGGCCTGTGGATTGTTTACCAATGCCTTGGGAATTATTTCATAATTTTTATTGTTTTCAACTTGTTCTAGCTGATATATACGATCGCTCATGCCGCCGGCATCTTCAATTTTTTTACAGTATTCGCATCCTTTGCCAGGCCATTTACCGTCGAGCATTAATTCTCTGGCCAGTATCTTTTCAGGTTGATTATGAAAATTACCAACATTATTGGGATCTATTGTATGTTGATCAACTCTATGACAACTTGCTGTCTTGCCCTGCCCTAGATATATAGTACTCCAGGCCCATTTAAGCAGACACCCTGTTTCTGTTTGTATTGGAAATATTGGTGGATTCATTATGTTTACTTAGTTCCATAACCCAGTGTGGGCCATTTACTGGCATTGGGATTGATCAGATCAAACTTTGAAGTGTCTATAGGATAACTACCCGGTTGATAGTTATCTAACGCATTGATAATTACATCAGCTAATGCTTGGTTATTGTGTGCATTTAAATGATTGACACGAGTTTCGTTGTCACTTAATTGGGTACTTATTTCTGAATCAGATCCAGTGAGTTCGCCTACAGATAAGTGTATCAATGGTGTAGTAAACCTCATACCTGGCAAAAAAGAATCGTATTGTACAGTTTCTGGAAAACAGTGAAAATGTATGCTAGGTACTGAACCGAAATGTTGATCAATTTCTTTAAACCATTGCATTTGAGCCCAAGGTTGAAAATCCTCGTCTATTAGATCCATTTTCCACAATTTCTGTACGGTCTTCCAGGTGTTGTTGTCAGACTCAAATTTTGAACTGATATTTAAACGGTGCGAGTCAGTATGAAAGAATACCATGGCTTGAGTATTTTCCAGTAGCTCCGGAAAATCACGCAAATAATTAAACATTACACATCTACTGTACCACCAACTTTTACCACCATATGCAAAATTATACAAATTATATCCATAGTGGCTGGCTACTTGACTAGGGTGCGCTATGGACCACTTGATTGGACCGCGACCGCGGTCTTGATTATTATTGAGTGGATTATTTTGGCAACCAGGATAATAAAAACACACACCGACTTCCTTATAACTGGCGGCAAAACTATCTCCACAAAATATAATATTTTTATTCATTAGCTATGTACCTTGACTCCGTATAGCTGTTCAAAACGGTCGGCATCTCGACGATCGTTTACCATTGGCTCGCCGCGTATGTTAAGGCTGGTGTTTAATAACATAGGGCAATTGGTTCTGTCATGCCAGGCTTCTAGTAACTGTCTGATTCCACTTCTGTCTTTAGGCACAGTCTGTATCCTACTAGTACCGTCAATGTGGGTAATAGCAGGAAATAGGTCAGGATGCCTACAACGACCGACGACCTGCATATACCTAGTGTCACAGAAACCACTAGGGATATCAAAATACTGATCAGCATATTCCTCCAGAATAACCGGCGCAAATGGCCTAAATTGCTGTCTACGCTTGATTTCATTTACTCGATCCTTTATATCCGGTCCTCTGGGGTCGGCGAGGAGACTTCTATTACCCAGTGCCCTAGGACCGAATTCGGCTCGTCCTGAAGCAACTCCAACGATCTTATCCCTGAGTAAGCTACGGATGATGGCATCAACAGGATAGTCGCCGCTGATTTCTGTACCCAGGAATGCATGATCAAACTTAATTGGCCCACCATAGGCGAGGGCAGCAGCTCCAAGACTGCTACCAGCATCGCCAGGGTTAGGCATAATCCATATTTCTTCAAAATATTCACCAAGATATCTATTTGCAAGACAGTTAAGTGCAACTCCGCCTTGATATACTAAATTTGAGCTCCACCCAAAGTCACGGGCTCGTTGCATTACACTATATATCTCTTGTTCAATGATGGCCTGCGCACTTGCGGCAATGTCTACGTCTCGTGCCAAAGGCAAGAACATGTGATCAATGCCCACGTGCAAGTTTTCTTTGAGCAGGATACTCATGGTATCGGTATATGCAGGCTTACCCCAAGCACTCATGCCCATGGTAATATATTCATCTTCCATTGGGCGTAAACCGATACGTTCTGTAATAGCACTATAAAATAATCCAAGGCTTTGAGGATAACGTTGTCTCCAAAGCCGCTTGTATGTTGCGCGGCCTGCACTACTATATTCTGCTCCAAAAATACTAATAGTATCCCACTCTCCAATGGCATCAATAACAACTACTGTGGCCTGATCAAACGGACTTGTTTGAAAGCCTGCGGCTGCGTGACTTAAATGATGATTGTATGTTGTAGTAGGAACATGGCTGAAGAATCCCTGCAGTTGCTTCTTCAGTATCTGATGAGTAGTTAACTTTGACCACTCTACACCTTGTCCTGAATATAGTTGACGTAACTGTTTCTTCCAAGGAGTTTCGTAATAGGCAATATGATCAATATGACGTCCGCAGGCTAATTCCCAAAACATTGCTGGGTGTAAATCTGGGTCATTCTTACGTTTGCTATAACGTTCTGCGTGTCCAGCATACGCTATATTACCTGCACTGTCGATTACTGTAGCAGAGGCGTCATGAAACCCTGCACTAATACCTAGAATATTCATTTGTAGATAAAGGGATCTCTTTTGCGCAATTCTTTTAACTTTTTGCGATAACGAATTTCAAGTGTAATACGATTGTAAATATTTTTAATCCATGACATTTTGTTTTACTTTCCTAAATATGTTTTTTCTTTTTACAACTACATTATGATAATGTTGAGGAGTCCAATTTTGATAATAATCTGTCTTGTCTAGTGATTCCTGTGCTGCCAACACATCTGATAATTTATTAATTATAATAATAAAATACGGTTTATTTTTAAACAGTCCAGGGTATTGGCTTTTTGTACTAATTGCTGCTCCATATTGTGCGTAGTAATCATCTTTTATTAATGTTTGATTTAGTTTATCTATTTTCCATCGCAACAAATAATTCCATCGCATATAGTAAGGGTACACTAACACTCTTACATTAAATTTTTTATGTTGTAATAAATTGTCAATTTGATCTAAGGTAAAGGTGATAGGATTTTGTTCATATGCTTGTACATCGACTAAATTTTTTAATCTAGCCGATTTAGCATAAGGACACGGTGGGAATTTGTAATTATAAAATTTATGGTTCACCTCAACAAATTCTGTAATCCAAGTACAAATGTCTTTTTGAATAGTTATGTTCATATTAAAAGTAAATAAAAGGATCTTCGTCGTACATTTTTTTTAATTTTTTACGATAACGAATTTCTAACTTAATACGATTGATAATATTTTTTATCCAAGACATTTTATTTGGTGCTCCTTATAATCTACGTCATTCCAGCTGTATTCATATACTACTGTGGCGTTACTAGTTCTAATAGCATATACATTTAGATGTGTATTTAACTTGGCCCATACGTAGCGGTAATCTTCTGTACCAAAGCTACGAGCTAAATCCACTTGTCCTACCTGTGGATGCCCAATGGTCAATGATTTATCATCTGGATCAAATCCGTTGTTTATTAACCAAGTTCTAAAGTCTGCCAAGTGTTTGGTTTGCCACGGGTTACCTGCTGGATTTTGTGCCCACTCTATATCAAAATCGCCAGCAGCTTCAGTTTGTGGTTTTAGCGTTGTTGTGGTTAATGAGTCAGTACGATGTTCTGGATCGTAGCCAGCTTCATCAACAAATACTTCCCAATGATGCTTGCCCACAGCTTTATTAACTCCAACAAATACTCCACCCATTGGGCGATTAATGCTTTCTATGCCAAATAGTTCATAGTCTTCATCATCTAATATAAAGCGTGGACTGTTTAACCAGCACATGAGTTGACTGGGCCGTTGCCATTCGGGAGCTGTATGTTTTTTGCGATAGCTTAATGCCCAGGATTCAAACTCATGACACAGCAAATTTAGCTGGCGAATATGCCAGCGTGTGGCTGTGTCAGCATCATTATAGTAAGGGCTCATGCGACCACTTACGCCCTGTAAGTCTTCAAAGTAACGATGCAACTGATTAAACCGCTCGTGATTTAATTGATATTCTGAATCCACGACAGATTCCAATGTGAATACATCATTGATTATATAGCCAAGTTTGGCCGCATTGATTTCTGCTATGCTGGTATTAATTTGTGTTATTAGATAAGCACCGTCGCGCTCGCTATCAGCAAACCCAAAGAAACAATAGTTCTTTTCTAAATGATAATCTTTACGAATTAACTCATTCAGTGCTGTTAACCATTTGCGACCTAAACTGCTATTGTGTACATCGATGTAAACCGTGAACAAATTGCCTGGAGTCCCAAGATCCATTTCTATTACGTCAAGTAACAATTGATTCATACCATGCTCCTATATCTTTATCATTATTTAATATATCCGCAAGTCGATAAGCATCGCCGCGTATGGCTTCTAATTTTAGCATACGTTGTTTGCCTCGAACTAATCCAGCTTGATGTGTATCTGGCCATTGTTCACTAAATGTAGGACGATGCTTTAACTGTAGCAACACGTCCTGTAATGCACCTGCAGGCAAATTGGTTACTAGACTATCTATCGTTTTGTCCAGTAACTCTCTAGGCAATGCTAACGGGCTTAAGATAATATCTGGCGAAAAGCTGAATACTACTTTGGCCAATATGTCTACTCCCAACTCATCTGCTAGTTGCTGTATACGTGCTACTTCAAACAAGCCTGGTAAGGTCAGCGTAAAGTCTATACGCATCTGTCTACGATGCTGTGCATAGTCAAGTCCTTGTTTAAAATTTTCTAGCCAAGCAGGGTAGTCCAGTCCTGTACGGATGTATTCTCCTGTGGCTCCTGTTCCGTCAAGACTTGCGCAGATTTGCCAGTCACGAATGTGGGCAAGAATATCAGCATACAAGCTGACACCCCTGTAATTAACACGACTAAGGTTAGTATTGTATCTAGCGTAAACACGTGGTCCATCTCCTAATTCAATTATACGACGCATATAGCGCCAGTGTTGTTCATACATCAAAGGTTCGCCGCCGACCCAATATACTTCTTCTACACGATGTTGTTCTACTGCTTGGGCGAACTCTTGCTCAATTTGAGTATCTTGGAACTGACTAATTTCTTTTCGTACCGCTGGGCGCATCCAATTGTTTTTACTATTTGTCCAGTCAATCATATTGTTGGTGCGTTGTTCAACTTCCCAACTGCTAGACAACATGTCCCCGCATGTACGACATTTAAAGTTGCAGAGATTACTAAAACGATAATCCCAACTAACCGGTTTTACAGTAGTATAACCAGTGGCGTCTGTGTTGGCTATAACTTCATCACGCTTGTGAGCAAATAATTGATTAAAATAACTGCGGTAAACGTCTGTGTTTAATAGTTTACTGTTACACACGTCGCACTCGGGTAAAGTTTCCCCAGCCATCATTCTGCGTCTGACCGAACGCATATGCTCTGAATTCCAGTGTTCTTCAAGAGTTAGTGGATGGTATTGGCCTGTTCCAGAACCAGTATCTATATACTGTTCAAAGCTCTGTGCAGGTTCGCGGCTAGCACAGCACATACGGCGTTCTGTTTGTGGACTTAGATAAGTGTGTGTCCACGGTGCCATGCACAGGGTATCAGTCTGGTCCATTATAATCTATAAGTTTAGCGAACTCTGGCTTGACTTGAGCTAAGTTTTGTTCTCGTTTGCGATCTAAATCGGCTATACGCATACGCAGAATATTACCATCAAGACTAACGCCGTTATTCATAAAATCTATGATGCGGTCAAATTCTACTCTTGTGCGACCGTCAACTTGAGCTGTTATCAAATGTTCAGCAATGGCTTGTTTAGCTGTTTCAGGCAGAGTATTAATACTAAAATAATATGCTTCGTGCATCATATTCCAGTAAACAAAATCAAATCCTTGTTGGCCAATCCAGTTAGCCAGGGTTTCAAGATAGTAAACATTGAACACATTAACAGTACTACATACCTGTAATTGTATATTTGTATTACGATTTTTTAATTCTTTAAAGCGAGCTATATTTGCCTCTACTTCTGTCCATACGGCATTTGAGCGTTGATACTCAAAACGCTCACCCACATCGTCAATACTAAATGCTATTTCAACTGCTTTAAAATGCTGCCATATAGCTTCTGCATGTTCTGGCCATTGTGTGCCGTTGGTATTATAGTGTATTTCTATCCCACTGGCAATTCCACGATCAACTAACCCTTGTAGCATGTTAAAATGCTCCCGAATCATAAAGGGTTCGCCGCCGGTAAATTCTATATACTGTATTTGCTCGCTGACTTTTTCTATTTCAGTCCAAAATGTAGGATTTTCTCTAGGCCATGCGCCTTGCTGTAACATCCGATAGTGATGATTATCTTTGCGATCTTCGTTATATCTTAACCACTGTAGTTCTTCCGTAGCAAAGGTACTGGAGCTCCATGACCCGCAGATACGACATTTTAAATTGCAAATGTTTCCTAATTTTAAATCTAAAAACATCAAAGGCTTGGCATCTGCTGTCCACTCTTGATCGGGTAGCATGTGTTTAAGTCTATCCAAGGTATGCATACGTTTACTGGTACGGCCTGCACGTTCTTCACGAAAACATTTACGACAAGTCTGTGGTTGTTTTTTATCTATAAACTCTTGTCGCAAGCGTTGCATACTGTTACTTGTTTGTATGCTACTAAAACTAGCAGTAGACAAATCAAATTTATTGCCATCATTGTCTACCAGTTCATCCTCGGCTAGACAACAAGGACGTACTGTGCCAATTGGGCTGGTTTCTAAACTGACCCAAGGTAGTACGCAAAATTTATCGTGTGGAATGTTCATAGTAATTCTTTCAATTCGGGTATTACTTCTAGTATGTTCTCGTTACGTATTGCATCAAGTTCGTGCGTCTTTGCCCAAAACTTTGGTAGCAGTGCAGTATTATCTGTGGTTTGTAAAAAATTAATAGCACTTTCAAATCCCACTGTTGCACGTTGTAAGGGGTCTTGCGGACGTAACCATTCAAGATGCTCTTGATAACGAGCAATTAGTTTTTGTTTATAATCCGGTGTGGCAATATCTATTCTATAGTATGCTGGGTCCTGAAGAATATTTACATTAAGATCCTGTGCCCGTATTAGCCCTGTTTCGGTCCACTGGCGATGAAAATCTGTCAGACTCCAAGCATTCATTATACTTAATGTAGGGCTTATATAAAAATCTACATTTGGACAAGTACGAATCATTTCAGCACGATTAGCTAGTACTTTATGCCATTCTGTGCCGCGGCGAATATATTCAGCACGACCGTGTTGATCGTCTAAACTTGCGCCAACCGCTACACTTTTAAACTTCTTCCAATAATCAAACACTGTGCGATCTTTTAACTTAGTTTGTGTAAAGTTAGTATTGTAAATTAAACGCACATCAAAGCGACCTCTACGTTCTAGTTCATCTAAAATATTATAGTGCTCTTTCATCATTAATGGCTCGCCGCCAGCAAAATATATTTGTTCTACATAGTCCAAGTGCGGAATCAACTGTTCCCACATGTCTGTTTCTGTGCGTCCGGCATAGTTTAATGCCTGATTCTGTTCCTTCCATGTGCCACCGGCTAATTTGGCCTGATCCTGATACCAGCTTGAACTGAATATATGTCCACAGCTACGACAACTTAGGTTACACAGGTTACTGAAGCGTATGTCCCAGTAGCTCATTTGAAATTTGTCATCATCGATGCGCTTGATATGATGCCCGTGGTGCTTGTTGGCCGATCGGCGGCCACTAAAAAATCCAGACTCTTCTTGCTCATAGCAACGACCACAAGCAGGATTAGGACGCTCGTTTAACATATCATCACGTAGGCTGCGCATAGGTGCGTCACGATAAATTTCTTCTAGTGTTTTATAACGAGCATTGCCCACAGGGTATGCCATTTCAGCATGACAGCAAGGATATGCTTCGCCTGTTGGGTAAGCGTGTAAGTGTATCCATGGATAGATGCAAAACGTTTTTGAATCTTTTAATAAGAATTCTTCACGTTCTGTCAGCTCTACAGGCTGTACTAGATCGGCGGAGTTATATTTGTATTGAGTCATACCACTTTGCTAAGTTAGAGAATGTTTGTGTAAAGTTCTTGCCACGACGTTGATCATATTGTTGATAAAATTGTTTAAAATCGTTGTGTAGCTTGGGCATTTCAAAAGCATCACTGTGCGGAGTTTTAACTACGTCTAAATAATCAATCAGGCGTTGTACATGGTTGCGTTCGTGCTCTTGTAACATAGGATCGGTAGTATTGGTGTCAAGCCAGGCTTGCAATTGTTCTTTGTGACGTGTACGCATATCATCTGGTAAAACTAGCGGGCTTTGAAAACTAGGAAACCTTAAAATATTTAAAGTAAAATTAGGAAAGTCCGGTCCGTACTGGTGTTTCCAGCGCATGAACACTGTCAGCAGTTTTGGAAGTGTATCTAAGCATAATGCATTAATAGTACACATAACGTGCAGGCCACGCAGACGCTTACTATCCATCAACTTGATCATGTTCATAACCCAAGCTGAATAGTTCAAGCCATCACGGATATACTCTGCTGGTTGGCCAACACTTTCCATACTGGTATACAAATCTAAACTAATATTTTGAGTTGCGTCTAGTAATCTATCTACATCAACTTCGTTGCCTAGATTACTATTAATAGCCAAGCGTGTTTGACTACGTCCAGGATTATTTTTAAACCAATCAATCAGCTTCCACGTTTCACCGCTCATTAACGGCTCACCACCGGTGATTCTTAGTTCTTGAAGAGTCTTGTGTAGGTCTGTTTCCCACCACTTAAAGAACGCTTCGCTATATGGATTAACTTCACCAAACCGGTATAGTTGAGCACTATCGTGACTGTGAGTAAAGTGATTACGCCCATCAGACACCAGACGCTCATAGGGGCCGTTGCGTTGTATGTCTCGAACCCATGTACTACTGAAAGCAGGGTTACAATAGCTACAAGCAAATTGGCAAGTGCGATCGAATGCGATTTCAAGTGTACGAAGATTGATGTCCGCTTGGTGTGGGGTGTTATTTGCTTCATCTAAAGCCTCTATAGGGTAAATTTTACTTTTATATACACGGTCGCTAATGGCATCGCGACCCATGTCTTCGATCTTCCAACAATACTCACAACCTCTGGGACGATTGCCTAACTGCATGTTTAGTCGATCTATCTTCTTTTCTACTGTGTTGTGTATAGCACTAGGACGAGTTTTAATTTCCTCTAGATCAATCTTGTGTGCAGGTGGATGATGACAGCTTGTAGTCATACCACTACCTAGCCAAATAGTTGCATTGTACCATTTGGCCGCACAAAAGCTGGCACTTTTAGTGTCAAGAACCTGCTTACGAAACTCTAAGTCATTCATTGAATTGATATTTCTTAATAAATTGGAAAAAACGGTTGGGGAACTCTTGCGGAACTTTTTGACTTAGTTCAGCAAGGTGTTGCTGATTGTATTTACATACATTATAACACTCTTTTATAAAAGTCACAAGGTCTTGTTGACATAAGTCCAGAACAACTTGAGCGATGCGATCCAGACGATCCGCATTGTTTTCAATTTGATCAAATGACTCATCGATTGTGTTTTTAAATGTTTGAAATCCTAAATTGTGCATGTCTCTGTAAAAGCCTGCGTTGGCTACTGCTATCCAAGGATGCCCAATTGCTATGGGTTTCCAAATTTTTTCTGTTCTAAAACTGTACGGGTAATCAAACACAGTTTCGGTAACTATACTAAAATAGGTATCTTGATATAGTTCTGGTTTGATATAAACATCGCCCCATTTGTTATCAAACAACTGATGTTTGACAAATCCAGAAACTGGCAGTGGTGTGTTGCTGATCACATGGCTGTATTCATACCTTGGATCCAGCGGTCGTATAGGACCAGCAGAAGAATCTAAATTGGTCCAGATTGCTTGATCCAATATGCCTTCAAGTTTAGCCAGCAGTTGTATTCTATGTTCTCGTGCTCGACCATTCAGCAACAAAAATTTATAAGGACGTTGTGTTGTAAACTTTTCTTTGTAATCTGCAATGGCCAAAAGATTTTCATCATAATTTAAAATTTTAGGTAAAAAACTATCATACTGCAAATGAGGCCAAAAGCTTTCCATATCACCGCCACCAACTAATAAAATTTTACCCGACAAGACCAAATCTGCAATGCCATACTGATAACAGTGATTTTTTAAAGTTTCAGACCCTTCGTGTGGATTACTAAAGATAACTTTTATGCCAGCGGTTTCAATCAGTGTACGCAGTTGTTTGTTATACAGGCGTGTTTGTTCTCGACCAATTACATAAATTGCATCAGGCACCAGTTCATTTTTTTGAATATGCTGTTCCAGATTCCAAAATATACCATCAGCACAATTACGAATCATGCTGTAAATTTCACTGTGTGTGTCTACAATTAACTTACGACTGCCTAGCATGATATTCGCACTCCTTCCACCAGGTAGTCATTTCTGGAAAGGTTGCAAGAAAATCTGTACCGTGCCTGCGATCAGCTTCGTTAAAGAAACGAAAGAAGTCTGCTTTACATTGATTAATATACGCAGGATCTAGCGTCTGTCCATCACGCATCCAGGCAATATCGCGGTCAAGTCTGGCTATTTCATAGTCCTTGAATCCTTGGAAGCGTGTGTCTTCTGTTTCAATTTGACGTAGCATCCAGGCCCACAAGTATTCTAACTGTTCAGCATAGCTTTCCGGTAGTATCTGCAAGCTCTGCCATGCGGGCTGACGTAGTACAGGAGTATCAAACCATACACGTTGGTATGTTGTTGAGTACAGCTTACGTAGGCCTAAGATACCAGCCATCAAGTTAGGCAGGCCTGTTACGCTCAAATTATTCATAGTGACAATAAACGTCACACTATTGTAACTAGGAACTTCTGTAAGGAATTGATTAACGCGATCCCATAGTAGGTCAAAGTCTAAGCCGTAGCGGATATATTCTGCTTGTGGACCAAATGAATCAAGACTAATATATTGCATAAAGTGTTCAAGACGACCTTCTTGGCATAATTCTTTTGTGTAGCCTAAATACTTTTGCCAGGTCTTTTCATCCACACTGAAGTTACTAGTTACATTAAGATGTAAGTTGGGTTTAGGATTGGCCAGCACATAGTCAAATACTCTATAGGTATTCCGGTCCAACATGGGTTCGCCACCGGTCATACGGAAGTGTTCTAATTCTGGGTATAAGGTAGGCCACCACTCCCAAAATGCATCTACATAAGGATTAGGCTGTGAGTTAGGAATCGGTAAATTACGACCACGGAAATGACTAGGATCGTTATGAATAGTACTAGTAGGATACCCTCCCCATTTAGTGACCTCTTGCTGCCATGTGCTACTGAATTGAGGACTACAATAACTACAAGCCAAGTTACAAGCATGATTAAAATTAACTTCCACATAGCTAGGTATAACATCTTCATCTCCTATTGAATTTACAACAATATTAAAGTCTTTAGCAGCCCATGGCTCGCCAGAACGGTAGTGACGATCACTTAGTTTATTATTGTCTTCCATAGCCCAGCAGTAACTACACTCTGCAGGGCGTTCTTGTTTGAGCATAATTTTACGCTGTTCTTTCTTGTGCGGAGTATTATGCAGTGCGCTGGGATTGTCTGCTAATAGGGTAGCATCGATTGGATGTAAGGGAGGATGATAGCAACTGTTATTAAGTCCTGTGGGCAAGTGTAGACTAACTTGCTTCCATTTGGCCAAGCAGAGTGCTGGACCGAGATTCTCCTTCATAAATTCTGCATCACCTAAGAACTTTGATTTAAAATCCTGTGTGACTTCGTCGCCTTTGTTTGTCATAGTAGATAGCTAATGGTAGTGTTGTAGTTTTGATTCAATAAAAGATTATAATTATGATCAAGTGTGTATTGCATGTCCCAGTACATTTTTTCTAGTTCATCAATTGATTTTTGAGCTAAGTTGTCAATTAACTCTAGTATTTTAATGTAACGATCTCGTCCGTCAAATCCATCATAATCCTCGGGCCAAAAATCACTAAATGTTCTGAACCCCATCTGCCGTAGGTAATCAAGATAGTTTTTAGAAGCAAATACTATAAATGGTTTTTTAAGCCACATGGGTCTTGTGGTTTTTTCTGTAGGAAAAAAGGTATCTCCTGACACATGTGTTTCTCCAACAATATCAATTAATATTTGTCGATAGTACTCTCTCAGAGCAGAATCAAAATTTGACATGAGCCCAAATTTTGAATAGTACTGACTGCTAGCAAGTTCCAACGGCATGTTAGGAATCATTTTGCCAGCATCGATGATAGAAGGTAAATCGTAAGTTAATAACTTATTCATTTCGTAAAGTTCCAGCTCATCTGTTGATGTACTAGCAGAAAAATGTATATGACTAATGTCATTATGGTTAGCAAACAGATGACCTGCTAACCCAAGGCGACCGGCAGTAGGGCGACGATACATAGTTAAAAATATTTTATCTTTGGTCCATTGGTGCAGCAAAGGATCAACTACTGCCGCTTCTTCTAAAAAAACAGTTGTGTTTTTACAAACTATAGTGTACTTGTTATGACACTCGAACGGGTTATATGTAAAAATTATTACTGACTCAAAATCAAATAAATCTAGTATTTTATACAGTCCGATCTTTTCAAGATCAATGGCTTCTGGATTAATATCTAGTATAATCGACTGCCCCTGATTCTCTTTAAGAAATGACAGCAATTCCGTGAGCTTCCATAGTCGATCGTTTGTGCAGATAACGCAATAGTTGTTAGTCATTGGCTTTCCTCATTCCATTGAACACTGTAGTATCAATTTGATCATTGTCATGATCAATAGCCGATATTAAGTCAAATGGTAAACCGTGTTCCTTTATCAACAACGACAATGCTTTAATATCTTTTGGTAAACATTTACCTCCGTAGCCTCGTAAATGTGGAGCAACATCAAGGTACATATCGCCGGCTTTACCTGTGCTAATGTATGCATTTTTTACCACTGTATAGTCCGCTTCAAATTTTTTACAAAGTTCATACATGATGTTGGCAAAGGTCACTCGCAATGCGGCATACGAATTGTTAAAGTACTTTAGTATCTCTGCTTCGTTAGGGGTTAAATGTATAGTTTGGTCGGGCAAAGTTCCAAATGCTAATTTAATTTGTTGATAGATATAACGGTCATTTGTTCCTACTGCCAGTAACTTTTGATTTTTAATAAAATCATTAACCGCACATCGTTCTCTTAAAAATTCTGGCACAAAACAAATAGATAAATTTGTATATCTATTAATTACCTGTTGGGTAAACCCTGGAATTACTGTACTTCGAATGGCAATAATTCCTTTGTAATTGATACTGTTAAGATCTTTTAACACAGCTTCAATAATAGATAGATCGCAACCACCATCGTCATAGCTCGGAGTAGGAACACAAACAAAAACAATCTCTGTATTTTTTACAATATCAATAGTGGTATTAAGTTTAGGATCATGTCCTACAACAGTATGCCCAAGAAATTCAAATCCAGCTTGATTAGCGGAACCTATACAGCCCATTCCTATGATTCCTATGTGCATGTAAACTCCTTGAGCGTTTTAATAATTCCTTCTTGCCAGGTTACCTGCGTTTGGAAATTAAGTAATAATTTTAATTTAGAAACATCAGGACAACGGCGTTTGGCGCTTCCGGTTGCTGCATCTTTACAAATAATCGGCTGGTCTGTTATTCCCAGACTGTCTAACATAAATTTTGCTACTTCTAATATTGTAACTTCTTGATCTCCGCCTACATTGACAATTTGATTCATTGCATTGTTAGACTCAATTAATTGTCTGGTAGCTTCAACAGCATCGCTGACATACATAAAAGTTCTAGTATTTTCCCAACCGTACAATTCATACACTCCTTGCTGAGTTCTGTCATAAAATTCTGATATAAAATGATCAACTTGTCCTGGGCCAAAAATATTGTTATATCTAATTATTGTGTACGGCACTTTAGAGGCAATGGTTGCTTGCTCGCCGAGTGCTTTTGATCCTGCATAACTCCATCGTAGATTTGTTGGATCTTCTACTACTAGAGGACAGTGTTCATCGGTTGGAATTGGATAGTTAAAAAAATCGGTGGCTCCAGCAGTACTTTCTGGAGATCCAGCATACACAAACCTTTCAACGTTTCCTTGATAGCGTTCAAGTAAATTTATAGTTGGAATTATATTTTGTTTAATAACACTAAAAGAATCTGTGTAAAAATATTTTGTTCCATTAAATGCAGCCAGGTGTAACACAACATCAACATCTGGTAAATTATTGCAGAGATTAGTTAAGTCAAATTGAATAAACTCAAAGTTAACTGGTGTGTTTGGTAAATTTTTGTCTACACCGATTACTGTGTATCCACAATTGGAAAGATACTTTGCAACATGGGCTCCGATAAATCCGGTGCTCCCTGTAATTAATATCTTTTTACTTACCATCCTTCTTGATTCCTAATCACATCAATTTCTTTAATCATAACACCTTGGTTGTGCCAGTTGGAACGGTAGTGTTGTTTAAAGAACGTACTCTCTGGTCCTAGTATAGTGGTCATTGGTAAATCTAATTGTGTGGCTAGGTCTTCGGCTACACGTCCAGCCAACAACTCAGGATTAGTATCTTTGACTGTTGCCCAAAGTTCTTCTAATGCAGCAAAGTCTTGTACAGTACGATAGTCCCACTGTGGGGTAATCATGGTCATATAGGTGCCCATACGAGCGCCGGCTATTGCCCAGATGCCATTGTCTACATCGCGTCCTATGTTATGCCATATGGTCAAATGGTCTAAGTTGCGTTGATGTACACGGTTCTTAAACTCTTGCAAGGTAGGACGTGCTCCTTTGTTTAAGCACATCTTAACACCTTCGCGGAACCCTGCTCGCCAGGCCTGGAATGCCGACCCGTTAGGGTATGTTGTTGAATAGCAGTCATGCATGGCATAGTAGTTGGGATAGAAACAAAACTCTACATCATTTTCTACCGAGCCATCTGTTGCTTCGTGTGTACGCATGGCATAAACAAATTCTTTTGACCATACGCTTAAGCCACCATTGCCGTACATTAAGCCGTTGATATGATTCTTGGCACGCCAACGATATACGCATACTTCGTTTACTGTTAACGTAAGATTAAAGAACGCAGGATCTGGAATGTTGTCGCCATCGACAAGCACAAATCGATCAGTATCACTAGCATCCGCGGCTGCTTTGTGGGCGGCGTCTGACCCTTTAACACCATCCACACGGCGGGCCCATGGTACCATGTTCTTAATCTTAACCCAATTTTCTTCAGCGTTTGGCTCATCATATGTTAGGTAAATGCAGTCTAAGTCTGCTGTGTCAATCAATTTCATTAGTTACTATCGTCCATTTTGTATGTGGTTGATCTGCATTGACTACTATGCATACATCACTGGGATCACACGCAGTTCCATTTGATTCATTGGGCTGTAATTTTTTAACGGTAATTACTGGTTTGATATAAGTGATTTTGCCGTCAACTACCCGAACATTAAACGGTGCTAGTACATAAGTCGGCTGATCAACGTCTATGTAATTACCAGGCAACACCTCCATGCTGTAGATAATAGGAGTACCGTCGTTGTTGTAATACAGTCTATAGAATATTGGCTTAGGTTCTGGCGTAGCCTGTAGGATTGCCCAAAAATCTTGTTCGGTTAACAGCGTATCACTCATCATTGCTTTTTTGATTATTGCGACGCTCTTGCGTGGTTAACTTGTCTTTGCCTTTGTGGAATTTATTATGTCGAGGATTACCACATATTACGCAACCAGGCTGGCCGCAATCCATTGCGTGTTTTTTAGCAAGCCGATGTGGCTGTGCTTCGTCGATGCGTTTTGATGCCTCACCAAAATATTTTCGTTGTTTAATGATATTCAGTTGTTTCTTAATAGCTCGCCACGCACGATGCATTCGTGTATTGTGTTTTGTTTTATCTTGATCATTGCTCATAGTTCCACTCCTTAACGTGATAATGCACTAGGCCCCACTGGGCCACAGTATTAATCCTTAATGGATTATTTTCCCAAACTAATTCTCGTGTCCAGTTGTCTGTTTGTATAGGATTGATATGGCGTTTCATATGTACTATAGTTAGTCCTAGTCCTGCAGGTAAGGTAACCGTTTCTACTCCTATGATAACAGCGGCAATAGCGTAGACTACATCAGTAGTTGGCTCATTATCTGGAAATTTTAATAATTGTCGATAACTATTCCATTGTTCAAATATTTGACGCACCAAATCAAAAAACTCTTTAGCTGTATTACTTAATCGCCAATAGGTAATGGCATTATAAACATCTGGCAAGTTGTTGGTATCAAATATTTTTCTATAGTATCTGGATTCAGCAGGGTCATCATAAAATGTTCTTGCTCCTTGGCTAACAACTAGGTCACGCCGTTCAAACATGGTCCACCAATGATCAATTGCGCTAGCACAGATCATATCGGCTTCTAGTTTGATAGTTTGCCTATATGGACTAGCGGCAAAACATTGCCAGTCATTGGCAAACCCGCCCAAGTCGCCATAGGGTAACATTTCTTTGGTCAAGATAGTTATGTGTGCCTTGGGATGAAACTGTAAAATACTCTGTTTCAATTGTTCGGCACAGGCTACATAAGCGTCGCCTATAGCAGGAATTAAGTAGCCACGTTCAGCAAGGATTGGCAACGATCTCTCCCAGTTGTTGTTTACCCATGGCATGGAAGTCTTGACGTAGTTCTATCCACCGAGTTTGATTTTCTGTGTTCACAAAATCAACCCTATATCGATCTTGGCTCAGTTGTGTTAACTTATGTGCTGGCGTTAAGCTGGCCAATGCCCAAGGAATACTATTGTGCTCTAATGTATGTCCGTTGACAATACCTAATGCAACACTGAGTGCATGATCATTGCGATAAGTTGTTGTTGTATTTTTGTACAAATTTCTATAGTGTGTCCAGTTATCTCTAATCATCTGCATTGAATTAAAAATTAATTCTGCTTGCCGACTCCGGCGGAACATCATCACAGTTGCCCACCACATGGGCATACGATTGGCACCAAATGAATTCAATCCTTCAAAGGCATCACACCCTGTAACATCATATGCCCACCGCGGTGCTAAAAAATCTTGGTCTACTTCGAGCAATGACTTTAATTGATCTGTAGCTACAACATAATCAGCATCTAACACTAGTGTACGGTCCCATGGGGTCAAACGATAAGCATCCATACGGTTATGATTATGCCAGGTTACATTTCCGACATCTGTAAAGTGTCTTGTATTCTTGTTGGGTTCATCATCTGTAATAATATGCGTTGGAATGCCAAGATGTCGCTCAATATTACGGGCAGACCAACGAGCCATAGCAACATAATCAATTTGTTCATTGTTGCGGGCAAAGATTACAGCGCCTGTCCTCATCTATTTTTGTTTAGTTCTTCGTGTTCTACAAGCCAGGCCGTCATTTGTTCTTGCCAACGTTCGTGTGCTAACTTTAATAGTTCTTTGTAATCAACCATGATTGGAGTTTCATACAGGTCAAGTAGTACCAGACCTTGTTGCCCGTGCTCTAACGAAGCGGCTAAAATATTAATTAATTCTGGACCAGCTCGCCACATTCCACCATTATAAGCAAATGTCAGCTTGGCTTGGTATTTTTCTTTAAGGGTGCGTCGTGCAGCCGCATGTTCAAAACGGGCGCGGCCGTGAGCAATAAGTTCGTCAGTATTCATGTGTTTATTATACTACAAAAAGCGGATAAGGTAAAGCCCCTTGCGGGGCTTTTGGTAAAGCTACAGTGCCGTTAGGCTACAGATGCGGCAATAGTTGGTGTTCCCCAACTATTAGTTAGGTAAGTTGTACTTGGTGGAACGTATGTGACCAAAGTGGTCGGCGCTGTTGCGGCACCAATTGTGGTTGCTGGACTTGCCACTGCTGTACCGCCCGAAATGTTGCAGGTTGTACCAGCTCCACTAACTGCCGGTTGAACCCAAGTTGTTGTTAATGTTAACACAGTAGCAGATGCAGATGCTTGTGTACGGATGTATTCACCGGTGTACGGTGAGTTGGTATTGTTTAATTGGAATATAGTAACCGGCGTTCCAGTAAGTGCATACCATCCTGTTGTGGTGGCTAAAGTAGTTTGTGTGCCACCTGTACCGCCTAAACGTGTAGTTCCTGTATAGGCCTGGCCAGCAATAGTTTGTGCGCCGCCAGTGATGTTAATTGATCCGCAATAGCCTGCAAAGGTATTCCAATCTGGGTCAATGTCTGTACCGGTCGAGGATTTACCGTATTGAATTTTTACAATGCCGCCTGCGTTGAAGAAATAACGTGCTTGGTCAGCACTTGGAAATGTTACAGTGTGTGTAAATGTAATAGTCCAAGTTGTCTGCCCAGAACCAGTGGCTGTAGTTTTACTAGTTGTTCCTGAGAATGTACCGTAAGCTGTTCCAGATGACGATGCATTACCACGATTGTTATAGCAGTTTGTTAAGTCAGTATTAACCGCGGCTAATACACTAATAGTTTGACCTGCGGTTGGGGCTGTTCTTGCTGTAATTGTTGTGCCTGTTTGGCTACCCATACTAGCAAGTGTGTTAACCAAGCTAGCCCATTGTGCTGCTGTTACGGTTCCGCCTGCAGCAACGGTACCTAACGCTGTTTGTCCCCAACCAGCATTGGTAGTACCAGTACTCCAGGTTGCATTAACGTTGGCACCTGCTGTTGTGCTAACAAACCCATTATAGTCTGTTGCTTGAATTAATCCACCTGATGAATATGTCATTACTTAATCCTTGATATTATTTGATTGTCACTATAGCTTCTACGGTGCCAATGTTTGTGTCTAGTTTATCTTTAAGAGCTCGGCCAATAACATTAAACGCATTGGCCTCTCCTGCAGCAGCCGATCTTGCTAGTCCGTTACCAGCAGAAACTAATCTGTCGCCTTTGCGGATCTGACCAATTGCGCGAACCGGAACACGTCCAGTCATTGCAACTGGGGGATGTGTAGCGTCTGTTCCGGCGGCACTATTCATTAAATATGCTGCTTGTGTACTTATGACCCCGAATACATTTTCACTTAATTCATTATTAGAAAGAGTAATTTCTGCGGATCCGCCAAGTTCAACTACAGTACCAGCTGGCATTTCTACGTCTGCGGCAAATCTTTCTGCAACGTCAGCATATAGGGCTTTGATGGATGTTCCTTGAAATGCCGAATTAGCCACATTTGTGGACAATGTAATTCCAGGTGAGATCGGTTGTATTCCCCACCCGCCTGGTACAGAGGTTCCAGGAGTAAATGTAGAATCTTTGCTAACCATTCCAACAATGGTGTTGGCAGTATATAATTCAAGAACAACGTGAGCTGTGCTTAAGGTGTCTGTGATTGTAGCTGCAATAGCGCCAGTAACACCTTGTCCTGCACTGGCCTGTGGGCCCACTAACAACCAGGAAGTACCGGTATAAACATTTAGTTGTGCATTAACACTGTCGTACCATAGGTCGCCAGCAACACTAACACTGCCACTCGGGGCAGTAGTACTAGCAGTAGCACTTCCGATAACTTTCCATGCAGTTCCGTTGTAAACATTAAGGATACCAGAGCCGGAGTTCCACCAAAGTTGGCCTGTTAGCGGAGCACTCGGTGCAGTGGTATTTGATGCATTTTCAAGCAGATGGATAAAGTTGGTATCTAAAAACTGACCATAACCAGCGTAGTTTTTACCTACTAGGGTCATTGAGCTGGTAGTATTAATGGTACCGTCTGGAATAGTAGCGAATAACGCACCATCTGTTAAATTAATTGTATATGACATTTATTGCTCCGTTTCGTATATTTACCGCATTTTAATATGCTCGTATTTATGCCGCACTCAAGTTAGTTAATGTTTGAATACGCAAAGTATAATCTATTTGGATTTGACGATTTAAACTTTTTTGCACTGGATGAAAAATCACATGGGTAATTAATAGCAAATTACTAGCACTACCGTTCCAACATTTTAGCCCTAGTTCGTCAAATACATACTGACCATTGAAATTAGTTGAATTATCAAAGGCCTGTTGTCCTGCAGGTTCACCATAGTCAAGTAGACAAGTGGTTATAATATCAGTGTAGGCCTGGCCTGAAGTATGTACTACAGTCATGTAATTATTAGCAGGGTCAGTATTGGCCGCTGAATTATCGTCTACTACTTTAAAATAAGTTGGATTATACAAATTAGCATTTTGACCAGTTGTGTTTGGCGGCAAATAGGTAATAACACCTGTTGGGTCTACGGCACTTCCGCCGTTACCAAAGGCCATACCATAAATCCAACCGCCACCTTGTGCGCTGGTACGATTGCTTAGTGTTTCGGCCATGGCAATACTGATGTTTTCGTAGTGAATGGCATTTCTTTTATCTACAAAAACTTCTTTTGTTTTTGGATCGTGGATTTTTACAAATCCTTCAATTTTGCATAAACCTGGAGTTATCATGCTCGCTTCTCCACAAAAACTTCTTTTGTTTTTGGATCGTGTATTCGTACAAAACCTTCTACCTTTATTGAGCCAGTTTCGTTGGGTCGTTTTGTAGGAGTTTGTGTCTGATTTGGTTGTTTATTTTCAGTCATACATTATTTACCTTGATTATTCGCCCCGGAAAAACTGTGCAGGCACCGTTTGGGTTACTTGTAAGGGTTGACCGTTGCTAGGTGATATTGGATTTATTCCTGGTTGATACCAATCAACCCCTCTACGTACCAAAATAGTAACATCAACACCCGCGGGCGGAGCAATATCAAACTCTACAACAACAATCTGAGTATTATTCGGTCTGTATGCACTTGTATCAAATGGATAACTAGCATAGCCGCTAGTGTCAAATCCTGCTGTTTGAATTATTGTATAGCCGGTTTGAACTCGTGTTCCGCCTACATACACTTCCACAGCACTGTCTGGAGTAACAGTTTCACTAAAATCATATGAACCAGATTCTCCAGTTATGTTACCAAAATCATATGGCAATATATCAAAGTTTTCGCTGTATTCTAGCGATATATTGTCAGCCACAAATACAGTATTGGTTCCATTGCCTAATTGACTATTACTGACCACATAGTTTTGATATGGTAGTGGTAATAAATTATCTCGGCCCATGTTATAAACTACAGCGCCATTAGAGTGTGTAGCAATGCCTGTACCGGCGGTGCCTCTTAACAACCCACTTACTGTGTTGTTATCAAGATCTATTTCACGATACATAATACGTTCAGCATTTACCGTTAACACTCCCCAGACATTAGCAGATAAATTTGGTTGTAGTAATGTATCGGCATTGTTAACATAGATTACTTCGTCAGTAATTAATAGGGGCCGAACCAATGTTGTAGTTGTTTCAGGAGTTATACGATATGTAGCCTGCACTCCCCTCATGTCTTGAAATATGCGAAATGCTAAGCCAGCACTTTCTGGATTGCTTTCAAGTACGACAGTTTGGGATCCATTGGCAGGAGGACTAGTTAATGTAGCAATTCCGCTGGCATAGGTATAATCTACTCCGGGTGTTAGCACTAAATTATTGACCGTAACCACAACCTCTGTTGCTCCAACAGGTGCGGCAAATGCAGTAGTAGATCCGTTGCCAACATAAACAGAGACCGGGCGTGTGTACACACGGAAGTCCATGGTATCAAACTCGCTGCCCGGAACTAATTCTTCTGGAGCATAACTACTGAATGCATCAATATAGCCGCCGCCATCAACATTGATGTCTGTGGGTCTAGTTCCTAAATAGGTATCTAAATAAGCACTGCTGTACCGTGCATCTAGTATTGCTGGGTCATAGGTAGGTTGACCTTCGGCACCGTAAGCTAAGTTATCAAAGGGATTAATATCAAAATTACCAACATCAAATCCAGTATTCTGATTGAATCCTGGTGCAGAGACTTGCACTCCAGGATATGTAATACCATCAATTAACAATGGTAAACTAAGGCCTGGCATGTCAATTGTAGGTGTGTAATACCCCATGGTACGATCTGCACAGTCAAGATCGCTGGCTGATACTATAGTCCAATCAAATACAACAAATGTTGGAGAGCGTTGAGTAGAGTTGGCAGACCATACACGATTGTGCCAGCGCACTCGATCACCCTCGGCATAAACTACATCAGGTTGCCACTCAAAAATAGTACTGGCATATTGGCAACGATCGTATTTGATTGTGGTCTTACTATCTCTAACCAGGCTATTGCCCATTACAGGTACTAATTTTACCTTTGATGGCGGCAATTCTGGATCAAAAATAGGATAAACGCCATTAATGGCTATTACAGGCGTGGTCAGATATCCAGATCCTGGAGTTGTAACTGTAACTGAATATATAGTGCCGTTGGATCTTAAAATTACTGTAGCTTTGGCTGCTATTCCTGTATAGGTCAGAGTTGCTGTGCCGTCAACTGAGCTTCCAGAAGTAAATGTTGGAGCTGAGGTTCCGGTAGTTCCGGCCACGGTAACTGTGTATAAATTATTACCGTAGAATATTTGGGCGCCTGCAGAGTATGCAGTTTCGCTTTCCCATTTATATCCAATGGTTATAACTGGCACATCATTATATACAGTTGTAGTATCAACAACATTGATGCTATCTACACTCAATGTGTGATTGTTAAACCAATTACTCCAGGGCTGTTGTAGCCAAATTTGTGCGTTACTGGCTGCATCGCTAGCAAACGACTGGTCTACACTGTTGGAGTAAGTGTAAGGGGTTAGTATTGGACTAACAAACTGTGGTGATTCTAACGCTAAGTCCCAATAGGATGGCACATCATAATCAGTTAAGGATCCAGAATAAAGATCCAGCCCTTCATAGATCAAGTTAAATGCCAAAGTTTGTACGTGATAAGGTTTGACCTCATTGAGATAATCTAGTACAAATGTTTGATTGTCAGGTTGATATAGTTGGTAAGGATACAATCCGCCAACAACATGATCCACATCAATGTAACTGGTTTTGATTAACCAACTTGGACTAGTAAGCTCACTGTAGATAAATTGGAACATCAACATCAAACTTTGATTACGGTAAATTAACAAATCGTCGATGAATAATTCTTTATTAATTGCCTCTATAATATAACGAGTTTCAACCACAGGCTCTTGGTCAAAATACAGTGCGTCAAATACTTCTGCATCAAATCCAAAACCGCCCAATGGATAGTTCCAAAGCACTTCGCTGAATGCTATTGTTCCGTCTTGAAGTCCTACTCGTTGCCAGCCAGTTACCGGATTTATTCCAGCGCGGAGATAAATTTCAAATTTGCCAGTGCTGTTGATATTGCTAACTTTAACACTGCTTCCAATGGGTGCAGTATCCAAACTTAAAGTTTGTAGTTCAGCAGTATTGGCCACTGTGGCTGCAGGTTGTATACTGCTGTTGTATCCAGGTAGATACCAATCAATATAATTCCAATACAAAGGAGTATCATAGCTTTGTACCTGCGCCAATTCCAATGCTGGTTGTCCTGTTTCACTGATTTGAATTACTTGGTATATGGTCCAGCGGCCATGTTGACTAGCATCGGTCTGTACCAGATATCGATAACCAACCGGAACTAATGTAAGATCTTGGTAGGCTAAAATTTCAAGATTAGCAACTTCGTAGTTCCAACTATAATATGATGCTGAACCTGTTCCTATTCCTGCACCAGTAGCAACGAATGTTGTGCCTATGTTGTTATTGGCAGCACCAATAAGAGTAAAGTCTGTAGTTCCTACTGTATAAATGGTATATTGAGTGCCTACAACAAACTTGCCAGCATTAATTTGCACAAACTGTGTTGGTGTGGGTTCTGCACTGTTTAATAAATGTAAACTGCGAGTTTCAGTAATAGGATATTGTACTAATATGTTGTTAACATGAGTTAGATAGTTTTCTAATGCCTTATAGCGATTGACAAACATGCTCTGGCGTGGACGGAACTCAACTCCGTACTGCATGCCAGGACTTAACAGAGGATCTGGCACTGCAGCACCGGTTGTAGTTGTACCGCAGAAACTGTCTAGCAATTTACGGTATAGGTTAGGATTTAAGAAAGCCTCGGCTTTTCCGTCGGCAATGAATTCATATTCTGTGTGTATGTCACTGGTACTGCCGACGGCCTGTCTATCGTATTCAACATGTAATATAGTATTATTGGCTGATAACAAACTAGCAGAATTATAAATGGCTACAGCGTTGGCTGTTAAGGCTGCTATGTAAGGCAATCCACTACTAGAAGGATCAAGAATATAACTAGCAATAGCTGTAGCACTTAGAGTTTTTCCAAACTGGGTAGCGGTTGTGGCAATGCCACGAACCCAGAAATAATACGTAGTAGTTATCAAGCCTTGATTGTTAACCGTAGAATGTGTGGTATAACTAGTTGTGCTCAATGGCGTTCCGGAACCGGTATAGTTAGCTGGAAGAACTGAACTTGCAATCCATTGATAAATGTCTATGCGACTACCAGGAAATGCCTGGCCCCAACGACGACTAGCGTAGGTTAAATTATCTTGGTTAGCGTCAATGAATCTAACACTATTGGTATCCCACCAGATTTCGCCTTCATGTGCAGCACCCCAACTGGTGCCGGTATTATGCACTGTGCCGGCGTTGTAACTAGCTGGATCGACCGCGCCAATGTAATCAATATTTCTACGGGCTATTCCTAATATTTTTCCTTGCAATGGATCAATATAATCAAAATAAGTTTGGACACTGTTTAATAACTTGTTGTATGAATAGACACTGTTGATAAGATTTACATCAACCATTGGTAGTTGTTTATAAAGTACCTGCCATACTGCGGCATCAGCTGGGTTGTCTAAGATCGATATACTTCCATAATTTTGATTGCCGCCAGGAAGGTCAGTTCCTGGAGCACCTACTACTAATCTACCATTGCGATAGTTAACAGCAGAACCAAATTGATCTCCGGTATTTAAAGTGGTTACATAGACCTGTTGTCCAAATACAAAGTTTCCAGGATTAGCGGCACTGACACTAGAACTTGGCAGGTAATCGTAAGTGTATACTACTCCAGAATTGGTAATATAGCCAAATACTGTAGTGCTATGCTCATCAAAATATGTTTTACCAGCATCAAATGTAGTTGGTTCATAGACATCACCATTGGGCGATCCTACCACCAAGTTTACAGCGCCGGTATTCACGTTTACGCTAGAGCCAAATTGTGCATAGGCTGTAGGATTTGGACTTGTAATAGTTTGTGTGTACAGGTAAGTTGTAAATCCAAGATCAGCAAACGCCGTTCCGGTCACACCAGGCAATACTGTAAGTCTGTTAAACTCCACAGCTGCTGCGCTGTTAATTACGTTGATTGTTAAAAAGCCAGCGGCACTTGCGGATGCTGCAACATTGGGTATACCGGAAGCGTTAATGGCACTAGCTAGGCCAGCAACAGTATTGTTAGGAACTGCCGGAACAGCAACCTGTTGAAGGTTAATGCGTATAGTATCGCCTGGTGTCAGTGTAGGATTAGCCACAGTGCTTGTAGTTACACCATATATTCGAGACTGGTTAACTTGACGTTGAACCAGTCCAGCTTTAAATACGCCGGTAGCGTAAGTATCTTGTGGTGCACCAACATATACACTGCAATTGTTTGAACAGATATCTATACTTTGGCCAAATTTAGCTTCATCAATTACAACCTTGCTTGCAAATTTTTGTACAAATTGAAACTGATTAGTTTCAATTTCCAAGGTGTCACCTATTGTCAATGCAACAGAACTAGATAGTATAATGTTACTGCCACTGACTGTAAACTGTCCATTAACATATTGAGCAGTGTTGGTCAAATATTGATTATTCAACATTACTGCTAGTGGGCTAGTATAGGTCCCAGGAATTGCATAAGTTAATTGACTAGCATCGGTTATGATATATCTGATGTTACTTCGATCAAACGCATATACAGTACCAGGATTATTAATAATATTTCCAATGGCATCCGTAGCACTATCGTAAGGTGCGCCGGCTAAAAGTTGCAGGCCCAGTTGATCTGTGGTTAAACTGGTACCAAGACGAGCATCGCTATCAATGCCAGCCGCTGTAATAACGTTGACATATTGCCAATATGCACCAGCTACAGCAGATGATACTGCAACGGTAGCGTTACTTGGCAACGAAACAATAAATGTAACAACACCACTGCTAAAGGTGTAATCGATATAGGGTCGTTGTAACACCCCGTTTACTGTAACAGTAAAAGAATCGTAGGTTGTAACTGTAGACAAGTAAGTTACCAGAGAAAGAGTTGAGTCATTAAAATTTCTTATCTGTAGTGTTGTCCGACGGCTAATAAAAATCTTATTGTTAGCTACAGGAGCTGATGTAAAATTAACCGATGTTCCTGACACGGTATAATCGACTCCTGCTGTTTTCAAGACGTTATTTACAGTTACCAACAATTGTTCTGGATAAGCAGAGTTAATCATAATGCTGTTGCTGTAATTAAACGCGGAAGTTGTGCCGTTGGCTACGTAGGAAACCGATTGTTCTGGCACGTCAACGCGACCGTATGCGTAAATTTTGTTAGCACCCGGAGCACTAATATACATCCATCGCTCGTCGTCGCTGATTTGTACTGCTGATCCAAATCCTGTTGCACTAAAATCTTGGTCCGGTGCCACCAACAATTGCGTTTGAATGTAGTCACCTGATCCCGGAATCAAGTATAATACAGTGGCATAGCCAGCGCCTGAATTACTAGCACTTGCTCCGGCTACTGCCCAAGTTCTGTTGCCAAAATCTACGCTGTTACCATACCCTGCGGCAGCGGTAGCAGACAATAATAATTTTGTATTTTCTATGTATTGATTTTGATATGCACGATATGTGCAAACTGCTCCGGCGCCGCCGACAGCACCAGGTGCACCTACTATCATAACATAATGATCTGAACTCTGAGCCAGACTAGAGCCAAACAACGAATTAACTTCTGGGCTGTTGGTTGTTATGGATTCTATAGCAGCAAATGGATCAGTTTTCTTTAGAACTTCCCAGTGTCCGGAACCGTTGTTGTCGACCCAGGCTTGTGCCCCGGGTATAAGTTGATTAGCATAAGGCAAATTAATAATATCGCTGGCCTGCCTTACTCGCATGGTTTGTAAACGGAACACAATGCCGGTGCCAGAAATTGTAGTTTGATTAGAGTTAACAAATGCATATTGGATAACTACCGAGTCAACGGCAGGCCTGCTTAATACACGATATACTCCATCAACTGCGGTGTCAAAATAACGAACAATTATTAAGTCGCCAATGGCTAGATCAATAGTGCCACTGAATTGTGCAACGCTGGTTCCGTTGAGATTGTCCGACAGTTGGATTAAACGCCCAGTAACTTGAACACATTCATAAATGTTCCAATCGTAGCTGTTATCTTGCGCTACCCAAATTGTAGTACCGTTGCCAACGGTTGACAACTGTGCCGCGATAGCACTTGGGTCGTTAAGATTAAACACTGTAATGTCGACATCGTTAAGATTAACATACCCAGCCGTTGGTAAGGCTGTGTCTAAATTTCTAGTATAGGTTGTAGGTAATATGTCAGTATTGGGTATAGCATAACTTTCTGCCCACAAATTGCTCAACAGAATAGTTTGGTCAGCTTCGCTAGTCTGTCCTGGTTGAATAATTTGGAATGTACTAGGATTACCGTTTAGCACTGCTTCGTTGAGGGCTACTTCAAACCAACTACGATTAGCTTGAGCGCCGTAGGTTCCAATTTGAATCCCCCAGGTTTCATAAATGTTGTATTGACTTGTTAAATTATTAAAATTAACTTCGGTAAACAAATTTGTAGCATTTTTGCTACCCATGGTCTTAACAAATTGTTGATACAATTGAACCTGGCTGGTGTCTGTTAAATTTAAATCAACCATGTATTGTCTTGGGCGGAACCCGATAAGCCCAAATGCTAACAAGTCATTATCTCTGTTGAGGTTGGCTGTTTGTGTATTGTAGCTGTTGGCCAATTGGTCAGCTTTAGTTGCCAAGTTTTGTAATAAGCCTTGCTCAATGCGGTCGTAATTGCTCTTATACCAATCTGTGTAGTCAAATGTTTCTTTGGGTTGTACAATGTTTGACGCTTGCCAATAATTATTTTTATAGATAACAATATCACCCTTGGTGTAGTTGGTATTGGATTTCCAGGCTACTACATTATTTTGATTTAAAATAAATCCTTGAGCATTTAATGTACCATTCCATTGAGTACTTGTAGCAGCATTTAATCGAAGGCGATTTTGTCTTTCAGCAGTTACAGTATTATAAATTAAATCATTGAAAATAGTACGATTATCTAAAACTACTATGTCTTCATAGTCAGTAAATTTTAATTGTAAGTAACTGATGGTTTGATTGCCACCTGGTGCCGGATTCACCCTGAATAAGTTTCCTTGTCTAAACACAATTAAATCTCTAGTGTTAAGTGCCTGACGATTTTGATCTTTAATTAAATTTTCTGGAGTATAGGTTACAATAGAATCTACAACAGAACCTGGCCTCAGTGCAATAGCCTGAGTGGCTGATGGATTCAAATTGATAATAGTACCGTTGGCCCAACCTTGATTGGCAAAGTACACAAACTCTTGTGCCATTTGTAGCCAGTTTAAGGTATAGCCATTTTCTTGGGTAATAAATGTAAGGCCTTGATTTTTAAGATAATCGCCATAACTTAACAGAAAATCAACCACACTGGCCAGACTAGTAAATGTATAACCATAAGGTATTTGTGCTACTTGTCCACTATATTGACTTGGAACTGTAACACTAATATTTCCAGCCGTGATTGTTTGTGTGAGGCCAGCTACTTTACTGACCGAGATATTAAAATAAGGATTTGTGGTGCTGTACCCATATATGCTATATCCACCGTCGACCACTTCTACAATAACAGCACTATAATCAATTCGATTGAACGGTTGATTTTTGTACAGTAATAGGTTATAACTTTCTGGAGGAATTAGTAAACTATCGTTTTGACTCTGTGGGGCGCTTTTTTCTAAATATAATTTCAAATTTTGTTGTGCTACAAATGATGCAGCACGATAGCATAGTCTAACGTCAAGATTGGCCAAGTCTGTGGTCAGTGCATCAGTACTGTTCATTGCCAATTGTTGATTGTAATCTACAATCCAGTTAATATAACTGGCTTTACTAACACCATTACCATAAACTTCAATGTTCTGTGGTTGTATTCTATAACGACCGTTATATAGATATTGATCAAACTCGGCACTATAACGATACAAGTCGCGATCAGCAAATAGGCTAAAGAATTCTGCCGGACGTGTTAAGACCAGTAAGCGCATGACAGCAAATGGGTAACTGGAACTTGACCACCACGAAGCTTCAACCGGTCCACCGTCGCCTACTTGCCAGCTCTTCTGAAAACCTTGAGGATTGTATGCGCCCATTACACTGTAGAAAGGTGCGATTAGCTGACCTTGGCTGTCAACAGGGATCACCGAAGTTAATCCAGGGCGACGATACTTAGGTATAATGTAAGGTGCCACAGGATCTGCAACCAGCCCTAGCTCAAGATCTCCCCACAGTACTAAGTTATCAGCGGTATAAGGTACAGGACCATAACGATCAGTCCACCACACGGGCATTTCACTAAATCCCAACATTTCCCAAGGTGTGAGATTAGGAGTCAATGTATCGTAGAACCAACGATAAATTCCACGCCATGCACCCAGTAATGGAGTACCGGTATCAAGACGATTACTAGATTGACTGTAATTATAAGTGAATTCGTTATTGGCTATGTAAGTTTGTGCAGTATAATCTATTTTATTTGCACCAGCCCAGGCCAAAAAGTTTTCTCCAAGAATTTGATTAACTTCTGCTTGGGTATAATCTGTAGTGCGGAACTGACCTGGGATTACATCTTCTGCAACCAGTGGAGGAGGATTGCCATCATTTTTAAGATTACTAAAAATACGTTGTTCAAATTCTAATAATACTTGGTCACGTATATCACCAAATGCTACTGTGATTGATCCGTCGTGTCCTTGAATTACAGGAGTAGGATTAACATAGTCTACATCTAAGAAAATCTTAGGTTCATACTTGGGATATAGTCCTAGCTTGGTAGGAGTGTTAGGTACAAAATTGCCAGCGGTGTCAGAGTACTCATTGATTGTAACTACATCAGTCACTGACAACGGTATAGTAACAGTCAGGGTAGGACCTTCTGTAGAAACTACATATTCGTATTCGCGAGTCAATAATCGATTGTTAACATATACGCACAATCCTAGATAATTTGATTCTGTAAAATTGTAAGTTTGTACCGTATTAAATTTATTGGTAGTTATAGGATTAACTGTGTAACTATTGGAGATAAACGCTGTACCGGTGGGCAACATGTCGCTCCAGTAGAACGAATTGAGGTTGGTTCTGCCTGCGGTTATTTGAGCAATACTAGCATCTAATAGTTGAGCCACTGTCCAGTTATCATAATCAGCAATGCCAAATGTGGTCACAGCATTTAACAACTGTGATTTAAATTTAATGTATTCTGTGCTGTTATAGGCCAACGCGGCAAAAATATCATAGTTGGCATCGCGCATGAAGTAACCGGTCAGGGTTGCAGGCGAACTTTGTTGTAGGATTTGTAAACCATAAGGTACAATATTACCTAGGTCTCTAGTATTGTTGGCACCAATGACAGGACCTGACAAGTTTATTAAATTTTCAGCTATGCTGGTGTAATGATTGCGTATGGTACCCAGAGTAAATTGATTACTGTTGCCATTCAATGGATTATTAGACAAGTTCATAGGCACTTGGTAAAAACCTGTTGCACTAACTTGATCACTGAGTACTACAACTTCAATCAAATCACCCGGCACATAGGTAGTTAATAGATTGATAGTAGTGGTGTTGGTGCCAACAGTGTACTGATAGTTGTAGGCTTCTTGGAACTGACCATTGGCAAATATTTGTACAGCAGGAACGGTAGTATTATTATTAACTGCTACATCTAATTGTAAAGGACTTCCGTCATAGGTAAACTGAAACTGTTGACGAACTAAGCTGGTTGTAACGGCAGTTTGCCAGCCAATCTCTCGTTTAGATATGACTCTAGTGCTGTATTGACGTACAAACCCAGTACTAAGTTCAACAGTTTTTCCTGTACTGTTAATGGTATAGGTAAAAGAATCTTTGTAAAAATTATTGTCAAAAACAATATCACCAAGATTAGTCAAACTCAAATATGTTAATGGAAATCCTAATACAAGATCAGGAGCGGCATTACCAATGGCATAGCTGAACAAAGGACTGCCGTTGAAGTTTGAACTAGAGTATACCAGTCGGTTACCAAAGCTAATTCCATTACTATCATAGATATTAAACAAAGGAGGTTGATTTACGCTGATCTTTTGTTGAGCTGCTTCCAAGCCTTCTTGAATCACTCTGGTCGCGTATGCACTATCAACTGCTGTTGATCCTGCAAGACGTGTGGTACCCGATGTAGTGACCCAAATCTTTGGTGGCGGTGACCAATCAACACCACTGTAGTAACAAGACATACCTTGCTCAGTGGTGCCACTTAAAACAACCACAGTCTGGTCTGCCACGGCTGTTGCAATTGGAGTTAGCACAATTATAGGTTCTGGAATCAACGGTGGCACGGTATCTGGAGTAATAAACTCAACCCTGTAAACTGTTTTGCGTACTTCAGGATCTTGATCTGCAGCAAAAATAATTGTACTTCCATTTAACAACGTGTATCCATCGGTACTATAACCAACAGATCCTTCAACATTGCTTAAGGCATCGGTTTGTGTAAAGTCAATAATGTTGACCGGTTGTAGGCCCTCAGTTCCAAAATCAAATAATCTTGTGCCGGCACGAAATTCTAAGATAGGTCTGCGAGCACGGAAATTGTTGTCTAAAATTGGAGTAGTATTATTATATGCTGCACTAGCATTGATTACATCAATATGGAACCAACGATTACTACGAGTCCAAGCATTAAGATCTAAACTTGCGCGATTTACTGTAAGATAATCTGGAACTACAGGTTGATTTAAGTCACCATCAAAGTTTCCTGAGTCGTAAAGAGTTGAGTCATAGGGTATACTTGCTCCTACGGTATAAGTCTCAGGAGTTACAAAATTACCCACAGGCAATAGTCGAATTGCTGTTCCTACCCCTTCTACATAGTATTCATTATTTTGGTACGACGCAGGGTAAACATCACCGCGAAACACTACCTTCATACCATTGGTAAAAATAACACCGTTGGGACTAGTATAAGTAGGCAATCCAATAATTTCGTCAACGTTTAATGTGGTGGATGTCTGTTGATTGATTATGCGAATTCGCCCAAATATATTTGGATCTGTGCCGTCTTGATAAAATAACAAACTCCGGTCAGCGGTAAGCAAAGGAATTTCACTAAAGAATCCACTGCTATCTTTGTACCAACTGGTACTAGCGTATTCTTTGCCAAACCCAACTGTAAACTTATTGTCAAGTTCTACATTTTGTACAAATTGCAAGGACATGTAAATGTCACCAGTTTCGGCAGTCAGATATTGTATGCGCCACACACCATACTGTGTTGCTGGATCAGTGATAAATGTAGTCTCGGCAAATGTAGTAGAATCATAAGATCCTGCGCCACTTTCTACATTACCTGCATTAAGTAATGGGTCAAAGAATGTAGCTTGTTGCCATCCACCAGTGCCGGGATCTGAATTCTGTGTAATAAATGCTATGGTACGATTTTGTAAATTTGTAATTCCGTCGATACCATCAGGGTTATTCTCTAAAAATATATCTACAAGCTGATTGTTAATTTGATCAAACTGTAATGTGGTGATTAAATCTACCTGGCCAATGTTAGGCATATTAAAGTAAAAATCCTGAGCTGTGGCCGATGGTACATTAAAAGTAACTGTACCCAAATCAATTCCGTTATTGGTAACACCAAGTACGTTTCTGCTACTGATATTGGGCGTTGTAGGGATACGGCCATTGACTCCTGGATCTGTTTGAATCCAGAATCCGTCGCCGGTACCAGGAGTACCATCAATAATATTGATTTGTCCGCGCAGATTAATTTCTAAGTCATTACAATAGTACAAGGTATCCGGAGCATCTTGTGGCACAGTGAATGTAATTAAATTTGATCCGGCTCCGTTGTTAAACACGCCGTTGGAATATATGTTGGTAGTTCCAAGACTGAGTTTAGTTTTAAAATAAAATGCCCAAGGAAAAGTCTGTATTAGATTAAAATTATAAGTGCCACCACGTACTAACGTTAGGGTAGGATTTGGAGAATAATTTATATTCCAACTACTTGTTCCATTATTAGTAACACGAAAATTAGCTGTCTCTTGTTGATTTTGCGCTACATTAAAAGTATATCTGCCCGTACGGGCTAAAGTAAGTGTAGGATTATCACCCTCAACGCCCGAAAATGTATAAGCTCCATTGGCTCGAGTTACCGTAAAACTGTCTGTAAACGGGACACCTTCGGACGACACATCCACGGCCAATGGGCCGCCTGGTAACCAATAGTATTGAGCGTAGTTTACAAATTTATCAAAGTCAACAAACGGATCCCAGGTATAATAGTCACTGTTATAAAGTCTGTCGGCGTTGTCGGTGTAGGCACCTTGTAATTTTAGTGCATCGTTAATGCCAGGATAAGTGATGACATCTACAACTCGATGACTATCTGTGGGATTTAATTGTGCTACTCCGGGTTCTAATTGATAATTGTTGCGAATTTTAGTTGGTTCAACGACATACTTGTCATTGGCATTGACTCCAGGGCCAACTCGGCGTCCAATAAAACCTTGCGTTTGTGTAAACTGAGGATTCTGGATCAACTGATCCAGTGTAGCCGACAAAAACTGATCGTTGATTGGGGTTTGGAATATCGCCGGTAAAAACTCTACACTTCGAACTTGTTTGGCCATTAAATTACTCCACTACCGGGTGCAGTTTGCAAATTGGTACTGGTTAAGGCAGTAATCACTTCAATGTCATTAACTGTTGCGCCGTTGACAAAAATTTGATTTGGTGCGCATCGAATTTCGTATAGATCACCAAAACTCTTTTGTTGGTTCAACGGAACTAATACTATAGAGCTAACTACATTACCAATATTTTGGTGTAGGTAAGCACTTAATTCACTAAAGTAAAAAGTGTCTCCAAAGTTCCAATTAGCAATATCAAAATAAGCATTTATGTTGGCCACTACTAAATTTTTAATAGTGCTAGTACTGGCTGTACTGCCAGAAGCACGGATCACTTTGATTGTAGCTCTCAATGCTGGATCTGCTTTTTGTCCAAACAAGGGTTGAAAATCTACGCTGTTAAGGATCATATTATCTGATATCATCTTATAGTTTTGTAAGCCTTGGTAAGCGGTGTTCAATTGATCAATTGTGGGCTGTTCTGGTTTTGCGACAGTGCCAGTGGTATCTTGCAACCAATTGATATAAGCTGTGTGGTAAGCATTGGTTACTACATATAGGTCAATAATGTTTGTAGATCCAGGATCAATCCGACTGGTCAATGGACTGTTGTGACGATATTGGAAATATAAGTCCTGGCGGCCTGTTTTGGCCAAATAACTATTGTTTGGAGTTAACGTTGGGTTGCCTAAACTATCTACGCCAAGAACATAAAATGTGGGTGTCAGCGCACTGTTGGTTGTTTGAGCGTAGGCATAAAAAACTTGACCCACAACATATTGCGTTTGTACTGCCTGTATACTTGCAAGAGTTGGATAATCACTGTTGACTATACCAGCTTCTATCAGCAGGTAACGTTGTAAATTATCAAAGTCCACTGTGGCCTGGAAGAATACGTATTTGTGATTGGCGTTGACTGTAGGAGCCACAATGTCGTCAAAGAAATCTGGATTGATTGGTGTAAGGTCGCCTGGCGACTTGGCAAAACTTACTACCACTTGGAAATCGTCTACCAGGCCGTCGCTGAGTACAGGTTGATCAATAATGGTTAATCGATTGTCTATGCCGATTGGAACCGACGTGTCAGGAAGACTATTAATTTTTAATACATTTACATAGTCACGTATCACAGTTCCTGTTCTACTGTCGTAGATAGGATCACTGGTATAAAAGAAAAATCTTGTTTGCAATACACTGCCAAAAAAGTAGTCTAAACTTCTTGAAACTACAGTATAGGCGGCACCATCAAAGGTTGCCTGAACTAACCAGCTGGCATCACTATTAGTTCCGGCTGTGCTTTGTGCATTAGTTAAACTAAATGTGGCATTTACTGCAAGATTATTGGAGGTAATAACATACCAAGTTGCAGTAAGATTATTGTAGCCTAAGCCAAAGTTTTGACTAAGAGCAATTTGTTCAACAACACTCTGTTGAATGCTCACAGGAATATCTGTAACAAACAGTGGAATTACCTGAACGGGTATGGCGCCTGTTGGAACAAATGCATTTAATACCACAGGGCCAATGCCCGACGGTAAGTTGCCCAAGCCCTGTGCAGTTCCTGACAGATAAACCGCAGTAGGAGCTGCCCAGATAGTAAGTTTATCGTCGGCTTTGGTTGGTGCGCCAACTACCAGTTGATTTTCGTTATTAAAATAATATCCACTAGGAGCTGCAAATTGTACCAGGCTACCTTGTGTAATATATTTGGTATTGTCGCTGGCATAACTACCGACCGGCACCGGATTACCTTGCGCATTTTGAAAATATCCAGTGGTTTCATTAGTAATTACTGTACTTTGATGCCAGGTCAAATTCAACGATGCCAACGTAGGACGTGGAAAATTGGCATAGTAAAACTGTTGTAGTCCAGCTCTCTGGGTCAATGGGTTAATTTGATTAATCACCGCATTACTAATATCATTGGAGGTTAACCAACTAAATTGGAATGTATATAAATCATTGGATTTCCATAGAGCACCGTCGCTGGCAAAAATATCAGTACTAGAATATTTGCCAGTGCCATCTACTAGGTCAAGATATCGGCTGGTTCCAATTGACGCACGATTAACAGCAGTACTTTTAAGAATACTGTTATACTGTGTAAACGGAAATTGGCTGTAGTCTTCGCCATTGACCATACGATTTTGTGTGTAGTATTGCGCAGGGGCACGTTGTTTGATTTCTGCAATAGTTTCACGTGCCTGGGCATTTGTTACCGGCTGAGTAATACCGCAGGTAAATGTAATTGTTTCAATTTGTCCAGTACGGCTTACATAACTAATAGGTACAGTTATACTTTGCATTTCCACTGGATTAATAATATATTGTAGACCGTTACTGGCGCGAACGTAAGTACGGAAAGTGCCCACAGGAATTGTGCTGAATATTCCGTCGCCAAAGTTTAAAGTGATCTGATCGTTGGTACGACTGGCTACACTGTAAATATTTTTTGTACCTGGTGCCAGTTGCTCTACCGCGGCTGAATAAACACTTTGAACTCGTTGCCAATAGTTAGAAACGTTTCCTAGATTGTCTAACTGATAAAGCCAAACATCGGTGTTGTTGATGCCTTCGATGTTAACAGCCACAGCACGATTGGTTATACGCTCTGGTAAATTAAAATCTTGATTTTGTAACACACCTTGTTTGAACAAAAAGAAAAATCCGGTATTGGCACTCAAGTACCCTTGTTGATCATTTCTAAATAGTATATTGAATTGTCCGTTTGGAAGCGGTGGCGGTTCGTAAACATAATTTTGTCCTACACTAGTACTGTTAACCACTTCAAATGGCATATTCACTGTGTCGATTGTAGAAGTATAAGGAATTACTGGCAAGTATCCTGGAACCAAATTAATAGTATATTCTTGAGTATCAACTCCTAGGATAACTTGATCGTTGCCTGGATTACCAAACTTCTGTGTGTTAACAAGTGTTGCGTTGAGTATTGTAGTAAACTGTTCTTGCCAATCAAGGTTTGTAGGGTCAGCCCAGTTTACTGTAAGATTAGCTAGATTAACTCCGTTATAGTCTGTGATGTTTTCTGTAGTGCTTACGCTAAAAACTTTAAGATAGCCTGACGCTTCTGTATTGCGTCTGGGAGTATAGCTAACAAGGTTAGCTAAACGAACAACTGAGTCACGTCGTTCAGCGGTATCTAAGTAATTTTCTCTGGTGTTTAAGTCGGTACGGAAAGCCAGTGACTGACCCATAAAGGCCATAACATCAAGCAGGGCAATAAATTCTGAACTTTCAATGTAATCATTAAAAGTCTCTGGATAATACAGGCGCAAATAGTCCACAAAACTCTTACGCAATGTTTCAAAATCATAGCTTTGAAAGTTGGCTTCTTGGTAAGTTTGATAGATCTGTTTCCAATCTTCAACTCCAAAAATTGCAGTTTGTCTTGAGGTAGTGGCCATAAATGTTCCTAGTTTTAGTATTTACCAATACAATAAACTGGGTAGTTAAACGTAGGACGCTGAGCGTTGTTGTTGATCAAAAAATATGCTCAACTGTTGTGCCTGAGTGCTAGGCACTACTGCTATTCCTAACTGTATTAAAATACCATTTTGTTGCGGAAACATCTGCATGCCACTGACAAATATTCTAGGATCTCCGCCGCATACACGTTGTATTTCTTCAGTTATGACTGTTTGTGTTTCCACTGTCTGGCCTTCAAACAAGTAGTTCCAAATCACAGTGCCATACCCAGGACGGCCAGGTAACTCGCCCTGCCTAATGTTAAAGGCATTAAGCAGGTCAATTTTAATTAGGTCAAAATCTACAGCAGTAAATTTTTTATTTTGACGTATAGTGTTAAATCCAATAAATGTAGGCATCTTGTATTTACTCTATTAAACTCTCAGATTTACAGCATTTTTAGCTGTGTCTATTAAATTGTTGGCCTGGCCTTGTGCTTGATTAACTAGTCCTTGTGCTTGGTTAACTAATCCTGTGGCCTGGCCTTGGAGATTTTTTACTATTGCTTGGGCTTTACTAATATCAAGTGCGGCAGCAATACTGGCCGAATCTGGAACTCCAAAACTTGGTGTGGGTATTTTTGCACTACCAAATATTTTAGTCATGGCCACGTCCACAGTGGCACGATTTACTGTGTTAGTAAATCCAGCAGCTTGTTGCACACTTGCTACCAAACTATCGGCCTGGCCAAGTAACGAATTTAATTGACCTTGTGCTTGTTTGACTAATGCGCCTGCTTGGACCTGTAACTGACCGGCTAATGCGGTAGCTTGTCCTGCTAATGCGGCAGCTTGTCCTGTTATTTGTCCTTGAATTTGTCCAGCTAGAGCTGTAGCAGATGCTCCCAATTTGTCAGCTACGCCACTAACGCTAAGATTAGATAAACTAGACAAACTTAAATTAGATAATGGACTAGCAGCACTCGACGCAAATTGCGAAGCTTTTCCTAAAACGTTCATAGCATCTTGAGCTGAAGCTAGACTGACTGTACCTAGCTGTCCTACTATTCCAGTTAAATTAGAAGTAAGGTTAGTCACCGGTGGCAGTCCACTGGCCCATTGTGACGCAAGTTGTGTTCCGTATTGGCTTGAATTTGTAACCAAGGCTGCAACTTGACTATTAACAATATTGGTCACTGTTGCGGCTGTTTGTGTTGCAGTAGTTCCTGTATATACTTGACCAACAACTGCAGAAAGACCTTGTGCTGTAGGAGTTGTAATTACTCCAGCTGCTTGTAAACTATTATAACTATTATTCATTAATGCGGCTTGTGCTGTATTCTGCGCAGAAGGATTATTAAGAAAATCGTCTGACGAACTTATACCGCCGAGTCCTGTCCATATACCAGGAGCACTCAACGCATCAACTAATGTGCTAGAACCATTTTGTAAAAATTGTTGATAAGTGTTAGGTTTAACATATCCAGCCTGTTCTAACTGTTGGCAATTGAGTCCATATTGGCCAACTCCTTTCTCATTGGTCATTTGACAAGCAGGTTGATTGACTAAGTCGGCTACCTGAGCCATAAGTGCCAGTGTTTGGTCGGAAGATAATGCTCCTATAGCTGGTGCTGTAAATCCAGATCCAGCAGTGCGGCTGCCGCTGACAACAGCAGATATGCTGGCACGTGTTACAGGATTAGTTAACGGGGTATTAATCAAAGACGGAATTGTATTTGTTGCGGTATTAACTGTGGCCAATCCGTTAACAATAGACAAAATTACTGAGTCGTCTACTCCAGCAGTACCACGATCTAATCTACTCAGTTCAAATTTGACTAAAGTAGCTGTGCCGCCTTGAATACTTTGTCCTGGTACAAATCCTACTAATGCACCGGCGGCCACCTGACTATAGAAAATATAATCAGCTCGATCTTGGGTGGTGCCCGCAGGAGCTTCCATGGTAAATTGTGCACCAGAAGGAAGGGTATAGTTAAATTGTGCCATTGATACTCTATCCTCTGCTATTTAATGCAGTAATATCAGCAAGTATTTGTGCCAATTTGGAGTTAATAATATCCATATAATTACCAACAATAGTTCTTTGCTCTGCGGTTGCCGTATCGCGATATTGGGTAAACCATGCTTTTAATTGATCTGACATATTGCCTAATTGCGTTCTAGCTGTTTGCATACTGGCTATATTGTTTGGATCCCAGCTGACTGCAGACGGATTAACAGCTGGAGGATTTGGAGCAGTTTCTTTTTTAGGCGGAGTGTCGGCTGTCTTGGTAATCTTAACATCCTTGGGCACCGGTGGAGCATCTGGTGGCGGTGTTGGTGCTGCACTACCTAATTTAACTGATACCTTTACTCCATCGTTATGATAAGGATATGGTTCGTGTGTAGGTGCCCGGGTCACTATACTTTCTGTAGCCGAAGGTGTAGCTACCCAACCAGTACTAGCATTAAACTCAACTTTAGGATGCAAGTATTTGGTCAACCCAATTGGTGTCTCAACTTCGATACGGTGTCCGCCATTGAGCTGTATTTTACTACCATTAAACGTTAGTTCTGAGCTGGAAGCCCAGCTGCCTAATTGACTGCTTATGGCCACAGTTCCAGGACTTTTAATTCCAATAGATCCTTGGCTGAACAGGGTCAATTTACCTTTGTTTGACACAGTCATATCTGCGTCACTTTGCATGGTAGTTCCTTTGGCACTTTTCATATTGATTTTGCCGCCAGCAAACATGTTGATATCTTCGTCGGCATGTAAATTGATAGTTCCTTGACTGCGTAGGTTTACACTGTTGGTAGTATATACATCTAGTGTGCCTTCTTGTCCTAGTTCAATCCAGGCCTGTCCATTGGCATGACAAATATACAAGCAATCACCATCATCACTCATGGTGATTTGATGACCTTTGGCAGTGCGTATGCGGACCAAACTATCTTTGCCTTGTAAATCGCCATCATCCATGACAAAGGTATGTCCACCTCGACGAGCAATAACGTTGGCTGCACTTGGTTGTTTAGATTTTAAATCTTTGTTATTAATGCCGGCTTCACCACCAGCATCGGCACCGATACCGCCTAGATAAATTGCACGACCCGGTGTGCTGATACCATAACAGTTACTAGGAGTTTCACGTTGACTGGAACTTCCAATACTGCCACGTACTTGATCGTTGATCAAGCCTTGTTGAAACAGTATACCAGCTAGATAACTATGAACTGGTTTAGGTTGATCAAAGAATTTAGGGTTTTGACTAATTTTTTCATCGGTTACGTTGATTTCTGTGACCGGTAATCTTTCTGAGCCCGCAAAGTAGCTGGCTTGATTTTTATTCTGTGTAACTGCTTGTGCCTTAGGAACAGATCCAATGGCTGGAATCATATGAGAAGCATACAGCGTAGGAATACAACCTACATAGTAACCCATGGCTTCGCCTGCCACATATACGCACAATACCTGTGTGCCAATATCAGGCGGAGTGAACCACATGCCGTAGCTTTGTGGGTTGCCTTGTTCAAATGCTCCAGTACCAGCTTGTGCGCCAGTAGGAGTCGTTCCGTAGAATGGCGGACAATAAACTACAGTCTGCCAACTGTTAGGATTTTTAGGATCAGACGAACCACGATGTTGAATATACACCTGTAGTCGACCACTACGAGTGGAGTCGACGTTATTTTTTACTACGCCAATGTAGGCGCCAGGGGGTAGTGCGTCTTTATAGTTCCGTGGCTTTGCCGACGTTGATTCGGTCATTTCAGACATTATGAGTCATCCTTTGCTATAACTTGTGGTTTATTTAATTTTTGAATCTGTTGTTGTTCTGCAGTCAACGGAGTCAACGGACCATTGGCAGCTGCAACAGCGGCCGCTGCATCTGCAGGCGGAGTAAATCCTCCGCCGCCAGTATTATAATTAGCTTGTACAGACTGTATAGCCGCTATATCTCCGTTGGAGGTTGGATCGCTTGACGGGGATGCAGGTTGTGGTGTTGGCGGACCATTACCATCGGCCGCTTGTTGATCTTCGTTTTGATATCCGGTGGGCAACGCAGAGCCATTACCATCGGCTGCTTGTTGATCTTCGTTTTGATAGCCAGACCCAGCAAGACTGTTTGTGGTGTCTCGACTGCCAGCAGACGCAGGAGCAGCGGGAGCAGCTGGTCTACCATTATTACTTCGATTGGTTTTCTTTTCAATAACCAATCTACCTTCAAGTTCTTGTTCAAATCGACCTTTACTAAAGATATTTTTAACTGACAAGGCAGTGAATGTATAATGTTCTTGCGGTAATCCGTTTCGATTATTTGCATTTACATTCATTAACCCTGTATTAAAATTATAGTCTGTAGGTTGATTAAAACTTACATCAAACATAATTTGCTGGGCGTCATAGTTGATAGTGCCGTCGGCGTTAAATGGACTAAAACTAAATGATCTAGCACTTACACCTAGCCCGGTTTCGCCTTGTTGCATCCAGGCAGGGTCACCAACAATACGTAGCTTAACCTGGCTTAATGAGGATGGATCATATAAAAAACTAGCTGCATTGTTTCCTGGCTCGTTGGCATAATTTTTAGCACCCTTGGATTGATCTTCACTGGTGGCCATGAATATGTAACGATTTTGATCTCGAAAATCTGTAGTTGAGGTCTGTTGAGCATCTGCACCAATACCAGATAATAACAAACGATAAGCATTATCATATTTTTGTTCATAGTGCAAAATTTGTGTGTTTGCTCCAGTGAACCAATATTGATATGATTTATGCACTCCGCGATATCGACTGTCTGGAAAATATTGACTAGTCATTTGAGCAACAGCATAGGGTGTAATGATAAAAGTCATGCGATAGGCATAATCACGTATGATTTTATCATAGCCAAGCGGTCGAGTAGCCACAGTAATTTTATACCATTGAAAATTTCCAGTGCCTTTTTTGGCATTAAGTTTTTGCACTTGTATACCAGTAACTGGATCTGTAGTTGTAGTGATTTCTACATTTTGCTGATCCGTAACATAGCTACTATTTCGCATGACATCATCGATAAGTTTTATAATCTGTGTGCCTGCTTCTACCGGCCAGGTGCGGGCCGCACGATTTACTTTGTTAGTTTCATTGGAAATTCTGGCTGCAGAATCTGGTGTCTGCATAGGCGCGGTAGTTGCGTCTTGTGGACCAGGACGACTGACCGTTGACGCACCAATTGCCGGAGGTGCAAATTCAATCACATATTCGTCTGCAATCGCACGTTTCTTTAATTTAACCAACTCACGTTGATTTTGGTTGAGTGCTTCGCAAAGTCCTGTGAAAATATTTTCTTTACCAGCAACTGGTGCGCCTGCCGCATTAGCCGGGGCTTGGTCGCTTTTGGCGGCATTGGTTTCTGACACACGCTGAGCAAAACTAGGAACACCTGTTATGTTATTAAACAGATTTACGTTGCCAAAAAAACTTGGATTATTTTGTCGGTTAGCTGGCATATTATGCTCCTGAGAGTCCACCGCCACCAAAGGCCATGCCTTGGTCATTAACTGCGTTAGGATCAGTGCCAGCGGCAATGGCCGCTTGTTGTTTTATTGGTAAATCACCAACCTTAATTGGTTCTGGAGTAGTCTTTCTGGCACCTTTATCAGCAGTGCTGGTGCCAGAACTGGCACTGGTTTTTCCAGATGCTGCAGGGCTACCATTTAACAGTTGTTCTACTGTCTGCCCAGTCAGAGTAAACGGAAACGGTATGGTGCCACGATCGGTAGTGCTGGCATAAGATTGCGGTAACGACATGCCGGTAATTTGATATTCGATAGCTCTATTAGCAACCTGAAACTTTATGTCCATTATGCGAAATGGATAATATTTTTTAATAACAGCTTCTTGGCCGTACCCACCGGTGCTGCTAAAGGTACCTTTAGCTGGTGCAACTAACTTACCATTTTGATCATAGCCAAAAAACTCAATAACTAAACAATATTGTGCCGCTAGATAATTTGGCGTGCCTGTGTTGTCGGATACCGTGGCAACAGGTGCTCCGTTATTGCTAGTATTAGTTTGTGACTGTTTATCATTTTTATAAACACTTTTCAATGCAGTAAAAATACTTTCTAATAGTGTGATTCCATTTGGCTCAGTAACTTTGAATCGTAGATCGAGTGCCGAGTTAGATCTATTTGTGCCGCCGCCTGGAGTTCTAGAGTTAATTTCAAGATCATCCATGTAGTAGTCAACCGGAAAAGCAGGGCTACGACCCTTAACAGGTGCTCCACCGCTTTGCATGAGTAATTGCCAGCCAGCAGTATCAGCTTTTTGTGAGTCAACCATTGCGGTATACTGTGTTTGACTAAGCAGATACCAACCAATATTATAGGTATAGCTGGTATATTGATCTAGCTGATTAGGCTGTGTTGTGATAAGTTGATTAAGTGCCGCCACTGACGTATTAACCGAGGATTGTATGCTACTGGCTGTTACCCTTGGACTATCGTCTGGGTCTACGCTGGTGGCAGAATTGCCAGTTGTACCTGCTCCAACCCCATCAGATGTAGGTGCCGGTTGCACAGCATTGTCCTGGACGGCAAGACTTTGATTAATTTGATCTTGTCTATAAACTGGCACAGGGCCGCCTATTGTTTGATTTGGCTCCGATGTAGCTTGTGTTTGTCCTACTGTACCCGATGTTGACTGTGGATTGTCTGCTGCCCAAGTTGCTCGCTGATTTGGAGTTGGTGGGGTATCAGATTCATTGATATCACCTGTAGCTAAATTAGTATAGTAATACTTGCCAGTGGGCGAAGGTCCAGAATAATGTGCTTGATCGGTAGCAGCCATGTTAGAATCCTAACACTGTTTGTAATGTATCTAATTTAGGAAGATAGATTGCTGTCCCTGCAGAAAAGTCCATTGGCGGGGCAGTCAATGTATTAGGATTGCGTTGATAAAATACCCACCAAAGACCAGCATCGCCATACAAGTCATAGGCTAACAAATCAGGACGATACTGAAAGGTAGTATTAATTGTAAACAGCAGATCATCAGTAAATTTAGGTATAGATCTGTTGACCATAACATCTAGGAAAAATTGACTATAGCCCGTTAAGTAATAGGGACTAGTGCTGGTGTATAGGCCGGCCATTACCAGAACCCTCCTTTGAGTAGCTGACCATTAGCAAAGCCTTTGAGGCTAAACTGTTGGCTAACCTGTTGACGACTCTGCACTGGTAGCAAGTTTAGTGTAATGTCTATCTTACTAGGTACATAGGTAGGATTGTTTAATAACCCCTTTAAGGGTGCAGGCAAGGCATTTTCTGCGCCAGGCGGCAAGAATGCCGCTGACAATCGAGTCACGGTTGGTGACAGAGCATTTAGTGTAGTGGAGTATAAATTTTGTAAGGGTTGCAAATTCAATCCCAAGTTATTAGGCGATCCAGAACTTATATAGTCCACATCGGGCGGCAAGGTATAGTTAAATTGGCTAACCAAACAAGGATGATTGTTAAATTGATAATCACCTAGGCCGCTAAGAAATACCAGAGGCGGAGGCGATCCACGTTGTGCGTCTTGACCATAAAACATTTTGGTCACTGAGCGGAAAAAGTGAATCACAGCCAAGACGTAAGAGGCATCAGCGGTACTTTGTGCTGTGAAGCTGGCGGTCAACGTAATAACATCAGTATAACTATTCTGATAAAAATATCCACGATAGTTTGAATGTGTTAAATCATAGTGACTATAGTTGGCTTTATAGGCTGTGCTAATACTTGGAGTGTAAGGGAATATTACTCCATTGGTAACTTTTAAGGGTGTCAATAGGCCAGCATCAGCAGCATTGTACAGATAGGTAGCACCGGGTGCTAATCTTAATGTCACACGCCAATCAGTGTTGCGTGGCTGTTGTGATAGGCTGGAATTGGTTTCTTGATTTTGAGCCTGCGCGGTTCCTACTTGAACTAAGCTAGCACGGGTTTCATCTGCAGATGCCTGTGTTGCTGGTTCCACAAACCCGTTACCTAGATACACTGGATTGTTATTTTCATCTAAGGTATACCCTGGTAACAAATATCCATTATCATCATAGGCAACTTGTCCACTAGCCGGGCTAGGTTGAACTGCTGTTGCGCTTGTTTGAACGTCAGCAGTTGGAACTGCAACATTAGTGCCAGGCCCATTTTCTAAATCTTGTGCTACGTAAGGGTCTACAGGTGCCGGCGATCTATCAACTTTGCTACCCGGAACTTCTGCAGCTGCAGTAGCAGCGGCAGCCTCGGAATTTGTTTGAGGATCGCCTGACACAGGCAATGGTTTACTATATAAATCTTTAATTGCCTGTTGTTCAGCGGTAAGAGGTGTGGGCACATAGCCTGTGGTGTCGGCTACTGCCTGCGCTGCTTCTTGTGGAGTTTGTGCCATTCTTTACTTTTCCCTATCATATATTTACCGTGAAAATAAACCACCCAGATAATGATCTAGAGGTTGACATGTGTGGTTTTTATGCTACAATAAATACATTATTAGGAGATTTCTTAGTGTCAACTACACCCACAAGAACACCAGCAAAAACCAATTATCTCAACAACAGAGATATCTTAAAACAAATACACCTTAGCAAAAACACCTACTGTACATACCAAGATCCTGTAAACGATCATCAGTATGATATCATTTTGCCTACCCTGGTTAAAATCAATCAGCGTACCATTGCCGAAGCTCGTCGCAACAAGGCCGATCGTTTAAAGCGTGAAGGTACGATTGTAGACCCAAAAAAGATTGCAAATACCGACTTAGTATTCCGTATTACTTGCTGGGAACACATACCCATGGCACCCAAAAAGATACCAAAAAGTCAACAAAAGAAAAAGAAAATTGAAGATATTTTTGAATTGGACATGCCCGAAGATGATCCGTTGGCTGAGCTGCTTGACATTCCGGTCTTAGACGAAAAGCATGTTCGCCTAAACTTTCCTCCATTTTATCATTACCGTCTAGACGAAAACAAAGAACCGTACCTGGTGGGTAAAAGCCACTGGAAAGGTGATTTAGAGCACGGAGAGTTTTCAAAAGATCACGGGCAGGCCACACGCACACTAGCAACAATGTATATGAAATTGTGCGAGAGGTATGCTACTCGCTCTAACTGGAGAGGATACACTTACAATGAAGAAATGCGCGGTCAAGCCTTACTACAATTAAGTCAAATCGGCCTTCAATTTGATGAGTCTAAAAGTCAAAATCCATTTGCTTATTACACTGCTGCTATTACTAACAGTTTTACTCGTATCTTGAATTTAGAAAAGAAAAATCAAAATATTCGCGACGACATGCTGGAACAAGCAGGTCTTAATCCTAGTTGGACTCGTCAGAACGCAGGTAAAAAGAATCCCAACTCAGGGGCTGTGGTCACAAACATTGACATCGCCGAATACAACGACGAGACTTAACCATACTGGTTGCAATCCTGTTGCAATCAGTTTATACTTTAATCTATGACAAATCTATTCCGTAAGACTGCTGTCTGCACAGACATACACTTTGGACTTAAATCAAATAGCTTAACCCATAATCAAGACTGTGAAGCATTTATTGATTGGTTTATTGCCACTGCCAAGGAGCAAGGGTGTGAAACTGGCATGTTCCTGGGCGATTGGCATCATCACAGAGCCGCTATTAATCTACAGACCTTACACTTTAGCCTGCGTAGTCTACAGAAGTTAAGTGCCGCGTTTGAACAATTTTACTTTATTCCGGGCAATCACGATCTTTACTATAGAGATAAACGTGATATTCACGGCGCAGAATGGGCACAACACTTGCCCAATATTACTGTGGTCAACGACTGGTTTAAACAGGATGATGTTATCATTGCTCCTTGGTTGGTTGGAGATGATCATAAAAAATTAGCTAAAATGTCAGCAAAATATATGTTTGGACACTTTGAGCTACCGCACTTTAAGATGAATGCCATGGTAGAAATGCCAGACCACGGTGAGATCAAAGTAGAAAACTTTACCGGAGTCGAAAGTGTGTACTCCGGGCACTTCCATTTGCGTCAACAGAAAAAGAACATCAACTATATTGGCAACTGCTTTCCACACAACTTTGCCGATGCTGGCGATGCTAATCGTGGTATGATGGTTCTGGAGTGGGGGCAAGAACAGCAATACTTTGCTTGGCCAGGACAACCATTGTATCGAGTTATGAAGTTAAGTGAAGCCATTGACAACGGTGCCAATATATTTCGACCCAATATGCATGTGCGTGTAGAACTAGACATTGATATCAGCTATGAAGAAGCCAACTTTATCAAAGAAACATTCATCAAAGACTATAACCTACGTGAAATGGCCCTGTTGCCTATTAAGAGCACCGCTGTGGATTTAGATCTTGCGCCTGGCGAAATTAAGTTTGAAAGTGTGGATCAGATTGTCACAGATCAGATTACCAACATTGAATCAGAGTTTTACGATCCTAAACTACTGTTAAAAATATATCAGAGCCTATGATTATTTCGCCGGATGATCTCGAAAGTCAACTGAAAGAAAAATTTAATGTCAAGCTGATACACGATTTAGGAAAGCTATCAGCCACTCCTAATGGATTGTTTAAAGCACTAGACAGTGTATATCAAGAGAGTTACAATGCCGACGATCGTATTGTATTTTACACTTCGCAACACCTATCTGAGCAGTTCTTGCAAAATCTGTATGAAACAATTAACTTTATTGATATTAGCAACTGGTTTATATTAATCTGCGGTCCTGCTGAATTAAAGGATCTAGTGGCATCATCGTGCCGGCAGTTTTCAACAGATCCAATTCCTGTTGGATTTCAAGAAGTTGCTCTTGGTCCTACCCACAAAGTGGTTGATTCAAATATGCTGCCCGATACTATTTGCTCAATACCCTGGACCAATTTAGAAATCCGTTCAACTGGTGATATTACACCTTGTTGTATGATCAAAAATTTAAGTTTGGGCAATATTAAAACTACAACGCTGGAACAGGCATTTCACAGTGAGGTTGCAACACAATTGCGGGCAGAATTCTTAGCTGGCAGGAAACCAGCAGAATGTAGCTCCTGTTGGAAAGTTGAAGATAAAAACTTAACTTCAATACGTATGCATAATATAAAACGTACAAAAAAAGATTTTTTAACTAAGTTTTTGGATGATCCTGAAATATCAACCATTGATCTTAAGTTTAATAACACTTGCAATTTTAAATGTCGTGTATGCAACGGCGAGAGCAGCTCACTGTTTGCATTAGAGGAACACAAGTATCAAGGAATCCCGCTGGTTTTACAAGACAACTGGAGTGAAAGTGATAGTTTTATTAATCAAATGGTTGAGTTGCTTCCAAGAATTCAAAACATTGACATGTTTGGCGGCGAACCATTTTTAATAAAAAAATTTAAAAAAGTGCTAGAGCTAGCTGTTGATCAAGGGCACTCCACGCATATCAGATTGCACTATAACAGTAACGGGTCTATATGGCCCGAACAGTTATTACCTTACTGGCCAGATTTTAAATTGGTTGATATACATTTTAGTATTGATGCTGTTGAAAAACAGTTTGAGTTACAACGAGGCGGCAGTTGGAAAGATGTTGAGGCAAATATTCTCAGAATCAAAGAATTAAATTTACCAAATCTTTCTATCAGTATTATGCCTACCATCAGTATTATGAACGTGTATTACATTGATCAAGTATACAACTGGGCACAACAACACGGGTTTCCGTTATTTGTTAGTCATGTGCGTGGCCCTGGTGTTGAATTGAATAATTTAACCAAAGACGCTAAGGAATTAATGTTTAACAAATTCAAAGACCATCCCTGGAACGAAATACAAAAGGTATTGGAAATTATAAAAACGCTACCAGACAGCGATGGTGCTAAGTTTAATAATCGAGTTAGATGGTTTGATCAAATTAGAAATGAAAACTTTTCAGAAAACCATTTTGAGATTGCAAAAGCCATGGGATACGTGTATAATAAGAATCTATGATACAAATTAAAAATCTTACTGTAAAAAACTTTATGAGTGTAGGCAATACCACACAGGCTATTGATTTTGATCGCACCGACCTGACTCTTGTACTAGGAGAAAATTTGGACCTAGGTGGTGATGGTAGTCGCAATGGTACTGGTAAGACTACTATTATAAATGCCCTGAGTTATGCATTATACGGCCAGGCACTAAGCAATATTCGCAAAGACAATCTGGTTAATAAGACCAACGGCAAGGGCATGTTGGTCAGTTTAGATTTTGTAGCTGGAAATCAAACTTATAAAATTGAGCGTGGTCGTAAACCCAATATTTTAAAATTCTATGTAAACAATCAAGAACAAGTCATTACTGACGAAGCACAAGGTGATTCAAGAGAAACGCAAGAGTCAATTGAAGCTACCTTGGGACTTAGTCACGATATGTTCAAACATATCATGGCGTTAAACACTTATACTGAACCATTTTTAAGTCTTAAAGCCAACGATCAGCGTACCATAATTGAGCAATTGCTTGGCATTACCATGCTAAGTGAACGTGCTGACCGAATTAAAGAGCTCAACAAACAAACCAAAGACGGAATTACGCAAGAAGAATTTCGTATTCGTGCAATACAGGAAGCCAATAAACGCATCGAAGAACAAATAGACAGTCTTAAACGTAGACAAGGATTATGGGCTACTAAACATGGCGAAGATATCAAAGAACTTGAGAAAGCCTTACAATCGTTACAGGCAATTGACATTGCAGTGGAGATCCAAGCGCATAAAGATCACAAGGAGTGGGATCAAAAGCGAAAGGATATCAACGAACTATCGAGTCAGATCGCACGAGTCAAACTGGACATCGGCCGGGAGGACAAGTTGGTCGCCAAACTATCTAAGGAAATTGAAACGCTCGCTAACCATGAATGTCATACGTGTGGTCAGCCCTTCCACGATAGTAAGCACCAACAGGTTATGGAAGCGAAACAGAGTGATCTGGCAACGGCTCGAGAGAGCGGCACAACTTACAGCACCCTCCTATCAGAGCTGGAGACTGCCCACACGGCCTTGGGCACGTTAGGTAAGCCGCCCAAGATGTTCTATGACAAAGAGAGTGATGCTATTCAACATCAAGCTACATTAACTAGCTTGGAGCAACAGATTGCCACAAAGCAAGTGGAAACAGATCCTTATGCAGAACAGATTGAAGAAATGCAACAACAAGCCTTACAGGAGGTCTCATATGACACACTTAATGAACTTACTCGCTTGCAAGAACATCAAGAGTTCCTACTCAAACTGCTCACAAGCAAAGACAGTTTCATCCGTAAGAAGATTATTGAACAAAATCTTAGCTATCTAAATGCTAGACTAACACACTACTTGGATCGCGTGGGCTTGCCGCATACTGTGGTATTCCAAAACGACTTAACCGTTGGTATTGAAGAGCTAGGTCGTGAGTTGGACTTTGATAACCTAAGCCGCGGTGAACGTAATCGACTAATTCTGAGTATGTCGTGGGCATTCCGTGATGTATTTGAAAGTTTATACCAGCCAATTAATCTCCTGTTTATAGACGAAATGATTGACAACGGACTCGATACTGCTGGTGTAGAGAGTGCGTTGGCCTTGTTAAAACAGATGAGCCGCGAACGACACAAGTCAATTTGGCTAGTAAGTCATAGAGATGAACTTGCTGGACGAGTAGAAAATATTCTCAAAGTGGTCAAAGAAAACGGATTTACAAGTTATAACACCGATGTCGACATATCCTAGACCAGACCGCGATGGTCAATTGAGTTTATTTGAAGGCCAGTGCCGTATACAGCAGGATCAAGACTTGATAGATATAATCAATCGTGGCAATTATAAACAAGCGTTAGCAATAGGCGCGATTGATTACTTTGCTGACTTTGTTGAATTTGTAGATTCAGAACCGGTAGATTTTTGTATCTATATACAGTTACAAGAATTTAATTTTGACGATCTTGTTTCCAACATCAATGGTATAATAAAAAATCAAATGCTTCCAGGATCCTTAATTTATCTGTCACTGAACAAGTATGTGGCACAGGCCAACTGCTATGATTCCACGTTGTCTGCTGACTATGACACTGCTATTGAGCAATTTATTACCAAAAACATAAACGCAACAGTTGAACAATACCAACCATGTGGACTTGATTTTGGCAACAAGTTTAATTGGATACATCCATTGACACGATTTCATCTAAGGGTTGCACAATGAATATTGTTAATTCTTATGTAACAGAATCTAAATTACTTGACGATCCAGGTACGTTGGCAAATCGTTGTAAATTTTTATCTTATCCTATAGATACAGATGTGCTTGACTGTGTTAAAAATATGATATTACCCGGGAAAACAACTTTTATGTTTAGCGGAAGTTGGCGTTTAGATTTTGATGCCACATACCTTGAGCTTAAAATGTTTAAAAATGCCAATTTAGAATTTCACAAGTCAACTCTATTTGTAGAGCCCGAGAACCCAGCACTGTACCGTCTTGTTCTGAATAAGCTATTGTCAACAAATCTAGTCATACTACACAGCGATTATTGGGTACACCACCAAACAGTGGATCAGCTAGTTGATAATTTAGATCAGTTGTTAGAGTATGTACCAGCAGGCGGCCAAGTGATTTGTACTGTACCGTTTGTCCGTGTCCATTTTAATAGGCTTACTACAACATATAAAAATGTATTAGAAAAAACCAACGGACAACAAATTAACAATTCTATTGTAATTGTTAGGAAGAAATAATGGCGGCCAAGATTTTACGATGGAGTGGTGGAGCAGGTGGCGATATGATTTTATATCTTAAATCGCTTGGCTCGCCTGAATCAGTTGTCAACATAAAGTATACTGCCATAGAAAGTAATGGCAAAACTGGTACAGATTTTTCAAAAGTTAACTGGGCTACAGCTAAAAATATTGACAAGATTGCCAACGCTGATTACTTAGACCATGTTAACATTCAAGAATTATCATCTGAACTGGATGAGTATTGTTCTTTGCCAAATCACCAATGGTTCAAAAGTCATTACTATACCACTGACCTGTTTGATAATTTTACAATAGACATAGTAGCCGACGATATTGCGTTACCGTTTGTAGTTGCAAGCAACATTGATAAAACAACAACAGTTGATATAAATTTTAATGTATTAGCATCAAAAATTATCGATCCTATAGTAAAAGTCAATTACTCTATGTATTGTGTTGCTGTTGATCATATTCGTAAACAAACTGTTGGCACTCAACATATAAATGTTTCTGCGTTATTGGAAAACGAAGCTACATTTGATTCTGTATTAAAAAAGTACCAATTTGATATTGACTCAAAGTTTTATTATGTGTATAATACTTGGCTAGACAGTAATAAAAAAAACGTACCCAGTGGTGCGTATCAAAATAAAGTAATAAACAAGGACTATGATTTTAACAATCCAGAGTTAACCTTGGCAGAAAGATATAGTTTGATGGCATTAGCCGGAAATAAATTCGTCAACTTATGTTAGCAACTTGGCACTTCCATATTGAGATCAGCAGTAAGTGTACCTTACGGTGCCCTCGGTGCGCCCGGCAGGAAGTTCCCAATGGGTTAGTTAATACTGAATTAGATTTAGCGTTCTTTAAACGTAACTTTACAGAAGATTTTATATTAAAAAATGTTGAGAAAATTACATTCTGTGGCGATGATGGCGACCCTATATATGCACACGATCTTATTCCTGTAATTGAGTATATCAAACGCATTAAACCTGTGCAGATAGTTATTGTTACCAATGGTTCACACAAGAAGCCTGAATGGTGGCAAGGGCTAGGCTCTGTGTTAACAGATCAAGACACAGTGCATTTTAGCGTAGACGGTTACGATAACGCCAGTAATAATCTATATCGTGTAAACAGTGATTTTGTATCAATCGTGCTGGGAATTGAAACTCTAAGAGCCGTAAGCAAGTGTCGATTGGTGTGGGCCGCTATAGCCTTTAAGTTCAACGAAGATCACGTTGACTATATGAAATCTTTAGCAACGAAACTGGGCATGGATGCATTTCAACTTACACGTTCTACCAAATTTGGCAGTGTTTATCCCAGTTACGGCATTGATGATCCGTTGGAACCTAGTCGTAAGTTTGTCAGCGGGTCGCATAGATTTGAAAGAGATGTTATACTGTTAAGCTCACGTGGCATTAACAATCGTGTAAACGAAAAAAATATACAATTGTACAAGTCGGCGACTGAGATCAACGGCGTTAAACCTTTGTGTGAAATTGGTAACAAGGGCTTGTACATAGACGCTCGTGGTAGATTGTTTCCTTGTTGCTGGGTAGCCAACCGATACGGGCACAACAGTGAGTGGCAAACTCTGGCTGAACAGTTTGATCTACATACTAGAACCTTATTAGATGTAATAGCTGATCCGTTTTGGACAGCAGAATTAAAAACATTTCGTTGGCAAGAATGTCAAACCAAGTGTTCTGATACGAAAGTGGATGAAAAATATGCAACCGAGTGGTGATATGATAACTATAAGTCCATGGTATGGCTTTACGAAAACACACAAATTGAAACACTACCCGAAGACTGTGTCGGCTTTGTTTATTTGATTACAAATAACATAACTGGCAGAAAATATATTGGAAAAAAATTAGCAAAATTTAGTAAAACCTCATACAAGGTAGTAAAATTAAAAAACGGCAACAAAAAACGTAAGAAAATAAAAAGCAAAATAGACTCAGACTGGCAACTATACTATGGAAGCAACGATCAACTCAACCAAGATATTCTAGCGCAGGGCGCCGACAACTTTACAAGAGAAATATTATTTTATTGTAAATCAAAAGCAGAATGTAGTTATATTGAAGCCAGAGAACAATTTAATCATAGAGTATTAGAATCAGACGACTATTATAACGGACAAATTGTGTGCCGTATACATGGAAGTCACATAAAAAACAAAATTTAAACTAGACAGGCAACAACACACTCTGTTTGGTCGAGGATGCTCGACTCGCAAGGAGGAACGGTGCAATACCCGGTCCAGAATGGCTTGCGTGTGAAAGGCAATTGCTAACTTAAGGCAACAAATGGTTTGGGCTCCGTTGAAAAAGATACGACCCATGCTCGTAGGACTTGGATTTATCGTCGGGTCACTAGGGTTCCGTTGATATGTGAAGCTTGAGTAGGGGGTACCGGTCAACCGCCTCCGCGTCGTAAGACAATCTCATTATGATAAATGACAGCTACACTCAGATAATGTAGAAGTCAGTTCACCGTGCATACGGTGAATTGTGACCGCGTAATCTAGATAATGCTAAAGAAAAACAATCATGTCTGAGTGTAACGAAAGACATAGATCTCTAAGAGATCTCATATAAGTTCGTTTAGAATTGATCAGGCCAATCTCTAAACAGTGCATGTTGAATGTCTCCACTAACAAACTGATTAAATGATTTATGTTTCACTTCGAGTTCGCCTTCTAATGGAGCAACTCTCTTAAAGGCCTCATCCATTTGAGCCATATTTTTAAATTCCATTAAAATCATCCATTCAGGCATATCAGCAATACTGCGGAAGCCCATTTTACAACGAGTAATTCTGTATGATTCCATTTTGCCTTCTGCAACTAAGTGATCAAAAAAGCTACGCATTCCGTTGGTCCAGTCTAGGTCTGAGATGTCGCCTTCTTTGTTTGCCCAAATTGTGTATAAATCTGCCATTATTGTAGTGTCCCTAAAATTTCAAAGCCTTCTAAGCCTTGCTTGTACAGATGTGCTTGATCTAAGTACAAGAACTTAAATCCGCGTTCTCTATAGATAGCACACTCTGTTTTTAAACTTTCTATGCCTAGTCTTGTTCGTGGATTATGATAGGTCCATGCAAACTGACTGGCTAGAACGTTTTGCTCATCGTAGCGTTTCATCAAACTAAACGCTACTAGTTGCCCTTCTTCTCTGTAACCAACAACATCTGTATCAGGATCTGTAAACTGACTATCAAATAATGGCATAACACTAGCAAAGTGTTTATAGATGCAGTAGGTTCTGTAAATGTCTTTGAGCTGTACAATGTTAGGCTCATGCAGATATTCCCATTCTACTGTGGCCTGGTAGGTAGTTTCTGCTAATCGTATTCTAGCAAACTGATAAGTCACAGTCTAGGATCCTTGCGGTTTTCAAACAATGCTTGTAAATATTCTTCTGGCCACGTTGCATAAAATCCTTTGCGAGCCATGGCCTTGGCTTTTTCATTCAGGTCACTGAGACTCTGGACCAAGGCCAAGGCATAGGTTCCTTGATTCATTGAAACGCCGTTGACAATTTCTGGGTCTCCAGGATGATCCTCCAAGGCCAGGAGGTCACGGTCAAGTAAATGCACAATGTTTGCAGCTTTTAGGCTTTCACTAAAATATCGGTATTCCCAGTGTGCAGGATCATAAGCAACGACAATGACACTTTTACCGTTTAGGCCAGTTTTAGAAATTTCCAGCAAGTCAACATAGGGGTCTGTGCCCAACCTTACTTCATAGGCTTGTTCAAGGCGAGCCTTACGAGCATACGGACAAGGAGCCCAGCCACCAAGTGCTGGATGTGGAACTTCAACGAAGTCTACTATCCACTGCTCTATCGCTTGTTTTACAGTTGCTAGATCTAACATTAGAAAAAAGGTAATCCTGATTTTTTGGTGGTGTCTAAGTTTTCTTTAATTAATTCGCTGATTAATGTACGCTCACTGACGCTGAGCTGCAGAGCTTGATCGTAAGACAATCCTCCACGCATATACCAGGCCATTTGCAACGCCTCTCGTCTGATATTAACTGTGTCTTTTTCCATCTGATCAACCATCTTGCTAATCTGGTCAGATGTCGAGACTAAGAGGCGGACCCGAAAAAACTGGACATGTCCAATGTAATACTTTGTTCGTATGTGTGATTACAATCAGGGCATGTTATCTTAAGTGGTTGCATTTCTGAATTAACCTTGAGATTGATAATAAAATCACGAATTTGATTAAACAGTTTTCGATCACAATTTGTTAAGAATTCTTCAATGAAAGCAGGCTCGTTGACCAAAGCCTGTGGAGTTTTTATTGCAGAAATACTTTGTCCAATTGCACTTACTGTAATATCGGTAATTCTTTTTAAAGCAGCAGTCAAGGCTGTCATTTTTTCAGCGTCGGGTACAGCAGTATCGGGCAACATCTGTAAGAGTTTTTGATTTTCATACTGTATTGCGTTGTTGTCATTGATATTCTTGTAATTCAATGGTTTGAAAAATATTTCCATATCGCCAGCCTGTACAGTTTTACTATAATCAGCTGGACGCATAGAATCCAAGACATTACGCAAATCCAATGTTTGTTCTGACTCTTTTCTACAGGATGGACAAACAGTGCCAAAATCCATATCATGCCCGTAGGTGGCTATGCGTATAGCTATTAACAGGGTATCGGTGTCGGTAGAAGGAACTGCCCAAGCATCTTTGATATCAGGAATACAGCTTTGTATTACGTTGACTGTGGCTTGTCCATTGTATAACGCATCTGGTGTACGATAGGTAATTTCGTCAATGGCAGTCATTGGATACACTGGTAATTCGCCTGTTGGTGGCATGGTTAGAGCACCTGCAGGGTAACTTTGACCCTGACTGGGCAGTCGGACGTAGATTGCCGGTTGTCTAAAATACTGTTTAAGTGGATTGTTTAGATTCATGTTTTCTTACCTCGGTAAATATAATTATGGCTGATCAATACACCCCGGAAGAAATCCAAGGCATATTTGAAGCGTATAATAACGCAATCAAATCTGGCACTCCTATAACTCAGGAAATGGCTAATGCCATGAAAGATGCCGAAAAAGGTCTCAAAGGCTACTCTAAAGCAATGGCCGACGCCCAGTCAAAAATGGGCAAAGGAGTTGTAGACTTTACCAAGGCCATGTATAAGGGCGAGCAAGGCATGTCGGCAATGAACGGCGCCATAGATTCGCTTGCTGGTGGACTAGAAGCTCTTCTTCTTATTATTCCCGGATCTGCTTTGCTTAAAGCAGGCTTGTTTGCAGCCAGCAAAGTTGTGGGCGTATTTGCCGAAGGACTTAAAACAGTAAACAAGCAGAGTGATGCGGTATTTAAAGCCTATCAAGATTTAAGTAAATCAGGTGCAGCCGCTGCTGGTGGCATGACAGAAATTACTGCCAACATGCAGAAGTTAGGTTATGGTTTTGAACAACTAGACCAAATGACTGCAATAATCAAAGAGAACAGTGCGGCACTGGCATCTTTTGGTGGCACTGCTGCTAGCGGAACCAGAGCATTTGCCGATGCAGCCTCACAGATACAACGTAGTGATGTAGGTAAATCATTACAGATGTTGGGCAAAACACCCGATGATATAAATCGTGGTATAGCTATGTTTGTTAAACAACAGCAAATGTCTGGAGTAACATCAACAAACATACAACAAAATCTAGCTGCCAGAAGTGCTGAGTATATCAAGCAGTTAGATTTAATGAGCAAGCTCACAGGCGAAAGTGCAGAGGCCCTTCAAGAAAATAGAAATCAAGCCATGGCTGAAAATGCGTTTAATCAAACCATTTACGAGCTAAGGAAAAAGGGAGACCAAGCATCACTAGATTTAGCCGACGAATATATCAAAATGTCTGATATGCTAAAAACTTCTCCAGCACTACAAAAAGATTATTGGAGAAGTATTGGCGGAGATGTTAGTGCAAGTGGCAAGATGATGACCATGGGAATGAGTGAATTTGCACTGTACACACAAGATAAAAACTTTAAAGCAGCCGCTGGAATGGATAAACTAACAGCCGGCATGAAACAATTTGACGAATCTGGCATGGCCAGCATGTACAAGTTTAACGGAGCAATGGACGACGCAGTCTACGATGCTGAAACACGTAGTCGAATCTTATCTCGTAATACCGACGTTAGTATGAAACAACAAGAGGATTTGGCCAAGGCTCAACAAGAGCTACAACAAAAAGGCCTAGATCCTAACACCAAAGCACAGGTTGAACTGCGTATTAACCAGATGAAGAGTAGAGATTCTCTACAAAGTTTTGTTACAATGGGTGTAAACCCAGCTACTACATCATTGGAAGCATTATCCAAAGTAACCAACAAAATTGCTGGAGTAGCACCAGGAAATATAGCATCCACCCAGGGCATAGGTGGCGGCCCTGCTAAAACGTTTGGCGGGCAAGGGGCTGGCTCAAGTCAAAATGCCGACACCGCAATGAAATTCTTTCAAAGTGCCGGCTGGACCAAAGAACAAGCCGCTGGAATTGTAGGGAACCTACAACAAGAATCTGGAAAGAATTTAAACATCAATGCTGTGGGCGATGGTGGCAAAGCCAAGGGAGTTGCACAGTGGCACCCAGATCGCCAGGCCAATTTTGAACGAGTCATGGGCAAAACATTAAAAGACTCTACGCTCGAAGAGCAACTAAAGTTTGTTGACTATGAACTTAAAAATACTGAAAAACGAGCCGGCGATCAATTACGTCAAGCTAAAACAGCGGCCCAGGCTGCTCAACTAGTAGATAGATTATACGAACGGTCGGCTGGCACCGAAACAGGTGCCAGAATGGCCAATGCAGAGTTGTTGGCTGGTCAAGCCAAAACAACCGCACAGGATGCTCGATCAGAATTATTGGCTGGTCAAGCCAAAACAACCGCACAGGATGCTCGATCAGAATTATTGGCAGGCCCCAAGAACAGTTTTGACAACAAGCTAGCCGCAATAAAACCTAATGCCACTTTACCTGAAAAAGAAGTAGCAAAAGCCAATCAAGAAGCTAGTCGCACAGATCACAGTGAAGAAATTTTAGGTACGTTAAACAGTGCGCTACAATCTATGGATCGTCGATTAGCCAACATTGATGATAACAGCAAAAAGCAAGCGCAAAACTCTGCTAGATAAATCTGCGTAAATTAGTCTGCGCAATCTAACAGCTCCATAAATATACTACCATGGCAGATAACGATAATAACCGTAAACGCGGTTGGAAAAAATATTTTAAAGTTGCTAGTACCGGCGGGCAACTTAGTCCAATTTCAGGACAAAACCAGTTCGGGTTAGACGGCTATCCCCGCCAGACCGGACAAGGCTATGCTGCCGGCGGCACACCAAACGATTTTGCCTTTCGTAACTATGCTAGCCGTTTGCCTGAAGTATATTCAGGGCACCCTAACCGTATCGAGCGGTATAATCAGTACGAAAACATGGACATGGACTCCGAAGTTAATGCCTGTTTAGATATTATTGCTGAATTTTCAACACAAGTCAACCAAGACAACGGTACACCGTTTGATATTAATTTTACTGACAAACCCACAGATCACGAAGTAGACATTGTTAAAAAACAACTACAGCAATGGACCAAGTTAAACAAGTTAGATCAACGCATATTCAAATTGTTCCGCAACACAATCAAGTATGGCGATCAAGTATTTGTACGTGACCCAGAAACATTTGAAATGATGTGGGTAGACATGGTCAAAGTGGCCCGTGTTATTGTTAACGAAAGCGAAGGCAAGCGTCCTGAGCAGTATGTTATCCGCGATATTAATCCCAACTTTCAAAACATGAGTGTGGCACAAAAAACTACCAGCGACTACTATGTAAGTCGTGCTACTGGAGGAATGGGACAAACCAACTATACAGCACCCAACGGAGCAGGCGGCGGTGGTGGTGCCGGCGGAGTGGGCGGAGCAGGTAACAGTCGCTTTACACAGGCCATGAATGAAACTTGTTTAGATGCACGTCACGTGGTGCACCTAAGCCTCAACGAAGGCCTTGACTTTTTCTGGCCTTTTGGACAGAGTATACTAGAAAACATTTTTAAAGTCTACAAGCAAAAAGAACTGCTGGAAGATGCTGTCCTAATCTATCGTGTACAACGTGCTCCAGAGCGCAGAATCTTTAAAATTGACGTAGGCAATATGCCTAGCCATATGGCCATGCAGTTTGTTGAGCGTGTAAAGAATGAAATGCATCAGCGTCGTATTCCTACCAACACCGGCGGTGGCGCAAATATGATGGATTCAAGTTATAATCCACTGAGTATTAACGAAGACTACTTCTTTCCGGTGAGTGCAGACAGCAAAGGGTCTGATGTTACTACCCTGGCCGGCGGTAGCAATCTTGGCGAAATTGATGATTTAAAGTACTTTAATAACAAAATGGCACGTGGTCTACGTGTGCCAAGTAGCTACTTGCCCACCGGTCCAGACGACAGTGATCGTGCCATGAGTGACGGTCGTGTGGGCACAGCACTGATTCAAGAATACCGTTTTAACCAGTATTGCATGCGTCTACAGCGGCTGATCATGCAGAAATTGGACGACGAATTCAAGATGTTCTTGCGTTGGAGAGGCTTTAACATTGACGCTGGGATCTTTAATATCAGCTTCTGCGAACCACAGAACTTTGCAAGTTACCGTCAGAGTGAATTGGATACTACTCGTATCCAAGCGTTTTCACAAGTGGAAGCCCTGCCATACATGAGCAAACGCTTCCTGATGAAACGTTACCTAGGCTTGACCGAAGAAGAAATTGTAGAAAACGAAACACTTTGGATGGAAGAACGCGACGAACCAGAATTAGAAACTACGCAAGGACAGGACCTACGTGCAGTGGGCGTTACACCTGCAGGACTTGAAAGTGATATTCAAACTGGGGAAGAACTAGCTGGCGCCGACACAGGCGGCATGCTGGGTGCAGAAGGCGGTATGCCCGGAGCTCCTACTACAGCTCCTGGAACTGCTGTTCCAACAGCTCCTGCCGGCGGCGTACCCGGAGTATAAATACACAATGATCCTAAACGAAATCTACTCTCGCGAACCCAACTCTTATCAAGACCTAAGTCAAGATAATAGCCAGCCTCGTTTGGGTAATCTCCGCAAAACACGCTTAACTCTGCGTCAGCTTAATAAGTTACGTCAAATGAACGATGTAAGAAGTTACGAATTTAAAGAAAAACTTAAAAAAGTTAAAAAGCAATACGCACCTCCTCCTGCGGCACCTGCACTGTAATATAACAGTCAAAAACACCCAGTTTTCTACCTCAAAAGTACCAATATTACTTGTTGATAGTAAATATCTGACGAGCCATAACCTATGGAGGAAAAAATATGACATCGAAATTTGAACAATTGATCGAATACGTGATCAATGATGAAGAGGCGAAAGCCAAAGAACTATTCCACGATATCGTGGTAGAAAAAAGTCGCGAAATCTACGAAAATCTAATGCAGGAAGAGGAAGAGTTGGACGAAGAGTCTGACGCTGAACGCGACGACCATGCTGAAAAAGCAGGCAAAAAGGTTGCTAAAGACATCGAGTACGACGAACTTCACGAAGAAGAAGAAGACGAACTTGACGAAAACTTTCAAAACTTAGGCGACGAAGTTGAAATGGAAGAAGAAGGCATGTCAGAAGAAACTGATGCAGAATTTGATGATTCAGCTGAAGAAGACGGCGAAGAACTCACACACGACATGGAAAAAGACCATGACGAAGGTGATATCGAAGACCGCGTTGTTGATCTCGAAGACAAACTTGACGAACTCATGGCTGAATTTGAGTCATTGATGGGTGGCGAAGAGCACGGTGATAGTGTGTCTGACATTGACGGCGGCGACGCTTTAGAAATGGACGATACAGAAACAGCTGAGTTTGCCGACGAAGCCATGATGGAAAACGTCAAGTTAGATGCAGCACCAAAGCCTGTAACTAGCGAACCAGCTGGCACAAATACCAAGAGTACTGTAGCTTTTAACAGCGGTGCTAAAGGTATGCAAGGTGCTCCAGTTCGAATGACTGGTGACACAGCACAAGGTCGTAGTGCTCCAAAAACTGGTGATTTGCCAGAAGCAGGAACATTTAAGAATGTACCAGGCAAAGGCAGCGCAAATGCTAAGTTAGCAGCTGCTCCAAAACCTGTAACAGCCCAAGCCAGTGGCGTTAACACAAAAACACCATTTCCAAAAGGCTAATCCAGAGATATGGCTCGATATCTAAAAGAACATCTAAGCTTCACTCAGGCAGGACTAGAAATCTTGTCTGAGGAAGCCCACGATGGCTCCGGTAAAGGCACCTTGAAGTTAAAGGGTATCTGCATTGAGGGCGGCGTTCGTAACGCCAATGAGCGAGTATATCCTGTAAATGAAATTGCCAAGGCAGTTGACACCATTAACGAACAAATTAAAACTGGTCATAGTGTACTAGGTGAAGTTGATCATCCAGATGACTTGAAAATTAACCTGGATCGTGTAAGTCACATGATTGAAAAAATGTGGATGGATGGGCCAGCTGGTATGGGCACATTAAAGATACTACCTACACCGATGGGCGAACTGGTCAAAACCATGTTGACTAACGGTGTAAAATTAGGAGTTAGCAGTCGTGGCAGCGGTAACGTCGACGACCATAACGGACATGTCAGTGACTTTGAAATTGTCACTGTAGATGTGGTTGCTCAGCCAAGTGCTCCCAACGCATATCCAACAGCAATTTACGAAGGCCTGTTAAATCACGCCGGCGGAGCTCGCTTGTTAGAAATGTTTAAGGATCCGGCTAACAGCAACAAAGCACAGAGATACGTAAAAAGCGAAGTAATGCGATTGATACGTGGTCTCAAGATACAGGAGAAATAAGCATGTTAGATGCTATTAAACCGTTACTAGATAGCGAACTGTTAAGCGAGGACGCTCAGCAAGAAATTACTGAGGCTTGGGAATCCAAGTTAAACGAAGCTCGTGAACAAGTACGTGCAGAACTACGCGAAGAGTTTGCACAACGCTATGAGCATGACAAAACAGTGATGGTGGAAGCCCTGGATCGTATGGTAACAGAAGGTCTTGCAGCAGAGATTCAATCAATTGCCGCTGAAAAGCAACAGTTGGCCGAAGATCGCGTTCGTTTCCAAGTCAAAATGAAAGAATCAGCAACGAAGTTCAATTCGTTTATGGTTACTAAATTGGCCGAAGAAATTGGCGAACTGCGCAAAGACCGCAAGACACACACCGAAGGTGTTCAGAAATTAGAACAATTTGTGGTACATGCTCTTGCACGTGAGATTCAAGAATTTGCAACAGACAAACAAGATGTGGTCAACACAAAAGTTCGTTTGGTGCGTGAAGCTCGCCGTCAGTTAGAAACATTGAAGAGTCGATTCGTTGCTGAATCTGCTCGCAAGATGTCTAACGCTGTTAGCACACATCTAAAGGGTGAACTCAGTCAGTTAAAAGAAGACATCAAAGTTGCTCGTGAGAACAATTTTGGTCGCCGTATTTTTGAAGCGTATGCAACAGAATTTGGTGCAACTCATTTAAATGAGAAGCAGGAAGTTCGTAAATTGCATGACACAATCGCTGCCAAAGATGCCAAACTGTCCGAAGCCATCAAATTCGCCCAGAAGGCACGAGTTCTGGTCGAAAACAAAGAACGCGAAATGCGTATACTCAAAGAATCTAATCAGCGTGAAGCTGTGTTAGAGGAATTGCTTGCTCCCCTAAACAAGGAAAAGCAAGAAGTTATGCGTAATTTGCTCGAAAGCGTACAAACAGCACGTCTGTCCAACGCATTTGAAAAGTATCTACCAGCAGTTTTAGATGACCGTTCAGTAAAAGCCTCCAAGGTGATTACAGAATCATTATCTACAGCAACTGGCGATAAATCTGCCCGCAGTCCAGATGCAGATCAAGTTGAACAAGAATCCAACGTGATCGATCTAAAGCGTTTGGCAGGGCTGTAAATCCAAGACATAATATAAGGAGACTTAAATGTCACAAGAATTATTAGAAGGTCGTTGGAGCGAAACTAAAGATGCACTGTTAGAAGGCCTGTCTGGTTCTAAGCGTACATCCATGTCCGTTATCCTCGAAAATACAAAGAAATACTTGCGTGAGAATGCAAGTTCCGGTTCTACAGTTTCTGGTAACATCGCCACATTAAACCGTGTGATTCTGCCAGTGATCCGTCGTGTAATGCCAACAGTTATTGCTAACGAGTTGGTAGGCGTACAGCCAATGACAGGTCCAGTAGGCCAAATCCACACGCTACGTGTTCGCTATGCACAAAGTTTGAATGACCAATCCGCAGCCGCTACTAGCGTTGCAGCTGGTAGTGAAGCTTTGAGTCCATTCACAATTGCTACTGCTTACTCTACAGTGCCACAAGCGCAAACAACAGCTACTGGTTACACAGGTAACAACACAGCAACAATGGAAGGCACAGGCGGTAAGCAAATTTCCGTACAGATCTTGAAACAAGCTGTTGAAGCTAAGACACGCAAGTTACAAGCTCGTTGGACATTTGAAAGTGCTCAAGATGCACAAGCCATGCACGGTATCGATGTAGAAGCTGAAATCATGGCTGCTCTTGCACAAGAGATCACAGCTGAGATCGATCAAGAGATCTTGTTAAGTTTGAGTACCCTGGCTGCTACTGAGTACACATACAACCAAGCTACTGTAAGTGGTACAGCAACATTCGTTGGTGATGAGCATGCCGCTTTGGCAGTGTTGATTAACCGCGTTGCTAACTTGATCGCTCAGCGTACACGTCGTGGCGCTGGTAACTGGGCTGTTGTTAGTCCAGCTAGCTTAACAGTGCTACAAAGTGCAACAACATCAGCTTTTGCTCGCACAACAGAAGGCACATTCGAAGCTCCTACAAACACCAAGTTTGTTGGTACATTGAACGGTGCAATGCGTGTGTTTGTAAACAGCTACGCTCAAGATACAGCAAGTGTATTGGTAGGTTACAAAGGCACATCAGAAGCTGATGCTGCTGCGTTCTATTGCCCATACATTCCGTTGATGAGCTCAGGTGTTGTATTGGATCCGTCCACATTCGAACCAGTAGTTAGCTTTATGACTCGCTACGGATTCGTAGAACTCACTAACACGGCCTCCTCGTTCGGGAATGCCGCCGATTATGTTGGAGAAATCGCTGTACAGAACCTATCGTTTAGCTAGGAATTTGGTACCGCGTTACTTCATTGTAACGGTATTTGTTTTAAGTACTACCAAAGAAGGCACTTTCGAGTGCCTTTTTTGTTGACTTTTAATTCTAAAGATGTTAATATTTTAGTAATGCGACAGACTATGCTAAATAATACTATGAAACACTTTATCTACAAAACAACACACACAAACGGAAAATACTATGTTGGAAGACACAGTACAAACAACATCAACGACGGGTATATTGGCTCTGGTAAATGGCCGCTATCAATAAAAGATAAGTCGACACTGACCCGCGAAATATTAGAATACGCAGATTCAATTGAAGCAGTTAAGGCGCTTGAGGGCAAATACTTAGCAGAGCATTTTGGTAAACCAAATTGTATGAATCGTACCAAAGATCCAATAGGGTTTGATTCTGAAAATAATCCAATGAAGGATCCCGAAGTAGCGGCAAAGTTATCAGGAGATAATCATTGGTTTAATAAAGATCCTGAAAAACATAGAGAAAAATTTGCTGGCGATAATCATTGGATGAATCGTAACCCTGACGCTAAACAAGTATTTTTAAATAATCACCCAAACAAAGACGGTCGTAATGCCAAAACAGCAATGGCCAATGGTACGCACATTAACTTAACCAACAATCCGAGCATATGGCGTAGTGCAGCAGGCATACATCATTGGCAAGATGGAAAAAGTCCAAATGCCGGCGGAAAATTAAATGCTAAGTTAGTAGCAGACGGTACCCATAACTTCCTTGGCCCTGAATTAAATGCCAAACGAGTAGAAGATGGTACACACAACTTTCTCGGCAGCGAAGGCAATCTGATGCGGTTAGCAGAAGGAACACATCCGTCACAATCTGAAACCACTTGTTTGTGCTGTACTTGGACTGTGCCAACCAGTATGTTCAAACGATGGCACGGCGATAACTGTCATATGAATTCAGAATCAAAACGATACAACCCTAAATTAAAACCACGCATTAAACCAAAAGGAGAAACACATGAGTAAAGTAGAAAAGAACGAAGACATTGTTGAAACCCTAGCCGACGGCTCAACCTACGTGTTCAACATGGACGTGTGCAACGAAGCTGCAGAAGATGCTATGGCATTGCTTTGGAGCAAAGAAGGCCGTACTGAAAAGTTTGATTATACAGCCGCGGTGTTTAGCTTGTTTATTGATTGTATTCATGTATTATCCAGCTCAGGTTGGAGCACCGAAAACTTGCTAGACGAAGTGTTTGATCACTCTAAAGCCGACGACAAAATCTGTGAAGATTGCGAAAACGAAATGGCAATTACAAAACCCGAAGAAATAGAAGAACCAGCAGTTCCTGTAGTAAAGCACTTGCACTAACTAATTACGCCCGCTGGCACGGCGATCACTGTCAAAAATTGCTGGCCCAACAATCAGCCCCATAAGTACGTTACACTCCTGACTGAGCGGAGTCAAAATTGTTCAGCTGGTGGGTCGGCGATTCCTGTTGCACACAAACAAAAATAAACTGCCCGAGACTCGGGCTTTTTGTTGGCCACTAAATAAATACATAATCTCAAAAGGAATCACACGATGCCATTAACAATTGGACCCGGATTTACCATAGGACCTGGATTTACCGTATCAGGATCTGGTGCACCTGCCACAACCTTGACCGGTTCAGTAGCGCTCAACGGATCCAGTCAATATTTGACCGTGCCATATTCAACTGCAAATTTTGATTGGTATACCACTGATTACACCATTGAAGCTTGGATATATCCAACCGCATATAATTTCTGGAGTAGCACTCCTTCTCCTGTTTTAGTTGGCAATATGGATCCTGCTACCTCTACTCAATATTGGGCATTTGGTATCAATTCCAACACAGGAAGAATAGCTTTTTATTATTATAATGGTTCATCTCAATCTGTAAATTCTACTGCGACTGTGGCATTGAATACTTGGACACACATTGCCATGACCAAGTCCACTGGCGGAATTACTTTATTTGTAAACGGCGTCTCACAAGGAACGGTAGCAATAAGTGGTTCACCACAATCATCAGCAGGAACTCCCTTGTCAATTGGCGCATTTCTCAATACATATTTTGCCGGCAATGTGAGTAATTTACGCATTGTCAAAGGCACCGCAGTTTATACCAGCAACTTTACACCTCCAACCACACCACTCACCGCCATTTCTGGTACACAGCTATTGACCTGTCAAAGCGCCACCACAATTACCGATGCAAGTACTAATGCCTACACCATTACCAATACAGGTAGCTCTGTGCCTGTGACCAGCAACCCATTCATCGGCGGCTCAACAAAGTTCAGCAATTCTTATCTTTCTGCTAGTGCTCCAGCATTGCCAACAGGAAGTTCTAGTTACACCATAGAGGCCTGGGTTTACAACCAAGGAACAAGAGCCGAGATTATCAACTGGGGAACTCAGACCAATAGTCAGCTAAACGCTTTTAGAATTGAAAACGGAACAGGACTAATCAACTATTGGTGGTTTAACGATTTGAGCACTGGAGATATAGGCCTAGTAGCAAATACATGGTATCACGTTGTAGCACAATACGACGGAACTACTAGAAAAATATTTGTCAATGGCGTAGTAAAAGCATCCGACACACCAACAGCACCTAATGTAACAGGAACAACTGTGTCAATAGGTCAAATAAATGCAGCTTACATGACTGGTTATATTTCAAATTTACGAGTTCTTAATAGAGCACTTTATCCTGGATCTACTTATACAGTACCAACAGTACCGCTCACAGCCATCTCCGGTACACAGCTATTAACAGCACAAAGCACAACCAGTGCCACTGTTGATGCAAGTCCTAATGCCTACACCATTACCAACAATGGTAGTTGTGTAGAAACAGGTCTCAGTCCGTTCTACACCTTGACCAGTTGATACAACACAACCGGGTCAACACAAGTTAGTAACACAAACAAAAACCACCCGTCGGGTGGTTTTTTGTGACTATATCTTATACCACGACAAGTATTTGTGTATTCGTTCTGTTACCGAGGCCCAGTCACCCATTTGAGGTTGACGGAATAGTCTAGCAGTGGTGTACCAGGGACTTGAATCACGATCCAGCAACCAGCGCCAATCCAACGCAAATTGACTCAGCATGACCCAGACTGGTCGGCCTAGTGCGCCAGCTAAATGTGCCACAGCAGTATCCACAGCCAAGACCACATCCATGTGCATGAGCAAGGCTGCTGAATCAGCAAAACTTGAGATGGCACCTGGATATGCTCTAACTCCGGCGGCAACTAATTCACGCTCTTCTTCCTCGGTGCAATCGCACTGTAAGTTAACCCACTCATAGCCGGGATTGCGTTTTATTAAGGCCAGCATGTCTGCAAACGGCATGGCCTTGTGTCGATTGATCCAGGTATCTCTGCGCCCTGACCAACAAAAGCCCACACGTAATCTGCGTTTAGGTCCAAGCGTCGCCTGCCACTGTTTCTGTAGGTCAGCATCAGCAGTCAAGTAATATTGCACCTCGGCTAAGTTTTCCAGGGTTGTTCCAATTACCGCAGGAATGCTCATGATAGGAATCCAGTAGTCAAATTCAGGCAAGGGATCTCCTGGCGAAACAATTTCAGGAATATTTGGTCCCAAAAACAAGGGCCGCAGACTTTCATTAACGGCTAATATTACTCTTGCACCGCGTGACTTGACATCGCCAATAAATCGAACAAACTGTAGATTATCACCGTGACCTTGTTCACCAAGAACCAACACAGTTTTATCCGTAAGATCTTGACCAGTCCACCTGGGTTGTTGGTAAGCAGGTAATGCACCGGCTAAATGCTCATAATTCCATCGTGCTTCGTATTGGGTCCAGCCCCGGCTGTAATCACCAGCCAGCAACAAAGCCACTGCCAGATTAAATGGAGCAGTTGGGTGTTCTGGCGCTAGCTGTATACTGCGTTGCAAAAATGGAATACCACCTGCAGGGTCTCCGCATTCGCGTAACACATTGCCATAATTATTAAAAGCACTTGCAGAATTTCGATCCTGCGTCATGGCCTGAGCATAATACGTCAGGGCCAGTTCTGGGTTGTTTGCTTCGCGGGCTTGATTGCCCAGGTCTATTAGTTCTTCTGTGTGCATGACTCTATTTAATTCTGCGCTGGCAGACCCAAAATATTTGTCGGCCCATAAATACTAGTCAACGCAATCCTGCGTTTTATGCGGAAGAATAAACCCTACCGCGTAGTGGCTAGAACCCACATCGGACTTCTTTAAGGAGAAAACAAATCATGGGTCGTCCACTTAAAATACAAAAATTAAACAACAGCATTCCAACAGATGCTGGTTATCCACAGTTTGCCAACTTGGATCCAGGTACGCAAGTTATTCCGGTTGGAATGACCAGCACTGAATTCTTGGGCGTGGTTGGTGGTGCCAATACAGGCATTGCTACAAGCACTTTTCCAGTGGTCAAAATCACTGCCAACGTAAACGGCCAACAAGGTGCTGCTCACATTATTACACAAAAAGGCACTTACAAATATCTAGTATCTGGTGAAAATAGTGTAAACGCAGGAAGTTTCACTCCGGGCTTTAGCTATCAAATTCTCAGCTTGGGCAACACAAACTGGACCTCAATTGGTGCTGGAATCAACCCAACAGTTGGTGACGTTTTCACAGCAACCGGTGCTGGTGCAGGTTCAGGCACTGCCAGTGACTGTGGTCAATGCCAATTGGTTGCAAACGCCACAATCACGTCTGGTCAAATGAACATGGTATTCAGTGCCAACGGTGGCCAAACTTTTGCTAGTCGTTTGACCAACAAGTACATTTGGGATTCATCAACACCTCCAAATCGTTACGCTGTTAACTTCTTTGTTTCTGGCGAAACAACCGCAATCACTCTTGGTAGTGTGGCTGTTGCTAACACTGCTGGTTGGTTCACTGCCAATGCCACAACCTTTACAACAGGTCAAGTTATCACTGTAGCCGGCGCACTTACAGGCAATGCCACAATCACCGGTTACACCAACCCAACAACATATTTTGTTATTGGTACCAACGGTACAACAACTTTCCAGTTGGCTGCTACCGAAGGTGGTGCAAACATTGTGACTGCTGCTGGTAACACACGTGGATTAACATTCAGTGAAGCTGTTTCAACCACTGCTAAATCTGGCGCAGACATCCCAACTTGGACCAACACCACAGGTGATCTTACCTTGGCACAGGTTCAGAATTACACATCCTAATAGCGGTGTTTTTCAATCAAAATCCCCACTTGTTGGGGATTTTTTTATGGTTCATAATTTTGTCACAGCCGTCCTTTTCGCTGGTCTCTGGTAAATATGTCATAGCCTTGTATTCGGGTGAGGGAAAATCCGCTCCTGGGCTAACGAATTTTGTAGCAAGATCCTTCTTGCTAAGGCATTAAAAATGGGCTAACTGGAGACCAACATGGCTGTCACAAGAATTAATAATAATCAAATAACCGATGCAGTAGCAGGTAACGTGTATCTTGGTATTAATGCAAATACCAAACTACAAAACTACTCAATTACAAGTACAAAAATTGCCAACAATCTGACCTATGGTTCAGACTTGACAGTTACAGGTAACTTGACAGTTCAAGGCAATACCACAGCAATTGATACTACAATTACCACAATTGAAGATCCGGTTATTTTATTGGCCAGTATGCAAACTGGTACTCCAGCAGTGGACATTGGTTTTATTGGACAACGTGGTACTAGCGAAAATATTGCCTTTGTATGGCAAGAAAGTACCAAAGAATTTGTCACAGCCTTTACCAGCACAGCTGAATCCAACACTGTAATCACAGTCACAGGCTATGCCAATATCCACACAGCCAATGCTACCATTGGTGGCAATGTTAAAATTTCAGGCACAACCAGTTTGGGTGGAAACATCATCAGTGATGCCAATGTCACAGGCACCGTCACAGGTGGTAACTTGGCCACTGCTGGAACAGCCAGTGCAGGCGGCAACATCACAGGCGGCAACATTCTAACAGCCGGTTATGTTAGTGCCACTGGCAATATTACAACAGCCAATTATTTCTTCGGTAATGGTCGCAATATTACAGGCGTCACAGCCGATTCAGCCAATGCTGAAACACTAACCGGAACATTCCTTGCCAACAATGTAATTAATTCAAGTCTACAAACAGTTGGCGTATTGTCCAACTTATCTGTAAGCGGCAACACAACCTCTGGTAATTTGGCCACAGGTGGTCAAGTAAGTGCTACCGGTACAGTAACAGGTGGCAACATTGCCACTGGCGGATATGTAAGTGCCACAGGCGACGTAACTGGTGGTAACGTAAACACAACTGGTGTGGTAACAGCCTCTGGTACAGTAACTGGTGGCAACTTGGTCACAGGCGGCTATGCAAGTGCGTCAGGTGATGTAACCGGTGCTAATTTATACACAGGTGGTGCTGTAAGTGCCACTGGTTCGATCACAGGTGGTAACCTTTATACCAGCGGATCAGGCGGAGACATCAGTGGTTCTGGCAACATCATTGGCGGCAACATCATAACAGGTGGTTTGATAACTGCCACAGGCGAAGTAACCGGTGCTAACCTTGTAACTGGCGGAGTTGTAACTGCCACAGGTAATATTGCAACTTCTAACTACTTTGTTGGTAATGGACGTTACATCTCAGGCGTCACAGCTGACTCAGCCAATGCTGAAACCTTAACAGGCACATTCCTTAATTCTACCGTAATCAATTCAAGCCTACAAACAGTTGGAGTACTAACTAGCCTTAGTGTCAACGGAGAAGTTACCCAAACAGGTGGTAACATCAATACTAGTGGCTATGTAAGTGCCACAGGCGACGTAACCGGTGGCAACGTAAACACAATCGGTATTGTAACAGCTTCTGGTACAGTAACTGGTGGCAATTTGGCCACAGGTGGTACTGTTTCAGCTAGTGGAGATATCACAGGTGCTAATGTAAACGCTAATGGTTATGCAAGTGCTAGCGGGGACATTACTGGTGCTAATTTATACACAGGTGGTGCTGTAAGTGCCACAGGTTCAATCACTGGCGGCAACATTTATACCAGCGGATCAGGTGGCGAATTGTCTGGTGCTGGCAACATCACTGGTGGCAATATCAACACCAGCGGTTTGGTAACTGCAAGTGGCAATGTAAACGGTGGCAACATCAACACTGGTGGTACAGTAAGTGCCACAGGCAATATTACAGGTGCCAATGTAAACACCGCACAAGTATATGGTGCAACTGCATTGACCTTGTCCGCAGGTACAGGAAATATTAATCTTGGCACCTTTGGTAATGTTGTACTGGCCAACACCTATATCAACGGTGTAGCCTATCCAGCGCAAGATCAAGATGCGGCCAATAAACTATATGTTGACAATCTTGCATCAACAGGATTAACCTTCCACACACCAGTTTATGCGGCTACCTCAACAACGTTGGACACAGCCACAGGTGGTACAGTTAGCTATGCTCAACCCAATGGTGTAAGTAACGGTGTTGGTGCATATTTGCAAACCACAGGCTCGTTTGATTTAATTGACACAGCCAATGTTCAAACAGTTGGCACACGTATCCTGATCAAGAACGAAGCCAATGCTGCCTGGAACGGTGTGTACGGTTGGGCCAATGCTACAACAATTGTTCGTACCCTAGACACTGATACATATGGTACACAACCAAATACTCTAAGTTTGAACGACTACTTCTTTACAACCAATGGTAACGTTAATGCAGGTACTGCGTTTGTTGTTAATGCGCCAACAGGAACAATTACTTTTGGTACAAGTGATATTACGTTTGCAGTATTCAGCCAAGTTACAGCATACACAGCCAACACAGCAGCTGGTATCAGCTTAACTGGCACAGTATTCAGTGCCAAAGTTGACAACAACACTACAGCCTTTGACGGCTTAGGTAACATTATTGTCAAAGCTGGTGCTAATTTAACAACACCTAACATTGGTGCTGCAACAGGTACAAGCCTAAGTGTAACCAGTACAGTAACAGGTGGCAACTTGGCCACAGGCGGTACAGTAAGTGCCACCGGCACAGCCACAGTAGGTAATTTAGCCACAGGTGGTACAGTAAGTGCTACCGGTACAGTAACAGGTGGTAATTTGTCTACTGGTGGAACAATTTCTGGTACAGGCAACATTACAGGCGGCAATGTTCTAACCAGCGGCTTAGTAAGTGCAACTGGATCAGTTACATCGGGTGATACAATTTATGGTGCAAATGTTTCTACTACTGGTTTTGTAACAGCCACAGGCGACGTAACTGGTGGTAATTTAATCACAGCCGGTCAAGTGTCGGCCACAAGCGATGTTCACGGTGGTAATTTATTGACCACAGGAGTCGTAAGTGCCACAGGTACAGCCACAGTAGGTAATGTGGCCACAGGCGGCTATGTAAGTGCTACAGGCAACGTCACTGGTAATTATATCATTGGTAATGGTAGCCAGTTAACAGGTGTTACAGCCAGTTCAGCCAACGCTGAAACCTTAACAGGCACATTCATTGCCAACAACGTAGTCAACTCAAGTCTGACAAGCGTTGGCATCCTGAACGGAGTTAGTGTCAGTGGCATAGCCAATTTGGCCAACGTAACCGCAAGTGGCTATGTAAGTGCTATAGGCACTGTAACAGCCGGCAACGTAAACACAGCAGGTGCGGTTAGTGCAACAGGTACAGTAACTGGCGGCAACATTGCCACAGGTGGTTATGTAAGTGCCACAGGTGATGTCACCGGCGGCAACTTAAAAACCAGTGGCTCTAACGGAAATATCACAGGAGCCGGAAATATTTCAGCTGGTGGTAACGTAACTGGTGGTAACATTTTAACTGGTGGCTATGTATCAGCAACTGGTAATATTATAACAGCCAATTATTTGTTTGGTGATGGCTACTATATCAGTAACATTAATGCCGCCAATGTAAGCTCAACTAAAATTACCAATGGTGGAAGCTACGCCAATGTTATTACTCCAAATGGTAACGTAGTTGTTGCTATTGGCACTAGTTCAAACGTTGTTGCTACATTCTACGACACTGGCATTAACATTAACGGTAATGTCAGTACCACAGGTAATGTAACAGCTGAAAATATTCGTCTAAATTCTAGTCAAATTTGGACAAACAGTACTTTCCTTAGTATAGGAGTTGCCAACCCAGGCGGCGGCAAAATTTCTATTGGAGATCAATATCCTAACTTGATTCAGATAGGTGCTAATACTACCAGCGCCACACTGACTTTAGGTAACACAACCTCTACAGTAAATATACCGGGTGACACCACAGCTGGCAACCTCAGTGCTACAGGCAATGTTGAAGGCAATTTCTTGGTTACAACATCAGGTGGTATTGATAGCCCAGCGGCCAACTTGTTCTTAAACTACAGTCAGTTGAATACCAATACTGGTATCTACGACAGTACAGGTAATATTACGTTCTTTGTTGACGCAGGTACAGGCACAGCTAGTTTTGGAAATGCTACACAAACAATCAATTCAATTGTGTCGTTTAACGCAACCAACAGTATCAAAGTTCCGGTTGGTAACAGCGCACAGCGTCCTGTGGGTTCAACTGGTCAGTTCCGTTTTAATACAACTACTAATTATTTAGAAGTGTATGACAACAACATGTGGACTCAAGTAGGTGCTCCAAGTTATACATTGATCACTGATCAACAGTTCAACGGTGATGGCACTACAGTAGTGTTTACATTGAGTGGAAATGCTACCACAGCTGGTACAATTGTCAGTATCAACGGTGTGCAACAGATTCCAACAACAGCTTATGCTGTCAGCGGTGTGACACTTACATTTACTGAAGCTCCTGCAGTAGGCGACTTGATTGACGTTCGTGTGTTGACCACTACTACAACTGTTTACAGTATCAGTAACGGTCTTGGAACTGCTGAAATCAGTGTTGTAGACGGAAGTTCAAATATTGCTGCCACAGGCAACTTGGTTGTAAGTGGAAATGTATATGCACAGAACTTTGTTAATACCAGTGATGCTAGTCTCAAAGACAATGTTACACCAATAGTCAATGCCGGTCAAGTAGTTGATGGATTGCAAGGTGTTGGATACGATTGGAAAGATGGATCTGGTCACGCATACGGTATGATTGCACAGGCAGTAGAACAAATACTTCCTGAAGCAGTTAGTACAAATGCAGAAGGTATCAAGTCAGTTAACTATATAATGGTAATACCATTTTTGATTGAAACAGTCAAAGAGTTAAGACAAGATATCGAAGCAATAAAAGCGCAGATTCAAAAGTAAAAAGACAGTGCCGGGTGTAACAGCCCGGTACTAACATTAACAAAGGATAACGACGTATGGTAGCACCAACAACATTTGGACCAGGCTGGACAGTAGGACCTGGATGGACAGTAGGCACAGGCGGCGGCGCTGGCCCTAGCGGCAGTAACGGAGTCGTTGGCTTCACCGAGATGACTCAGAGTGGCAACAGTCAGCAATGGATAGAAGACCAAACAGCCACAATGATCAGCAATGGATTTATTCTCAACGCCACCAGTGGGTCTGGAAGTACTTCAAACGGTGTTGCTGTCAGTTATCTAACTGCCAATAATCAAGCATTCTTTAGTACCTACGGCACAGGCAATCGAACTGTGACCTGGTCATCTGGAAGCACAACTACTACAATGACAGTCAATCTTCAACAAAATGATCAATCTGGACAACCTGGCGTGATTGTATTCTTTATGAATGATGTGGTCAGTTTCCCAGCAACGTTCATATTCCCAGTTACATTTAGCTAAGGAATAACACATGTCATTCAGCATAGGACCAGGATTCAGCATAGGACCAGGATTTAGTATTAGTAGCGGACATTCAATCACGCTACAGTCATCTGACTTTACCACAGGATATTCCTACAATAATTCAGCCACAGTTGACTATCCTACACCAGTGGGCACAAACGGAGTAGATGGATTTATTGTAAATCTTTCCAACATTCCTCCTGATAGCTCTAATTTTAACTACACGGCATTTAGTCCTTACTATGTAAACATCAACAGTCAACCTGTTGCAGATTTCTTCACTAACTTACAGAACTCAAACGTGCTGACAAGCGCCAATCAAGCTGCTTTATGGTCAGTTACCTGGGGAGCCGGCAGTAGTATTACTAACGGATATGTCATAATGTCTGGAACAAGTAATTCTACTGGCAATCTTTTTATTGCTCCAGTAGACACTACAGTCACAGGCTGGAATACTGATCCACCCAACAACAACACTACTCAAGAACTTGCCGGCACATTTTTGTTCCCAGCAACATTCACTTTGGTAACTCCGGCCATTAACAAGGGCGGTTGGTGTTAAACAACATTAAGGAAAACAAATCATGGTAGCATATAACGTATCAATAGGACCCGGAGTAAGCATAGGACCTGGCTGGGGCATAGGTGTTAGCAGTGGAGCATCATTTTCACTAAGTTCAACAGACTTTACTATTTCCTATGGTGGAAACTATATATCCCCTAACGGTAACATAGGATTTACCACTACTGGACAAAGTGGTCCAGGAGAAGCATTTTGGGAGCCTAGTTTAAGTTTAAACAACGGCGGTAGTCCTGCCAAACTTGCTGAGATTCGTGCGTACTGGGCCAGTAATGGATTGAATCCCAGCACTGATGCTTATATGTTCAATGTGGTCTGGGGAGCCGGTAGCACACTTGCATCTGGTGTGGTCGTTATGCGTTTGTATGACGCCGGCGACAATAACGCATGGTTGGATATGGGTGTGGTTGATACCGCTAATCCTATCTGGCAAACTTCTGGAACTGGTTACTACAACGGTCCTATTTACACATTAGCAGGAACTTGGAACTTACCTGCTACATTTACAATAATTACACCAAATATCGTTAACACAAATCAATGGTGCTAAATGATATTACATCGTCCTGCTAATACTAGGGGAAATCCTAGAGCAGATTTTATAAACAGTTACAGGACGTTTAGTTTCCCTAGTTATTACGACAGTCGCTATATGAACTATAGCGACCTTCAAACCATCAATGATGACCGTGTTCAGTATGCCTGGCAAGTACCTTGGCATGAACACAAGAACATGGAAATCTTTGGCTATGTTGTAGAAGGTAGCAGCCATCATGTGGATAGTCTTGGTAATGATGTAGAAGTACCTGCTGGTGCTGTTCAGCGTATGAGTTGTGGATCAGGTATAAGCCATACCGAAGGTAATACTGCCAACACTCCTAATCGTTACTTACAGTTATGGATACAGCCCAACAAGCTGGATACCAAACCTGCACATGTCTGGCACCAGTTCTCTCGTGAGGACAAACTCAACTGTTTTTGTAACATAACTGAGTATCTGCCTATACATCAAGATGCCCGTTTGTTAGCCGGCATTTTTACCGAAGATTTTACCTACTGGATTGATCCTAGCCGTCACTATTATCTATACGTAGTCACAGGTACAGCTACTATAAACGATCAACCGGTAGTAGAAGGCGACGGATTGAGTTTTGAAAATGAAATAGAAATAGAAATACTCAATCCTGCGGAATCAGAAATGATCTTGTTTGACCTGGTTTAAACAATAAATTTTATTACAAAATAGGGCTCTAAGCCCTATTTGTTTTTTTGACTAAATATTAGCTAATACTGGATAGACTATGGCCTTAACTAGACCGCGTGCCGCGCAGATTTTTAACCTTGATTACAAGCAAGCTACTCGTGTAGTTACTGTAACCAACGTCACACTAGCAGGCGGCACCCCAACTGTGGTTGACGGTGTAACTCTTGTTCAAAACGATAGAGTTTTGGTTACAGGGCAAACTACAGCCAGTCAAAACGGCCTTTACTATGTAGCCACAGTGGGCACAGGCTCCAACGGTACCTGGGCTAGAACAAGTGACGGCAACGACAACGGCGAAATTGAAGCTGGCATGATCATCATGGTCACTGAGGGTTCCATATATGCCGATACTCAGTGGAAATTGATCACCGATAACCCAATCTTAATTGGGTCTACAGCCCTGGTATTCACACAAAACTATTCAGCAAACTCAATTTCAAGCGGCTCTAGCAATGTTGTAGTCAACAGCAATGCCAATGTGACTATTAGTAGCGCCGGTGTGGCCAATGTATTAACAGTAAGTTCGACCGGTACAGTAATAGTAGGAACGCTCAGTGTCACCGGCAACATTGTCGCTCCTAATGTGGCCATAGATCGTGGCTCAGACACAGATAATTGGAATAGCTTGATAAATATGGGAACATACAATGTAAATCGTACCTCGTGGAGCGGTGTAACCGGAGCCCCAGTAGATAGTACAGTGTATACAGGATTATTAGTAGTGTTGACAAGTGGAGCAACAACAACACAAACATTTTACCCTGGAACAGTAACATTGAATAATGCGAAAATCCAGTGGGATAGAACACTTTATAGTGGAACGTGGACGTCGTGGTATAAGATAATTAACGACTTCCAGGTAGTAGATGCAGGATCATATTAGGATAGATTATGAGTAATCAAATTTTATTAAAACGCAATGCCATAGCAAATGCTGTACCAACCACAGGTAGTTTGGCTCTGGGCGAATTGGCTATCAACACAAACGATGGTAATTTGTTTACCAAGATCAATAATGGTAGCGATGCTATCATTAACCTTACTCAAAATCAAACTATTAGTTTAACCGGCGATGTCACTGGTTCTGGTCAAACTGCAATCACTACTACCTTGGCCAACTCAGGTGTGACTGCTGGAACATATGGTAACAGTACAAGTATTCCTACTGTAACAGTTGACTCCAAAGGTCGTGTTACCAGTATCAGTAACAACGTGGTCAGCTTTAACGCCAGCAATATCACCAACGGCACATCCAATGTCAACATTGGTACATCTGGCGGCAACGTTGCTGTCAGCGTTGGCGGAACTGCTAACGTAGCAGTGTTTGCCACCACAGGCGAATATATCACCGGATTATTAAGTGTCACTGGCAACGTCATTGCCGGTAACGTTTCAGCAACAAATCACACTGGTACAAACGTATCAGTAACAGGCACAGTAACTGCCGCTAGTACAGTGGGTGGTGTTATCACTGGATCAAGTGCCAGTGTCACAGGTGCTGTAAGTGGTGCCAGTGCAAGTGTATCAGGTGGAGTAACAGCCGCATCTGTTGCTGGTGGCGTGATCACAGGAACAAGTACAAGTGTTACTGGTACACAAACAGCGGCAAGTACAGTAGGCGGTGTTATTACTGGTACGTCAGCAAGTGTGACTGGCAACGTAACAGGTGGCAACGTCAACTATGGAACAGGTACAGTAAGTGGCACAGGTACAGTATTGGCTGCTACTGTTAATGCCGCTACTATTGGTAACGCATTAGCCAGTATCGTTGGTGGTACTGTAAGTGCCGCTACAATTGGTAATACAGGTACCGCACACGTCGGTACATCAGTATCAGTCACTGGTACTGCAACTGCCGCTAGTACAGTAGGTGGAGTAATTACAGGAACAAGCACAAGTGTCACTGGTAGCCAAACAGCTGCCTCAACAGTGGGCGGTGTTATTACAGGAACAAGCACAAGTGTCACTGGTAGCCAAACAGCTGCCTCAACAGTGGGTGGTGTAATCACAGGTACTTCAACAAGTGTAACTGGTACACAAACAGCGGCAAGTACTGTGGGTGGTGTGATCACTGGTAGTTCAACAAGCGTAACAGGTGCCGTTCAAGGCGCAAGTGCAAGTGTATCAGGTGGCGTTACTGCCGCATCAGTTGCTGGCGGCGTTATTACTGGTACAAGTACCAGCGTAACAGGAACACAAACAGCTGCAAGTACTGTAGGTGGTGTAATCACCGGAACAAGTACAAGTGTTAGTGGCGCTGTAACTGCTGCCTCAGTTGCAGGTGGTGTAATTACAGGAACAAGTACAAGTGTAACTGGCAGTCAAACTGCCGCTAGTACAGTTGGCGGTGTTATCACAGGGTCAAGCACATCAGTAACCGGTGCTGTAAGTGGTGCCAGTGCTAGCGTATCAGGTGGCGTTACTGCCGCATCTGTTGCTGGTGGTGTAATCACCGGCACTTCAACAAGTGTCACTGGCAGTCAAACAGCTGCTTCAACAGTGGGTGGCGTAATCACCGGCTCAAGCACATCGGTAACGGGTGCTGTAAGTGGTGCCAGTGCAAGTGTATCAGGTGGCGTTACTGCTGCTAGTGTTGCTGGTGGAGTAATTACTGGCTCAAGTACAAGCGTTACTGGTAGCCAAACTGCTGCTAGTACAGTAGGTGGAGTAATCACTGGTTCGAGTGTTAGTGTTACAGGTGCCGTAAGTGGTGCCAGTGCAAGTGTGTCAGGTGGTGTAACAGCAGCCTCAGTAGCAGGTGGAGTTATTACTGGAACAAGTACAAGTGTTACAGGCGGAGTTACTGCCGCCAGTGTTGCTGGTGGTGTAATTACCGGTACAAGTGTTTCAGTAAGTGCCAATGTAACAGGTGGCAATATCAATACAGGTGGTCAGGTAAGCGCCACTGGAACTGCCACCGTTGGTAATTTGGTTGTTTCAAACAATGCTAATATCCTTGGCAACTTAAATGTTCAAGGAAACGTAACATTTATTAACAGCAACGTAATTACAGTTAATGATTTATACATTGAACTGGCCAATAATCAAACTACCTATGCCAATATCAATGGTGCAGGTCTTAACGTAGGACCACAAGGTACACCGTTAACAAACTGGACTTATGCTACAGTAGCCAATGCTTGGACAACCAACGTAGGTATCAGTGCTACAAGTACAGTAACTGGTGGTAATTTAGCCACAGCAGGTACAGTAAGTGCCACAGGCAACGTAACAGGTGGTAATGTCTTAACAGGTGGTATTATCAGTTCTACTGGCAACATCACCACAGCCGGTTACTTTGTTGGTGCGTTTGCTGGTAGTATCAGCGGTAACGTAACAGCAGGCGGCTCAAATACACAAATTCAGTATAACAACAGCGGTAACTTGGCTGGATCCTCAGCATTTACATTTACTCAAACAACAAATGCTTTGTCAGTGGGCGGTACAATTACAGGCGGTAATTTAGCTACTGCCGGCACAATATCGTCAACTGGTAACATCACTGGCGGTAACATTTCAGCAACAAATCATACAGGTACAAACGTATCAGTAACAGGCACAGTAACTGCTGCTTCAACTGTGGGCGGTGTGATCACTGGTACGTCAACAAGTGTCACAGGTACACAAACAGCGGCAAGTACAGTAGGTGGAGTTATTACTGGTACAAGTACCAGCGTAACCGGATCACAAACTGCTGCAAGTACAGTAGGTGGCGTGATCACTGGATCAAGTGCTAGTGTCACTGGTGCTGTTCAAGGAGCAAGTGCCAGTGTATCGGGTGGTGTAACAGCAGCCAGTGTTGCCGGCGGTGTAATTACTGGTACAAGTACAAGTGTTACAGGAACACAAACAGCAGCAAGTACAGTGGGTGGTGTCATAACCGGAACAAGCACAAGTGTAACTGGTAGCCAAACTGCTGCTAGTACAGTAGGTGGAGTAATCACTGGTTCGAGTGTTAGTGTTACAGGTGCCGTAAGTGGTGCCAGTGCAAGTGTGTCAGGTGGCGTTACTGCTGCTTCAGTAGCAGGTGGAGTTATTACTGGAACAAGTACAAGTGTAACCGGTAGTCAAACAGCTGCCAGTACAGTTGGTGGTGTAATCACCGGTACAAGTACAAGTGTTACAGGAACACAAACTGCTGCTAGTACAGTGGGTGGTGTAATTACAGGAACAAGCACCAGTGTCACCGGCAGTCAAACTGCCGCTAGTACTGTAGGTGGAGTAATTACAGGTACAAGTACCAGCGTAACCGGATCACAAACTGCTGCAAGCACAGTGGGTGGTGTTATCACAGGGTCAAGTACAAGTGTTACTGGTGCTGTAAGTGGTGCAACTGTCAGTGCGAGCGGCAACGTAACAGGTGGTAATGTCCTAACTGGCGGCATTGTTAGTGCTACAGGCAACATCACAGGCGGCAACATTGTACTTCCAGGTTCTGGTGGAAGCATTTCTGGTTCTGGTAATATTACTGGTGGTAACATATTAACTGGCGGCATTGTTAGTGCCACAGGTAACATCACTGGCAATTATATTTTAGGTAACGGTGCATCATTGACAGGCGTTATTACCAGCGTGGCCAATATCAACTTAGGCAACAGTAACGTAACTGTAACTGCCTCAGGTGGCAATATTGCAGCAAGCGTAGGCGGCACAAGTAACGTGGTAGTTTGGGCAACAACTGGTGAATATGTCACTGGTGTAGTAAGCGCAAGTGGCAACGTAACTGGTGGAAACATCTTATCCACAGGATTAATCAGTACTTCGGGTAACATTGTGGGCGGCGGTGTGCGTTCAACATCAAGTGGAACTGCTCCTGCCAGCCCAACAGTTGGTGATTTCTGGTACAACACCACAACCAACGTACAGTATCGTTACACATTTGACGGTACTAGCTACTACTGGATTGATGACTTTGGCGCTACCGTTGGCTCAGGCGGAACATTCTCAGCTATTGTAAACGGTACTAGCCAAGCCAATATTGGTGCAGGCGGCGGTAACTTGGCTATATCAATTAATGGCACACCTAACGTGGCTGTGTTTGCCAATAGCGGATTACAAATCAATGGCGATTTGACTGTAACAGGTAACGCTACCTTGACTGGTAACATCTTGGGCGATCGTATTCAAAATGGTACAACCATGATTGATATACAAACTCAAAATGGTAACGCCAACATCACCATCGGCGGAACGAGCAACGTGGCAGTGTTTGCTACTACTGGTTTGTATATTGGCGGCGTAGTAAGTGCTACTGGTGCTGTAACTGGCGCAAGTGTTGTTGGTGGTGTAATTACAGGCACATCGGTATCAGTAACAGGTGGTGTAACAGCCTCTAGTGTTGCTGGCGGAGTTATCACTGGCACTTCAACAAGTGTTACTGGCTCACAAACAGCTGCAAGTACAGTTGGTGGTGTAATCACTGGTAGTTCAGCAAGTGTAACAGGTGCCGTAAGTGGTGCAAGTGCCAGCGTAAGCGGTGGCGTTACAGCTGCCTCAGTAGCAGGTGGAGTTATTACTGGTACTTCAACAAGTGTTACAGGTGGCGTAACTGCCGCTAGTGTTGCTGGCGGAGTTATCACTGGTAGTTCTGCATCGGTAACAGGTGCTGTAACAGGTGCAAGTTTAGTTGGTACAATCACCACAGCAAGTCAAACAAATATTACCTCAGTTGGCACACTTGGCTCATTGAGTGTAAGTGGAAATATTACCGGCGGTAACTTGTCGGTAAGTACTGGAACAATTACTGTGGGTAGTATTGTTAATGCCAACGCCAATGCTGTTGGTAATATTGGTAGTGCTACAACATATTTCAATACAGTGTTTGCCAAAGCAACATCAGCACTCTACGCTGACTTAGCTGAGATGTACACAGCCGACGAGGAGTATCCGCCCGGTACGGTGGTTATCTTTGACGGGGATGCTGAAGTTACACAGTCTACATCAGATCATGATTCTCGTGTAGCCGGCATTGTTTCTACAAATCCAAGTTATGTAATGAATGCCGGACTTGAAGGAACAACGACAGCAACAGTAGCATTAACAGGTCGTGTACCATGTCAGGTACAAGGACCAGTAACAAAAGGACAAATACTCGTGTCTGGTACAGTACCAGGAACTGCAATGGCAATTGAAGCTGGTCGGTTCCAACCTGGTGTGGTAATTGGTAAGAGTTTAGAAACAATCACAGATAACAGCGTTCAAATTATTGAAGTTGCTGTAGGGAGATTTTAATCATGGCATTTCCAACTACTCCAACAGACGGACAAACCACAGTAGTAAACGGTATAACGTATGTTTATTCGTCAGCTTCAAATTCTTGGACTAGACAATCCACAGGCTTCGTTACTGTTTCGGCCTCAGGTAACATTACCGGCGGCAACGTATTAACTGGCGGACAAGTAAGTGCTACAGGAAATATTACTACAGCTGGTTACTTTGTTGGTGCGTTTGCCGGTAGTATTAGTGGCAACGTAACTGCTCCAGGAGCAAACACACAGGTTGTTTATAACAATGCTGGTAACTTGGCAGCTTCGTCAGCATTTACATATAATTCAGCAACCAACGTATTAAGCGTAACCGGTAACGTAGCTGGCGGTAATATTTCAACAGGCGGCCAATTGTCCGCAGGACTAGTTGCTAGCAATTTAATACCCGCAGCAAACATCACCTACAGTTTGGGTAACACTACAAATCGTTGGAAAGATCTTTGGTTATCAAACAGTACCCTTTATCTTGGTAACGTAACCGTTGGTGCTACTGACACAACGTTGACAGTCAACGGTAGTAACATAGTTGTTACAGGCTCTGGCAACAGTATATCAACGTCTGGTAACGTCATTGGTGGCAACGTATTAAGTTCGGGTGCAATCAGCACCAGTGGTACTGTAACTGCTGCAAGTACAGTGGGTGGTGTTATTACTGGTAGCTCTGTAAGTGTTACTGGCACATCATCAGCGGGTAGTTATTCAACTGCTGGTGGGGTAACTGCCGCATCAGTTGCAGGTGGAGTTATTACTGGTACAAGTACTAGCGTTACAGGAACACAAACAGCCGCAAGTACTGTAGGTGGTGTAATTACTGGTTCAAGTACTAGTGTAACAGGTGCCGTGAGTGGTGCCAGTGCTAGCGTATCAGGTGGAGTTACTGCCGCATCAGTAGCAGGTGGTGTAATCACCGGCACTTCAACAAGTGTTACTGGTGGCGTTACAGCTGCTAGTGTAGCAGGTGGCGTAATCACAGCAACAAGTGTTAGTGCTACAGGAAATATCACCGGTAGTTACCTTTTTGGTAATGGTAGTCAGATAACTGGCTTGCCAGCTGGATACAGCAATACCAATGCCGCTAGTTTCTTGGCTGCATTTGGTTCTAATACAATTTCAACAACCGGCACAATTAATGCAGGTAACATCACCGGCGGTAATTTACTAACAGGCGGATTGATTTCGTCAACTGGTAATATCACTGGTGGTAACATTTCAGCAACGGCTCATACAGGTACCACAGTTAGCGTTACCGGTACCGTAACTGCTGCTAGTGTTGTAGGTGGTGTCATAACCGGTACTTCAACAAGTGTCACAGGCACACAAACAGCGGCAAGTACCGTTGGTGGTGTAATTACTGGCTCAAGTACAAGTGTTACTGGATCAGTGCAAGGTGCAAGTGCAAGTGTATCAGGTGGAGTAACAGCCGCCTCAGTAGCAGGCGGAGTCATTACAGGAACAAGTACCAGTGTTACAGGAACACAAACAGCTGCCAGTACAGTTGGTGGAGTAATCACAGGTACAAGTACAAGTGTAAGTGGAAACGTAACAGGTGGGAACGTTTTAACAGGCGGCCTAATCAGCTCTACCGGTAACCTTACTAGTGCAGCCAACATATCCGGCGCAAACATTTTAAGCACAGGTGCAATCAGCACAAGTGGTACTGCAACTGCCGCGTCAACAGTTGGTGGTGTTATTACAGGAACAAGTGTGTCAGTAACTGGTACTGCAACTGCCGCTAGTACAGTAGGTGGTGTAATCACTGGCTCAAGCACAAGTGTATCAGGTGGTGTTACAGCTGCTTCAGTTGCCGGTGGTGTTATTACTGGTTCAAGCGCATCAGTAACTGGTGCCGTAAGTGGCGCCAGTGCAAGTGTAACAGGTGGTGTAACAGCCGCTAGTGTAGCAGGTGGTGTCATTACCGGATCAAGTACAAGTGTTACTGGTGCTGTAAGTAGTGCAACTGTTAGTGCTAGTGGCAATATTACTGGTGCCAACGTAAATACCGCACAAGTATACAATGCCACAGGACTAACCATTACCAATGGTAGCGGCAATATCAATATTACACCATTCGGTAATTTGGTTTTGGCCAATACTTTTGTTAACGGTTTACAGTTAACTCCAGTACAAGATACTGATGCAGCATCTAAATACTACGTTGATCAAATAGCATCAACAGGGTTAACCTTCCACACACCAGTTTATGTAGCTACAACAACTACCTTGGCTACAACCACAGGCGGTACAATTACCTATACTCAACCTAACGGTGTTTCAAACGGTGTTGGTGCATACTTACAAACTACTGGCTCGTTTAATTTGATTGATACAGCCAACGTTCAGACTGTTGGCACACGTATCTTGGTTAAAAACGAAGCTAATGGTGCATATAACGGTGTTTATACCTGGTCTAATGCAACAGCTATTGTTCGTTCAACAGATACCAACACATACGGATCTGTTCCAAATACCCTAAGTCTTAACGACTACTTCTTTACATCCAACGGTGCTGTTAATGGAGGTACTGCGTTTGTTGTTAATGCACCACAAGGAACAATTACATTTGGAACTAGTAATATTAGTTTTGCAGTATTCAGTCAAACCACAACATATACGGCCAATACATCAGCTGGTATCAGTTTAACTGGTACAGTATTCAGTGCCAAAGTTGACAATGCAACCACAGCGTTTGATGGCGCTGGAAACATTATTGTCAAGGCCGGTGCTACACTGACAACACCAAACATTGGTGCAGCCACTGGTACAAGTTTAAGTGTTACAGGAACTGTAACTGCCGCTAGTACAGTTGGCGGTGTAATTACTGGTACAAGTACAAGTGTCACAGGCGCCGTTCAAGGCGCAAGTGCTAGTGTATCAGGTGGCGTAACAGCTGCCTCAGTAGCAGGTGGAGTTATTACTGGTACAAGTACCAGCGTAACTGGAACACAAACTGCCGCTAGTACAGTTGGTGGTGTAATTACTGGCTCAAGCACATCGGTAACGGGTGCTGTAAGTGGCGCCAGTGCTAGCGTATCCGGTACCGTAACTGCCGCTAGTACAGTTGGCGGTGTTATCACTGGGTCAAGTGCTTCAGTAAGTGGTACAGTTACCGCTGCAAGTACAGTGGGCGGTGTTATCACTGGAAGTTCGGCAAGCGTAACAGGTGCCGTTCAAGGTGCTAGTGCAAGTGTTAGTGGTGGTGTAACTGCCGCTTCAGTTGCAGGCGGAGTTATCACAGGCTCAAGTACCAGTGTAACAGGTGCCGTAAGCGGCGCAACAGTTAGTGCTAGTGGCAATATCACTGGTGGCAACGTCAACTATGGAACAGGTACCGTAAGTGGTACAGGTACAGTTTTAGCCGCTACAATCAACGCCGCTACAATTGGTAATGCTTTAGCCAGTATTGTTGGCGGTACTGTAAGTGCCGCTACAATTGGTAATACAGGTGCCGCACATGTTGGTGCATCAGTATCAGTAACAGGTGGTATAACTGCAGCCAGTGTAGCAGGTGGCGTAATTACAGGAACTTCAACAAGCGTAACTGGATCACAAACAGCTGCCAGTACAGTTGGTGGTGTAATCACAGGTACAAGTGTATCAGTAACAGGTGCTGTAAGTGGTGCAAGTGCTAGTGTTTCGGGTGCAGTGACAGCGGCAAGTACAGTGGGTGGTATAATCACTGGCTCAAGTACAAGCGTAACTGGTAGTCAAACAGCTGCTTCAACAGTTGGTGGTGTAATCACCGGTTCAAGCGTATCAGTAACAGGTGCTGTAAGTGGCGCCAGTGCCAGCGTTTCGGGTGCAGTAACAGCCGCTAGTACCGTTGGTGGTATCATTACAGGCTCAACAGTTAGTGCTACAGGCAACATAACTGCTAGTTATTACTTTGGTAATGGTAGCCAACTTACAGGTGTTGCGGCCACAACAGCAACAGCACTTACCAACGGTACTACAAACCTTACTACAACACTCAACGGTAATGCTAACCTTACAATTAGCGGAACTAGCAACGTAGTAGTTTGGGCAACAACAGGTCAATATGTAACTGGATTGTTAAGTGTCACTGGTAATATCACTGGCGGTAACGTTAGTGCTACAGCCCATACAGGTACTACAGTAAGTGTAACAGGTACAGTAACTAGTGCTAGTGTTGTTGGCGGTGTTATTACTGGATCTAGTACCTCAGTAACTGGTAGCCAAACAGCTGCAAGTACAGTGGGTGGTGTAATTACTGGCTCGAGTACCTCAGTAACTGGTGCAGTAACCGGTGGTAGTTTAGCAACTGGTGGAACTGTAAGTGCTACAGGCAACATTACAGGCGGCAATATACTTGGTACAGGAGTTTACAAAGGTGGAGTCAGCGTATTAAATGCTAACGACACCATTGACGGTGGTACATACTAAGTATGTCTAACACAATTTTGCTTAAACGCAACGGCAACGTTGCCGCAGTTCCTCTAGCGGCTAGCCTATCATATGGCGAATTAAGCCTAAATTACGCCGACGGTGTACTGTACTTTTTAAACCTCAGTAACGTGGTTACTGTATTGGCCAATGCCAGTACGGCTTCGGGTAACCAATTGATCAATGGCACTAGTAACGTAGTAACCAGAGCCAGTGGTAATGTAACCATCAGCTCAGCTGGTACTGCCAACATATTGACCATAAGTTCTACTGGAACGGTAGTCTCTGGAACCGAATCAGTCACAGGCAACATCACCGGTGGTAATGTACTAACAGGCGGACAAGTAAGTGCTACTGGCAACATTACTGGTGGATACTTTATTGGTAATGGCAGTCAATTAACTGGTATTGCAAGCGGTAGCTCAACTAAGATTTCAAATGGAACAAGTGAAGCCAATATTGGAACAAGTGGTGGCAATGCCAACATATCCATAGGCGGAACATCAAATGTTGTTGTAGTTGCTACAACTGGAATATACACCTCTGGATTATCAAGCGTCTCTGGTAACATCACAGGTGGCAACATCAACACAGGCGGATTAGTAAGTGCTACAGGCAATATTACTGGTGGTAATATTATTGCTGGTTCTGGCGCAGGCGGCAATATTACTGGTGCCAATGTGATATCAGCTACAACATTAAGTGCCACTGGCAACATCACAAGTGCAGCCAACGTTAGTGCGGCTACCCACATTGGAACTGCGGTAAGTGTTACAGGTGGTGTTACAGCCGCTAGTGTAGCAGGTGGAGTCATTACTGGAACAAGTACAAGTGTTACCGGTTCACAAACTGCTGCAAGTACTGTAGGTGGTGTAATTACTGGTTCAAGTTTATCAGTATCAGGAACCGTAACAGGTACAGCTCATAATGGTACTAGTGTTTCAGTAAGTGGTGGAGTAACTGCCGCTAGTGTAGCTGGTGGTGTGATCACTGGATCAAGTACAAGTGTCACTGGTAGTCAAACTGCTGCAAGTACTGTGGGTGGTGTAATAACCGGCACGTCAACAAGCGTAACTGGTAGCCAAACTGCTGCCTCAACTGTTGGCGGTATTATTACAGGCTCAAGTGTATCAGTAACAGGTGCTGTAACCGGTGCCAGTGTTGTTGGCGGTAGTATTACTCTTAGTGGAAACACACTCATAGCTGCTGGCCCAACATTTACCATTGACCCTAATGGTTCTGGTGGCACAGACGGTAACGTTGTTATCGCAGGTAACTTGAGTGTACAAGGTAACGTAACTTATATTGACTCTCAGACTATAACTACCAACGAACTTAATATAACATTAGGTAACAATCAAAATACTGGCACTGCCTTAAATGGTGGCGGTATTGATCTTGGTAACAATGCCTTGGCCTACTGGAGATTCAATAACACTACAACAAGCTGGCAAAGTAATATTGCATTAACTCCAGCAGCCAATGCTACACTAAATTTAGGTGGAACAAGTAATTATTGGGCAACTGTGTATTCTACAAGTGCCAGTGTAAGTGGTACCGTAACTGCCGCAAGTACAGTGGGTGGAGTAATCACTGGCTCGTCAACAAGTGTCACTGGCACAACCACAGCCGCAAGTGTTGTAGGTGGTGTAATGACAGGCACAAGTTTAAGTGCTAGTGGAACAGTAACTGGATCATCGTTTACTGGTGCTGGCACTGGCCTAACAGGTACTGCTGCGTCGTTAAGTATTGGTGGATCAGCTGGATCAGCAACCACAGCTGGCACTGTGACCACTGCCGCACAACCAAATATTACCTCAGTTGGCACACTGACATCAGTTACATCAAGTGGACTGATTAGTACAACCGGTAATGTTACTGGTGCTAAAGTTATTGCAGGAACAAATGCCAGCCCGGCTGCTGCCACAAATTATGGATTGCAAGCATCTGGTTCATATGGTGGAGGATTAGCTTTTACGGATGGTACCGGAGCAATTGGTTTATATTCCACAGGAAGCGGCGCAACTTTAAACTTTGCTTTTGGTGCACCAGGTGCTATGTCGTCGATAGTAACCATATCATCAACTGGTGTGTATAGCGGCAAAGCAACCACAGCACAGTACGCTGACTTGGCAGAAAAATATACAGCCGACGCTAACTATGTGCCGGGCACTGTTGTGGTATTTGGTGGCACAGCTGAAGTCACAGTTAACGCTGTGGATAGTGATTGCAGAGTAGCTGGAGTAGTGTCTACTGATCCTGGATTTGTAATGAATGAAGGATTAGAATGTGAATACATTGCTACAGTGGCACTCACAGGACGTGTGCCAACATTTGTTGTTGGTCCGGTACGCAAAGGCGACCTAATGGTTAGTGCAGGCTTAGGACGTGCCAGAGCAGAATCCAATCCTCGAGTTGGCACCGTAATTGGCAAAGCACTTGAGGACTTCGATGGCGCCGAAGGAACAATCGAAGTAGTAGTAGGCAGAACCTAATGGCTGTCTCATTTGTTGCTGTTGGCGCAGTCGCAACGGGTGCAAACCCAACTGTAGCTGTACCTGCTGGGTATGCCGCAGGTGATACTTTGATAATTGTTACCACAGGAACTGCAACAACTACCACACCCTCCGGATGGACCTTACTTTCTGCACAAGGTAGTGGCACATTTTCTACTATTTTTTATAAAACTGCCACTGCATCAGAATCAAGTGTAGCCCTAACCAACGCTGGCACTAGTACTATAGCGGTAATGATTGACTACAGGGGAGTAAGTTCTTTACAGCCAGTTGCGTCCTACTCAACAACATTAACAACCAACACTTTAACAACCCCCACAGCCAATGCTTATGTACTAAGTGTTTATGCAGCCGGTGCACCAATCGTTGCTGGTACATGGACAGCACCTGCTTCCACTACCGTTCGAGTAAACACTCCTGGAGTCCGGTCTGCTAGTGCTGGATTACTCATAGTTGATGAACTACAGGTTGCCGCAGGAATATCAACTGCAAGAACTGCTGGTCTTACCCAGGTCGGTGGAGCAATATCAACTGTTGCAATTTCTCTTAATCCACCATACTATCTCAATATCTCAGGAGTAACCATTGGTAGCGGTGTTACTCTAGGCGGATAAGTAACTATATGGAAGCTAGATATCGTACTGACTACCCTGGAGAATTTGTTGTGCTAGAAGCTCGATGGTCCGGCGGCAAAAAATCAGAAACCAGAGAGTGGATTCCTAATCCCATTGAAAATCAACACATTTCGGGTCGTGCGGCCTGCATTGGCAGTTCAGCGGATCGAGCCGCATTTGACTACACCCGTCTGGCCCGTCACCGCGGCGGTCTACTAAGCAGTAAAAAATTACAAACCTACGGTGTTGGAGCGATTGCCTTGGAAATGCGTTTGGATTTTACTGTAGAGACTCGCACCGACCAATTGGCCAAAATACAGGCATCAGCAATCCAACAAGACAGCGTGGTCTACACTACTGCAAAAAATTGTATTCGTAATCCTGGCAGTTTTTATCTTATACCACAACGCCCTGCCGTTGTAGATCTAGCTACCGTAGTTTACCTGGCGGCATTTGACGGACATCGAGAAATATTTTTGTTAGGATACAATCAAGACGTTGATGGGGGCCACAACACCTGGATCAACGAAATTGCCGACGTATTTAGAACTTATCCAGTTGAATTTTATCTGGTTGGCGAAAGTACCAACATGCCCGACGAGTGGGTAGACTGCGCCAATGTAAGAACCTTAAGTTATCGAGATTGGATCAGTTACTGCGACGTGTCACAGTAGACTAGATTCAATAACTAGTATTTTGTTTTGTACTGCGTCAAAGTTTACAGTTGACCAAAGTCCTGGGTGCATGGGACGAGGCCAAATACCCGAATTGATCCAGGCATATCCTAAGTGTTCGTGATTTAATGTAGGTTGGAATTCTGAGTCTACCACACAAAAAAACGTGTGATATTCAAAGCCTGCGTCACTAGTGGTAAACTTTTCCAAAGGAATCATACGCAAATAGTCAGGCACAAACCCTAATTCTTCACGACATTCACGGGTCATGGCTTCTAGTAAGGTTTCGCCCGACTCTACACGTCCACCGGGCAAGCCCCAAGAGCCGGGATGTTTAGGATCGTTCCTCATAAGATATAGATATCTATGAGTATTAACAGTGTAAAACCAAACTCCCACAGCCGTTACAGTACCAGCGTCCATTGGCCCCCCGGATAGATACCTTGATAACTCTTGACCCAGGTTGTGCCAGTCCAACGATACTGTAACTCTGAGGTAAGATTTGTAACATACTGTGTATTATTTAGACTACTAGTGCGATCAAACACAATTTGCCAATAGGTGCCATCATATTCAATAATATCATTGGCACGAGCTACTAGCGGTTGTCCAAACGTCCCTTCCCAGGCCACAGGATTGGTGGTGTCTGGATTAGACCAAGAGCCGGTATCCTGTGTAAGCAGGTATCGTTGTCCCGGAGCAGCCGCTGGCAACCCATAACCGGGCCCACTGATCAGAGGATCTATCACAGCCGTTATTGGCGGCAAGGTGTTGGCCGGCACAGTACTGGTGTTTACAGTAAACAACAAAAATCTATCGTCGGTGGGATCATAAGCCACGGTACCAGACACATCGGTTCCATCTGGCTGTTCTAGTGTAATATAACTGATTCCAGGACGAAGCACGCCGTACATACCAATTACACTATGCCACAACAAGTTACTAGGTGGACTATTGGCCTCGGTCAACGTTGCATTGGGTTCATCAATGACTTGTTGGTGACGTAGTGCCTGCAATTTGTTATTGACTAGTAGCACTTGATATCCAAAGGGTGTAAATCGTTGTCTAGTACCCAACAATAAATCACTGTTGGTCAATGAGTTGATTAGGTCGCCTTGCGCATCGTACACACTGGTAATAATACGCTCAATAACGCCAAGCTTCTTGACCTTGGCCGGCGGAGTAATCCACATGGGCAGGGTAAATGATAAGGTGGCAATATCAATTGGGTTATCGGTGCCAACAGGAACAGTTCTACTTGACCAACGCACATCTTTGAGATACAACACAGTCAAACTGGTCCAGTCAATGTAGTTGTCAGTGCTTTGAATTTCTAAGCTAGGATTGAATAAGGTTAAAATTTGTTCCAACAACTGCATTTTTTGATTGGTGTTGCTGGTCCAAATGTCCAAGTTTATGGTCATTTCATAAGGTACAGGCATGGCACGTTCTATAGTAAATGCATTGCCTTGCGTGGTTTCATAGGTGTCCGTGTTGGGATCATAGGTTCGTTGTCGAACCGACATGTTTTGTACATAATACGGTTCCTGCATTCTAGGCCGATCATATTTTAAATCTGTAATATAAAATGTCATCAAGGGTGTTGCCGGCATGTCGTTGGCTGAATTGTTTTGCAATATGGTCTGCGCTTGCCGGCTGGCATCTCCGTAGCGTACTGGTACACGCACTAGAGTATCTACGGTACTGCCCGGACCTTGGCCAGCTTCGTTGGTGCCAAATTCAACGTCAAAGTTTGAAAATATTCTAGCAAACTGTAATAGGAATCGACGTAGCTGCTCGTCGTAAAAATATTGAGCGATGGTTATCTCCCTGGAGGTCTTGGGTTAGGTGGCAAGTTGCCACCTTGGTCACCGTTGTCGGGTTTAATTTCAAGTATCTTACTAAGACTTTGACGACTAGGAATGTTACCGATATCTTTAGTAGGCACAGTGTATGTATTATTAACAAAGCTGGCTCGTTGAGTCAATGCCTCTGCGGCATAATCAAGATCCGTACGGACATTATCACTGATAGCCAACCAAGCACGACCGTTGTAACGAAACAGACGATTAGGGTAATAATCTAAACGTAAACAATAATCGCCGTTGGCTGGGTGTGGAGGAAATTGTACTCCGGGAGTAACTGGTAATCCGTTGGGAGCATGTGTGTCTCCGGTTAAGTAACCGCGAACATAGCCAAATCCATCAGGAGTAACATCTAATGCTGGTTCCTCGCCAGAACTTGTAATTCCATCAGTTGTGGTAGTAACACCATATGATCCTGGTTGACGAGTGTTTTCTGTTGGTAGGATATAAAATTTTACGTTGTCGTATCCTGATAACGGAACTTCTTCATAGGCCTGTGCAAGGATAGCGTCGTTGAGAGCCAGGTCTCGAGGTCTGGTACTTTGCTTGTCACCTACTGTACTTGGCGTAGTTGGAGTCCAGTATGGCAGACCGGTGCTGGGATTGACCGCATCAATTGGAGTCCCAGGAGGAACTGGTCCATTGGCTGTATAATAAGTGCCACCATTGTTAACTACAAAAGCATTGGGATAAAAATTGCCAGGATCCCAGATATTCTCTGGCATAAACGGCTGATTCATTATTTGGCTGTACTCTTGAGCATTGACCAATGGAGTGGCTTTAACACGCCACAAGTGAGGCAACCAAGTAACCGAGAATCCTTCTGACGCAAAGTTAGCGTCTTGTATTACATAGTACCTGGGTAAACTTTTAACCAGGGCAGTGTCAAGTGGATTGTAATCTCTTAGGTTAGGAACTTCAATAACGTCGCCCGACATGAGCTTGCGCCCAAATGTGTCGATCATGTTGTTATAATGAAATGTCATAAACAAGGTATCACCATTCAAAAACAAACCAAATTGTGTTAAATCAAAGTCTACATCTTGTGTACGATACACACCACGCATGATGAACACATCTGGATCATACACACGATCACGATTTTCTAACAGCAACAAATCTTCAATAAACAAAGGATTGGTTGTAGGATAATTAGGAATGGTAGCATCGTTGTTGCCATTGTCTGTGCCTGCACCTTGTGGACCTAGGTACTTGTGTACATAAATGTCAAGCCCACCAACTGTGTACATTTCGGATATAGTACGATCCAAAAACTGGTAATCGTTGGTTCTATTAGGGCGGTATAGCGATAAGCGTGGCATAGTAGTGTATTTAGCGGTTAGATTGACTATGAATTCAAAAGCCGGTATAATTAAGGTTATGAATGAATTATACGATCGTTTGGACCGTGCTGTAGAACAGGTAAATGCTGTCAAAAGCAAAGTGGCCAAGCGCGACCTTATCAAAATGATTCGTGCTGTTGATATGGCTATGACAGCGGTGGATCAGGAATCGGTAGAATGCCGCAGAATGCATAAGGAAACAAGTCGATATCAAGAGTTATTGCAACAGGCAACTGAGCGTATTGACAATTTGGAAAAACACATTACCTTTGCGGCACTTATTGGTTGACATTACAAAAATTTAATATACAATAAAGACTATGGCTAAATCAAACGAAATTAAAAGACTAAACCCCAAGGGTGCTGAAACCAAATATGTAGGACACGAGCCTGAGTGGAAGTTTCAACCTACTGAAGAAAATCGCCTTAGCAGTTTGGCCAACGCATTCCAGTGGTACAACTATCACTATGGTAAAAAAGATGCCAAAGAAATGCTGTGTCATTATTTAGAACACAACGGTCGTAGCAAAGATGCTAAAACTATGCGTGGCATTCCTGATAGCCAAATTCGTGTAACTCCGGCTTGGGTATGTCGCATGACACTAATTGGCCTTATGCTCAACGAACACGAACAGAGTATTGTCGACGACCAAATCAGCCAAATGCTTCGAGTCAAACAAGAAAAGAAACGTGAACAAAGTGAAGTTGATGCCGATACCGCAGTGGCTAAACTTACAATCCAAGATCATCTGCGTGAAAAAATCTCTGAGTGTTGTGGTGAACTTGAAGGTATGTTTGATGACTTTATTGTAGCTGGTGCTAAGATGTCAGCAGACTTTAAGCCCATTGCACTAATGCGTGGAATGAATGTAAGTCCTAATATGATCAGCACAGTAAGTCGTGTCTGGGAATTGCGTCTTGCAGAATTTACGGAAGTATTAGAAGGCAATGATGCTGATCTAGTCGAAGGCTATAGTCATCTTACACGATTGCAACTTAAGAACTGTGTCAAGTTCTGTGAAACTGTGATTAACGATTGCAACAGCTATGTTCAGCTGAAAAAAGTAGAACGAAAGCCTAGAGCTAAAAAAGCTGTGAGTCCAGAAAAACTCACACGCAACTTTAAGTTCTTACGAGAGTTTGATGAACTTAAACTTAAATCTGAACCGGTTACCAAATTGGTTGGTGCCACAGAAGCATGGTTATACGACACAGCCAAGCGTAAACTAATTCACGTTATGGCCGACAGTCATATTGGAACTTTTACAGTCAAGGGCAGTGCCATTGTAGGGTTTGATGCTTTAACAACGGTACAAAAAACACTACGCAAACCAGCTGAACAAATCAAGGCAGTCGTTGGTGGTGGCAAGCCCGCGGCTCGTAAAGCATTTAGTGAAATTAAAGCAACAGAAACCAAGTTTAACGGACGTGGCAACGATAACCTAATCATACTTTGGGCTTGGTAAACTACTAAATACAGGGAACACGGAGTCCCTAATGGCATTAGAAAATCAAACCACTACAGAAACACTAAAACAAGAATTAATTGATTATGTTCGCTTGCAACTAGGCGCACAAATCATTGACCTTGAGTTGGATGCTGAACACTACGAAGCAGCCTATCAACGTACCTTGGGTGTTTATCGTCAGCGAGCACAAAACGCCTACGAAGAAAGTTATAGTTTTTTAGAACTGGTTACCAATGTCAACATCTACGACTTGCCACAGGAAGTTATAACTGTTAGACAAATTTTCCGTAGAACTTTTGGCGACTCCACTGGTCCGTTTGCATCAAACTTTGATCCATTTAGCCAAGCGTCAATGAACGTGTATCTGATGAACTTCAACGTGGCCGGCGGTCTCGCTACTTACGATTTCTATAGTCAGTATGTAGAGCTAGCTGGACGTATGTTTGGCGCCTACATGAACTATACTTGGAATCCTGTAACCAAAAAATTACAGTTGATCCGCGATCCAAAAGGCACAGGTGAAAGTGTTTTGTTATGGACATATAACCTTAAACCTGAATTTAACCTGCTCAGCGATTATCAAATTCGGCAGTGGTTCCGCGACTACATGACAGCTAATTGTAAGATAATCATAGGCGAAGCACGTGAGAAGTTTGGCACCATCGCCGGTCCACAAGGCGGCGGCACCCTAAACGGTTCAGCTATGAAAGCCGAAGGCCAAGCTGGGATTGACAAGTGCTTGGAAGATCTAAAGAACTACGTAGATGGATCGCAACCGCTTACCTGGGTTATTGGTTAACAAACACTAGACTTAACTTAAAATTCATGCTATACTCTTAGCATGAGCACATCATTAATGATTGATATAGAAGGACTGGGCACTGGCCCGGATGCCACCATTTTGACTATCGCGGCCCAGAGCTTTGACCCATTTGGAAAGGGTTATTACGATCGTCAATACTATGCTCGTATCACTTTGGAAAGCCAAGAAAACCGCACTATACAACAAGACACCATAGACTGGTGGGCCACTCAACCTGAAGCACAAGCAGAAGCATTTATGGAAGAAGGTCGTGTGGACTTGGACCAAGCCTTGGACAGTCTATATAAACTGGCCTGGCAACACAAATTTATCTGGGCCAATGGGCCGACGTATGACATGAACATACTTGAACATGCTTACAAGAGCTATGGCAAGGCCCTACCCTGGCAGTTCTACAATGTGCGTGATGCTAGAACCATTTATAGCCTATGGCCGGAACTGCCCAAACCAGCAACCAGCCACCATGCTTTAGAAGATTGCCGCAGACAAATTGACATGTTACAGGCCACACTTAAACACTTAAATGTAAAGGAATTAAGATGATCATAGGAATAGCCGGTTTCCAAGGGTCAGGAAAAGATACCATCGCTGACTACTTGCAAAACATCTACGGATTTAAACGTGATAGTTTTGCCGCCACACTCAAAGATGCAGTTGCTGCTGTGTTTGGGTGGGACCGCGAACTGTTAGAAGGCCGCACAACAGAAAGTCGTGCCTGGCGAGAACAAGTGGATCCGTGGTGGGCCAACCGATTGAACATGCCCAACTTAACTCCACGCTTGGTCCTGCAAAAATGGGGAACCGAAGTAGCCCGTAAAAGCTGGCACGATGACACTTGGATTGCTAGTCTTGAAAATAAGTTATCTAAAGCACACAACGATATTGTTATTACAGACGTTAGATTTCCTAACGAAATTCAGGCAGTTAGAAATGCTGGTGGTATTGTTATTCGAGTGGTACGTGGCCCAGAACCAGATTGGTACGAAACTGCACTTGGTGCCAACGCTGGCATTTTACCCGATCAGGAACTGTTAAAACAGCTAGGTGTACATCCTAGTGAATGGGCCTGGATTGGTACTGTGTTTGACGCTGTTATTGACAACAACGCAGATGGGCTTGATCCACTATTTGCCCAGGTCAAACGTCTGGTGTTAAGTCTCCGACCCGCCAAGGAAGATCAGTCTTCTCAACTTCTATAACACAATTTTGACAAATAGTTTTTAAATTTCTAAGCCCGGTATTATGTAAGTTTCCGTCTACATGATATACCAATAACTGTGCTGCAAACTTGGCTCTAAACCCACATCGATCACATGTGGGTTTTTTCTTATATCCAGCAACTCTCCATCTAGGTTCTGGAGGCTTAACACGTTTACCACGTTTGATACAATACTCGCATAATCTTCGATACTGCACCGAGTCCTTGCGGTGGTATGCTACAGCTCTTGGCCGCTGATTACAGGCTAAACACATGGGTCTCATGCAGATATTTAGCAGAAAACCTACTAAGTAGGGGTGTATTACACCAATCTTTTTGAGATAACCGATAAATATCTTTAATTAATAAAAAGGAATTAGTTATGGCCTTACTATCCCCAGGTGTACAAGTTAGTGTAATTGATCAAAGTAATTACACGCCCGCTGCCGCTAGCTCGGTACCGTTTATTTTATTGGCAACTGCACAGAATAAAATTTCTGGTGCAGGTACTGGAATCGCTCCAGGAACACTAAAAGTCAATGCAGGTAAACTTTACTTGATGACCAGTCAACGAGATTTGTTGTCTACGTTTGGTGTTCCATTCTTTTATAACACCACAGCTGGTACTCCGATCAACGGATACGAACTCAATGAATACGGGTTATTAGCTGGTTATTCAGCCTTGGGTGTAACTAACATTGCTTATGTAATGCGAGCCGATATTGACTTGGCTGCTCTTACTGCTACATTAACTCGCCCATTTGGTGCTCCTGCTAACGGTACATATTGGTTAGATACAACCAATAGTCGTTGGGGTATCAATGAGTGGAATATTTCTACTTCTGCATTTACTCGCAAGACACCCTCAGTGATCACCGACACTGCTTATTTAGAAACATCAAGCACAGTACCGTTGACCAGCTATGGTAGCATTGGCGACTATGCAGTCACAGCTACAAACGTTTACAATCCAACTTACTACAAGCGTGGCGGTCCTACTACTGTCAACGGACTTACACAGGCTCCTGGTTGGCAACAAGATGCGCTAACAGCCGAAGAGTTATACAACACTTGGGTACAAATTGGAAGCGATGAATGGAAAACATCTTGGCCAACTGTACAAGGCACACTAGCACCTACAAGTATTACTCCTGGTAGTGTAATTAGAATTAATGGCACAAATATTACAGTAGCTGGCGCTCCTAACAATACAGTTCAGTATTTGGCTGGACAGATCAATAGTGCGCTTAACACCAGTGGTGTTTATGCTGCCAACATTGGCGGAAAATTAACTCTGTACGCAGACAGTATGGCATCTGGAGATAACGTAGTAGTAACTGGTGCAACAGGAACAGGGTCTGTGGCAACATTGACCTTTACAGCACAAGCTACTGCTCCTTATGTAGTTGGCGATTCAATCACAGTTGCTGGCATCAATCCAGCCGGTTACAACGGAACATATACTGTAACAGCCTGTACAACTACATCTGTATCTTATGCTAACACCACAACAGCTTCCTATGTGTCAGGTGGAACTATTGTAAACTCTGCTGCCAATGGCGGTGTGGTTTATATCAGTAACTATACTGGCACAGCATTGGCTACATTAGGACTCACTACTGGTGAATACTATGCTCCACAGTATGATTTTGGTCCTAACTATGCCGCTCCACGCTGGAGAACAGGACAGGCTATGCCAGCTCCTACTGGATCAGTATTTCAGCAAACTAACCTTGTTAATCAGGGAATGTTGCCAGAAGTCAAGCGTTATAACAGCACTTTGGGTACCTATGTATTACAAAGTTGCCCAGTTTATGCCAATGATTCAGCCGCACTATACGGTTTAGATCCTGCTAACGGTGGTCAGAGTATTCCAGCTGGCACTACTTATGCACAAATTGATCCATTGAATAGTAGTACTTCAGGATTGTTAATTCTTGAGCGCAGTGCTGCTGGCTCCACTGTTATTACTGCTTCTGTATCTAGTCCAACATTTGTTAATGGATCTACATTTACTTTATCAGCAACAGAGCCACAAACAGCTACACCAACAACTCCAGTAACAATTACCATTACTGGTACTACTGTTGCTGATTTCTGTCAGGCAGTAAGTGCTGCAATGATTGACAATGTTAGCGCCGCAGTTAATAATGCTGGTGCTATAGTGTTTACACACTCCACAGGCGGCGACATTTATCTAGTTGATGGTACAAATAGTCCATTAACTGATGCTGGATTCACTACAACAGTTGCCGGTGTTCGTGATACTTATGTTGATGGTTCAGTAGCCGGTATTACTTTGAGTAACTGGATTGGAAGTCCAGCATTTACTTACATAGCTGCAGGCAGTCCTCCTGAAATCAATCCAGCTGACGGAACACTCTGGTATTACAGTGATGCTACCACAGCCGACATTATGATTCAAAATAATGGAGCTTGGGTAGGTTATCAAAACGTTACCAACGATGTTCGTGGTTACAATTTAAGTACCACTAACGCTGCTGGCCCAATATTCAGTGCCACAGCACCAACTACACAGACTGATACAGCCGAAAGCCCATTGGTCTATGGCGACTTATGGATCAACACCAGTGATTTGGAAAATTATCCTATAATCAGCCGTTGGGAAAATGTAAGTGGTCAAGATCAGTGGGTACAGATTAGTACTGCTGATCAAACCACAATCAATGGTATTTTGTTTGCAGATGCACGTTGGGCACCTAACGGCACAACTAATCCAATTACAGATCCTATTCCTCCAATCGCTACAGGTTCAACACCTTTGATCACCAGCGACTATTTGGATCTTGACGCACCAAATCCATTATTGTATCCAGAGGGTATCCTGTTGTGGAATACACGTCGTAGTGGATTTAATGTTAAGTCATTCCAGGTTAACTACTTCAACGCCACAACGTTCCCGTATCCAGATGTATTGCCTAGTCAAACCAATGCCTGGGTAACAGCAAGTGGTAATCGCGCCGATGGTGCTGCTAACATGGGTCGCCATGCTCAACGTGCCTTGATTGTTCAGGCACTAAGAGCAGCTATTGATACCAGTACACAATTGCGTGAACAACAAGCACAGTTTAACTTAATTGCTTGCCCACAATATCCAGAATTGGCACCAGAAATGCGTGTTCTCAACAATGATCGTGGTGATACAGCATTTAGCGTAGTCGATACACCATTGCGTTTAGATCCAGCTGATGTAGTGGCTTGGGCCACTAACAACAACGGTCTAGGACAACCATTTGCTGACGGTAATTTGGCCACCGGCGATGCATACAGTGCCGCGTTCTATCCAAGTTGCACTACAACTGACTTGACAGGTAATGTTGTAGTTACCGCACCAAGTCATATGATGATTCGTACAATTATTCGTTCAGACGCAGTGGCATATCCATGGTTTGCTCCAGCTGGTTTACGTCGCGGCGTAGTGGACAATGCATTGCAAATTGGTTACTTAATGGCTCAAACTGGCGAATTCACACCATTGGGCGTTAACCAAGGACTACGTGATGTTTTATATCAGAATGATGTTAATCCAATTACATTCATTCCTGGAACTGGTATCACTAACTTTGGCAACCATACCCTACAAGGTGCTGCTACAGCACTTGATCGTATCAACGTAGCACGTCTAGTAGCATACTTACGTGGTCGATTAGAGGTCATTGGTAATCAGTATTTGTTTGAACCCAATGACACAATTACTCGTAGTTCAATCGCAGCGCAAATTACATCGCTTATGGTTGAGTTAGTGGGCAAACGTGCTCTCTATGACTATTTGGTTGTTTGCGATACAACAAACAATACTCCGTCTACCATTGATCGTAACGAACTTTATGTTGATATTGCTATTGAACCAGTTAAGGCAGTAGAGTTTATCTACATACCAATGCGTATTCAAAATACAGGAACTATTGCGGCGCAGGCCTCGGCTTAACTAGCGTTGAGTTGAAACTCAATTTTGATACCATAAATACACTTATATAGGAAGATAAAAATGCCAACAGCATCACTACAAAAAATGTCAGTTTACACCGGTGGGTTACCAGGAAGCGATTCAAGCCTTGGAAATCAAACCCTCTTGATGCCAAAGCTAAAATATCGCTTTCGCGTTCAATTTCAAGGAATAGGAACTTACGGACCTGGTGAAACATTAGAAGTAACCAGACAAGTAATGGACTTTACTCGTCCGCAAGTTCAGTTTGAGAACATTGATTTGCCTGTTTACAACAGTACAGTAAAAATTGCAGGCAAATACAGCTGGCAAGATATTACCTGCCAAGTTCGTGACGATGCAGGCGGCAATATTTCAAGAGTAATTGGTAGTCAGTTACAGAAACAATTAGATTTTGCGGAAATGTCAAGTGCTGCTTCTGGTATTAATTATAAGTTTCAAACAACATTCCAGGTCTTAGATGGCGGCAACGGCACCAATGTTCCGATTGTTCTTGAAACATGGGAAATGTATGGTTGCTATCTACAAACTGTTAACTATAACGATGCTAACTATGGCACCAATGAGCCAATGTCAGTTAGTATGACTATTAGATTTGACAATGCTTCTCAAATTGAGACTACAGAAAAACCTGGCACAGCAACTGGCGTATCAAATCCAAACTAATAGCCAATGTCGTTACAACCATTTCCGCCTGGACAAGGGTTAAGAGATTATACACACGCCTCTAAAACTTTTGTAAGTGGCGGAAGCTATCAATATCTTCCCAGAAACAAGTATCTATTTCATGTTTATTTTAATTTAAACACCAATATACCAGCGGTATCAAATTTAATTTCTGGCGGCAAATCAAGTGTGATTAGTCTTATGGTCAAAACTGCACAGTTGCCCAGCTATCAAATTGAAGTAGACGCAATGAATCAGTACAATAGAAAACGACTGATTCAGAAAAAAATCAATTACAATCCAGCACAGATAGTATTTAACGATGACAACAGCGATCTTATACGCAACATGTGGTACCAATATTATCAATACTACTACAGTGATCCAATCTATGCCTATGGTAATACTCCTAATCAATCAGGAACCCTGGGGCAAATTGATACCTTAATGAGTGGATTTAGTTATCCCTCTAACGACATCTATAACCCAGTTCGAACAGTTCAACACTGGGGCCTCAGCGGTCAAGGATACACAAACCCTTCATTACAAAGTTTATCATCGGCCCTGTTGACTGGACCTGCCAGCGGAGTTGAACCATTCTTCCGCGACATTACCATCTACGGTCTGTCACAAAAGACCTATGCCCAGTATACCATGATTAATCCACTGATAAGTGAATGGACGCATGATACCTATGACTATGCTCAGGGCAACGGAATAGTAACACATACCATGAGCATACGTTACGAAGCTGTAAAATATTTTTCTGGAAACATTGGCGGCGATACACCAAGCGAACAGGTTACTAATTTTGCTGACCCAGCACACTACGATACCGAAAAGAGTCCAATAGCCCCTTCGGGCAGCACTTATATTCCAGCTGGGTCCAAACAAGATTTACAAGCACTGGCTCAGGGCAACAACACTTTACAAAATGTCATCGGGGCAGTTGGTCAAGGTCTGGTTCCAACTGCGTCAGCATTTGCAGGTGCTGCACTGGCAGGATCTGGTGCGTATACACAAAACATACTACAAAATTTGGCTCCAGCATTGGCTGGTGGAAGTATAGATGCTGCACGACAAGCTGCTGGGGCAGTTGGTGGATTCTTGTTTCCAGCACCACCTAATCCGATAACTGCCAGTTACAATGCTGATGGTACCGTAAATGCCGCAGATGCCAGTGCGTACGGTGAAGGATAATTGTGGCTTCAGTAAACGTACCTAATCGCAGTATAGATCAAACTGTTCAAATATTTGATCGATTCTATGGCTATCAACAACAAGTGCCAGTGGATGCCTATGATGCAATCTTGAGTTATTTTAAATCAGTATTTGGTTCTAGAGAAGCCGCGGGCAATATGACTGTGGCAGTATTCCGTATCAGCCATGCAACCAACATTCCTGCAATGACATTACTACAACAGTTTCAAGGACAAGCTGCTCCACAAATTACATTGACCTTGGCCTACTATCTAAATGGTATTCGTAGTAGAAGTACCTTGTTAGGCCTTAATGTACCTACACAGCCCAACTATTACGTAGCTCACAACATTAGGATTTAAGCCGTGCCTAATTTTCGTCAAGGCGCCTACACTGTAAAAAATACTGCCAAATATGTGGGTAAAGGAACACCCCGTTATCGGTCAGGCTGGGAACTTACTTTTATGATGTTCTTAGATTCAAACGATAATATTCTACAGTGGGCCAGCGAAAGTATTGCAATACCTTATCGTAATCCTTTGACCGGTAAGCCCAGCATGTATATTCCAGATTTTCTAGTGACTTATCGTGGCCCCGATAACACTACCCGAGCTGAACTAATTGAAATCAAACCAAAAAAACAAAGCCTGATTGAAAGCAAAGCAACGGATCGCGATCGTGCTATTGTAGCAGTAAACTATGCCAAGTGGTCGAGTGCTCAAAAATGGTGCCAGCGCAATGGATTAACCTTCCGAGTAATTACCGAAGACGATATTTTCCGTAACGGTAAAAAGTAAATTATGCAAAGTCATACTAAATAGTTGTATGACAACATATTATCTTTATAAAAAAACTCATAAAACAACAAATATAAAATATCTTGGTTTTACACGCAAAAATCCCTACAAATATAAGGGTTCTGGAGTAAGATGGATCGCCCATCTTAAAAAACACGGCAATGATGTAAACACTGAAGTTTTGTTTGAAACAGCAAATCATAATGAAATACAAACTCGAGGAGAATACTACAGCAAACTCTGGAATGTAGTAGACTCACCAGACTGGGCCAATTTGAAACCAGAAACAGGTGAAGGTGGCGGGGTTCCTGGTATGCATAAAGGAAAACCCAGACCCATAGAACACATTGATGCTATGAAGGCAGGCTGGGATCGCATTAAACAAGAAGGCTATGCACCGTGGAACAAAGGAGTCACTGGATTAAAAGGTCCATGTAAATCTATTATACTAATTTCACCAGAGGGTGTACAGTACACATATGAAAGCCTAAAACAAGGATGCAAAGAACAAGGGTTGCTATACACAAAGATGAGTGGTGTGAATAACGGCCATTTCAAACATCATAGAGGATGGACTATTTTAAACCCTAAAAAATCACCCATAAATACACTATGACAAAAAAATTAGAAGAACTTTTTCAATTCGACCAGCTAGAACCCACTACTACAAATCCCGTTGAAACGCCGGCACCTACCATAGAAGAAAATAAAACTACAATGGCAAATATTGATCTTGCCATTGACAAAATTGATCTAGCACTACCGGCAGTTCGAGGACTAGATGCTAGCGACGGTGAAATGGATGACCTGGCAGCTAAAGCCACAGAAACATTTGATGATCTAATGAACTTGGGTATGCAGGTTGATAGTCGCTATTCAAGTGAAATATTTGCTGTGGCCAGCACCATGTTGGGCCATGCAATCACTGCCAAAACAGCCAAACTTAATAAAAAGTTAAAAATGGTTGATCTACAGATGAAAAAGTTAAAGTTAGATCAAGATGCGGCTAAAAATGCACCAGAAGAAGCTGTAGAAACAGCACACGGACAAGTACTAAGTCGTAATGATTTATTGGAACGCTTGATGATGTCAAGAGACCAAAACAATGACAAAGCATAAATATCATATAGGGATACAAATATGAAAAATTTTCAACAATACCTCGCAGAAAGCGAAAGAACCTACAACTATAGAATCAAAATTGTAGGTGACATAGCACCTGATTTCGTCAAGGCGCTAGAAGAAAAATGCAAACAGTTTGACACAGTCAAGTTTAGCCGACCAAAAACTACACCGGTTCAAATGAGCCCAGCTGACTTTCCTAAGCACAGCAACGATAGTGTAACCAGCATTGATGTAGAGTTCCGTTATCCAGCAATTGAGCCACAGATCAAGCAGATTGCTCAACTGTTGTTCTTGGATCCCAATCGTATCATCATGTTGACCACACCACACGAAGAAGGTATGGACAGTGAACGTAAACGAGTCGAAGACGAAAATAAAGACCTGTTGACCGACACAGATTATCCTGCACCCGATGCCGCACAACGGGCCTTGAGTAAAGATTACTCAGCACCTTACGATGAGCATGCTGTATTAAAGAATGCATATCGCAGTGACTTTACTGTGGCCGGTGGCAAGACACCGCCTGCAAAAACTACAAATGATTTACCAATGGGCAATGACAGCCCAATGACCAAGGTCAAGAGACCACCACGCCCGGCTACCGGCGCAAACCTAAAGGGATAATACGATGACATTTTTCCATGACCTAAACAAGAGATTGGCCGCATTGGCTGATAAACAAGATGCTCAACATATTGCAGAACAAGCAAAAGCTGTTGCACCTAAAAGTAGATTAGCTGAATCGTTGGAAGTAGCCGAAGCAGGTTACAGTGCCAAGGCCGGCCGTGCTGGTAAAGATTTAGGCAAGCCTGGCAAGAACTTTAGCAAGATTGCCAAAGGTGCTGCCGAACGTTATGGCAGTAAAGAGGCTGGTGAGCGTGTTGCCGGTGCGGTATTGAATAAGTTACGTCATCCTAAAGAAAGCACTGGCATGACTGACGAAGGTAATGCATTTACTGGCGCACTAGCAAAGACACCAAAGGGCGGCAAGTTCAAAGTAGGTGGAAAAGAATTTACAGATACAAGTAGCATTGAAGAAGGTTTTGCTGACATGGATGCTTGGTTGGCCAGTCGTGAAAAAGAAAAAGGCACAGGTAAATTTGATAAAAAAGAACGCACCTTGCCAGGCGGAATGAAAGCTACAACATATACCCGCAAGCACGACGATGAAGAAGATAAAGATGACGAAGTTAAGAGTGATGCTCCTAAGAAAAAAGGACGTCCAAAAGGCAAGGATAAAGGTCCAGAGCGTACAACCAAAGGTGCTTGGAAGCACAAAGGCGAACGCAAAACCAAAACTAAAGAAGCTCTTGATAGCGATGGAGTTATGATGACACGCCCTAGTAACATGAGCAGTGAGGATGTTAATCCTGGCGAGCAAGGTGAGTATAATGACGAAACAGGTATGGCCAAAGATAGTTTGCATACTATTGTTCGTAGTGCAAAAGAACTCGAGCGTGCCTTGCGTAGCAATGAGAACCTGCCAGAGTGGGTACAGGAAAAAATTGGACAGATCAAAGGTATGATGAGTAGTGTTACTGATTATATCTTGAGCACACACGAGCGTGATGTTGAACAACACACAGGTGAAGAAGGGATTACAACAGTTATTCCAGAAAAAGCCGTAAGCAAAGCTCAACGCAAGTTTATGGGCATGGCACACGCTATCCAAAAAGGTGAAAAAATCAAAGGCGCAAGTCCAGAGTTGAAAAAAGTTGCCAAGTCAATGAAACCTGGTGACACACACGACTTTGCCGCTACTAAAGAAAAAGGCTTACCTAAGAAAGTTAAGGAAGGTGGCAAGCCAGACTTTTTAGATTTAGATAAAGATGGTGATCGTAAAGAACCTATGAAAAAAGCCTCTAAAGACAAAGAAGAAAAAGTTGACGAAACAACAGTAGCCGGTAGTGTAGCACCTGTGGCCAATGCCGCACCTAAAGCCGGCAAAGGTATGCAGTTTGGTAAAGGTGTATACGAAGGTTTTAATAATCGTGTTGAATCAATGATTACAGAAACTATGAACGTCAGTGTAAACATGAACGCTGGTGAAGATGGTGAAACTCGTAAGAGTATTACTGTTAGTGCCGAAGGCGAAGAAGCTGATCAGTTGGCCGCCCTGTTAAAAATGGCAGGTCTACACGGTCAGTCCGCTGAATCTTGCGGATGTGGTAATACACCATGCAGTTGCGATGAAACAGTTGAAGAAGCCTACGGCGACACAGATGAAACGTTGAACAATCCAGATTGGCCTACAGATAAAGAAACACTTGAGGCAGAACCTAACCTACGCACATACAGCGGCGGCCTAAATGGTCCTAAGTCAACAGGTCAAACAACCGTTCCTGTAGTTGCTAGCCAGTTACGTCGCCAGGCCAGTATGGAAGAGTCAGTTGAGCTTGAGCGTAGCTTGTTCAAGACTTGGAAAAATTATAAAGGTTAATCAAAATGAGCGTACAAGTTATTAATGCCGCAGGTAATGTATTGTGGACAACAGACAAAGCAGAAATAGAGTCTAAAAGTGCCGATGTTACCTATCAAGTATTTGCCACTGGGTTAGGTAATGCTGCCCCAGCAGGTAATCTGTATGCTAACGTAGTTGGTGTTCCTAATGGAACAGTCAAACAAATTTATGTTGGATCTGGTAACTACCTTATCATAGCTGGAACTACATTTACTGCCAAAGCACTAGGCACACAAAGTTCAGCACAACACAGCGTTTTTAACTCCTCTGGAGTTTAACGGTGCGAGCCTGTGAGTTCATCTCCGAGGACCGCAAGGGCAAAATTCCAGGCGGCCACGACAATTCAATGCCAGGCGCACATATCATGCGCGATAACGGAGGCTACGATCGCACCAATCATATGAATCGTATGATGATGGCTGCTGCAATGCATGACGGTAAAACAAAAAAAGCTATTCCACGGAGCCAAATGGATCCAGCAAGTTGGGTTGAAAAATACAATACAGCACATCCCTATACCAAAGAAGAAGACAACATGATTCACGGTGCTATGAAAACTATTGGCGCAGATGCTCATCATGTGGTCACAGACCATCGTAGTAACGAGCACCCAGAAACACACAAAGTTAGCCCAGTTAAAGGATTCAAAGGTTATCCAAGATGAGAGCCAGAGAGTTCATTGGTGAAGGTCGTACAGGATCATTTACCGCAGACGTAGGACGTGCTCTTCCTGGTGCATTTAAAATTCCTGCACTAAAAAATCAAGACCCGTACTTGCAATATCGTTTTGGTGTGGCTATTGCTGGCGCCAAGGGTGCTAAACAACGTCGTGAAGATGGAGTTCCGCCATTTGACGGTAAAGAATCAGTGTTTGGCGAAAACGAAATCGTAGTAAGTTATGATCCGCATGTGGTTGATTATATTCATGATGCACTAAGAGCCATGGGCATGCCACCTAGTGACGCAGTTCAAATTGGTACTATGGCCAGTGAAGAAGCCACAGACGTAGATACACGCAGTCCTGTTACAGGATTCAAGGGCTATCCAAGGTAAATATAGGACAAGGAAAAGATTATGAAAATTGCTGATATACTACGCACTTTAGCCAACAATTTAGAACACGCAGCAGGCGGCACACCGGATCCACGCATTCAAAATCCAGCTGAACTTATTGATGTGGAAGTTGTAGCTGATACTGACACAGAACACGCTAGTCCAAACGGCGTTACAGCCAGTGGCAATGACAAAGAACCAAAAGACCTATTCCTTCCACCATTACAACAAAAACAAGAGCTATTGAAAAAAGCAGTTGGCGTAGAAAATGTTTATGACGATGGCCCGCCTGCTGATCCAAGCGATGAAAATGCAGAAGCACCTACTACAGAAGAAGATCTGTTGGACAAGATCAAACGTATGGCTGGTGTTCCTGTAGCCGCAATTCAAGAACTCAGCAATGACGATGTAGTCAACGATTAAGGGGTCGATCAATGTCGGCCAATATTCCAAACGATCCACAAGCGATACAAAGATTCTTTACCAGTAGAGATAATAATGCCAATGCGGCAACTTATGTAGGACAAGAACAACGACTCTGGTATGATCCCATAACAAATGCTATCTATGTGTCAGATGGCAACACAGCCGGCGGTATCCTAGTAGGTGCTGGCGGATCTGGAAATGG